ATTACTATCAGCTCCACCTAATAAATATATATCATTACCTATAGCTATAGCAGAACCATAATAAAATCCATATGGTATACCTGTCATTTGTGTATAAGTATTAGTAGTGGTATCATATTTATAATTAATAGTTGGACTATCATTACCACCAAGAATGTATATATCATTACCAACAGCTACAGCAGAACCATTACAAAAATTACGTGGTATGTCTGTCATTTTAGTATAAGTAATAGTGTTTTCTGTACCACTTATATTTACTATATCGTCATAAGTATTAGATGTCTTTAACCATAAACCATTTTTAGTTTCTGGTTCAGCTTCTTGAACAAATATATTCGCTTGTGCTGATGCTACTGTAGCAAGACCAGAGATTAATTCTCCTATTTTAGCTACACTGCCACTTTTAGAAACAGTTCCTCCCATGTCAGTAATAGCTGTTTCTATTCTTGTTTTACCATTACTGACAGATTGAAAAACCTCATCTAACTTAGCATTGATAACTTTATTCTGCACAGGGTTCTCTGAAGTAGAATTAAGTTCTGCATCTACTGTAATAGAACTTCCACCGACTACTACTTCATTATAAGTAAGATTTCCTTTTTCATCATGCCCTATTTTATTTAAATCCTCTTTATTTGTAGGATTATATGCAGCATCTAATGCTGCCTTTACTACTTTATTTTGTATTGGATTTTCAGATGTAGAATTAAGTTCTGTATCTACTGTAATTTCTGGATGTAGTATATTTCCAGTTCTGTCTTTAAGTCTTACATTTTTAATTGTATCACTCATATTAATTGCCTCCTTTATATATAAATTTCAATGATATGTTGAGACAAAAGAGATACCATGATATCATATGATATCATGGTATGTAATTATGATATTTTAGTCCATTCAGTACCATTGCCTATATAAGAGTCACAAGAAACCCTAGAAGCATTACTATCTGTTAAGAAACAGTTTTTAAACTTTTCTTCTTTATTCAAATAATCATAAGGTGTTTCTACTAATAATGCAGAATTAGTTTCTTCAGATTTATCTAAATATAAACAATTTTTATTCAGATTAAAAGTAGAATAAGAAGTTGATAAATCGTCGAAACAAGTTAATACTTCATTATAGAAACAATATGAATGAACAGAAGAAACTCTATCATTTGTTGTTGTCTTATTTAGTTTTTTATAATTATTATTTTTTATATCATATCTGTATATTACATTTATTGCAGACCCATTAATACCTGTATTATCATGTGAGAATACATATATATAACCATTCTTTTCAAATATAGCAGCTTCATCTCCAGAATGTTTTAATGGAGAGGCTAATAATGCTGTAAGTGTATTTGTAGTAGTATCATATTTATATGATGCACCTGTATTAGTATAATCAAACATGATGTATATACAATCTCCAACAGTTATAGATCTATTATTTATCATATTGTTATATGTTATATTAGGCATTTTTGTTGTTGTATTTGTTGATAAATCATAAATATAGCAAGCATCATCATTGTTTCCAAATATATATATCTTATTATTAATACATTGTGATGAAGGTCTATCTATATTAACTCCATTTGGTAGAGTAGTATATGTGTTTGCTGCAATATCATACTTATAATTTGTTTTATGATCATCAGATGCACACATTATATAAATATATGTACCATCTGTACAAACCGTACCCTTTTCTAGAGCCATAGGTAGTTCTGCCATTGTTGATGTTTCTTTGGTTTCCATATCATATCTTAAATTTCTTTTTGCTATACCATTTCCACCAATGATATAACAATATTTCCCTACTTGACAAGATTTAGAATATTGAAATGCTAATCCACTATTATATCCAAGATAGTTTATAGTTTGAGCAAAATTATCATAAGTTGCTTCAGCATAATTTTCTATCCTGTTAAAGGTACTATCAGTATTTAACCATAGACCTTTTTTATTAGCAGGCTCTGTTGTTTGAGTAAATATATTTAATTCACAAACGCCAGTACTTATATTATCTATACCAGTCTTTAATTCTTCAAATGTAGCAACATCTCCAGCTTTAGAAACAGATGAACCTTTGTCAGTAATAGCTGTTTCTAACAGTGTTTTACCATTACTGACAGATTGAAAAACCTCATCTAATTTAGCATTGATAACTTTATTTTGTACAGGATTCTCAGAAGTAGAATTAAGCTCAACATCTACTGTAATTTCTGGGTGTAATATATTACCATCTTTGTCTTTAAGTCTTACATTTTTAATTGTATCACTCATCTTTCTTTACCTCCTCTATATATATAATTTCAATGATATGTTGAGACACACCATCAACATCTGTATATCGTTTAGTATAATTTAATATAATGGACAATAAAAAATACAGTATAGGGTTTTATCCCTATACTGTTTTATTTTTGTATTATGCTTGTGTGTTGTCTCCAGCAATAGCAGCTGCTAATTCAGCAATAGCTGCATCAGTTTCATCTTGTCTTGCTTTTAACTCTTCCATTGTAATTTTATCTTGAGCTTGCTTATTATTCATTTCTTCTTCATGTGCAACCCAAAGTTCACCAATTTCTTGTGCAGTTTTATCTTCAGTTACACCTAAGTTTTGTTTTAAGATTGCTGGATCATTCATTTCTAGAACTCTTCCATTTTCATCTAATATAAGTACTACTTCTTCTACGTTAGTCCAATTAGGAGTAACTTTTTCTGCAGGAACTCCATTTATAGGAGAAACTTTATCCCAGATTTTTACTTGTTTTGCCATTTATATCATTCCTTTCTTATTTTATAATACATATATCTGTTAAAATTATTTTATTTAACCCATATAAACTGAGATTAATAATTATAATTTGTTATTATCATTTCGCAATCTATCAACGGAGTTATCTTAATTATTCCGTTACAGAAAGATGTATCTACCTCACTATCTTTCATCTTTTGTAAATATCCTTTAGCATTGAAATTCCAAGATAAATCACTCATTTTGCAATCGTCATTTATACTATCTTGATATAATACATAAGCAAATCTTATAGTATCTAAATTATCTATATTAAAATCTATACTAGATAAATCACTTGCATTAAATCCATTTTCTAATATAGTTGTTTTAGCGTTGCTATAATTAGTCTTTTCTTCATCTGTCATATTAGCATAATATTTATTAGGTATAGTTATAGATAATTCTTGAAATGTTCCATCTTTATAAGTTTTCCATGTAGAACCATTGTTAAAACTTACTGCCATTTTAATAGCTGAATTATTATTAACAGTGTAATCTAAAGTAAAACTATTTATTCTATCTGATATTCTACCTGCATAAATATCTCCATTAGCAACTATTAATCCAGATTTAGATTTAAAACCTATAATTGTCTTTGGTTTATTATAAGATGATATTAATTGAAAATTAGTAAATTTATCAATAGGTTTAAATGTTTCATCTCCTATTGTGGTTTCTTTAGTAAGATTAAATATTAAATTGCTGTATTTTAAGTTTTTTATATTATCTAAGGTAACTTCTTTATACATTTTGGTTGTAGTATCATAATTATCATCAGAAAATCCATAATATTTGTTATCTTGTTTTATATAATTACTTATTGTTTTATTATATTCTTCTTCTGTTAATAAATATCCATCTTCATCTATATCTATGCAATCGAGAGTTATAACATTATTTCCAGTATTTTTGCCTTTTAATAATACTATTTTTAAATGATGAACAGAAGATGATAATTCTGTTTTTTCATATTTAAGCCAACTTCCTTGATTGCTTCCAGTTTCACCATAACCAGTAACATAACAAATATCATTATCATCTAAAATATATTCTATATTATTATCTTGCATAGAGCCCGGTGATGTGATTGCGACTATTCTTATCCTATTTGATTTAAAATAAATATCTATATTATCTCCAACATTAGAAGAATAATGCCAAGTATTATTATACATATTAAATCCACTAGCAGATCCAGGAACCCAACCAGTGCCATTATATTTTATTTTTTCATAAGTATCATCTATTCTTTTCCACCCTGCTTCTGGTGCTAATAATTGTTCTCCTACTTTTGCCATCCTATATCACCTCGCTTATTTCTAAAAAATCACTTTTATTTATAACTTCACTCTCATATAATCCATCACTATTTATCTTTACATCATAGACATATTTATTTTTGACAAAAGTATTGTTATTATTAAAATCTATTTCATCTGGATTATATATAAAATTATCCTTATTACTATTATTAAATTTCTTTACAATAGAAGTTGTATTCTCTGTAGCTTTGATAAATTTATAATTATCTATCATTAATTTATTATTACTGTCAGCAGTAGCTATTTCTATACTATTATTTTTAGTAGCATTTAAAGATACTTTTTGTTGTATTTCATTACTCTCAGTAGATGGATTAGCAAAATTATAAAGCTGATTATTATAATATAATAATGCTTTTTTTTCTGTACCTAATGTTTCATCTGTAATCACCAAATAAGGAACAGTTGAATCTACACCATTATTATTTTGTAATGTATTATAGTCTGCTTGGGAAATAGCATTTACTTTTTCAGATAATAATGCAGTAATAGTCTTATTAGCTAATGGCTTATTACTATTTGCTGATGATGAATATTCTACTGCAATTTCTGGGTGTAATATATTACCATCTTTGTCTTTTAATCTTACATTTCTAATTGTATCAGTCATATGTCTTTGCCTCCTTTATATATAAAATTTCAATGATATGTTGAAAAAGGCATATAGGTCTCCCTATATGCCTTATTATTACTTTTTAAATACAGTTAAAAATACACCATCTACACCTTTATCTTTTAAAGCTTGAACTTCTGCTTCTGCATTAGCTCTTTCTTTATAAGAACCAGCTACAACTCTATACCATGTTTCTTTTCCTTCATCACTTTCTTCTTTAGAAGCACTTGCAGGAGGATTTAAATAAGTATTTTTTCTTTGGTCTTCACTCCAACCTACCATTAGATAATGATGTAATCCAGAAACGAATCCTGTACCACTAGATACATTAGCATTTACATCAGGATTATTAGCTAAATAATATGCTTCATTCCAACCACTAGGAATTCCACAATTAGGTTTTCTTCCTTCTGCTTTACCATAATCTCTATAGTGTTCATATGCACTTAGTTCTCCTCTTTCAGTAGCAGCTTTTACATCTGGATATGCTTGTAAGTACCAAGCATCGCAAAATACATTTTTAACATCCATAATTTCATCATCCTCCTCTTGAACAGAAGGTCCATTTAGTTTATTCTTAAAGTTAGTCCATCTAGACCAGTTATTAGCTTGCCAATTTGGACATATCTTTCTACTAGCATCATAATGTCTTACTACATGATTAGTATCAATACCATATTTATTCATTAAGTATTTTACTAATTCAATAGCATTATTCTCTGTAGTAGTAGTAATAGAACCATTCTTACAACACATTTCAATTCCTATAGAATTATGATTACTAATTCCATATTTACCATGCCCATCTCCACAATGCCATGCAGCATTATAGTCTTCGACTACTTGGTATATAGAATTATCATCTACAAAGTAATGTGCTGATGCTTGTCTATCTCCGCCGTTAAAATAATTAGCATTACCAGCAGCACTATCAGTGTCATTACCAGTATAATGCATAACTATGTAAGTTATGTCATTTCCAGACGAATGATTGTATGGGCTAATTCTTCTTGTTATTGGTAACATAATTATCACTCCTTTATAATTTTATTTATATACATGTTTATATATACCTTAGATTAGCAGCTTTTACTCTACCATCCATATACATTCTAGTATTAGGTCTATTATAAAACAAAGTATTATCAAAATACTTACACTTTATTACGTATTCATCTATTACTCTATTCTGATCCATATTCTTTGTATATCCTAAAGTATCATCTAAGAAAGAGTCGTGCGATTCAAAATATGCTATTTTCTTATTATCTACACATTCTGACTCAGTAAGGATCATTGTATACTTAGAGTATTCATCTAATAGATGTCTATCTGTAAATATTAATTCAGAGTATACAAATAGATCTTTATATCTATCCATTACTCTAGTATAGAAATCGCATCCTTCTTGTGGTAATGCTATATTCTTTGCTGCATCTACTCTAAACCCTTTAACCCCACTAGCATATAAACCATCTAAGAATTTGATTATCTTATCTTGTACTTCATGATTGTATATATTTAATCTTGGTAGTCCCATAGAATAATGTGTAACTTCATATCTATTATTCCAATCATTTATCATCTTTGGCTCTAACCAATAGTCTTTATTATTTAATAATTCTTTATTCACCATTTCATGTGGTTTTAATTCCCCATTGTTCTTTCCAGCCATATGACATATTACTACATCTGCTATTATTTTTATCCCATAGTTTTCTGCTTTATTGCATAGTAAAGATAAGTCTCCTTGACTACCTATCCAACTATTACCAATAGTTAAATCACATGGTTGATATAATGACCACCATGCATATGTGTATTCTTTTAAAGGTTGTATTGGAGATATCTGAATACAATTAAATCCCTGATTCTTTATATCTGATAATTCTTTCGTAATATCGTTTAGTCTCCATTCGAATAAATGTAATATTCTATTCATTGGTTATCGACCTCCTTTATACCAATATGTTGATCAAGAAGAAATACCTAGATAATACTAGGTATTTCTCTTATTGTTCAATGGTATCATCATTCATAAATACAGAGTTAGGTATTGTATATAACCCTTGTTGTGCCATATAATCCTCATCTTTGTGATATTTCTCCATGTAAGCCATCTTTCCTAATTTAGTATTCAATAATCTATTAAGGCTTTCTCTATCTTGTTGTGCTTGAGATTGCATCCATTGTTCAAAACCCATAGTTTTATCTGAAGCTAGATAATCTAATTGTTTCTTTATTTCTGCTGGATCTTCATCATCATCACGTCTTTCTAAATCTATAACTATATTCTTATAATCTTCTTCAAGATTTACTATAGCTTCTTCTGCATCTTGATCTGTCTTTATAGTAGATTTTTCTATACCCCATCTTTCCATTAAGTCTCTGCCTTCATACCAAATATATAAAGCCATTAGATATGAAAATACTTGGTCATCATGTCCAGTAGAAGTATGTTCTATTCTACCATTCTTCTTAACTTCTAATGTTTCTAATTCAGAGAATATTATTGGAGATATGAATTTATCTTTATGGTATTCCATTCTTTGTCTTAATATTTCCATTAACAATTCTCTTACATTATGAGTATTATCTAAACCATATATCTTAGTTTTCTGTGTTTTCTTTACAGTATTCATTCCAACAGATCTTTCTTCTATTACTTTATCTTTAATTTCATAGAATAGATTTCTCTTTATTCGTGTTTTAATAAGTTTAGCTAATACTGATGCTCCAAATCCACCATTTCGTTCTATATTAACTACAGCATTACTCATATATTTAGTAACTAGCTCATATATAACTGATGCTAAATCTGGAGTAGATATAAAGTTACAGTTAAAATCTGCTACAACTCTAGTTGTTTTAGAATCTACTATAGTTATAGCTGAAGCATCTCTCTTAAAACCACCAGATACATCGACACCTATTAATGGAGGATATCTTAAATCAAATTTCTCATATATATTGAAAGTATACATTCCTCCAAGCATTATTTGTTGTATAGGTTGTTTTAATAATGCTTTAACTATATTTAAGTCTTCTTTCTTGAATGGAGAGTTATCTGATGCTTTAGACCATTCAAGTAAAACTTCACGTCGGATTGCTGACCAATCCTTCTTCATATCAATAACGGTTTCTTTAAACCATTGTTCTGAAGAACCTAATTGTTGATATGTAAATTTAATATGAATAAAACTTGATTCAGTATTCTTAGATAATATCTCTTGTATTTGTTCTGGAGATTTATCATACCATAATTCAGTAAATTCAGTAGCAGCTTCTTTCATAGCATATGCTGCTGTTCCTTCATCAGTAGTCATATCACCAGGTGTTGTTGTTATTGTAATACCATATGGTGCATGGTTATTCTTAGCATTTTGAGATGCTGTCTTAAACGCTGGAACCATTGCTAGATATATAATATCATTATAAGGTATAAATGCATATTCATCAAACCAAGGTAATGGAATTGTCATACCTCTTCCTAGACTGTTCGCTGCAACTTTATTTCTCGCTGATGCTAAAGTCTTAATTCTGTTTCCATTGAATGGATGTTCTAATGTTTCAACACTATTCTTTACTTTAAGTTTCTTACCATCTGGACCATATTGATCTTGCATTCTTAAATATGATGGTAATGCATCTCTTATATCTTTTAATCTTTGTAAGTTTAACTTAGAGTCTTCAAACTTCTTATTTATAAATACCATTTCGGAGTTACTAGTACCAAATAAGAATGTCCATAACTGTCTACATATAACAGCTATTGTCTTACCATGTTGTCTTGGTAATTCTGTAAATGTATTCCAATTATATATCATACAGAAATTTAATGCTAAGTTTCCTCTATGCAATTGATAAGGTTTACCGCCATTGGCAGCTCCACCTTGATCTGGTATTCTAATTACTTCTCTTAAGAAATACCAATAGTTACATATACACTCTCTTAATACTTTTTGTTTCATTAACATATTTAATCTAGGATCTCTAGGATTTATACCTGCTAAATCTGGATCTGTAAGTATTAAGAAGAATTTATTATTTTTGACACCAGTATCTTTAAGGTAATGGTGCATATCTAAGAACGACTTATTTGACGTTTCAAATTGATAATACACTTTTTGTACTCTAGTATTAGTATACTGTATCATATAATCACCTTCTTATAATATTTTTACTTACATGTTACTCTACCTCCTATCGGGAAATAAGAAGAAGACTTTAGATAAGTCTTCTTCTTTAATATTAATCAAGATATTCAATTGTTATTGCATTTTCAGCTAAAGCACTTAATGTAGTTACATTAGCAGAACTCATAAGTCCATCTTGAGATGAAGTAGCTACAGGAATATCTCCAGCAGTTCCAGCATCACCTTTTTCTCCTTTAAGAGAAGCTAAGAAATCTGCCTCTGATTTACCAGCATTTCCTTCTTGTGCTAACCATAGTTGATAAGCAGATTGACCTTTCAATGAAGTTAAGAAGTCTGATGCAGTACCTTCGTTTCCAGCAGCTAACCAAATTTGATATGCTGATTGTCCATCAGTACCATTAGTACCGTCTCTACCAGCAGCTCCGTCATTACCGTTAGCTCCAGCATCACCTTTTTCTCCTTTAAGAGAAGCTAAGAATTCAGTTTCACTACCTTCATGTCCATTTTCCATCCAGATTTGGTAAGCAGATTTACCATTAGTACCAGCAGCACCAGCTTCACCTGCATCACCTTTTTCTCCTTTAAGAGAAGCTAAGAAATCTGCCTCTGATTTACCAGCATTTCCATCTTGTGTTAACCATAGTTGATAAGCAGATTGACCATCAGCACCTTTAGCTCCAGTTTCACCTTTTTCACCAGCAGCTCCGTCAGCACCCTTTTCTCCTGCATCTCCTTTAGGACCTTTCATTGTTACTAACCATTCTTCTTTGCTTAATGGTTCAGTACCTGCAGTTTCGCAAGTTTCTACATATACATCATATACAGAACCACCAGATATACTATTTAAGAAATCATTTACTTCTCCAGTATTTCCATTATCAAGCCATACTTGATATACAGATTTACCGTCTGGACCTTGAGGACCAGTTTCACCTTGGATACCTTGAGCTCCAGAAAGATCAGTTATAATATTAAATCCTTCTTCTGTCTTTACATATAATTTAGCATTGTCTTCATCATCTACATCATCAGTAGAGATTATTACAAAACTATTTACAGCAACTTCAGCATTATCATGATCAGCATTCATTTCAGCTATAGATTTATAAGTCTTAGCTATTCTAAATGGTTCACCATTATCACCTTTGTCACCTTTAGCTCCGTCAGCACCTTTTTCTCCTTTAAGAGAAGCTAAGAAATCTGCTTCTGATTTACCAGCATTTCCTTCTTGTTCTTTCCAGATCTCATATGCTGATTTACCAGCAGCACCAGCTTCACCTGCATCACCTTTAGCTCCAGCTTCTCCAGCCTCACCTTTTAATGAAGCTAAGAATTGTTCTTCTGATTTATCAGCATTTCCTTCTTGTTCTTTCCAGATTTCATATGCTGATTTACCAGCAGCTCCGTCAGTACCAGCTTCACCTGCGTCACCTTTTTCTCCTTTAAGAGAATTTAAGAAATCTTGTCCACTACCTACATTACCAGCAGCTAACCAAATTTCATAAGCAGACTTACCATCAGTACCTTTGATACCATCAGTACCATCCTTACCGTCTTTACCTTTTAATGAAGCTAAGAAATCATCACCAGTACCATCATTACCAGCAGCTTTCCAAATTTCGTAAGCAGATTTACCATCTGCTCCAGTATCACCTTTAGGTCCTTTTAATGAAGCTAAGAATTGTGCTTCTGAACCTGTATTACCAGCATCTAGCCAGATTTGATAAGCAGATTTACCATCTTTTCCAGGCTTTCCAGTTCCACCAGGACCACCAGAGAAAGGTAAGTCTTCTACTTTAACTTTTCTACTTCCCTTTGCTTGTTCTACTAAAAGGTAATCACTACCTTGTACGTCTTCAGCTTCTTTAAGGTCTGTAATTCTCATTTTAATTTCTTCTGACATAATTATTACCTCCTTTATATATAAAACTTCACTATTATGTTTTATATTATTATCACCTTATGCATAAGGCTTAGTATTATGTTGAGATATATCTTAGACAAAAGAAATAGCTAGTACAATTAAGTACTAGCTATATAATCATCCATCCATCAGATAATAATTCATCAGTAGAAGGTGTCCACATTGTATGTGTCATATCAAAATTTTGTTTTTGTAGATATGGTCTACATTTAAATAGATCTCCTTCATTTATACCCCATGCTTCAGCACATTGTTTATTACATTTAATACCATCTGGGTATCCTTTTTGATAAACAACAAATTCATTTTGTTCCCAACTAGCTAATTTCATTTTTGCACCTTTATTTATACAAGCATCTAAAGCTTCTGAAAATGTATGAAATTTTATAGTATTTGATCGTCCCATTATTTTCTCTCCTTCTTAATAAATATATTTACATTGATTAGTTTGTATCGTTATTTATTAGATTCATGTATTAGTATTACAAAGTATGCTAATATTGATCTATGGTAACTATTCTTAGTAGCCTCTCTAGATCTTCTCCTTCTATATGCAGTAGAGTTTTCATTAAGAAGTTGTTCTATTATCTCTTTCTGCCTTATTACATTCTTATTTTTAGTATTAGGTTTAGGAGTAAGAGAGAATGTAATAAACTTTATATCTCTTACATCTTTAGTAGATGTTCCACCATTAACAAAGTATTCTGAAACTATATTTCTCAATAATTCCTTTATAATTCCTATATTGTCTTTATCATTAAGTATAGACTCTATTATAGATTTAACTTCATCTGTCTTTACATTAGAGTCAGCTGCCATTTTACATATCTTATAATCTATAGCATGAGATTGAATATTCTCCATAGTCTTCTCTACTATTCTTTCTATCTTTAAAGAATCGTTATCTGCTACTTTATATCCATCTTCACTAGCATTATCTGTATCATATACAAAATAAGCATCTTTATTATTATATACTTCATAATATATAGTAGCTATATTCTTCATAAAAGATCCTATTCTAGTATGAAGTTGCTGTATAAGATATACTATATCTTCATCATCTGAATTCTTTATTCTACTACCATAAGAAGATAACCAAGTTTTACATATACTAAGTATAGCTTTAAACAAACTACCTTCTCTTTTTATATCATATTTATTACTTAATTTATTATTTACTACATATTCCATTATATATCTATATTCAGATGGCTGTGTTACTGGGAATGATCTATAATGTATAGATGGGTAGAATTTACCAGAGAATGCTAAATGTATCATAGCCATATCTAATTCTTTACTCATATTCTTAATATAGAAATATCTTATAACCATCATCAGTGTAACAGTAAATTCATCTTTAGCAGCTCTAGGATTAAAATTAGCTATATTATAATAATAGGTACCTTGCAATGCTTTAGTAGCATCATTTATATTTAACCCCATAGAAGAATAAAAATCTGTTATATCATCCTCTCCAAAGTATATTCTACTACATGGTGCTATATCATATAAATCTTTAGATCTCTTCTCTATAAATCTAGCTATCACTTGTCTATATTTATTAGTATTTTTAGATAAACTTGTTGATACTTTTGGGTACAACTGTTTAACCAAAGATTCTGTATCTTTCATACATAAACCCTCCTTAATTAATATAATTATTACTATGTTGAACATTTAAATATATTAAAAAATAAGGAGGCATATTCATGGGAATATATAATAAAGACTTTGTGCAAAGAACCGTTCTTAATGAAGTATATTTTGGCGAGACATCTGATATAAAGAAGCTTCAAAGTTGTTTATCTGCATTTAGAAAAAGATGTATGAAAGATAAAGATTCTAAAGCAGTAAAAGCTAATACATATGAAGAACTTATAGCATTTAATAGACAAGCAGAAAAGACATTTGGATTTGTAAACTTCTGTTTAACAGTACAATCATCTTGTGGTGTTAATGCATGTACATTTCCTATAACTAGTACTTTAGATGCTGGGAATCATAAGAAATATCTTGCTCCTACTAAAGATGGAATTAAATATACTAAAGAAGCTAATTATTCTTGTATTGTATTTATATACTACGATCTATTACTAATGAAGAGTGTTACAGATAGAGAAGTATTAGCTATATTATTACATGAAATAGGACATAACTTTAGTTCTAACTTTGATAAAAAGATAGATATATTTGATGATATAAAATATTCGTATATGATATCAGATTTAATAACCGATGCTGCTAATGCTGCTGTTAGACCATTAAAGGCTATAGAGACTATTAAAGATACTATACAATATGGATCTAAATATTCAGTTATGTTTTCTAATTCATTAGAGAAGTATATGAATCAGCATTTGCCTAATGTAGTAGTAGCTAGAGATACTATGAAGAGAATTATTAGTAATGCTTTAAATGTAGTAAAACAATTATATTTAATTACAGGTCATATAGGTAAAATAATAGCAATAGAGAATGATCCAATAAAGTATATAGAAGATTGGTTGGATGGCAAAAAACAAAAGACTACTATAAAAACCTTTGTATCTGTAAGAGGATTATTAAGTCATCTATTAGGATATAATGATGAAAAATTAGCAGATAGTTTTGCTACTATGTATGGGTATGGTGATGACTTAGCTAAAGGATTAGTAAAGATAGAAGGATTAGAAACTAAGCATTATAAGAATAAGAAAGGAGAAGTATATGAATATCCATTATATATTCATTTCTTAAACTTAGTTATAATGCCAATTAATATATTATTCTGTGCTAGTTCTCCACATCCTACAATAACAGCTAGATTATATAATCAAATAGATTACTTAGAGAAAGAAATAAAACGTAATAATATAGATCCTAAAATGGAGAAAGAGATCAAAAAACAAATACAAGATATAAAAAAGATAATGCAGAAGGATATATTAGAACCTGGTAGAAATAAAGATAAAGCAGATATAAGCATGGTAAGTAAAATGTATTATACTTATCTATATGATAAATTCGAAGGTGGAGATTATCGTAATAATATATATAAGAAAACAGATTTGCATAAACAAATTCAAGATATATACAATGACAAAAGAAAAAAATAAAAGTAGCATTAAGCTACTTTTATTTTTTATCGCTTGGGTCTTTTCCATCGATGTCAGAGAACCAAAATGTAATATCTTTGATTGTCTCGTCAAAGATCTTACAATTTATCATTGAAGTCTGTTTCATGTTTGTATTTCTACAATCTGCACCACGTAAATTGGTGTTTATTATGTTGCAACTGTTGAATTGCACGCCTCTCAAATCGCTGTCTGTAAAATAGCAATCGATAAAATTGCAATATTTGAATTCACAATCCCTCAAATCTGCATAAGAGAAATCAACTTCTCTAATTGTTTCTCCTATTATTGCTAGTCCTCTTAAATCGTCCTCTTCAAAATTCTTACATTCGAAAGCTGTTAGCTTTTCAACAAAAGTATCATTATTCATCATAATAATCATCCTCCCTTTATTATTATTCTTTATACTATTGATTATTACAAGATAATAATATACAATTGAAATATAATAGTTTTACAAATACTCATATCCTCAGTATCATAGAAAAAATAAAAGAATAGGTATAATACCTATTCTTATAAATATATAGCCCATCCTTTTTTAATTGGTATCATTTGAAATCCGCACCAATAATATAATGGTTGTTCTAATATCTTTAGATCCTTACTTTTTGCTGAATCTGCATTGATATAATTATAATCCTTATAAAGGTCTGGAAGTTCAATTAAATCATATTCATGCCAATGACCTTTTGATATATTTATTGCATCCTTCCAACCATTTAAATCATATTTATCCAGCTCTGCAAGAGTTAATATCTTATAAATATATTTAGATGTAGCTTCCTTTAAAACAGATAATAAATATTCAAGATGTTCTTCATCAGATTCAAAGCTTTTATTATCTTTCAATTTAGAATGCAAGAATCTATCTAGATTAGATATTAATTTAAGTATCTTATAGTTATCTCCATCATAATAATAACTTGCTGATTCATCTAATAAACTACGATATAATATTTTTGCATTAGCTTCTACAGTATTTACTTTTGTCATAATAAATCTCTCCTTTATATTTATTTATGTATACTTAGTAATAATATACAATTAAAATATTAGTTAATATAAAGGACTAGTCTATATGACTAGTCCTTTTTTAATTTCTTTCCTATATAATAATTCAATATACCTATTAGACTATTTATATTTACATCACTAAAGAATGATTGTAAATCATCAAAACATAGTGTGTATTTAGTAATATTATCATTCTTATCTATATATATAAATCCTATAGAATATTTACCACATTTCAATCGCATTATATATTCTCCAGATTTATATTCTAATATTACATCTCTATCGTGATTAAATGCATTAGCCATTAATATTCCTACTTTAGTAGTAATATCATTTGTTATAATCATTAACTTAGTTCCGCTTGATAAAGTCCTATATTTAGTATTATCATAGCGTTTTCTTTTTCTTTTATAACCATAGCTCATAAGTATTACGCCCCTTGTTATTTATTATCTAGTATATATTCGCATCCATCTAACATCTCTAAAGCCAACTCTTTATTTTCACCTTCTAGATTCTCTACAATGGATTTAATTTGTTTTAAATTCTCTACTACATATTCTTGTTTCGCTCTGTATTCTCTTATTAAACATTGATTGCTCATTAAAGTCGTTGCTGATACTTTCATTCATTCTGCACCCCATAATATTATATTAAGAAGGAGATTAATATCTCCTTCTATTGTTTATATTAATTGACATCTTACTACAATATCACTCTTAGGAAGATACTTCTTTCCTGTACTAGCTGTACTGCCTATTTCTATATCTCCTATTCGTAATTGCATATCATTTCCTAAAGCTGTTTCCATATTGATAATACTATTCTCATTTCCTGCTTTAACACACTTAATACTATCACCTTGAGATAATTTTATTATTCTCTTTCCAGCTCTATTTCTTCCACTACACTCTAATGCTGTTGTGGATATTCTATTTATCTTTCCGTGTTCTGTTACTATGATAATATCAGTATTACTTGGATTAATACTAAATACTCCATCTATAACATCAGAGTCAGCCATAGACTTCATTCCTTTATTATTTCTCTTTTGGAATGGAATATCTGCTATACTCATTCTTAATGCTTTCTGTTTAGAATATACTCCTACATCATTTATATCTGATGCTACTATACACTCTGATACATAGTCATCTGGATCTAATTTGATAAAGAATATACCACTAGGTGGAACTGTTAAGAAATCTTGTAATGTAACTTTCTTAATATTACCCTTAGCTGTTACTATAACCATATAAGACTCTTTTATTTGATCATATACAGCTTTTAATTCAGGTTCATACATAATCTGCATGATATTAGTACTAATTTTCTTATTAATCATTCTAATATCAGTTCCATTACTATTTCTATCTGTAGTAGGAATCTTATGTATAGGTAACTTATATACTTTACCTATCCTATCAAATATAAGAATATTTTCTGTATTCTGTCCATTCAATATCATTCTAGGTTTATCATTCTTAAAGCTACCTATAGATTGACCTAATGATACTTTCTTTACAAAGTTCTTCTCTGTAAGTATAACAGTAAAATCTCCTTGTGGAATATTGTTCATTACTTCTTTAGGAACTATAACTGATCTTCTCGGACAACCATACTTTTTCTTATAGTACTTTAATTCCTCTAATAGTTCTTTTACCATAGATTCTCTATTGGTAATCATATCCATACATCTACTTATATTATTAGATAATTCATTAGCTTCATCTATATACTTATTAAGATATCCTATAGATAAAGTCTTTAAGTTAGCTTTCATAATATACATAGCTTGAAGATCTGTTATATTAAGTTTCTTGATAAGATACTCCATAAGTTTATTATCATCAGTATCAGTTCTCTTCTTAATCATATCTATTATATTATCAATCTCTCCAGATTGCATTAGTTTAATATATGCTTCTTTCTCGTGATACTTAGTTTGATACTTCTTAAGTCTGTGACAATATAGTCTAAACTTAGTATTCAAAGCATTATCTATAAATCTCAATAGATATTGTTTATGTCCCATTATTACTGGATGTAATCCATCTAATACTTCGAAGTTTTCTGCTACAGTTGATTGCATAGAAGTATTCTTATATATCATATCTCTTACATAATTAGGATCAGCACCAATAGCTAAAGGTAATATCATTCTCATATGTTCAATACCATCTTTATCAGAATAATGATCTTCTATAATATCTACAATCTGAGTTATTACCTTATCCTTTATCAAAGAATCTAACTTATCTTTTATAGCATTTAATGTAACTAAGTCTGGTGTAGATTTTATTACTAAGCAAGTTCTTTTTACATTTTTCTTATTATGTCCTATGTGGACATTGACTTCTTCTATATCTATAATTCCTCTTACTATAAACTTACCTACACCTGTATTGCTTATTTTTTTGAAATCTGCATCTATTATTTGACAAGGCATACATTGATCTGGATATAGTACTATTCTAGCATTAGGATTCTTTATTAATGCTATAGTAGCATCTATTACTTCTACTATATTATGTGGTGGTATTCTTGTTGTAAGACCAACTCCAATACCAAATGTACCATTTATTAATAATAGAGGTATTGCTACTGGTAAATATTCTGGTTCTTTATCAGTATCATCAAAAGTATTCTCCCAGTTAACAACTTCTCTGCATTCTCTTAAAGCATTTATTACTACTTCTACTGAAAAGCTATTTAAAGATGCTTCTGTATAACGTGCTGCTGCTTGAGAGTCACCTTGTATATTACCCCAGTTTCCTTTACCATATATTAGTGGTATATAGCATCTATACCAATTAGCCATTGGAACCATTGTTTCATATACAGCGGTATCTCCATGTGGATGATATTTTCCTATTACACTACCTGATATTCTTGCTGATTTTTTTCTATTAGCTGGTGATGTAGCTTTCATATCATTATACATATCCCATATAATTCTTCTTTGTACTGGTTTTAAACCATCTAGAATATTTGGGGTTGCTCTTTTTCTGTTTATGACTAAAGCATATTGTGCCATATCATCTTTATATTGCTCTAATGTATCTTTGACTATTATTCTTTCTGCCATTATTGTATTGACCTCCTATTCTACTAAGTCATTTCTAGTGACATTAGTTATTAATTCTAAGAATCTATCTTTATTAGACTCGTAGTATCTTATTTGTTCTATTTCGTCTTTAGCTGATTCTAATGTATATTGTATAAGAGTTCTTTGCTCCGGAAGTAATGTAGACTCTGCTAATTCATTAGCATCCATTTCTCCTAATCCCTTATAACGTTGTACTGATGTTACACTCTCGAATGCTGTCATAAATGTATATAATGATACTACTTGTCCATTCAATATATAGTACATGCTTCTGTTATTTTGTATATAAGGTACTATTGTGCTTACTATTTGATCTACTAGTTGCTGGTGTAATATTACTGTATTAGATTGACAATTTAATAATCCTCTTACTACAGTAACTCCATTTATAACTTCAGCATGCATAAATCTAAATACTTTATTTACTACCTTATCTAGTTTCTTTGGAGTAAGGTTTATATTACAAGCTATTAATTCCATTAATAATGGATCTACAGCGTAATTATCACATAAACAATTCATATCATATGTATAATTCATATTATCATATAATATCTTACCTAAGTCTAATGGTTTTATAGGTTTATTATTTATATCTGCTATAGTATTAGTCTTAGTAAAAGCTTGTTGATTATATCTTACATAATCTGCTCTTTCTGTAAGGTATATCTTCTTTTTACCTTTCTCTAAAGAATATAATGGTGGTACTGCACTATATACTTTTCCTGCTTCTATCAATGTAGGATAATACATAATAAAGAATCTTAATAATAAAGCTCTAATATGCTTTCCATCTACATCAGCATCTGGCATAAATATTATCTTTTCCCATGGTACTGTCTCTGGATCTAATGTATATCCATATTTACCATTAGATATAATCATCATTATACCAGCTATTTCTTCATTACTCATGAATTTAGATTTAGGTGTAGTAAATGCATTAGGTAACTTACCTCTTATTGGCATTATACCTTGATATTTAGCTCTTACATTTGTAGCAGATCCTTTAGCTGAATCTCCTTCAACTATTATGAATTCACCCTTATGCTCAACTGGTTGAGTATACTTACTAGGTAAATTATTTACTGAAGAAGTATTATACTTTGTAGTAAGTTTAACTCTTCCTTCTTCAGATTTCACTCTGATCTCTGCAATCTCTTTAATGTATTTACATACTTTCTGCAAATCTTTAGGATTAAGCTTAGCCCATTCCTTTAAAGAATTAACCACTAATTTATTTACAAATTCTTTTGCTTCTATATTAGTGAATACTTCTTTAGCTTGCCCAGAGAATATTGGTTCTAATACTGATATATTTACTACAGCTTTTAATCCTGCTCTTATATCATTATTAATTATAGATAGTTTCTTATTATTAGCTAAGAATATCTTATTCATATAAGTTCTAAAGTAATAACAAAGTCCATCTATAAACCCATCTAAATGAGTTCCTTCTCTTACTTGACAAAAGTTTGCGAAAGATATAATATTTTCATTAAGACTAGTAGAGTCAAAAGTGAATACAATATCTGCTTTTATCTCATTTGTTTCCTTTACACATCCTATAGGATTTATTAATGGTGATGGAGCTATAGTTGCTAAATAACCTCCTAGTCCATACTCATTAACTATTGTTTCATCATAAGTTTTGCCATCAGCTAATACTCCTCTAAATTGTACTGTATCACCAATCTTAGTAAGAGGCATAATAGCTTTAATCATATATAAAATATCTTGAACAGAAACAGTTATCTCTCCCATTACTTCTACCGAAGGTCTAAATCTAACTATTGTTCCTTGATATTTATCATTAGGCTTTAATTTCTGTACACCTTTCTTAGTAATTCCATCGTGGAATTCTACATATCTTACTTCTCCCAGTATATGAGATTCTACACTAAAGAATTCAGATAAAGCATTGGTTACTTTAGCACCAATACCATGTACTCCAGAAGAGAATTCTCCTCCCTTCTTAGTATAATTTGATGATGTATGTTCATCAGTAAACATATCTATCATTTTATCGAATGGTATTCCTCTACCATTATCTTCTACTATAGCTTCTGCTATTCTTTCATCATAATATACACTTATCATTGTGCATGGTGATGAAGGTTTCATAAGCTCATCTGTAGAGTTCTGAAATATCTCTTTAAACATATTAAGATATCCTCTGTTCCCTTTACCCCCAATATACATTCCAGGTTTTCTTCGTATATCATCTGGGTACTCTAAGTGTTCTATTTCGTTTCCGTAATTCTTGATGTTTGCTTCCATCGTTTTATCAAACTTTTTCTTCATTTTAAATAATCACCTCAGATATTTGTTCCTTAATATTTTCCATAGTTATAATATATAACTATTATACATTTTTCAATATTGTGTTTAAACTATAGTATATTTTTATCAGTACCCCTATAGTGGAGCAAGAAATAAATGTCTTTATAAGACAAAATAAATAGAGTATAAGGATTTCTCCTTATACTCTATAATTGTAATTTATATACTATTTAGTTGTTGTTTCTGTTTTAGTAGCAACTGCTTGTCCGTTATTATTTACTGCTACTTGTTCAGTTGCACCATGTTGATGGTTGCATCCTGCATTTGCATTTGGTACATTTGGTTGAGCGTAAGCTTGTTGTTGAGCTCCGTATGCAGGTTGTTGTTGAGCTCCATACATAGGTTGTTGTCCATAAGCTGGTGCTTGTTGTTGAGCTCCATACATAGGTTGTTGTCCATAAGCTGGTGCTTGTTGTTGAGCTCCATTAAATCCGAATGGATTTGGACCTGGTGCTTGACCTGGTTGTTGATCATAATATCCACCATTTGGTTGATTAGCATATGGGAAGTTATTTACTGGATTACCAGCAAAACCATTGTTCATTGGCATTCCCATGAAACCAGGATTAGTCATACTATTAAGCATTCCCCATCCATATTGATCATTGTCTACAGTAACACCATTATATCCACCACAGTATCTTCTAAATACATTTGCTGCTTCAACAAAGAATTCAGGAACTTTCTTTACATATGGTATCATAGAAAAGAATTCTTCTATTGTCTTATCAGGTAAAGTTACATAATAAGTCTTAATAGATTGTAATAAGTTCAAGAACTGATTTACTATGTCTTGTACTTCTTGACTTCCTGCCATTTCTAATGGAAGTAAAGAAAATGTTTCTGCACATTCAGTGCAAGTTTCAGTACCATCATTATTATCCATTAATGCGATACTATTAGTTTGAATATTCTTATGAGTACAGCAAGCTCTATCAAGTTCAGATTGTGTTACAGCTAAATTAAACTTAGCACTATTTCCTCTTAATAATTTTGCTTTCTCACTAGTCAATGGTTGGCTAAATCTTATTTGAGGTGCTTGACCATATCTTGTACCTCCAAATGCTGGGTTGTACCCATATTGTTGTTGTGCCCCCATTGGTGCATAATTGTTGTAATTGTTCATCATTGTTTATTCCTCCTAATATTTGTTTTCTGAATGATTTTATATAAATTACAGAATTATAATATATAATTATAATTCTGTTTATTCATTTATTTTTTATGGTTGGAATGTATTCTTATTATCGTACATCATACCTCTTTCTATATCTATAGGTGCGACTTTAAGAATAATCTTATCAGCTTGTTCTGCAGTATATCCTAGAGCTAACATTATCTTCTTAGCATCAGCTCTATTATTAGTGCAGTTCATATATTGAATTTGCTCATATGGTACTGCTTCTATTTTTATTGGTCTAGTATCATTAGAATGGTAATCTTCATTACCTCTAACTGCATATAGCATTTCATTAGCATCGTCCCATATTATATTGTCTACTCTAGTATTAAAGTAGTATACATTATCGCATACTACTTTTAGATTGTCTTTACCATAAGTGTCTCTTATTCTTATGACTTGTTTTGCTTCCATTGATATACCTCCTAATTATTTATATAATATCTATTGTTGTTCATAGTCTTAGCAAGAACGTATAATATGTTTACATCCCCGCAAGCTTTATAGTATGACAAAGAATTATAAATATGTTCAAATATATCTTTTTTGTTCCTGTACTTGTTCTGTAATGACATAGATACAGGGTCTGGAATAACACCTTTACCTCTATTATTAATAGAGAAATCTATACTCATAGATATAAATGCGAACTCTTGTAATTGAGTCCATACATATTGTATACATGCATCTATAACCTTTGGCTCTTGAAAGAAGTAATAGTATTTATTAATATCTATATTCTCATTAGCCAAATCCTTTATAATTCTAGCTGCATCTTTAAGCATGTCCTGTGCATTCTTATAATCTAAGAAATTCTCACCATTCTCTTGTATATTCTGAGAAAAGTAATTTCTCTTAGCTTTCTTCTTATTATTAAAAGCCAAGAATTACACCCCCCTTTATTTTATTTTGTCATATTCATCTGGATCAAAAGGTATATTTAACTTAGCTGAAACGTATTCCATAAACCTCTTTACATTAGCCGCTTTATCTAATGAAATATCACTTCCGTCTATCAATACCTTTGACTCTTCTATATCTAAATAACCTTCATTCTCTTCATTGAATGCTTTTAATAAGTTAAGTAGATAATCAAATGCTTCTTTTCTTCCTTCTATTATCTTATAATTATAAAAGGATCCTTTTTCATCTTCTCCTGTAAGTAATAAGATATATGTCTTATCTGCATACACAGGAGCATCTGATTTTTTCATTCTTTCTAAATATTTTTCTCTCTTGTCTTCATCGACATATTTAAATACTGTTTTTCCCATTTTTATTCCTCCTTAATATTTATTTGATATTTCTCTATAGTATGCATACTCATCGCATACCAATATTATAATATATAATTATATCATATTTTGCACACTATAGAGTTTAATCAAATATATTTTTTAATAGAAATAAAAATTTTTCTTCTGTTTTTTAACGTATATTAGATTATCAGTAAATCTTGTAGGTCCAGTATAATTAAGATTGTTTTGTATATCTTTATTAAGATATTCTTCTATATATATACCATTTCTAAATTGAGCTCCTTGAGACATATGACAAGTTATTGCATTAGCATATTCAAACTTCTCTGATATATTATATCTATCATTCTTAAGAAAGTTTCTTTGCTTAGCCGAAGCAGTAAGATAAGCATAATCACACTTTACATCTAAGAATGCATTTCTCATAAAGTCTGGTTTAAAATCCATAGTAAATGTCTTTCCATCAAAACCTTCTACACCAGGAGCATTTACTACTCTACCTATTAAACCATTAGCTAAGTTTATACCATCGACTTCTATGTTCCAATTGTTTTTTCTACAGACCATCTTTTCTCCATATAGAGGTAATTCTTGATCTATCTTGTATATATCATGTCTTATTCTTTTATTTATATAGTCTCTGGTATTATTTTTACCACATATAACAATATCAGCACTAGATAGCATATTATCATTCAAATCACATTCATCTATTACTAATACATTACCATATAAACCTTGATGTATTGGTAATCCATGTCTAGCTCTATGTGCTATATATAATATAGCAGATCCTGCCGCTTGTCTTAATACTTCTGTAAGGTGATATATCTTTCCATCACATAAAAATGCAGGATTACCATATACAGGAGGTAACTGTCCTAAATCTCCTACTGCTATCACTTTTGTTCCTCTAGATAATATCTCTTGTCTAAACTCATAAGGTACTGCAGATGCTTCATCTATAAGAATTAAATCAATATCTATTAATGGTTTAGGTTTCCAAGAACTCTTTATCTTTGGTCTATCAAAGTATTTATCCATTACTATATTACCATCTTTATCGTATACATATTCATCTACTGATTCAAATAACCAACTATGTATAGTCTTTGCATTCATCATACCTTTCCTTCTCATAACTATACATGCTTGACCTATATAACTCATAGGAGCTATTCTGTGTTTAGGTATACCACTATCTTGTAATATAGAATTAAGTAATACTGATTTTCCAGTACCAGCTAATCCATCAATCTGGAATAGCTGTTCTGAATTATTCTTTAAAAACTTTAAAGCTTCATCATGGATGTACTTTTGTTGTGGTGTGAGCATAAATCCCATATCTATCTCTCTCTTTCTTATATAGTATCAAATGGATGTAGGTCTACATTTATACTATTATATTTAAATATAATATCTATAAAGCATAGACATACATTCTTGAATCTATCACTATATAATTTTGAATAATCTTCTTCATACATAATGTATATTTCTGATCTCTTTAAAGTATCTGGTGGAAGTCTAACTACATTATCTATAGTAACATCCTCATAATCTCTTAATGTACATAAGAAGAACTGAAATAACCTTTCTATTAATCTATAATTATTAATTGGATCAAATAATGTCTCAGACCTTTTGTCTAGTTTAACACCATTTGCTAATTCTTCTTCTGTATATACCTTAATATACTTACCATCGCATATAAATACTGAATCTGTTAATGGACAGTATAATAATCTGTCCTCCTCTATTACCTGTAAATTTAATAAATCCAATAGTAAATTATATATACTATCTTTAACCATAATAATATTCCTCCTTAAATGTATTAACGTTATTCTATAACATTTTATTAATTAAAAGTTATAGGAGATGTAAAATATGAATAATTTTTATACTGATTCTAAGATGTACTATAGTGAAATAGCTATAGCACTAGAGGATTATCAACCAAATACAATCTGTAAATTCAGAATACCAGCAATAATGCCATTTATAGATAATAGTGTTGTAGCCAAACAAACAAATCAAATAAATAATACAGTAAGTATAGATAATTACAATAAGAGTTCTATTGGTGAAACCAAATATAACTGTTGTAATTATCTAGAATTATTAGTTCCAAAACATATACCTGCTGGTAAAGTAGGTAGTAAATTCATAGTTACATTTATCGGTGGGGATATTGATAAATGTGAACTCATAAGGGAGGTATAAGAATATGTCTAGTTATACAGCTGATTCTACTAAAACATATACTGTTGATGATTTTATAAAATGTAGTAATAACTCATTGTGTTATGATGCAATATCTCTATATGATAAAGATGGAGATACATTATCTATTTCTTATAATCTTATAAATGATTATTTGCCATTAATCAAAGAGAAGGCAGTAACTGTTGTCCTTGATGATGATGAATATAATAAGTATCTATATAAACCAAAGTTATTAGCTTATGATGTATATAAGAATACTGAATTATACTATGTCATATTATTACTAAACAATGTGTGTAGTGTTAAAGAATTTGACTTTAGAAAACTTAATATGCTTAAGATAGATGATATGCAAACTATATTGTCTTCTATAGCAAATTCTGAAAGTAAAACTATATATGAAAATAGAGTTAATTGTGGAATGTAGGAAACTACATTCTATTCTTTTTTTGGTTTGTATCCTCCTTGATAATATGGGTTTTCTCCAGATTGCATGTATTTTTTATATGCTTTATCACTAAAACATCTCCATACAACATGTTTACCTTCTGGTGTAGTAAGTCCGTCATTCATACCATATATATTTACCTCTTTACCGTCTAAATTATGAGGGTTCATTATCTTTTCAAAAAGATCAAGTTGTCTACCAATTAAATTTGGTCCTTTTGGTAGAGCATTAATCTTATCTACTATTTCATGTAGATGCTCAAACCTATATTCATATCTAAATCTAACAAAGTGTCTAACCATAGTTTGACTTTCTGGAATTGTTATATTCAATCTACTCTTAGGAGTATCTTTATATTTAGTATAAAACATATCAGGTCTGTTTCTTACATCTTCTTCAAATGCAAAATCAATAGTAGTCATCTCTCTCTTAATATTTTTCTTCTTAGTAACGTCTACTATATTTTCTGTAGTAAATAGATCTTCCTTAAGTCTAATATCATTATTTTTCTCGTACGGAATAGTTATATATTTAGACTCATCTGTACATTTATACCTTTCCTTTATTCTATTTATACCGAGGTATATATCACCATCTACACCCTTTTCTTTACCTATGACATATGCACCGTCCAAGTTATCTATCATAAGCATAGATTCTCCTACTGTTGAACGTCCTAATAGTTTAGTAATATTTTGTCTTCCTACTCTACTAGCTTCTTCTACCTTTCTAGATCCTTCTCTATTAATATGAGATACAGTAATTACTGGTATATCCTTTAATTGAGCAAATACTTTCATCTCATTTACTACTTCACCTAGATCTAATCTTATATCATTTCTTCTATTGACAGGTCTTATTCTTTTAATATGGTCTTGAATAAGACATATCATTTCATATCCTTCAAATTGAAGTTCTTCATCTAATTCATATAGATAATTAGTATCTACAGAGTTATTAGGTTTATATTTGATTATTATATCTATTGGGCTTTCTGAAGATAGATATAATTCTCCTTCAGACTTTAATAGATTTACTATATCTTGTACAGATAGTTTAGACATATCTTTATCTTGTCCTACTATCATCTCATATAATCTCTGTATAGTTTCTCTTACTGTGTTTTCCATAGTAAGATATACTATAGCAGGTATTTTATCTGGGTCTTTAGTAGTATAATCTTTATTGGCTTTTTTCATTTGATATGCTAGATTAAGCATAGTCATAGACTTACCTACTCCTGCTAATCCTAAAAACATATATATTCTACTACCTTCAAATCCTCCACCTAGCATTTCGTTCATACCTTTAATACAGGTTCTTAATTTTAATGAAGGATTAGATAATTGATCTTTAACTACAGTTAAAGATGGTTCTAATTTATCTTCTCTAAGACTGAAAGTTAATTCATCATCATTTGATGTAGTAACGTTCATTAAATCAGTGTATGCTTTAGTAATTACTCTACTATAGTTCTTAGCAGCTTGTGCTTTATTATCAAAGTCTTCTGCTTTGAAATCTGTACAAGCTTTTATTGTATCATCTACATTTTCATATATATAAATATATTGTAAACAGCTGCTTATAGTATTATTTATATAATCTAATTCACCATCGGTAAAAGTTATATTAATGAAGTTTAATCTATCTACTAAATCATCTTCACCCATACCACCATTTACAGCAGAAATGATTAAATTAGGATCTTCTAATCCTTGATTTAATCTAGCATCCATTGCCTTTCTTATAAATATTGCTCTATTATATAAGTCATCACTCATTTTATATCTTTCTAAATCTATAGAATAGAATAGATTTCTCATATTAAATAAGTTCTTCTTCTTTATCTTCATATTATTTATAGTAATAGCATAAGCACAAAATGTGTTTAACTCATTTAAATTAAAATTTATAGTAGCTTTCTTTTCATTCTTAACGTATCTTATATTTTGACCGCTATACCTATTTCTCCTTTTCAACATTTCTTCGTTCATTTGATTGGTCACCCCACCTTAATTATTTTTTTCTTCTTTCAGATATTTTTATGTTGGCTACAAATTTTTTTACTATAAAAATATCTATAAAATATCGTTTACTATAGACCTAAGTTCATCTGGAGTAATGAACTCAGAGTTCTCTTGTTGATTAATGTACTTTGATAATATATCATATTCGTTTAAATTATTATCTAGTATATAAGAATACTCATCATACTTATTCTGAGTTTCTTTATCTACTTTTCTAGTATTATTTATATCGGCATCTATCTTTACTGTATCATTATTTCTAAAGTATTGCTTGATTATCTTTACATTATTAATTGCGTCTTGTAATGTAGGACTTCCAAACTTTACTCTAATAAAATCTATACCATTTTCTTTTATCTTATTTATATAGTCTATGACTTCTTTTGGATCCTTCATTAACTCTTCTTCTAGATTTATAGTATCAAATCTATAGCTAAATATAGGCTCCATTTCTATATAATATTGCTGAGTGTCTAAATTATGCAATACTATGTAAAACCCCTTCTCTTGTTCTTCACCAAACTGCCACCTCATAGGAGATCCAGTATAGTAAAAGTGCTTCTTAAAACAATTTGCTACATGCACATGACCTGATATTATAGGTCCTCTACATAAACAGAAATCATCCATATCAAATACTGGTGCTGTAGGAGAATTTAGTCCTAGTTCTTGTCTGTTATTATATATAGCTCCTTTAAATTCTCCATGCATAAATACACTATCATATACACCACAACCTTTAAGAAAATAATTATAATAATCTTCTCCTTTTCCGTATAGCTCTGGTATGCATAATATCTTTGCTCCTTTAATATATTCAAACTTAACGTCTTCTACTATACGCAAGTCTAAATCTTTATCATTAAGATAATGATAAAACATCTTTAACTGCTTAGCATCATGAGATTCTGTACCATGTATTAAAACCATAGTAGCATTCTTCTCTTTACATATATTTACTAGCTCATCTATAAGTAATGAAGCATATAATACTACCTTATTATTATTCATTACTTTATGATCAAATAAATCCCCGTCTATAGATAATATATCAAATCTTAAATTATATAACTTATTGACAAACTGTTCTTTTAATATATTATATTGATATTCAGGAGTTAAACGATTTACACCTAAGTGTAAATCGGCTATATGAACTTCTACTAAAGTTCCTCTAGTATTAGTATTGACATTAAGAGCATATATCAATTCTTCATTAGATAATTTTCTCCATATCTTTCTCATATAATATCACCATCTATTAAGAAATTCTTTCTTGCTCTTGGTCTCATCCATCTAAATGCTTCTTCAAAGTTAGTGAATCTCTTCCACCCTACAGATAATGAAAGATAACATTCATCTTGTCCTTCTTCTTGTAATAATATTCCACTACAACATGTAGAAACTTCTGTATTTAATGTTTCCTTTGGTTGCTCTTTTGCATAATTACTCCAATTTAATAAGTTCCATGCTTCATCTTTATCAAATTCTTCTACTTCTAAATACCCTTTAGGGATAAACTTAAACTTCTCTCTTTTATTCATTGAGTTTTGTAAACTATTTGTAAATACCTTTACTTTTATCATTGTAATATCATCCTTTCTTCTTTTTTTAATCTCTTTATAATTATTTATCAGTTACAGATGTAGTAAATTTAAACGGGAAAGAAGACCTAAGGATTTCTCCTTAGGTCTTTTTTTAGTACAAGCTATTGTTTTTTTTTTGATATATTTGTTAGTTATCTCTACGGAATCTATATAAACTTGACATAGTCAAGATTGTTTTATTTATCTTCTATAACAACGTCATTCATAGATACTTCTTTAACGCTATTATCTTCTTTTGTATTTGATAATAGTATTGCTTGTGGTTCATCTGTAGCCTTTATTGGATTTAATGGTGCAACTTCTATTGTACCAGTTGATAGATAATTAGATTCTTTCTTTAAATCATCTAAATTCTTCTCTAATCTCTTAGCAATATAACCATCTAAATCATTTATAATAGTTGATGATTCATTCTTTATAGATTCTGACAATTGAGCTATAACATCATTCTTTACTGTTTCAGCTAACTTAGCTAGTTCTTCTTTTCTGTTTTCTGCAGTTAAATCAGCATTCTTTATCTTCTTAGCTGTATCGTTCATAGCTACTATATTTGTATTCAATACATTATCTATAGCATCTATTGCATATAATGCAGCATTTCTTTTATCTTCATCTTTAATTTGATTTGCTTTTAATATAAGATCTTTCTTTTTAGATTTTATATATGAAATAGCAAATCCAACTCCAATAGTTATTAAAGCGACAAGTAATGATTGTAATAATGGCATTAATGAATTATATATTACATCTTGTAACATTGTAAATCACTCCTCTTTAATTTATTTACAATAAAGTGTTAATATTATAACCCACAACTTGCATGTTATGATGCCATCAGGATTTAATTTATTCTCCTTTTGAATGAATTTAATAACTGAATCCATATCATTATCAAATAATGGATCACTCTTGTGTTTGAATGTAAATTGAGTTACATCTGCTCCTGTATCTGGATTATGATACTTCACTTTACTAAGCATATCTTTTAATAATAATACTATATCATTTGCATCACCTTTTTTAAGTTTACATCTTGATAAAGCATATATCATCTTAGCATCTGGTTCGTCATCTGTTACTTTTAGTATTCTATCCATATAATCTCTATAACCATATTGATTTAATAAGTCTCTTAGCTTTCCATAGTAAGTATTATTACTTATTTCATATCTAGGTATTTCTTCTGGATGAGCATAACTAGCTTTATCAAATGGACCATCTGCAAAATCTATTAATGCATATGCTATAGCTATACCATATTCTTCACAATTAAAATGACCTTCTACTTCTGGATTAGTAATATAGTCTCCTTCAATCATTATTGTTGGTACACCAGAATATTTCATTATAGCAAAGCTAGATTCGTTTATACCTTCGTAATTAGTCTCGTCTGTTTGTACTATAAAATTATATACGGATGAGACTACTCTTTGAGCCATATTCATTGTTACACTATCAGCTTTATCAAATATATAACAATTTACTCCTCTAAGACTACTATCATTATCACTTCCATTCATATGAATAGATACAAAGTAATCACATTTATAATTACTACATATAGAACATCTTTCAGCAGATGTTACTTGTACATCATGTTCTCTAGTAAGCACTACTTCCTGTCCATTGTCTTCTAGAGCTTTCTTGCATGCTAATGCTGCTTTTAAATTATAATCTGCTTCAGCATCTCCATTCTGACCAGAGAAACCTCTATCTAATCCACCATGTCCTGGATCTATACACCATTTTGCCATTTACATCTCCTCCTTAAATAAAATATAGAAAGGATCATAAGATCCTTTCTAGCCTTGATTGAATATATCTTTTTCTCCTATTAAGATAGACTCATTAGTATCTGAAGTCAATAATACATCATTATTACTATCTATTAGAGGTTCTATTATTAAGCAGAAGCTTAAATATGTTTCTATAGTATCTAATCTCTCTTTTATTTCTTTAGTATCTTTAATATAATTCTGCACTTGGAAAGATAGTTTATCATATCCAACAGTATTATCTATTAGATAACTTCCATCTATATCTCCAGTTACATCTGATACATTCTTAAATACAACAAAGTTGAATACTTGAGATACATCAGTACCATCCCAACCTGCTTCGTCTCCAGCATATACTATCTTCTTACTATCTGGTGATATAGTATAATCATCGCCTTCTTCTAAGTATATACTATTTAAGAATACCATTAATAAATCTGTATCCTTATTAAAAGTACTAATACCAATATCTACAGTAGTTGTAAACTCTGTTACATCCATTGTAGCTTTCTTTACATTGAAGTTTATTCTATTTTCTCCATTAGCAGATACAGCAACATGCCAATGTTCACCATCATATTGCTTGATTACATGCTCTGTTGTATCTATCCATATATCATCTTTTTCTTTTCTTATTGGTGGATAAGGACTGATAGTAAATCCTACACCATTTATAGATTGTGCATCTATACCATCTGTTTCACATATTATATCTACATAATGATATACTTGAATAATCTTATCTCCTCTCTTTATACCAGTAGATAAGTCATTAGAGAATATAAGTTGATTACCGTTTATATAATAATATGCTTCATTAGCTAATCTACCATTTACTAATATATGCAATGGATATTTAGCAAAGTCAAAGTTATTATATGGTGGATCTAGAGTAAATACTCTTTGTTTATCTTCTGTAACTGTAAAAGATGATGTATGAGTTTTTAATACAAATCTCTTACCATCTCTTACATAATCTTTCATTACATCTGATAACTTCTTTCCGTCATCAGTAAATACATTATTAGCTAATGTTCTTGGTGCATAATTAATACCATCTCTTACTATAGTAATAGGTACTAATTCTGAAGATAAAGTTAATAGATCTACTACTTCTAATATATCTACAGCTTGCCATAAAGCACTTTCTGATAAATATCTATATAGCTTATTGTCTTCTTTTACTAGATATAATTTATCAGATTGTATATATGTCAATGATGTTCTTTCTTTTTCTGTTTCTATTTTGACTATATCTAATACTAAACTTCTACCTTTAGCTGTGTCATAATAATAATCATATCTATCAGTTACATAAATTATATCTCCAACTACTATAGGTGTCATTCCTAATTCACTATATGTAATCTTCTTTAGCATCATTAATCACTCCTTTTCTTAATTATACTTAGATGTTTCAATATAATTGTCTTAGCATATTTCAGCTAAGACAATTAATTTTAACTAATCTTTATTATTTGTACTAATACTGGTGTGTCATCACTAAAGTTTATATTACCACTTAGAAATAAACTTCCTCCTGGACCTATAGAGAATACATCAGAATAAGTTCCTGCTATATTTATCTTTAGATTAGATGCTGGAGAATTATATATTCTTTGATTTATAATATACGTTGCATAACTTGTTACACCATTATATAAAATCTCTGCCTTACAAGTTATTAAATCTCCAGGTTTAATATATATATTAGGCACTATTACTTGTACTTGATAAGTGCCACCTAGTGGTGAATCAAATTTAATATATTTACCAAAAGTAGTTACATTCTTTGAATTCTTATAACTTTGTACTCCATATATCTTATTTGAAGTAAATCTGTATTTACATAATTCTATAATTTCTCCTCCACCTATTTGGCATGCTGTAGGTAGATTATTAGGATGATATACCTCGTTACCAGCTACATATAGTGATTTAGCACTTACATTTCCAGGAAATGAAGTATTACCATCAGCATCAATTAATTTAATCATTCTCTTAGATTGATTACTATCATATTCCATTTGACGTATATACATTCCTACATCACTTAGATTATTAGATGGGATAAGTGTTACATCTAAAGCATTTGATAGTTGATTACCTTCTATTTCGTATTTAGAGTTATTAGAAGTTCTTCCTAATAGTTTTTCTGCTATAGATACTTTGGTTACACCATCATCAGATGATATTACTCCTAACTTAGTCTTTAATTCATCTGATAATTTATTATAACTTACAGCATTAGGAGCTATCTTATCTTCTGTAATTGTTCCTTCTCCTATATTCTTACTTTCTAATTTAACTCCAGCATTTAAATCTATATATATATTGTAATAGAAAGTGAATAATATAGATTCACCTGGAGTTATATGATAATAATTATCATTGAATACAAGCATATCATCTTGTATAGTATATTTATTCTCAGATATAACTTGATTTCTAAGAACTACATTCAACTTATCTCTATAAAAATTGTATGGTTTTATTGGAAATGGTATTTCAAATTCCATTTGATTTTCTCTAGCAGCATAAGCATATCTATTCTCTACTTTTAATAAGGTCAATTGAGAAACTTCATCTTGAGCGGTAAAGTTAGGAGTGGTATATACTTGGCTTGCTAATGTGTTTACTGCCACTTGTTTATTACCAGTAGCAAAGTTTACTGGAACATATTCATCATTATCAAAAACAACTTGCATAATCATATCATTATCAGTTATTTTAAACCATGCTCCATTATATCTGTAAGGAGTATTAGTACTCTTTACATAATATATCTTATTCTTTAAAGGATTTAGTATAGCTTCTCTATCTTCATCAGTATTTAAGAAGAATACATCTCCTTGATCTATTTGTATTCTTGTCTCTAAATCTCTATCATAGAATACATCAAATGTATCAGTACAGAATACAAACTGACCACCAATAACATTGGTTATATCAAGATTATCTTTCACTATCTCAGTATAATAGAATATCATTAGATATCACCTCCATCTGTATCAATTATTAATGCAGTCTGCTTATCTATAGATGGATCTTTTAATTCATACTTATTCTCTAAGATATCATTTATTTGATCCTTATCATAATATTTATCAAGCATTTCTCTAGATGTCATATATGCTCCTTTGATTTCTTCTTTATTATAATACTTTTTAGAAGCATCTTCTTTAGTAAGGTATTTAGTATCGTTCTCTAATGATGTAGAATAATTATCTTTTAAATAATTTAAAGTAACTGCACCATTAGCATCTGTTGCACCGCCTGTAGTATTATTATAAGATCTTAATTCTCCCAACCAAGTTTCTCCTCCATCAAAAGTTCTAAATATATATAGATTTTGAGAGTCAGCCATTGGTTGAAATGCTGTATTAAAGTATACATTAGATGGGAATATCAATGTAGGTTGATATGCATAAGTTCTAGCCATCCAATATACTTCAGAGAATTCATCTAATATAGAAGGTAAGATAACTCTTACATTCTCATGTAGATTAGGAGTCTTTTGATTTCTAGCAGCTTGTAAATACACCTTTGCATTTAGAGGTTCTATCATTCTAATTTTAGTCTTTATACCATCATCAGGACTACCTTCGTCTGCTTGTTGTAATAGTTCATTAAGATTATCTGGTAGCTTGACCCATCTTACTACACCATTATGCTTTTGAGGTAAAGCTCCGTTCTCTGCTTGATCAAAGTTTCTTATTTGAACTCTTTTGAATTTAGCTTCTATAGACATATCATCTATTCTATCTTGTTTTACGATATATTTAGCTTCTTCTCCAGTTTCTTTAAGTTGTAATGTTTCATTTAGGAATTTAACTATAGTTTCAGTAAGAGTATACTTAATACCATCTATAGTTACGTATATATTATCTGAATTGAATTTTTCAACAGCTTCTCTAATTGATTGTGTTACATCAAATAATTCTCCGTCCATTTTCTTTATATAGATATTACCATTAGCTCTATCTACTAATAATTCATTTGGGACTGCTTTATATGATTGCTTCAAATCTAAAGGAACTATCGGTATTCTAGAAAATTTTCCATTCATTATTATTCCTCCTTATTATAAAATTTTATTAATATGTTGAAGTAGACTAGCATAATGCTAGTCTACATGCTTATCTGAATTAAGTGTAGTAAATAGATTATTACCATCTACATCTTTATCCCATTCTGCTTCTTCATAATCATATACAAATACGTCTCCTTGATTAATAAAAGGTCTAGAATAGTAATCAAGAATTAATTTATCTATTATATCTTGTTTATCTATTGTTCTTCCATCATATATATCAGAATCTGTATCGCTATATACATTATCACTAGCAGATCTTGCTTCTACATTCTTAAGAATATTATCATCTATCTTAGATAACAATGTTTGGAATAATGGTTTTAATATCTCATTATCTCTAGCATGTTTCATTATAGATATATTCTTCTTAGATGTAGTATTAGTAGTTATCTTTATAATATTACTTCCTATATTAGTATACTCTTCTGGTAATAACTTCTTACCATTGATAAATACAAAGTATAAATTAGGATCGAAGTTATAAGCTAATTTAGTCTTATCCATATAGATTAATCCATTTTCACTAATCTCTGGAGTTACATTTACTTCTTCTAATCCACCAGGCATATAGAATACATCTAATGAATCTCCCTTATGTAATTCTAATGATAAATATATTGATATAGAATCAAAAGGTCTAGACTTAGATATTACTGTAACGAATATCTTATCATTATCTATCTTCTTTTCATTTAAGAATACCATATACTTATCTTGATTATTACAATAAGCAAAATCACTAGGTAATAATACATCTGTTGTATCTTCTTCTATATTAAAATGATAATATCTAAATTGATTATCTGATGCTAAATATAATTCTTTATCATAGTAATATGGTTCTACTGGATACATTTTAACTTTGCCATTATCTAATTTCTCTACATGTAATTCTAATTCATATTGTATTTGTGGTGTCTTTTGTATATCAAAATCTGGTTGATATGGTGTAGGACAGAATAGTTTTATATGATCTAAATCTAAATCAGGATTTATTATATATTCATCTGTCTCTGAAGTAGAATCAAATGTTATAGGAGTTATAGTATTATCTACATTTCTTAAATATAATATCTCAAATTTATCTGTAGGTTTAATATCATCTCTAAGATAGAATTTAAAGTAACTAGCATGATATGTTATACTATAGTATTCTTTATATAAATATCCATTAAGATATATCATAATATAACAATCCTTGTAATCTCCATAATTTCTAGATAATGTTACATATCTACTAGGAGACATTAATTGCATTAACCTGGCTCCAGTATATTCTCTAGATATTATATTAGATGCATTAGAATATATACTATTCATAAATTTAGGATTATAAGACATTATATAATTTAAAGAGTCTGTTATATTCTCTTCGTATGTCTTATTCTTATCAAAAGTATAATCAAATTGTTCTTTACATACTTTTTCTAAATATTCTTCTGTCTCTCCTTTTAATAATATCTTTCTTACATATTCGCTATCATATATCTCTGTAGAATTATTGTATATTCTATCATTATAATCTGCATAATAGAATATCTTACATACTAGATTATCTCCATTGAATGTATTATTATCTATCTTTAATACATTCATTCCTAGTAATTCTATATCTGCTTCTGTATATAACTTACCATTCTTGAATACAATACAATTAGATTCTGTTATAGAATAATTAGTATTTAATGTACATTGTGTATTAGCATTTTCTACTAGAGATAAGTCTTCGTGAAATAATGGATGATATTTATTTCCTCTAGAAATACAAGTATAAGTACTACCTGTATTATCTGGTAATACAGATAATCCATTAGAATCAAAAGCAAATAGATTTTGATCTGGTATAGAAGTTAGTCCTTCTTTATATACAATATCATCATGTAATAGTATTGATTGTAATTTAGGATTAACTATTTGCATAAACTCTGGATGATTTATTACTAAGATATATCCGTATTTACAATCGTTTATAATCATCATATCTGACCATTTTATGAATGTATCTTCTATAAATAATAAGAATGGTTTAATCTCTTTATTGCTTACCATATTCTCCATAGAATCAGCATATACATGTCTTGTCTTCTTTAAATTATAAGGTAAATTATGGACAACAAAAAGCATATCATTCTTATGCAAGTCTATTTGTTTTCCGTTTATAGTAATAGTAGGTGATGGTTGATCATCTGAATATATTGAATGATAAAAACCGTGTGTTTTAAATGAGTACCTTCTTTCATTTATTAGAGAATATAAAGCAGGTGACTTAGCCACCTGTGTATTAGAGACAACTGTTTTTGTTCGTTGTCTTAGATTATCTACTCTATTGTAAACTATATTACTCATATTATACAGACTCCTGACCTACTTTAAGAATACATAAAGTAAATGGTATTATATGTCTTCCTAATATCTTTTCTATAGTCTTTTGATTATTTAGATAACAACCTACATAAGCATTTGTTATCATTGCTGAGAAAGAAGGGTACATTTCCAATGCAAATTGAGTTCCTGTTCCGAATAGATATAACCATTTCTCTAAGAATGTATCTATAGTTAATTTACCTATTCTTAATGAATCAGATAGTGTTTCTATAAAATATTTTATATTAACAAAACTAGTTTTATCTAGTTTAAGATCTATTACATCTGCTTCTCTTGGTTGAATACCTGCTATATTTCTACATGAAGTTTTAATAGAATCTGTAGGTTCTTTCTTTAATATATTTACCATGTAATACATTGAAGAAAGATATAAGCATTTAGCTCTTACTGCTGGTGTAGTAGATATCTTATATAGATAATCTATTACATGAGTAAATAAAGTAGCAAAACAATATGCTCCTTCATTGATTATTTCATTTCTCATTATTAATCTCTTTGGATCCATATAATATATCATAGTATTCATAGCATCTACTAAATAAGCTATTAATATATCTATACTATTACATCTGTATCCACCTTCGACCTTTTTAATGATATCTGATACATCTATAAATACTTTATATTTTCCATCATTCATCTTAGGATCTTTACAACAGAACACTTTAAATGCTCTTGGCATTGGCATGCTTCTAGACAATAATATTACATTCTTAGAATCTAATACTTTGACTAATGAATTACTTATCTGTCTTTTCTTAATATCATATCTTATATCTTCAAATGTAGGATCTTGTTTATTTATCTCTTCTCCATGCATTACAAAGTCAAAGATATTTTTCTCATACTGGTTTGATTTATTATATAAATATGTGCTAGAGTAATTTTTACTTACTGACTTTTGTTCCATATTATATATACCTCCTTTAATTAAATTATTATAGATATGTTGACTTTATAAATATACAACCAGGCTAACAAATACGTAAAAGGAGGTGTTACAATGATAATAAGTTTACTAAAAGAATTAGAAACAGAAAATATAATAGAAGAAGATAAGTACCAGTATAACGGAGTAAACGTACCAAGAGTAAATACTATATTAAGCTCTATGTTACATGAAGAGTCTTTAATGAATTGGTCTAATTATCTAGGATTGTGTAAAAGAACTAGATATTCATCTTATATGGAGACAGCTGCTAATGTAGGAACAGATGCTCATAATTTTATAGAAGAATATATAAAGACTAATAAGAGTTACTTTGAAAGGAAAGATAATCTAAATAGAGATATGCAAAAAGTAAAACATTGTGTAGAATCATTTATACTGTGGTATAATAAAATAAGAGAAAATAATCAAATAGAAATTATAGGAATGGAAAATGCCTTAGTATGTCCATGGTTCGGTGGCACATATGATTTACTTATCAAAATAAATGGACAAGTGTATCTTACAGATTTTAAGACTTCAAATCATGTAGGATATAGATACTTTCTTCAATTATCAGCATATAGATATATGCTAGAGAACTATTATAATATTCATATAGATGGAGCTATAATACTTCAAGTGGATAAATTTGAAGATGCATTTGAAGAATATACATTAACTTTTAATGACTCAAATCATTTGAATTTTATTAATGATTGCGAACAATGTTTCTTATCATTAGTATATGCATATTATAATAGACTAAAAGTAGAAAATGAATTTGATATTATATTTAAAGGATGATGAACAGATGAGAATATTCAATTGGTTAAAAAGTAGAAAATGTAATCATGACTATGTAATTAAGAATATATATACAATACATACAGAAAGAACTGGAAGCAAAATAATATGTATATATAAATGCAATAAATGTGGAAAAATAATAAAAGTAGATTAGGATGGTGATAATATTATGATGCTTTATACACAACTTTTAGTGGACAAGTATTTTTTACAAAAAAAGTATAAAGGATGGAAACTAAAGAAGGAAATAACTAGATACAAAAGCAAATTAGAAAGTATAATATACAAAGCTATAGAAGATAAAGACTTCATAATAAAATTTGATGAATTATATGAGCTTTACATTCTTATAAAGGATTATAATTATGAAGATTCTAATACACACATAATAGAAAACACCAATTCTAATATATTATCATTTGCTTTAGAGATAAAGGATATAATACATATAAGAATAGATTTAGATCCTATAAAGAAAGACTTTAGAATAAGATGTAAAGAGATTCAAATATACTATTCTATAGATTATGTATTCCATATCAATGTAAAATATAATGATTATAATGAAGATTCTAAAGAGAAAGATAAGCAATTAATGCAATATATTAATAATCTGCTTTATTCAGCTTATCTTAGATTTCTTAACATAGCATTGGACTCAGATAGTCCATTAAAACATGGTATAGAAATAGGATGTGAGGAAATCGATGAACCATATATTGATACAGAAGAATTTGATAAATACTGATTATGAAGGTCTTACTAGAAAGATATACTTAATATCAGATTGGTTTGCTAATACTAAACATTATCTAAAAGATTTATGTGATAATTGTATGGATTATAATAATCTAATAGATTTGATGTCTACAAGTAAGCTTTTATCTAAGTCATATTTAGATAAGATAGGATTAGAAGTATCTGATAAAAATATTAAGATAATAAATATACCAGATTATGAAAGTATTAGTATAGTTCTATATGAAGATGGATTCAGAGGAGAAGTATATTTAAATATATCTAAGAATGAAAGTTTTGATTATGACTTATCATCATTTAAAGATATAGATGAGAATGATACTACAAAGCAAGCAATATTGCAACATGTAATAAATATCTATAAGAAGATATATACAAAATACTTTATGAGCTAGGGATATCCCTAGCTCTTTTTATCCCTAACATCTTGGTAATTTATATGAAAGGGGGTGCTTTAAGTGGAAAAATTAAAAAATAAAAAACTTATAGCAAATGTATTATCTTGTTGCACTATAATTATAATCATATGTATTCTTATCAATGCATATATTCAGTATTGTAATTATCATGTCATGGAGGTTAAATACCAAAATGCACTGCAAACAACAACTCATGAGAAGGATAATGTAATAAAGACTATATTAAAAGAGAATAGAAATAAAGCTGATCTGTATCTAAATGAAATATCTAATGATATTCAAGATAAGATGCTTAAAGAATATAAAGACAATTTAGATGAATTAAAGTTTGATATTCAACATCCTAGTGAAGACTCTAAATTGAGTAGTATATTAGATGACGAATTATCTAGTGTCTTTATAAATAAAGATTCTTGTTCTAATAAGCCTTTTGTCACATCTAGTAGATTTATCATCTGGAATAAGACAGCTACTTATGTGCAAGATGATAGTAATTCTTCTTCAATACCTATTACTGATTTTAATAAAACAACTCATAATAAACATCTTTCTCAATTAGCAATAGACAGTATATTAAACAAGGATAATAATTCAGAATTGATATTTTGGGAAGGGAAAGAGCCATTAGTAGAGCATGATGTAATAAGCGATATGGATATAGATCAATTATTGCAACAGTGCAATAAACATGGTCTTGATGTTCTTAAATCATACGAATTATTAGTACCTATTTATATAACTAATAATGGTGACGTGTTTGGGAATGAAGATGTAAATTCTCTAGGAGTTAAAAACAACAACTACAAAATAATAATTGTACAAAGAATAAATATGTATGACACAATACAACCTTATCTATCAGATTTAACTTTTTCTGAAGATAAGATAACAGAAGCTACAAATGATATATTAATATTGGGTAAAACCAAAGTAGGTTATATATCAATATCTATTGTAATATCCTTTGGTGTCTTTATAGTATCAGGATATATACAAAATAAATTGAATAAGTCAGAAGAAATATGAATTTGAAATGGGTGTGATATAGATGATAGAACAATTAATAAACGACCAAACACTTGTTTCACAATTATTAGATTTTTTATTTATAACTTTATTTTGCTTTGCTGGTGCTTTAGCCAAAGATACTTATGATACTCTAACAGGTATAAATCCTAAAGTAAAAATAAGTAGAATATTGTTATCAACTGTAGTATCATCTATACTCGTATTTTCCTTAAGCGACTTTATAATAGAACATTTTACTTGGAAAATAATAATACTACCGTGTTTTGTGTGCGGTATGATAGGTTTTGAGATGATGGGTAAAATGACTAAAGCTATATTCTGGTTTAATCTACTGCCAGAGAAGTATAAGTCATTTGAGAAATTTCTAGAGGAACAAAAAAGTAACGACACAAAAGATGAAGATGATGAGTAAGCTATATAGCTTACTCATCTATTTTGTCTCTCTATGTTTAAAATAATACTTGTACGATAACTATCTAATGGAAGGAGGGATAAATATGAGTTCAAATAATATTACATGGGAAGGCGTAATGTGCTTTTTTATTGGCGTTGTTATAGGGTATATACTATTGGTTATAGTTAAGCTAATAGTAAATAAAATTGCTGGTAAAGAAATATTATAAAGGAGATAATACATATGAATATTATAGTTAGTTTTATACTAGGATTCATTACTTCTAGTATAATATCATTGCAAATACTAAGTATATCAGAGAAGAAAAAACATAAATTAAAGTTTAATAATGAGCAAGAGGCTGGTGAATATATCTATAAGCATTATGGAGATATGCTAGCAAATAGTGCTAAAGATTATTATAATGATTTTTATAATACGCATACACGAACAAAAGAAGAATGGATAAATGAAATAAGTGGTCATTTGTATAATGTATTACTACATAAATTTAATGAAAGTAATATAGAATTTACTGAAAAAGAGTTAAACTATCTTACAGATGATATTTTGAATTATATATTCTCTAAAATAATTATAGATAATTGTAAAGGCATTGATAATGAAAATGAAGATATCGTTATTAAGAAAAAAACTAATAACGCAATACCTAAGTCTAATAGTAATAGTGTAGATATATCAAGTGTTTTAAATGACTTTTACAAAGATTAAAAGAGATAAGGATATTTCCTTATCTCTATATTTTTGCTTTTTTCTCTAATCTATCTTTCTTCATATCTTCCATTTGTATTATTTGATCATTTACATATCCTAGATTTACATATACTGCTATAGCTGTTTTCATGCTTTTTGGTTTGACCTTAGTGAATAGAGTAAGGGTATCCCAATTAATTGCAGAATCTATATAATGACCATCGTTATATAGCTTAAATTCAATGAAGTTAGAAGGTGATAAATACATAGATTTATTATAATTTATTACCTTTTCTACATCACTACCACTTATTAATTCTTCAAATTCTATCTTTAATGGTTTATCTAATTCATCCTCTACCCATTCTGTAGTAAGTATCTTATTCCAACCTTTATTATTTACATCTGGTATTCTTGGAATCTTGATACTATTCAATCCTATGAAGTTTGATTCTTTATCAGACTCTATAGTTCTTATATTATCATGCTTCCTAGTAGAATAATATTGCATTACTTGTATAGAAGGCATTAATAATTCTACATTTAAACTTAATACAAAGTTACTATAGGTCATTCCTTCTCTTTCACCACTATCAGCAGATATAGATGATGGACACTCTATTCTCATATATTGATCTCTTAGCTTCATAAAGAATTCATAGTTTCCTGTAATAGCTCTATACTTAAACATTATAGGAAAATAAGAATGAGAGTTTATATATCTAATAAAACAACCTATATTTACTATCTTATTATTCTCAACTCTGAATCCAGCATCTTTTGCTATCTGTATCATTAAAGAATATGGTATATGATAATCTATATCTATTCTTTCATTTTGAGATATACCTACTTTAAATGCTATCTGCATGTACTTATATAAGTCTAATTGTTCTGCTTTACTATTTACTCTTACTTTAATTTCAAAGTTTATCTTTAATGCCTCCATTCTCATACCAAGGAATAAGTTTCTTTGAAAATCTCTAAAGAAAGAAGACTCTAAATAACTTCTTCTATATAAAGAATCTAATCCATTCTCATATAAGTCTAACTTCTCTCTATCATATTCTAATTCTATTTCTGGTACTATAGCTACATTAGGTTTCTCTAACTTTAACTTTTCGTTTATAGAGAACTTTTTAAAGTCTTGTGCTATATGCTTTCCATCTATATATACAGACTTAAAGTAATTAGTATTATTATCATTAAACTTATGTAAGAACCAATCTCTTATATATTCTATTCCTATAGAATAAGAATGAGCTAATGAAGGTATAGCTGCACTTCTATACATATCACCTAAAAAATCTATTCTATCATTATCATTATGAAATATATTTATAGGGCTAACTTCTCTCATTACCATGATATATCATCCTCCTTTTATAATATAATGTTTACCTAAAACAAAAAATAAAGAGTAAGCATGTGCTTACTCTTCTTCATTGTATTCTACTCCGTCTATATAATCTCCATAAGAATTTATTAAGTCTTCTTGTAATTGTTCATAGCAATCATGACATAAAATATTTTTTACTTCTCCTAAAGTCATAAGACACTTAGAATCTCCTATAGATATTTTTCCATCACATTCTGTACAATTACATCCTTCTTCTTCTAGTCTAAATCTTATCTTCATAGCTTATTTACCCCTCTCATAATAACTCTCTTAATATTCTATTCTACTAATTCGAATCTATATTGCTGTTTAGCATCTGGATACTTACTTCTATCTACTTCACTAAGAAACATATCTATCGGTCTCAAGTAACATAGATTTTCTCCATATTCTGCTTGATATAATACTAGATCTTCTTCATTATCATTATTCTTATTTATAGTAAATAAGAATCTATCAGAAGTTGAATTAGATACATCTGTCCATATAGTAAGCATTTCATCTGTTTCTGTATGAATTGCATTACCATATAATTCTATTTCACTGCTAGATGTATATGGTGTTACTTCATTATATTGATGAACTATACCAAGATATTTATACATCTTACCTTTAAAGTGTTTAAATTCACGCCCAGTTAATGATTTCAAGTATTCGTCATTTCTATTCATGTTTTCACCTCCTTGTTTTATTAATCTGTTATTATAGTCAAAAAATAAAGAACTACTTTAAAGTAGTTCTTTATTATGCTTATTTTACTTTAATACCGTATTCTGTTTCTATATAGTCTGTTACTTTATTAATTATGCTTTCGTATATATTAGCTTCTTTAATTTCTCTTAATAAAGATTCTTTATCATATGTGGATACTATTGTATCACTAGCATATAAATCATTATGATTATCATAAATCTTCACAGCATAAGATATAGAATGATCCATATTAGGAATTGATGGATTTAATAATAAATATATATTAGCTTCTATAAGTCTTATATTATCTTTAAATTTAAACCTCCTATTTCTAATAAGTTCATCATTTATTTTACTACCTATAATATCATCATTTATTTCCCTCATTACTGTCTTCCTTTTCCACACTAAATAGATTCTCTATATCTTCATCTGATATATTATCTATCTTGCTAGCTATTTCTTTAATGAATTCCATATTAGTTTCATCTTCAGGAATTATATCTTCTAGCTTATCTCCATCCACATATTTAAAATCTCTATATAAAGTTTCTTCATCTATATAAAACCCAGACATACCAGCTGGATATATTACTTCGTCTCCATGTATTAATGGTACTCTAATTAGATATCCCATCTTCATTGTTTCTATATTTATTATATTTTCTATACAATGAAATACTGCATCTCCATAACAGTCCTTTATAGATTTATTCTCTCCTACATATTTCATATCTCTTGGTTTTGTATTACACATATTATTCCTCCACTTTATTTTTTATTATATTTAAAAGATAAAAGAGATAGCTAATGCTATCTCTCCTTTATTACTCTAGTGTCTTAGCCAATCTTATTCTATTCAATTGATCTTGACTATAATTCTTTCTAGATAATTGTAATATACCATTTAGATTTATTATTAAATCTTTCTTATGATTTACTAAATTATTGAATGTACCATCATTCTTAGATATATACATTGCATTTCTTGGATTTAATACTCTATTAGCAGCTTCAAAGTAATTCTTATTATGGATATATAAGATATTAAGAGTATCTCCATCAAAATCTGCAGCTAATAATGGTAATACCTGTAATGGCATACTCATTGTATAATTATCATTTATTCCTACACAGAACATCTGTAAAATAGAACCGTAGTTTATTGTAGGATTTCTATTAATCAATAATGGAATACCACGTTTATGTCCTACCATTTCTCTTCTCTTACTTTCTTTCAATGCATTATATTCCATGTCAGAATATACAATAGATCCATCTTTCTCTTCTTCAGCAAGAGCTTTTAAGAATGTCTTTCTATTAGGATTATCTTTCTCTACTAGAGCTTTTACTATACTATATACTAATCCATGTTCGCTAGGATTATTCTTAGCATTAGTCCATTCTTTTAATGCATTTATATAATTGTATTGATGTAATCTCTGTAACAGATTTACTATCTGTAATTGTAATAATTCTAATAATGCAGGATATGGTAATTTTACTTCATCTATTCTTAAAGAAGGATCTGGAACTATAACTGATCTAGAAGCGAAGTTATATCTACCTCCAAATACTGTTCTGAAATATCCTTTCTTCTTAGATATAGATTCTAATACATGCTCATATATCTTCATATACTTCATTTGAATATCATATAATAATTGATCTTTAGGTTTTGATTGTCTAGCCATTTTAAGATTATCATCATTGATATCTTCTTGAAGTTTAGCCATCATATTATATAAACCATTACTATCTTCATATTCGAATTTAGAAGCATCTGGTTTAAATGGTCTTAAATGTATTGTATATACTGGTATAGAATGTGTAAAGAAAGTATCTTCCATATTTCTTAATAATTCATATGTCTCTTCCTTCTTAGGATTCTTATTATAATAATAATTCAACACATCTTGATATCTTTCTTTTAATCCCATTATACCTATACCATAGAATGGTTGCTCTGCTAATTTATCTGATATATCTATCAGATGTCCATCTTCATCTTTAGTATTAATAGGCTTTATTATATTCTCCAGATAGCTAGATTTATTATCTTTTCTTTCTTTACCTAAAAGATTATCTAGCATAGCATATAATATTGGATGGATTACATAATAATCTCTAAGTACTATCCATCCAAAGTACTCAAAATCATCATCAACAAATTTTACTTTAGTACCACAGTTTTTACATGTAATACCATCATTAAGTCTTCCCATTGTTGCACCACAATCACACTTATATCTATCTGGGTGGGCATTCATATCTGTTAATGTTTGTCCAAATCTTGTAGAGAATATACTATTAGGATCTTTAAGATTCTTCTTTAAAGAACTTTGTTGTTTCTTTATTACGAATCCTTTACCAGATAATAAACATTCTTCTCTAGTTTGATCTAGATTTATTATTTTTAGTTTAGACATATACTCATACTCATCAGAATATGGGTACGATAGTTTAGTTTTAATATTAGGTAATATTTGCTTTTCTTCTTCCAATTTGTTTTTCACATCCTTATATTTATAGTACAATAGTATAATATATAATTATAGCTACTATTATTCATTAGTTCAGGATCATATAAAAATATAAAGAAGACTATATAGTCTTCTTTATATTAAACCTTATTATCTATTTTATTTGAAGTATGATACTCATTATATACCTCCTTAAATGAAAAAAAAGAAATGCAAGTGTTGTCTCGCATTTCTTATTTTTATAATAAGTCCTAAACTGTCTATGAATAAGACATATTATCTCTATTCTTCTTCTGTCTTGTTGGCTTCTATAATGTAATTGTATAGGTCTTCATTTGTAAATTTATTATCAGCAACATTATAGTCACTCATTAATTCACAAACATCCATAAAGTCATTATCACTATCCATTACCTTTTCTAATTTACCATGTAAATTTAAGTCTGGATTCTTTGCATCAATAGCTTCTGCTATTTCTAAACTGTCTTCTACAATACTAGTGTAGTTCTCCTTAAAAGTATCAATTCTTTCTTGTGTTAATTCTTTCTTTTCATCTGCCATATTAACAGACCTCCCTTAATATTATTTGATATATTAATATTATATCATTATTATAATATATAATTATAATATGTATTAGCTAAAGAATAATTCAGGTATATTTATAAATCTGAGTTCTACATTAATATCATCTATATAACTTTTTTCAACATTATCATCATATGATATGCATAATAGATTATACTTACCTTCTTTATCTTTAGTATAGAAAGATACACAATTACATCCATCTGGCATAGGATTTGTAGCTATAATTAATCTATCATTATCCCTATCTTTGCTAATATAATACGAATGCATATACTCATCTGTAATATATATAACTGTCCCTCTTTCTCTAAACTCTACTTTCTTATGATCTACAAGATTACTTTTACCGAATCTATAATATATAGCTCTCAAATCTCTTAAATTAATATTCCTCATTATAATCACATCCTTTCAACTATAGGTTTACTATAAAATAAAAAAATAAAGAATTAGCTATATAGCTAATTCTTATTGTAATATGCCTTCTTCATTTAATGCTTCTCTAAACCATCTTAGAGAACCAGCAATACCTATACCAGTATTAAATGAATATATCATATTTAATAATGGTCTTTTATCTGATAACTTCAATCCTTTCTTTAGTTTCCATTCAGGATGTAAGCTATCTAATATATATGTGCATATTGTTATTGATGTCTTTGTTTTCTCATCTTCACTACCAAGCATTTCAGAATACTTAGTCATTTGATTTATTCTTACCTCTAATAATTTTAATGTACTTTTAACACTTTCATTCATAATATAATCTCCCCTCAATTATCTATATTCAATATTATAATATACAATTATAATATGTATTAAAGAGATTATATAATCATTAGAAATTATAATTACATGATATATTAGTATATGTTTTATGGTTCTTAATTCCGCCTACAAATTTTCTTGCTTTATTGTAATTATCAGAAATGTCTAGCATATCACATATATCTTTTATTCTATATCCCTGTTCTAGTAATTCACACACTTTAATTATATGCTCAGTATGATTTTCACATTGTCTAGATTTTACATTAGAAAAATCATATTGAGAAGATATATTAACTCTTCTTCTACCAGCTATTATATTACATAATGTACTAATGTTACCTGGTGTATTTTCCAAACCAGCAGCAGTTAAAGCTTCACTTTTAGATTTACCTATAGATATACATCTACACATTGTATGCACTTGTTCGTCTGTTATTCTTTTAGCACCATATATTTTACTATTATCTCTAGATAAATCAAACCATATATGATGTCTTTCTCTAGCATTATTTACATTAGCATGATGTATATTTTCTTCATTAGTAACCCATTCTAAATTTCCATAATAATTAAATGTCTTTTGCAGATTCTTATGATTGACAAAATCCCTTCCATTTACTATATCTTCATGCGTTCTAGGTATAAATGCCATAGCAACAAGCCTATGCACTCTAAATTGTTTATCTGTTCCATCATTTAATTTTAGTTGTACATCATAATAATTTGTATTACTCTTTACAGGTTTTCTTTCTTTCATAGTTACAATATTAAATACTCTTCCATAAGAACTTATATAATACGTATCATCTGCTATATTATAAAAGTCTATTAAGTAAAATACCTCTGGATCATATCCCGCACCATAGTGTAATACATTACCTCCTGGTATAGGATTCTCAAAAATATAATTATTTTGATTAATATTATAGTATATATCCATTTTATTAATACCTCCTTAATGATATGTAATTAGACTCGTAAAAAAATAATTTTACGAGTCATTAAGTGGTATTAAAGAAGCCCTATTATATATAGCGTGAAAAGTGTTTATTTTAAAAAATTCTTATCATAACTATTCGATTCCGAATGCCTCTGAGACGTCTATTTCATGAAACTTAATAGTTGAATCGTGGAACGAACTCATTGACATATTCTTTAATGTAGATGCTAATGTTGGTGTAGCCATACCTATATTCATAATACCTAATTTATAGAATAAGTTACCTGCACACTTATTACATATACCTGTTTTAGATTTACACATACTAGCAAATCTAAACTTTACTGTCTTATTTACATACTTATTTCTATTCTTACTATTTAATTCTATTAAGTTCTTTCCTTCTATTATATAAGAATACATATAGTCATCTATATTATCATCTGTTAAATTTACTGTAATATATTTATCAGTGCCACAATCTGATCCTTCTTTATCCAATACTATATGCTGGAATGCTGATTTAAATAATTTTTCCCAATATCCTCCATCTTTTGTTTTTACTGCTCTAGAATATGGTCCTTCTGTAAGAGAGTTAGCATATACGCTATAGTCTTCTTTTTTTATACCTTCCATGTAATTAGATGTAGCTATATTATATCCTTTATTAGGATCTGGATCTTTAGTGGCTCCTTTCATTACATACATATTCTTATAGTTGTTGTCAAATGAACCTATACTGTTATAGTAATCCATAGATTCATCATCTTGTAATATTTCTCTAGCAGCTTTTAATAATTCACGATCTATTTTATCTGCTACATAAGCATCCTTATTCTTTATACCTTCAGCATTCTCTTTTAATAACTTTTTCTTTAATGCTGCTATCTTCTCATTACTTTCACACATTACAGATGTCATATGTCCTGCTAATATTGATACATATGGCATTATCTTTTGTGTTTTCATAAGATATCTTTTTAATTGTTCTAGAGATATATCTTCTTCTAATAATGCATAAGATAACTTCTTATTCATCTTACCGAACTCTTTCTTTGTTATTGGTTTATTTACATATCCAAATATATCTAATAAGTCTCTTTCTATAAAATACTTATTGTATATCCATCTACCTACAGTAGTTCTAAATTCATTCTTATTCTTTTTCTTATCATTACCATAGTATCCTTTTGGTATAGTAATAGTATCATAAGGTCTAAATCTAGATTTACCATTGAATTCTCCAAATTGCTCCATTATAAATGATAATGTAACATCTTCTTCTTTTACGTTTAAAAGAAACTCTACATCCTCTTTATTTATTATATGCTTAGATATTCTCTTGGTCATTATAAATCCCTCCTAGATAAATAAATTAAGAGAGACTCTATTAAAAGTCTCTCTTATGTATTAATAATATATATGATATATAATATCTAATCCTTTTGATGTATCTATTAAAGATTCATTAGGGAAATTTAGTTTAGTTAGTGGTCTTATATCATGATAATAAGTAAAGCCATCACCGTCTACACTAGACCATCCTGTAAGAAGAGATATTGTATTTACTCTTGCACTATTTATACCAGTAGTAGCTAAAAAGAAATCTCTACAATCTTCTTTAGTAATCTTTAATGATATTTCAACAAAAGATTCTACTTCATCCAATCTAGCATCTGTATAGACATTTTCATCTATTGGAGTACCATCTGAATATTGTTGTTTAAATACTGGGTCTGATTCAAATTTCTTAAAGTAATATGCTATTCTACTATTAGTAGCAACTCTACCAAAGTATTTACTTCTCATAGCAGTATTTAAATCATCTGTTGGTTGTTGATATCTAAATGGAATTAAGTTTTCTGGTGCTATCCATTTAGTATAATTTACATCATATACTTGGCTGTTTTCTTGCCCACATCCATCTGTTCCTATAGCAAATAAGCATACTATTTCATCTTTTCTTATGCCAGGTTCAGTGTATGGTTCTGCTGTTGGAGTATATATACCTAATTTAGTATTATATGTAGGTGTCCATATATTAGGTTTAATATTGAAATGCTTAGCAGCGGTAAATGCTGATCCTGATACTATTACTTTATTATGTAATCTATGTAATAGTATATCTGTTCCTTCTACATATATTAATATTTCTGTATCATGAATTATATCTTGAGTCTTATTTCTTTCATGTAAATTTAAAATCTTATCACTCATTGTTCTTCCTCCTATTTATTTAGATTACTATAATGTTTTACTATTCATTTATAACAGTTATAGATATATTATCATCTATACATATACTACTCTTAAATTCGTGTATACTATTAAGAGTAATATCTTCTTTATGATATATATATTGTTTCATGTATAGATCTTTTATATAACTAGCATAGATATAAGCTTTATCTTTCATTGGTATATTTTCATTATAAGTAAGCTTTGATATCATGCTATCAGCTTTGTCTAATATTTCTACTGTAGATTGTTTAGTAAGATAAGTATATAAAGATACTTCATCTATCATCTTTATAAGATTATCTAATTTATCATCAAATAGATATATAGTATTTATACTAAGGAAATCTACTTTGAATGACTTAAAGAAGTTTATTACTTTCTTCATATACTCTTTAATATACTCTACAGATATTCCAGGTAGATTATTAAATAAATATTTAAAGTTCAAGTCTTCTAACTGTAATTCTATTTGATATACTACTGCATCTATTATCTTTATAATTTGCTCTTTCTTAGTATTAGCATCATCTATATCTTCTAAAGATAGTAATACTTCGTATAGTATACTATCTCTATCTTTTAAGAATTCTGTAAATGACTTATATAGAGTACCATCTGGTTTTCTATAGTAGTTTAATGTAAGCTCTGTTAAGAATAATGTATCATATATCTTTTTATATATCTCGTATATATTCTTATTATCAGCATTCTCTAATTGTTTTCTTACATGATTATATATCTTAGTATTATTAGCAAATACTTCTACTAATTGATTAAATGTAAGAACCGATTTATCTGGTATTTGAAATTTATCTATACCTAGTTCTTCAGCAGAGAATCCTTTCTCTGCTATATAATTACCCAATGCAGTTAAGTCTGCTTTAAAATTAAATCCTCTTACATATAGAGTCTTAATTATATAATTCTTACCTGCTATCCTTTCTTTCTCTTTATCTAGATCCATTATATAATCCCCAGAATCATCGCCATATTCCATATTAGAAAGCATATCATTGGTTTCTAAATACTCGTAAGCTAATGCAAATAAGAAGTTAAATAAATCAGTTAACCTAAATTTTGAATAACTATTGATAAGAGGTACTGGTAACATCAAATCTTCTTCTTTTATCTCATCATCAAATAGCATATTAACAAAATAAGCCTGTTCAAATGTAAGATTATCTAGACTGTATATAGTATCTACAGATAGATATTTACTATTTAATATATTGAATTCATGTTTCAATATAGTATCTTTTACTGTCTTAGGATCTACATCTCCATTCCAATATTTATCTTCAGCAGCAACTTGATCATAATCTAGATAATTACTTTGGTTACTTAGATAATTATCTGCTATATCATCTATAGGAACTTTTAAAAACTTTAGACTATATTCTTTATCTAAGTCTTCTACTGTTTCCCATTTATTATCATTGAAATCATACTGTTCTTTAGTAGCTGAGATATATCTACCATTACTATCTACATTTCTTATCTTTAATATATAATACTTAAACACTTCTATATTATCAAACCCAAATAGAGAGCATATATCTACTATATTTCTAGTAGTAGACTTATACTTTATAAGTCTATTTAAATTTCTTACTAGAGCTAATTGATATCTTAATGGTATTTCTGGAAAATACTCTACTCCACTATTAACCATTATAACTTTAACCATTCTTACATCAAATACTTCTCTCTTTATAATCATATCTGGTATTTCATCTATCATATCTATTATAGTATTTATCAATATGAAAGCTCTTATAAAGTTATCATAGTATCTAGATTCTAATTTAAATGCATTAGAATACACTGTCTTCATAATAAAAGCTTTATTCAATACATACTTTTCTTTGAATCTATTAAGAACTACATCTGGTATACCACTATCTATATATAATAAATCAGCATCATCTGCTTTTCTAGCTACGTATGGTGATATAGATTTAGAACCCATATGTTTTAGATATTCATATCCATAAGTATTATATAATGTATCCATAAACCCACATCCATATAAAACATCTATTTCATTCTTGGTAAACATATCTATATTCTTATCAGCTTTAATAGACTTTAATCTATCTGGTATGTCTTGTTGTCGTACGTATATATTAGTAGAACCATCATAACTAGGTTTGCCTTCTAGATCTCTATAATACTTATTAGATTCTGCATAAAACTTTATTATACTTTCTTTCTTATTCTTAAATAATTTCTGTTTAATATCTTCAGGAAGCTTTTTAACCTTCTCTGATTGATCTGCCATTAGATATGTGCTTACATCTTTCAATGGTACACCAGCAGATATAAAATCTTCTAAATAATAATTATAATCATAATACTTCTTTCTATCTTCTATAGCATCTATATATTCATCAGCCTCTTTTTCAATACCACTTGTTTCATATTTATCTGCTTCGTTTTGCTCTTTAACTACTATAGAATTAACTATCTTCTTTATATTATATATAAGACCATCTAATAGAGGAATATTATCTGTCTTTATATCATCTGGTTCATTAATCATAATTACCCTCCTTTCAAAAAACAAATCAAGGTGATGTACACCTTGATTATATTATTTATATATTTTTAGCTACTACTGTACCACCAGATACTTTAAGTTCATATACAGAACCAGTTGTTTCTTCTGGTACACATAATGTTTTTCCTATAGGTATAAATGTCAATGGATTTTCTATGTCATATAATCCTATAGGATCTATTCCTGTAAGTAGTTTCATTGAAGAATCAACTTCTGCATTTGTTGTTGCTATTGTATCTAATGCTTGTACAGTATAATAATCTCCTAATGATTTTAATTTAGCATATATAGTAACCTTACCTGCTTGTATATTATATACAATATCAGTAGTATTAAGACCATACATATCTACTATTCTTCCATGTATATTCTTTATACTAGATGAATAATCATATATAATTCTTATATCTGCATGAGCACAATCTGCTATAGTATTAGAGTACCTAGTTATTCTTAATCTAGTATCTATCTTTTCTCCTAATGCTACTAAAGAATTAAATTGGCATATAGCAATATAGTTTTTAGTTATATCTACCATAGGTTTAGTTCTTTTACTATTATCATAAGGAATCATTCCTAATAATCTAGTATTAGAAAGATTAGGAATATTATCTTGCAATAATTTGAAGTTATGTTCTTCTATATTATAATTCTCTCCATCTTCAAATTCTTTTATAAGATAACACTTAGAATCATTAGATGGCATTTCTGCATATATATCATATACTATAGTTTTACTAGTCTTACTAGTATTTACCATATACACATTATACTGTCCTATACTATCAGAATATATATTACCATTACCTCTATTATCTACTCTAATAGTAAATTCTCCTTTAGATATTCTCTTATTATCATCCATTATGATCTTATAATTACATATACATTTGCAATTGATTAGTTTAGATATAGAATCTTGATTTAATGTAATTGTAAGAGCATTCCATACTATATTATTAGAATTAGCACATACAGTAGAATTTACAGCATTAGTTATACTAGCCGCTGGTGTAGATCCTATATATTGTGGATGAGGATTCCCATATCCATTATGATTTATATTAGTATGATTTACATTATCTTGTGTATAAGCCATAATTATTTACCTCCTAAATTTTTTACTGCTGTATAAGTAGCATCACTAATCATCCAATTATAATTACTACTATAAGTAACATCATTTAACCAGAATTCATCACAATAATCACTATGTTTAAATATATCAAATGCTGCTTGAATATAGTTTATCATATATTGATCTTGACTCTTTACTGATTTATTATATCCCATACCAGTAACTATATACCTCTTATTATTATCTTTACATATCTTATCTATCATATCAAATATGCTATAATAATCTACATGTCTCATAGCAACAAATGCTTCATTTCTACTAGCTGTGTCAGATACATTAGGTTCATTATTTATACCTATAATATCAAAATCATCAAATACAGTTATACCATTAACTAACTCCATAGTCTGTAATGTAGTAATGAATCCATATTGAATTTGTTTGCCTGCTGTTTTGGTTCTTAATGTATCTACCATCTCTTTTACTTTATATTCTTTCTCTTCATTGCTAGATAAAGAAGGACAGTCTGTAAATAAGAATGCGTGGTCTATATATTCTGCTATAGAATTTATACCAGATACTGTAGTTAATGTATCTATTAAGAACTTAGTATACATAGTAAAGAAATCATTTGATGGACCACCAAATGTATTTATTATACTCTCAGTCATATCAAATATAAGACTAACTTTTAATCCATTATTTGATAATCCTTCTACTATACTTGATAATAAGAATACTGTAGTAAAATTATTATCTGTATTATCCCCTATAAAGATTTGTCCTTTATAAGCATATAGTTTTAGTCTTAATGCTACTCTTCTTATATTAGCAGTCTTTAACTTTTTATAGAAATCAGTTTGCTCTATAGATTGCTCTAATATATATTTTATAGTAGCATTTAATGTAGTACCAACAGGGACTTCACTAGCCGCTAGAGAAGGATCTATATTTACTAATTTAGTATTGATTACATCTATATCGTTTCTTATAGGATCTAGATTATCGTCATCTAATTTAGCATCTATCTTTCTCTTTAATGTACTATCTAACTTTCTTTCTTCTATAGTTCCATCTATTATATCTGAACCTTGAATAGAACCATAATCAGCTCTAGCACCTTTTATTATTATAAAATAAAAGAAATTTCCATTAGAAGGGAACTTTCTATATAGATGCTTATTTTCTTCTGGTGTATCACTTGGTATAGTATTAATATACACATAAGGATCTCCAACTTTAAGCCAAGTAGAGTTGTCTAATCTCTTTATGTATTCACTATTAGGACTTACTGCATAATCTATATCTTCATATAACAAAGTTCCATTTAGATATACTAGAAGTAAATCTGAATCTTTTTCATATTTATTCTTAGGTACATTACCTGCTCCATATATATGAGCCACACAGTTTCTTATTGGGTTATTATGAAACTTCTCATAATATTCATGGTCAAAATCATTATCAGGAAGTGGTAAACCTCCTGAAGTGATACTATTATGCTGTACATCTCTTTGTACATAAGTAACAGCTTTTTGATCTATTAAACGTAAAACTTCTTCACTTAATTGCTTAGTGGTTATTTTACCTTTTTCTTTATTTGCCATTGATTTCACTCTCCTTTTATTTATTTATACTACTATGTTGAGATACGTAAATATACAAAAAATAAAAGGTTGGAATGGACCCAACCTATTTACTTTATCTCTTCGAAGTAATCTTCGAAGATGGTGGAAGACTCAAACATCTTCCACCAACCACCTTTAACATGTGCAAAGTATGCATATTCAGTATGCAATACTGAATATACTTTTCCTTTTTCGTATACGTCACCGTATTGTGAACGTATACTTCTTTTGCACTTATAATTTTTAATCTTTTTTGCAGTAGAACTATCAATGCAATGATTCATACATTGACAGTACTCCTCCTCATTGCATCTTTCTATATGACCGAAACACAAAGATGTTCCTTTGCATTCATAATGGTCATAATTCTCACACCCTATGCAGTCTTTATGACTGTCCATAAAATGTTTCATCTGTCTTTCCCCATTAATGTTATTGCATTCCCTGCGATCGTGACATGTCATACAGGAAATATCCTCATAGATACTTCCTCTACCAAAATGTGAGCAGGAATCTTTCCTGCTTTCAAAATATATTGTCATAATAATCTCCTCCCTTCCATATAATTTATTTATGTATCTATATAATCATGTAACTATTATGACAAGATAATAATATATAATTGAAATGCTGTACAATGACATAGCGTAACATACATGTAATAATTAAATGATTAAAGGGGGTTTTAGATATGAACACTTATAACAACATTCCTGGAATAGATACACAAGGAGGATTTATTAATCCTACATTAACATCACCTAATACTCCATTTGAACTTCCATTCTATCAAACAAGAGAATCTTTATTAGATGTACAAGTATATGAGAGATTCTTAAATAATGCTATATCTAGATTTAGACATAGTAGAACTTATAAGCATTATAAAGGATACCTAATAAATCTAGGATTAGATAGATGTCAATTTCATGGGAATATTACTAATGAAATGGCTACTATTGAAATGCATCATAATATGCTAACTATATTTGATATAGCAGTTATTATAACAGAACATATGCTAAATACATATGGATATATAACTACATTCGATTTAGTTAATCTTTTAAAGAAAGAACACAAAAATAATAGGATTCAATTAGTAATGCTATCATTAACTTCTCATCAACTATATCATAATAGTCAAGATTTCTTTATACATCCTGATATGTGTTTCGGTAATTGGCAAAGCTTCTTAGAAGAATATCATGATGGAATAACTCAAGACATAGCTTATAAGATATTATACTATTTAAATAGAAGTATAGATGAAGGAGAATCTAATGATAATGGACTATTAGATCTTAGAGAAAAAATATATGATTGGAGTGTGGAAAATGGATGTGATTGATATTTGTGCTATAGCTACTGCTGTAATAATATTTATATTTTCATTAATAATAACTATAGAAACAATAAGAAAGACTTCTATAGAGAAGAAGAGATATCAATTAGAAGAGATTGAAACAAGAAATAATATTGAATTAGGAGCAGAGTCTTTTAGTCTTCTAGATCTAATAATAGATGAAGAGCTATTAGTCTATACTACTATAAATATGAACTATAAAAACATAACAGAAATTACTCCTAAGATGGAAGAACAAATAAGAAAAGAGTTAGCTGAAAGAGTAGCTAATAGAGTATCTAACTGCAAGACAATATCATGCAAATTAAGACAATTATACCAATATGATTTAGGTCCTGTTATAGCAGAAAGAGTATATATTAGAGTATTAAGATATGTAATAGAAACCAATGAAACAAAAAAATAAAAGAATAAGCAAATGCTTATTCTTTATCTTTTTGAGGCTTGTTCGAACCTCATTACTTTTAGTAAAAGGTCGTAACCTTTTACCAAGGTATCTAATGTTAATGGCTCAGAAAGAGCATTAACAATTTGATACCTTTCACTTTCTGTCATGTCTCCTAGGTTGTCAAGTACATACTCGATGTCCTCTCTTGATAACTTTTCTACTAACATTTTATTCATCATAATAATCATCCTCCCTTTATTATTCTTTATATTATATACTATTGATTATTACAAGATAATAATATACAATTGAAATATAGAAGTTTTACAAACACTTATATTCTCAGTATCATAGAAAAAATAAAAGAATAGGTATAATACCTATTCTTTATTACATCTACTGTAAATAGACATCCTCTATCGTATTTGTGTTTATTATATTCATATAGCTTTAGTTTATCCATTATACTATCTCCTCTTATTAAAATATACTGTCGAATAACATTGATGAAGTTCTCTAAGTATATTAAGATTGTAAGATATATCTATATACTTCTTATCTTCTTCTCTAACTTCATCTACTTCTTGTGGAGGACAATATTGAAGCATATTTCTCAATAAGTATCTTTCACTATTTAATGGTCTATAATATCCATTAGCCAATTTAAGACATACATAGTCTGTATAGAAGCCTTTTACTAAATCTAATATCTCTCTTATATTTACTTGCTCTGCCATATAGAAACAATATTTAAAGAAATCTATCATATATTTCTCATGTAAAGATCTCTTACTTCCCATACCTTTTATGTCTATATCATATACATCATTTATATTATAACCATAATACTCATAAGTACCTAATCTATAATATGAATTATAGTTATTCTTATTATTGAAAGTCAATAATCCATTAAGAAATACTGTATTATATAATGGTCTTCCTATAATAAACACAGCATCATTCTTAATAGATAAAACTTCATTATCTTGTATTTGATTAGCTTCAAATAATAATTTCTTTGCTTCTATTATACCTTTAGATAAAGTATCTTGAATAGATGAATCTTTTCTTATCATCTTTCCTATTTCAATCTCTCTATCCATTTTATCTGATACTAATAATCTATTATAAGTATCTTCATCTATAACTTTACTAGCATATAATACACTTATATTAGCTTTAGATAAATCATATTCTCTTATATAATTAGACAATAAAAACTTCTGATCATCTAAAAGATAATTGTGCTTATTATACAAAGTACTATACATATTTACCTCCTTTTAAAAAAATAAGAAGGATGAATCTACTTATATAGATTCATCGCTTCTATTATATATGAATATCTCTCTTTTTCTATAAGTAAATTATTTATCCCTCTTTCTGAAAAGCTATATTCTTCTACAGAGTCCCAATCTTCTAATTCTTGAACTATATTAGGTATTAAATCATACTTCTGTTCAAATAGTATAATTAAAGATTCTGTAACACTAGTGAATATTGGACTATTCATATCTACTAAGATAATGACATTGTATCCATTATATAAAGACATTATTATCTTCATAAACTCCATGAATACTGAATCATTGGTTCTTATATATTCTTCATATGCTAAATCAAATTCCCTACTATATCTATCTAATCCGAAGGGTGGAAGAATATTAACTCTTTCGAACCCTTCTATATAAGAAGATAGATTATATATTACATTCTCTTGATTATATACTATCTCTGGAGTTAAACAATGACTATTTGTGAATACTAGCATTATTATCTACCCTCCATATATTTCTTAGTATACTACCATCAGATGCTCTTTGCTTATGAAGCATATTATTAATATACTGCACTATCTGTTCATATGTCATTACTTCATACGGTAAGAATAGTTCTTCAGATAGTTTACCAATGACTTCTCTTGGTAATTCTGATACATCTTTAATGAAGCATAATAATTCATATGGTGATATTAGATCATATGAATATAATAATACATTTATAAAACCTATATATCCCATATTTAATCCTATGTCTCCATCAAACCAGAATCCAAATTCATTTGCCAATATAAATAATAGCTCGTTTATAAATAGCTCATAATCTGAAGGGAAATATAATAATATATTTACTCCTTGTAATAGAGCTTTATACAATATAGCTATAAACTCTAAAGGTTCACCTTGATGTAAGTATTGAGAGTATAATATAGAAAACACTGATTCATCTTCATCACATAGTTTTCTAGATACAACTTCATAAGGTGGAAGCATAAAAGGAGCTATAGTAGATATAGCTTTAAGCTCACTAGTAATATTATCTACATCTACTATAGTAATTACCTTACAAGAAGAAATATTATCGTATACTACATTAATATCTGTTGTTACTGATATTCTCCCTGTCATTTTATATCACTCCTTTAATATTCATTTATTGGATCTTCTTCATCTTCTAGACCAGATTGATCATTTCCAGGTTCTAAACCATATTGTTCCATGATCTTCTTTGTCATGATGTCTTTATCCTCATCAGAAGTAGTCATAGACTCAACTAATTTATCAGCTAAGTCTTTATTTACTTCTACAACTTCTTTTTCTTCTTCAGGTACTATTATACCGTCTTTATTTATTTTATAGTTTTCCTCTTTTTGTTCTTTTTTTTTACCATTAGGATATCTATTGTCCCTCTTTCTTTCATTCTGCTTATTATTAGCAGAACGTTGCTCGTCTTGATCTTTATTGATAACTTTTTCTGTTACTTCTTTCTTTAGATCATTATTAAGACCGTTACCATTAGGTAAATCAGCTACTACTGTAAAATGAGTATTGCTTTGTTTTTTCCACCTAGCTTTTTCATTGAAAGTAGGTTCTCCTTTCTTTTCACTATCAACAGTAGTTGACTCTCCATTTGCTCTTATTATTTTAATCTTCATGATTAATCTCTCCTTTAATATTATTTGAATATATAATACATAAGTATTGTATACTTATGTGTTATCGCTGTAATAAAAGAATACTAGGCATCTCTGCCTAGTATTGACTCATATCAATCTCTACTGGTTTCTTGATCCTCTTAGAGTTTGATACTTCCTTTTTCTTCTTGGCTTCTTCCGTATCATACAATACTTCATCACCTTTAACTACCTTTATGTGTAAATCCAAATGTTTTATATCAGTCATGGCTTTACTAATAGAATAATCCAAGAACTTATTGTGTAAACTATGATATTCTATTTGTTGTAAACCTCTAGCCATAGATATATGACATGTTTGACCACACTTAGGACATCTAAAATATGAGAATGTAGTATCAAATTGCATAATGCCATCACAATACTCACCATTTGCTTTCTTATGATTACATCTTACATATTTATCCACAAGTCTATAACAACGTGCATAGTCTAATATTACTGGACCGAAACCTTCTCTGATTCCCCAGTTATTAAAAGTTAGTAATCCAGCATCATCTACTACACATCTGCTCATTACTTCTTGTAACACATATTTTATTTCATCAAACCTTTCAGCATATGCATCCTTCTCATATCTTTGTACTCTCTCACAAGTAGAGAATATACCATCTTCTGAGATATCAAATATTCTAGTACAGAAAGGTTTAAGAATATCTTGTGTTGCAAACTCATTCTTAGTTGCATTTTCTCCTTCCATTGTATGTCCTATTTTAAATATATATGAATCATCCAATATATCAATAAAGGCAAATCTATTAGTGCCTCTATTGAAATATCTTAATCTAGGACATCTTTCAGTAATAATATCCTTAACCATCTTAAGTTTTTTCTGAGGGCTAGGACTTTTTACTGCTTTACGTATTAGCTCCATACTTTCTGGATCTATTACATCACAAACACGAGGACCTCTTAATGAGTCAAATGTTTTGTTATCGAAGTCCTCATATTCATTTATATTTAATCCAAATCGCCTGAGACATTTGAGACTTTCAGTATTATCCATTATAGGCTTCTTAGTCTCTACCTCCTTTGTCTCTTCCGATTTTGGTTGTTCCTCTTCATAAGGCTTATTATCTTCAGAGTCAGTAGATATTCTATCTACTGCTTCACTTTGCTCTTGTTCTGCATTATTGATTGCATTAACAAGTTTTTGATCATCTGGTATAGTACTTCTTAAACAATTACTATATTCAGATGCATCTGAATATATTACTTTTTTTATTTCTTCATCAGATCTAGGATCAGCATATTGCTTATAAGGATCTAATGTAGTTGGAAAGGGTTTATTTACCATAGACATTGCTGCCATATTGTCAGCATATATAGGATTATATCCCATTCTGAAATTGTTATTTATATGCTTTTTGTTCATAAAAGTCTGAGAGCCTTCATATTTGGCTTTCCTCCTAATACTACTAAGCATTTCTGCATGTTTTACTTCAGCTAATCTATTTGCAAATTCGTTATAACCTATGCCAGGTTCATTAACGTAATTTACATAAGCTGCAAAATCACGAGATACTGAAGGAACTAGAACTGGCATTGGTTCATTCCTACTAGCTTTATATTGTCTATAAGCTTCTTCAGTTTTAGCTTGTATCCAAATGTCAAATTGAGATAATAACATCTCCCTCTTTCTACGAGCTTTTTCGTCCAAAGGCTTATGTTGCTTTGGTATATTAAGACCATAGATAGGTTGTGTTGGTTTTAACCTTCTATTTATTTCTTCATTGTCAATACCCTCAAGCTCCATTGCATTACGCATTAGCTTTTGAGTAAAGCTGTTTTGACTTGCCATATTGTTACGATTAAGTTGACTCTCTGCTGATATTAATATGCTAAGCATATCTCTACCATAACCAGAGTTCATCATTGGATTGAACATTGGCATCATTGGTTGTTGCATATATGGATTATATGGGTTATAGTAAGGTGGCATTGGTGCTCTAAATCCTCCCATATAATTAGGCATTACATATGGTGTAGTATTAAGCACCATACGTGCATTACGTTCTGCTAACGCACATGGATCTGGTAATCCATTTGCAGCTTTTGGTACATCTGCATACCTTTCTGGATGTTTCTTAAAATCCTCATAAGGATTTCCAAACATAGCTTTGCTTCTTGCCATTAGTTCTGGAACAGATGGCATTTGTTGCATTGGTTGTTGCATACCCATTGGTTGGTAAGGCATCATTGGTATATTTACCATAGGTTGCATACCATATCCATTATACATAGGCATCATATTACCCATTGGTGGATATTGTGGCATCATAGGATTATAGAAATTGTTTACCATTGGTTGTTGCATACCATACATAGGTTGTTGTGTTGGCATTGCATTCATAATATTATTACTAATATTATTTACTTGAGTACCATTACCTGTTATATATTCCATGCTATAAGCATCAGATGTATAAGCAGATTGAGTTGGTAATCCAAGTTCTCTTAAAGTAGCATCATTTATATATTCAGCCACACCGCCACTAACATATGGCATTGGTGGTAGCTCTTCTAAATATCCTGCTTTAACTAGATCACTAAAGTATTCTAGTATTATTGTTGACGCAGGTTTCTCGCAACCATTCATATCATAGAATGGTACACCTACTTCGTAGCATACATATAATATCTGAGCTAAGTTTTCTTTATAGTCCATAATGCCTGTCTTTTGATTGTGAAGACATTTATGAAGTTCCTTACATTGTAGATCAGCTGCTGCCCAGAATCCTTCATCTATATGATATTTTTGCAATAAATAACTGTTTTCAGGTTCTTCACCTGTATCAAGTTGACTTAATGCTTCTGGTGGAATTACTCCTTCTGGAGTAACACATGGATTATCTGCAAATTGGTTCATAACCTTGAATTTGCCCATTTCTACCATTTGTTTAGTAACATCCTTGTCTATTTGATTTAAGACAACAGGTGTTAATCTAGTTCCTTCAGGAAGTCTAGCTATCGCTTCCTGAGTTAATTTTTGTTTTAAAGCTTCTTGCTCTAATGGATCAAGATCGTCATCTTGATCTTCTAGATCATAGTCGTGAAGTTCGTTATCCATATTATTAATTATGTCTTGTGCTATACGATGTTGTTCCTCTACAGGTGGAACATATGTTGAAGGTATAGCTTGTTCCTCAGACATATCTAATCCAGTATCATTTACTGTTGTAGTACGTAAATTTCCTGGTTCGAAATCCATTCCTAATCTCTTCATCTTAGCTTCTAGAATACCTCTATCTGCTGGAGATGCCTTTTTATATACTTCTTCAAAATCTAGTTCATTATCAGGATTTGCATAGTCCTGATTAGTTCCTAGTACAGCTTGTCTAATTGCATCATTTTTTTGAGCATTAGCAGCTGCTGCTTGAGGAGTCATATTATTTGGTATATTAGGTTGATTTGGCATTGATGCAAATGCCTTTAACCCTAACGCACTTGTTACAGAATCAAGTGGTTTCTTATAAGCAACCTTATTCTTAGTGAATTCTGGTTGTCTATTAGCTACTTGTCTTTTGACATTGTTATAAGTATATGCCATTTGATTTAGCATAGTTCTTTCCCTAAAAGGATTGAACGCTTGTGGAGTAGCTTTAAGTATCTCATGAAGATAACTATTAAGTTCATCTTCAGTAATTATACCATCTTCCAATTCTTGACGATAATAGCATCTGTTTTGATATATTGTCAATAATGGATATATTATTTGATTAACAGTATCTCTTAAACCTAATTGTTTAGCTAATTCAACAATTGATGGTTCTTGAGCTATGTCTTCCATTCTAGTCATCTTATTATAGAAGCATTCTTGATATTTAGCTATAACAACGTTATAAACATTTATAACAAGATATGGATCTACTTGAGTTGTTTGCCAAGTATTACCGAATGGTGTTTTAATCATATTATTTGCTGGTAGAGAATTATTTTCAAAGAATGTATCTTTTACACCTTTGTATTTCTCTGCAAGCTGTTGTTTAACTTCAGACATTGTATATGTCTTTTCTTCAACAGCTTCATCTTGAATTTGTTGTTCTGTTAAATGTGGAGCAGAATATCTTTTATTCTGTCTATCATATTGAACAACTTTAGGAATTAATTCCTCTCCTTCATTTTGTTTTGGTTGTTCTTGTACTGGTTGTTGTTCATTTTGGTCTGGAGTAACATACACCATCATTGGTTGTTGAACATCATAACCATATGGCATTTGTTGTTGAGGTTGTTGTGGATATTTTGGTATTACATTAACCAAAGTACCATCCTCTAATCTTTCTTGTATTGGAGCACCATTATAACCTGCTCCACCGAAGTTTATAACAGAAGTTGGAACTAAATAATCAGTTGCAGTTTCTATTACTCCATTCATGTGTCTTACCTGTTGTGGTTGTTGTGATTGTGCTTGCTGTTGTTGTCTTAATTGATTTTGTCTTTCAATGTTGTGTACTTGTACTGTTCCCCATTGTGAGCTATTAGAAGCTACGTCAAATTGTGAATCAGTATGTCCATAATTGTAAATTTCACCTGTTTCTAAGTGTCTCCAACGCTTAGAAACTTCGCTTAGCGATACACAATTATACATGTGTTATCCCTCCTTTTAATATTTATTTCTACATATATAATATATAATTATAATATGTATTATAAGAATCTTAGAATCTTCTTTCGTAATACTTTGAATATTACTTTATATCCTCTATTATAGCTGGATATCTTTAAATCAGGCTTAGAGCTATCAAATACAATAATAGCACTAGGAAATGGTGCACTATTATTACTATTACCAAACTTAAGTCTTCCTTTAATGAATCTTATTTCAGATGCATTCATACAGAAGTCATGCCAATATTTAGTATCTGTTCTGGCAGGTATAAGAGCTACTACTATAGCTCCTTTTAGTGATTCTTCATAAGCTTTTTTCATCCAATCATATATGTATTTTCCGTATGGTGGATTCATCCAACATACATGACCAGACCAATCTTGAGATAAACCATCAGTTTCTTCAGTAAAGAAATTTCTGCACTTTGTAGTATATATACTACAACAAACATCTAAATCAAAATGAAATTCATTATTCAATTCATTGAATAAATTCTGTGGTGTTGTCCATGTCATATCCTCACTAGAGAATAAAGCATTAGATATCATGTTCTTCCTCCTTACACAAAAAATAAAGAGCATATAGCTCTCTATTTTCTATTTAAATCTATTCATACTTTCAATACAGCTATCTATTGTTTTTTTATCAAGCATTCCTGCATTTAAGTAATATGGTATTTCTTCTCTTAATATATTATTTATATATTCAAATTCTTTGCATAGTAATAGACAAATATTAGGAGACATCTTTACATATGCATCATATGCTTTTCTATACCCTCTAACTAATAAAGTATTAGTTTCATCGAGCACTATAGCATTTGATATTTCTGCTATGACTACTGGATTAAATACTCCGTTCATATGCTTTTCTATATCAAAGTAATCTGGAAAATTATCTTGCATAAAACTATTTACAAAGTAATATGGACCTTGTAAAGAATAGAAATTATCTGGTTCATAGCAATAATCTTCTTCGTCTTTATCATATGAGATATTTCCTTTTTTGTAATCACCTATCATAGATTCTATATTCATTCTTATTAATGCATTATAGTTATTGAATGAATTATATAATAGGAATTTAACTCTTTCTTTAAATTGAACGTCTAGTGCTATTCTTAATTCCATTGTTGAAGCCATAGCTTGATCTTTATTATCACCATATTGACTGATTACCTTGTCATATATATCTGACTGGTGTAAATTGTTTATAGCTTGGAATGGTGTTATTATTCCAAATTTCTTACCATCTCTATCTACATATACTTCTTCTCCTTTCTTTAATTTTAATCCGTCTGCATAAGCAGTAAGTTCTTTTGGGTTAGTTAATTCTTTCATTGTTTTTTCTCTCCTTTTCGTTATTTAATACTACTAGTGTGTTACACTAGTAGTATTTTTACACAGTTATAATATATAATCATATTATTTATTAATTAAAGACTTATATGTAGTCTTTACTTGTTCTTCTTTTATTTGATATCTCATTATATTATGTAATTTAGGACTATTAGTATTTATAGATTCTAATAGTTCTCCAGTAAATATATCTACATAATTATTCATATCAGATATATCTATCATATCTTGTGTAGGCAATATTATACCATTACTTATATTAAATACTCTTATAGCATTAAGTACACTCTTAATACTATTAATATTTACATGTCCTTTTACATGATATAAATGTATATTCAGATTATAATGTGTTATAAGATTTATAATCTTCTTAAACATTTCTTGATTTGCTACTTCTGTATTACTAGAATTATATAATACTCCATTACTCATATTATCAATCCAATTAAATATCCATTCTCTTAATCCATATATACATATCTTAGAATCAGAGAATAGATTTATAGTATCAAAATCATTTCTATAATCTATAGCTAAATCTATTCCTAATTTAACAGCTGTTATTTCAGAGCTATTATTAGTAGCATGTCTTAATATTCTATTAGTTTGATTTATTATAGTTCTATCTTTACCTGCAATGCAGAATGCACCTGCACAACCTACGGTTTCTTGACCTACTTGTTTAATAGATGCATCTGTAAATATATTAAGTGTATTAGAATTTCCTAAAATGTCCATCTACTATTTCTCCTTTCGTTGGATCTACCCAACACATATCTATAAATCTATATACATCTTTACTTTCTTCTCCTTGTACGTCTGTATATAAATATTCATAACTTTGAATCCAGCTAGCTTTTTCTAGCCATCTCCATTCATCACCTACTCTTTTAGGAAAGAATAAGAATCTTGTCTTTATTCTTTCGTATCCTTCATCATATTTTTGTCTTGTGATTGCTTTCCATTTCATTTTTATTTTCTCCTTCTTCTTTTATAATATTTATATCTTTAACTAGGGATACTATCCCTAGAACAATATTAAGCCCTCCAATTCCACATAGAATTCCTCCTAATAATAATGATATGATTGTAAAACATAATTGCATATACACTCCTCCATTCATAAACTTGTTCTCTTAGTTATATTATTTTACATACTGATATAATTATAATATATATTTGTAATGAATATTTTTACGGGCAAAAACCAGATACCTATTACGGTATCTGGCTATTTGTTTTTTTAAAGGTGAGATCATATTCTTTGGTATAAACCTGTGAAAATGTCTATTGTACTATTCCAATAATATGTTCTAAGCCATAAAAAAGAACAAGCCTCAAAAGGCTTGTTCAACGCTCGAAAGAGTAAACAAATTGGATTATCACAATATAATGTTACATACAATAAAAATATACAGACTGGGGTGAGAAGATGAACCAGTCTGTAAACTTTGACATTGTGGGATGTCCCGATACTAAAATTTAATGCAGACATTTTAATATCAACTTATAGTTTATTATACAAAAAAATATCCTAGGTATTTCTACCTAGGATTCATATATTTTTTCAGCATAGAAAATATATATGGTTTGAATGTTTGCCTAATAATGAATTAATTTGGGAATCTAACTCACTATATAGTTTGTAACGTAAAAAAATATAGACGAGGAGATAGCTCGTCTATATTTTTATCCTCTATGGAGGATTGCTTTGTGATATACCTATGCATTGCGATTAATTTACCCACGTATATGGAAACATGAGTATAAACTGGTCACTTAAAAAAATTTAGGGGGTGATCAGTTTATAGAAAAAATTAGATATATATTAATGTGTGAACGAGGAAAAATATTTACACACAATATATAGTTTGTGACGTAAAAAAGGACTAAGCAAATTTGCTTAGTCCTTGTACAATTTTTTGTAAAAGGTTGATCATGAATAAAAACGTATTCCTTGAGAATTAACTGAATTGAATTAACCACTTACATTAAAGTTACTTATGTAAATAATTACTTATTGTTACATTGTTCTTTAGCCATTTTATTTTTAATCTTTAACTTCTTCTTTATGTCTTTGGCTTTCTTCTTAAGAACTTTTATACCATCTTTCTTCATTTCTTTAATAGAGTTACATCCTTCTCCCATTTCTTTTTCTTTTAAGCATTTTTCTTCTACATCTTTAGTAGCTTTAATAGAATCTTTCTTTTCTAAAGCTCTTTCCATTATTACTTCAGTAGATTCTACTACTACATATGTATCAGCCATATTGATATTATTTTCTTTACATATCATTTGTAATGCTTTCTTAGCGTTTACATTACTAGATTCCATTAATCTTGCTAAATCTTGATATTCTACTAAATATCTATTATTAGGAGAATCATCTCTAACTACAACCATCTCTGGTGTATATTGAAGATCAAAATCAATTTCATCTAAATCCTCTAAGTCTTTGAATAATTGGTTAACGAAAGGTTTATCTAAAGAATTGAATACAGATATTCTATCTATATTTGAAGCCTCAGATAAGATTGCTAGTGTATCAGTATTTAATAATTTACTCATTTATATATTCCTCCTTATATCGAATAATTACTCTTATGTTGTTGTGAGACAGTAAAAAGGATATAGCATATAGCTATATCCTTTCCCTCTTAATAAAAACAAGGGTTTGACAAATCACTCCACTTATCTTTTGTAATAGATTTTGTATAATTGTGTATCACTAATATAGTTTATGACGTAAAAAAAGAATACGGAAAAAACCGTATTCTTCTTTTCAAGAAATATAAAGTGTAAAACGGATATTTTTTTATGGCATTCATTATTTAGTTTAGATAGTATATTATATTATTGATTGTCTTTATCTGTAACAAACCATATTTTCTTTAATGGTTGATCTTTTTTAATTCCTGTAGGATTACTCTTTATATATTCTATTCTGGATTGCATTTGTTGTATAATCTCATTGAATGTAGGAAGATTATAAACACCAGATATATCTACATATAAATATTTCTTATTAAGTACATCTGTATTAAGTTGGAAGTCTTGTTCATATTCTGATGATAGTTGTTTTATATTATCTAATGAATCATGTTGTTGAGGAGTCATATATTCTCCATATCTATCTACAAACTCATCTACTTTACCTAATATATTTTGTATTGGTACAAATAGATAGTTGTTGTGTACTAATTCATGTACAGTTTGGGACAATGGTATTATACCTATTAGAAGGGAATAGTGTAATAGCATTATTTCCTTAGCTACTAGTTCTACATCCATTGGTTCACCTGTTCTCAGTCTCTTGTTAGTTACAATTATTGCTATATCATATAATGTAAATGGAGAATGATGTAGTTCTATTCTTATCTTATATGATTCTACATTATTTACATTCTCATAGAAAGAACAACAGTTCATATTCATATTGTCTCTTAAATAGTTTACGAATTGTCTATATTCAAAACTATTTCTACATTCTCTTTCTACATCAGTAATATATTTCTTATAATCTTTTTCATCATTAAGATCATAATCTTCTATATCGTATTCTGGTATATTATCTATCTTGATAACTTCCATATCAGTATCAGGATTCTTTATAGATTGTAAGTTTAATACATCTTGCATAATACATACCTCCTTATATTCTTAATTACGTTTATGTTAAGCTATATCGGTATCATAGAAAAAAAAATAAAGAATAGGTATAATACCTATTCTTTCATCATTTCAAGGCTTTTTTGTATTCCACTTACATCTATATTATTTATAAGTGTTTTATTAAACCTCATAATCCTTAACGAAAAATCAAAATCTTTCGCTAAGTAATCTAATGTTATAGGTTCATTTAGAATCTTTTCCATTAGTACTTTTTCCTCTTCTGTAATACTTCCCATTTTTTCAAGGATATATTCTATATCCTCCTTTTCTAATTTTTCAATTATTATTTTGTCACCCTTCATAATAATATCCTCCTTTATATTTATTTATGTATATATATACAGATTATTATTACAAGATAATAATATATAATTGAGAGATATAAGTTTTGCAAATGCTCATATATTCTCATATTATACCTATTCTTTATATATAATAACACATGTAGTAATCACTAATGGTATTAATGGTTTATCATATACATCATTGGTTGCTGTTGATGTTATTTTAACATCTACAACATCATGAGTCTCTGAGAAAGCATCAATTGCTTTCTGCAAATCTTTTATATTATAACTTTGAAATATTTTTATCTTTGTTATGATGATCATCTCCTATTATTTTATTAGCCATTTAAATAAAACTATTATACAGAATATTATAAATCCAGGCAGGAATATAATACTAAATAGTATAGTAATAAAGTTAAACTCTATATCTCCATCTGTATAATCCACATCCATCTTTGCTAGATATGAAAGACATAATACAGAATATAGTATAAGTAGTATAATATGTACAGATAATCCAGTAGACATTATAATTCCTTCTTTATATAATATTCTTTATCTGTTATCATAGTAACCATTAATTTATTCTTGGTTTCTATATATTGTATCATTCCTATCTTATATCCTTGTATAGCATATGGTCTTACATTCTTTTCTACAATATCTTGTATATTATTAAAATCTATACTAGCATCATAGTCTATGAATATAGTATTAAAGTTTGGTAATAGAGATATAGTATTAATATCTGAATAGTATATTATTAATTCATCTGATATATCTTCTATATCTACTTTCTCTATTCTTACACTATTAGTCTTTCGATTTCTATAACAAGCAAAGATACTATCTACTTGTAGAAGATCATATCCTGTTACTCTATTAATAGAAGTATCCATTTTGTATTCTTCTCTTATTCTTTTTCTGAAAGAAGATAGTGCTATCTTATTTGGTATATAGACAAATACTTTCTCTAAGAGATCTATATTCTTTAGAATATTAGATTCTTTCATAGAAATAAATTTTTCAATATTGTTTTTTACTAATTGTGATATACTCATTTGTATAATCCCTCCATTTTATATAAGTATTACGTAGATATAATATATAATCATATATTGAGTTATTTAAGACGTAAAATAACCCAGTAGTCTAGACTACTGGGTTTTGTAAAAAAGGTGTTTAATGTAAATATTTTTATACAGGACATTGATCCTTATACAGTATATAGAACTTATCTATCTCTTCTAGTAATATAGGATATATTACTTTTTTACATAAGTAGTATATACTATATTATATAGTTATTACTTTCTGTATTAAGTTTATATATCTTAAGATCTTTGGATCTTAAGTCTTTTAATAAAACCACTCCTCCCGTAGGGAGATTGATCTGTAGTTTGTACATAATATAAGTTTAATGAAACTGAGATCTAACTTCATTAAACTTAAGTTTAATAATGTCGAAAATAAATACACCTTCGGTATTTAACCGAAGGTGTATTCCTGGTGTCTATATATATAAATATATATATATTCCATATATTTTTATATATATTCCATATATATATATAAATATATATATGTTTATACTTTTGTAAAATTGTAATTTTTCTTAAGTTTTTACAGAGGATATAACATATTGTACTTCAGTCTTATAGACAAAAAAAGAACTGAGAACTTCAATAGTTCTCAGCTTAATAATATGTAAAAATTAGAAAACGATAACAAAAACCTTCTGTCAGCGAAGCTGAACAGAAGATACACCCCTGGTGTCTATACTATAAACGAATATATATATTTATATATATATTCCATATATTTATATATACTCCATATATATATAAATATATATATTATGTTTATACTTTCGTAAAATTGTAATTTTTCTTAACTTTTTACATTCGATATAACATATTGCACTTTGGTTTAAACAAAAAAATAAATCTATAGGATATTACTCCTATAGATTTGTATATGTATTATTGTTCTTCTTCTAGGTAATCATCTAGATGAAATATGTATCGTAATAAGAATATGCATATGCTTATATTTCCTATTGCTTTTTCTAATATATCTTGTATTGGTATATAATTATCTATCTCATCACTTAATAGATCATCTAAATCAGTTAAATTAGATATGTCGGTTTTATTTACTATATAAAGTATCTTCTTCATTACATTCTCTGCTAATAATGATAGATTCATTATTCTTATTCTATACTTTAATTGTGTCTTATCTAGTTTAGTAATGTCTAGACTATCTATAAACTTAGAACAATTTATAGCATCTATTAAGAATAACTTTAGCTCTTTTAATTGTTCATGATAATCTAATTCTTCTATTAATAACTTAACTTGTTCTTTACTCATCTCTAATATGTAATCAGCCTTTGCATCTATTTCTTTATAATCCATTGAAACCATCTCCCTTTAAATATATCACAAGTTATCTTTAATTAACTCCCATGTACTAGCAAAATTTCTATATACAAATATATCTGCTTGTATTTCTACATAAGATTTTGAATATACATACTGTATATTATATTCAGTATTCCTATACTGGTTATTAGTATATATAGAAGGTAGTAATTGTCTTATATATTTATCTACTTCTACCAAACTTTTAACACCAGCTATACCATTTATTCTATATACTTCATAATATGATCTAGCATGTCCTATCTCATGTAACCATACGAATAATATAGATGCGTATTTATATAAGTGTTCTGGTATATGTATAGATTTAAAGTATTCATTATATCTCTTTATCTTGCTCTGCATTATATTGTATTCTGTATATGGTTCTATAGATAGACATAATATACATATAAACTTATTTTGTCTATTAGTCTTTATATGACATATAGATTCAGATAAGTCATTTACTAATCTTATATGGTATTCTATATCTAGATTACCTAAGAATAACCATACTATATAATCTAATAATGAACACATCTTTTTTATATAGTTTTCTTTTATCTCTATATCTTCCTTTTTCATTTCTTCCCATATTTTATCCATTTATATTTTAATCTCCTTTCATTTGTATTTATACATATATAATATATAATTGTATTGACTTTTGTAATTAATTATAATATATGTAACCAATATGTGAAATTCAAAATATATAAGGAGTGATAAGGTATGAAAATTACACAGGAGCAAAGGGTTATTATGAGGAATCAGAAAATACAATTAATACTATTAGGAAATAAACTTACATCTATACATTGTCAGTTTAATAATCCTAACTATGGTTTCATAAATGAGTATATAGGAGAAGAATCAAAACAAATAAACAAATTAAAAAGAAAAATAGACGTATTTATGAAATGCGAATATAATGTTCAGGAGTATGATGACGAAGAGATATCAAGATATATTTCAATAGTTAACGATAATGTAGATCGCATTAACAACTTTCTTATGTAAATTTATATGGTCATAACTTATATATGGGTAAATTAATTATAAATATTTTTTTAGTTTTATTATTTTTTTGGTGTTTTAATATAAACATCTCTATTTAACACATGATATGATGGTAGTCATTTAGACTACCATCATTTTTTATGCTTATAACAAATATGTGTACACGAACCTCATACGTTAATTAATTTTAGGCTTTTCGATTATATTAACAGAAACGGTAATGTATTTGCCAAATCACATCTTGGAGTAGAGTTACCAGCTCTACTCCATAATTTTTTTCAATGGAGGGAATATGATGAGTTTATTAAACAAAATATTAAATAAGAACAAAGTTAAGTACGATGAAACAAAAGGAGAAATATATGGAGAAATATTATTAGTTAATCCATATATAGATATAATATCTAATGCATGTGCAGAGTGTTATAAGACTGATAATAAATCTAAAGACTATAACGCTAGAGCAGAATATATATCTAGAAGAATTGCTACTGGACATGAATCTATATTAGAGCATTCTAATATAGTAATGATAATATCTATGACTACTAAAGCATATCCTGATTTAGTAGAATTCCAATCATTATGTAAATTCTTAAATACTAAAATAAAGATAGATAATGATAGTGTATATCTTCTTATAGGTGGTTCTCTAAGAGGATATAAGTATATCGTTAGGACCATACAAAATAGTAATAATGTAGTATATAAAGTAATGCTAAATCAACTATATCACCTAAATAGTAATATATTTAAAGATTTTATAGATGATGGTATAATGGTAAAAGAATACTTTAAAGATGATATAAAGATAGAGTCCAGAGAATCTAGAAAGAAGAATAATATTTGTATAGAGAATATAGATAATATAGGCAGTCTAGAGATGAAAGTAAAGAAGTATGGATTTAAGAAAGAAGACTTATTACATATGTGTACTGTAACAGTATACTTTGCTAGATTACCAAGAGTCATATCTCAACAACTTACAAGACACAGAAATGCTATAACACAAGCTTCTCAAAGATATATTAATTATTCTGAAGCATGTTTTATATCTCCAGCAGAATGTAAACCAGATAGATATAATAAAGATAAGTTATATAAGATTAAAGCATTAGACTCAGACGATATATTTACATTAGACCAATTAGGAAAAGAAATAATATCTATATATCCTCAATTATTAGATCAAGGATTATTAAAAGAAGATGCTAGAGCATATCTGCCTAATAATGTAGAAACAAGTTTATTTGTTACATTTACATTCTGGAATCTGTATCATTTCTTAGTATTAAGAATGGATAAGTCTGCACAAGCAGATATAAGACAAGCAGCTAATGATATATATTATATAATAAATAATGTATTAGATATATCATTAGATCAAATGCAATATGAATTAGAACCAGTATATAAGAAGATGCAAGATAATGAAGATGCTTATGATAATATAGATGAAATAATAGAGTAGGACTAAGGTCCTACTCTAATTTATTTTGTTATTGTATAATATTTCAATTATATATTATTATCTTGTCATAGAAATATAAGGGGATGGTAACAAATGAAAAAGAAAGAATTTTACATAAAACAGAAGAAGAGAAGAATCTTTTTCTGTAAATTAGTAGCAGCTATAATCTTTTATGGATTATTAGCTGCTGTCATTTGGGGAATGTTTATAGTTGCCTCAAATGGTTACATACCATCATGTCCATGATGATGGGATAAGCTTATAAGAGCCCTAAATAGTAATTATACTATTTAGGGCAATAATTTAAAAGCCATCTACTACGATTTTAATAAAAAAAGATATCAGCTTTATATTATATTTGATTATGACACTTCGTAGTAGATGTAAACTGGGTGAGGTAAAATAGAATGCCAAGTCCCAAAGAATAGAGAAGGAGTTCGATATCATCTCCTTCTCTATTATTTTTTATTCATTCAAATATTTATAAGGTATACCAGCCATTTCTTTAACTTTCTTATCTAATTCTATAAGTACTTTATTTATAGCTCCAACTATCATTGGACTACAAACCATTCTACCATTTATAGATGATACTCCCATCATTGATTGTATCTTTTCTTTTTTGTCATAATCTGTATAAGGTTCTTTACCTTTAGGAAATATATCTTTAACTACACCTTTATTTGCAGAATAGTATATAATCTTATCTCCTATAGATAATCTATCATTATAACCTAGATAGAATTCTATAAGAACACTATCTTCTGCATTCTTTAATTTACCAGTAGCGTCTAGTTTATAAGTAGGATCTGTATTCTCTAAAGGAGTAACACTATTATTATTCTTTACTACTTTATTAATATCATTGATTGGTTTCTCTATACTATTTACTATCTTCTTTAAAGAAGGAGATAATTCATCTTTCTCTACTGTTCTATATATCTTAATATCTTGAATCCAACCAGTAACTTTAGACTTTATAGGTATTCTTCCTAAATCAGATATTTCATCTTCATTTTCATCTGCCAATGTTTTAAGTAAGAAGTTTACATCATCTTCTTCAAAAGCATTTTGGAATATTAATATAGGATCTCCTTCTTGTACCTTTTGTCCTTTCTTAGCCATGAATAATATATTAGTATTCTTAGGTAGAGTTATTTCTTTTTGCACTATTATATCTGATGACATAGCATCTGCTAACCAATCTGATATAATAGCTGAATCTTCAAAGTTTTCATCTGTATTAAGTATTGCTACCTTAGCCAAAGGTCCTATAGAATAAGCTAAATCATTAGTACTTCCGCCTCCTACTGCATTAGAGAAAGATTCTTTATCATAAGCTACTATTTCTCCTTTCTTAACTTTGGAACCTACTTTTAAATCACTATCTAATTTAAGAGTAATAAAGAAACCACCATCAGAGTTCTTTTCTATATTTCTTCTTAAGTCTACTACATCTTTAGTATTGTCTAGATATTGTATTACCATATAATCATCTGTCTTTTCTATAACCTTTCCATTCTCTTTAGCTTTAAATGCGAATGTATCTGATACTAAATATGGTAATGCTTGGTCACATCCATTACTAATAAGCATAGGCATTGAGTTTTTAACTCTCATACCATGTTTAGAAGTTTGTATATAAGTCATAGCTGTTCTAAATGGGTCATCTCTTCTACTACCGAATGGAGTTAATGCTTCAGTAACAGTAAATGTTTTTGTAATAGAGTAATCATCTTTATTATTAGTAGTCTTTAGATATCCTCTTTTACCTTTTACATTCATATCTATAGTAGCTTGTCTAGTAATACCTACATTACCAGCAAATCCTGTAGACATACCTAATATATTAGCCATAGAATCAGTATATGTTCTCTTATCTAGACTATAAGCTCTATCTGCATTCATACCTACAATACCCTTATAAGTTGTAGCATTAGCAGCTTCTGCTTCTAATACTGGTGTAAGTTTAGATAAATCAGCAAATGTAGGATCTTTCATTATTCTATCTATAACTTCTGTTCTTCTTATAGTCATAGTAGCACCATTAGTTCTTTTTAAGTTTATAGTATATTGACCATAAGAATCTGCTATTGCAGAATATACATATCCTGCTAATAATTCATTACTTCTATATCTTCTAGCATTCATATCACCATGTTGTGTATATTCATTATCAGATAATAAGTCATTAGCATATAATAGTAAACTTATATAATCACTAGGTAATTTATAATATTCTGCTACTTCTTTAGTAATAGGATCTATCATTAGGTCATAGAAGTTATCAAGACCATCGGCTAATAATCTACCACCAAATATATCTAAGAAGTCTAACCACATAGATTTACCATCTATTTCACTTATAGTATAATTAGCTGTATCACATTCTTTTAATCCATTCATTAGTAATGAACTATAATAATTTAATCCATAATATAAATAGCCATCTTTAAACTTAATTACATCTCTTCCATATGTCTCTGATTTAGATAGTCTCTTTTCTGAGAATTCATAATTTATTTTAGCTCTCTTTAAAGTTTCACTAAGTCCTATAGAATATGATACTACAACTATCAATGGTATTCTATTATTTAATATGCTAGCTTGAGAATAAGCGTATTTTACAGATGGTTTAGTTGTATCATATAACTTAGCTAAATCATTTATATTCATTATTGAGTCATATAATTTATCACTAAATATATTATCATTACCACAGTATATAACTTTTTTATTTCTCTTATCATATCCTATAGGGAATGAATGTTTAAGCATAGTCTCATCTATATCATATTTAGATCTTAACTCATCTTGATTGAAATAGAATATAGCATCTTGTGTTTCTATTTTAGATATCTCTCTAGCCATATCTATATAATCCATAGGAAGATCATACTTATTACATACTTTACTATTATCTCCTAAAGTAATCTTTATATCTTTACCTGTATATTTTCTAAAAGTCTTTAATAATCTATCTGCTGTTTCATATGATTTACCTATAACGTTTCCGAATCTATATACAAATATCTTCTTATAATTAGATACTATTTGTACAGCATCTTCATCTGTTTTACATATAGGTATTTGAGTTAATTGTGCATTGATGGTTTTATCATTACCTCTTAGTCTCATAAACTTACCATTCTTAAACTTAGGTACATCAAATTTAAGAGTAAATCTAGTTCCTCTATAATCTTCACACTTTACTGTATAAGTATATAATAAGTCTTCTGATGTAGATATATCTTCTACATTTATATCTACTATAGATACTGGATGAGATTTTTCTGATAATGATCTTAATATAAGTGCTATATCTTCATCTATATCATATACTTTCTCAAAGTTAGTATACTGTAGATGTTTCCATTCTTCGTTTACCGTATCTATCTCTACTTCAGTAACTGGTAACTCTTTATCTCCAGCATCTTCTTTTAATAAATCGGATACTTTTTTACCTTTAATAGTTTTATCTAGATACTTAGTATCTAATTCTTTTATTCTTTTAGCTCTAGCAGCATTTATTCTTACATTATTATCTTCTTCTCTTGCTAATTGATTAATTATATCTGCTGGTATAACTGCATTATCTAATTTCTCTATAGTATCATCTACATCTGTTGATTTAGAAGCAGCATCATCTATTCTTTGCACTAATTCATCTTTATCTATATCACCACTCTTACCAGTAAGATTATATATCTTTATGCCTTGTGACTTCTCTAATTTATCTGTAATATCTGCTACCATAGCTTTCTTACTATTAGTAATAGAATCAGCATCTGTTATTGTATCAGCTCTTCTTAGTTTTTCTATAAGAGTTAATATCTTCATAGGGTCTTTACTCTTATCCATATTAGCAAAGTCTATTCTAAAGTATCCATATTCAGACATAAATACAGTTTGTATTCCTCCCCAGTTATCTATAAGCTTATCTGGATTCTGTTTTAATAGCTTAGTAATCATAGATAATGGATTAAAGTTAAGACTAAAGTTATATAATTGAGCTTTACTATCTATCCAATCATGTATAGGAATTATTAAAGTCTTATTTATATATCCTGCTAAAGGTAATCTCTTATCATTAATAAATCTAGATATGAATTCGAAGTATAAATCATGAGACTTCTTTACATTATACATATTATTCTTAAAGAATACTTGATTGTAGAATGATAAATCTATAAATAGATTAAGTTTCTTATATCTATCATATCCTATATAAGTCTTATGTATAAAAGGTAACTCTTTTAATACTTGATCATATCTATCAAATACTTCTTTATTAGTCTTAAATCTTTCTTTATAAAGAAGTTTATATAGCATACTATTATAATTTACACCAGCTTCTGATATTACTTGTTCATCTAGCATATCATTGAATAATACTAATGTATCATTACATCTCATATACATATCATTTATTTCATATTCAGAATCTAATGTTCCTTCATATAAGAATTCTTCTTCTACAGGTTTATCTATTATAGATTTACCTTTATCTATTCCTTGTTTTCCTAATTTTCTTTTAGTCTTATCTTCATCATCTTGAAGCTGTTTTACATTAGTAGGAGTTGTAGGTTTTGTATGTGCTGCACCAGGATCAGTACCAGGTTGTGTTCCTTTTGGAGCCATACCTAGATTAGGAGTACCATCTACAGTACCTACATTATTTCTTACAGCATCTGACATCTTATTTAAAGCATGTTTAGCTTTATGCATTCTAAATTTTAATGAACGTTGTAGCTTCTTAGGATCATTTAATACATAGTCATCAGCTTCATTTAAAGCTTGTTGCACGAATTCATTTAAATCACATCCAAAGTTATATTTCTTTTTTAGCTTATTAAATTCAAGATTAGGATATTTTGAATATGATGGTTCTTTAGAATGTATCTTTTTGATATCATTTTCTATATCTAAAAGAGTCATATATGGTCCATGTATTCCTTGTTGTTCTTCCCATGCATTTTCAAACCAATATATTCTTTTATCTTTTATATAATATACTAATGTATGAGTCCTTCCTCCTTGTGGGTCAGTATCATTATACTCTATAAAGAATATTCTTCCTGTTTTATATCCTAGTGATGTAAGAACTGCTTCTTCAAATATACATTGATCATGACAACTTCCTTTTCTTTCTTTATATACTTCTTCAGCAGTCATTAATTTAGTATATTCTTTATACTTTATATTAGTCTTCATCCATTTAGATAAATCTTCATCTGTAGATACTCCAGGAATATTTATCTTTTTAGATTCATTTATTATCTTATCTTCATTGATTACATTTCTGAAAGACTTATCATCCAATCTCTCTAAGTATCCTTCTTGATTAATAAAATAAGTGATATCCTTTTCTATATAATATGATTGATAATATCTCTTATCTATTAAATTGCTATTTAGTATCCTTTTAGTAGATTCGAAGTTAGGAGTTAATAAGAAAGTACATGCTCCTTTCTTCTTATTTTTATCATTTATAGGTAGTATGAATTGCTTCTTATATAACCTCATAGGTTTTAATTCGTCTAAAAAAATCATATTTACACCTCCATTAATTTATATACTGTATTGTTAATCTATATAAAATGTAAAAAATGTGTCATAACCATTGTTTTTCGTGCAAATAAGCATACTATTTTTTTATGCCCGTTGCAACATACATGTAGTACAATAATATCAAGGAGGTATAATAAGATATGACTAAAGATAGCTTTATTGAAGTAATATCGAATCTATCTCCTCAAGAGATAAATCAATTAATACAAGATAAAGGTAAAGAACCTAAGAAAATCAAAATTTGGATACACGTCCAACAACAATCTAATACCAAAGGAAAGGAGAAATAATACTATGAAAGACAAAACTTTAGACATTTCAGAAGTGAAAGGTGCTAAAAAGAACATCTCAGATTTAAAAGTATATGGAGATGGTGATACATTTGCATTATTATGCAAAGCAAGTTCACAAGAAGAAGGATGGATGAAATCTACAAAAGTATGTAATGTAGATAATGGTTGTATAGTACAAGTAACTACTCAACAAAGAAATCCAGATGGATCTTATGCTGTAGCAGAAGCATTAACATTTGTACCAGGTATCAATATGGATACTAGTGTAGAACCAAGAAAGCTAGTACCTATTAATAAATAATAATTAATAATAATTAGGAGGAATTATAAATGGAAAGTGTAAAGACATTAGTAAAAGAAATTAAAGAAGGGTTAGCTCAACAATCATCTTCTCAAAAAGATGAAATCAGAGTAATGAGAGCTATGTTAAATGATAAGGATTATGTAGTAGATGTATATGCTAAAGAAGGAGTTGTAGGTACAGTATGCCCAGCTCAAGAAGCTAGACAATTCGCTGCATCTGTTATATCTAGTGCTGCTAAAGTATCTCAAGCAGAAGCTGCTGAATTAGCAGATAACTATGAATTCAAAAAGAGTGATGCTGTTAATATGATTAACATATCTAAAGAATTCATTAATACTTATGTACAAACTGGAAGAAAGTTACCTCTTGGTGGAAGAGCTGAATCAAATGTAGCTTTATTAGAAAAAGAAGTTAAAGGTGGAACTACAACTTATCCAAAGAAAGTTGGAGTTGATGCTGAAGGAAAAGCTATATATGAAAATCCAGTAGTAAAGATTAAACCACATAAAACTATGAGAGTTATTGGAAAGAGCCCTGAATGGGTATAATAAAATCAAATTAAAAGACTATAGGTTTATCCTATAGTCTTTTTTACCCCTTAACATCTAAGTATTATAATGTAAAGGAGGTAACGCACATGTCATTAAAAAGTGTAGCTAAATACATAGCTAATGTGGGCAAATCAGTAGGATACGCCACAGTACAACGAATAGACGAAGATAATAAATCAATAAAAGAATTCAAAGAGAATAACGCTGAATTATTTAAAACCATATATACTGATTTAAGAAACTATAAGACTACATACAAAAGAGCTACAGATGTTATTGGTAAAACTAAAGAATTCCAAGCAGTACAATCTGGATTTAAATTTGCATTGGAAGATTTAAAGACAGGTAAATTCTTTAATAAAGAAAGAATAAATAAGATCGATGAACAGACCATGGGTATTGATGACGCAAGTTGGGGAGTAGACGATGTAAATATAGACATGGGTAGTGACGATGATTTTGGTAGTTTCGATCTAGGAGCAGATGACTTTACTACTGGAGATAAAGCAGTAGCAGCAGCTGTTATAGATTCAAGCAAAGGAAACGCTGAGATGATATCTAATGCAGTAATAAAAGGAGCAGAATTGACTTCTAATTCTAATAGAACTGCTACATCTTTATTATACACACAGAATGCACATGCATTCTCTTTATTTAACAAAAATTTAACTTCAATCAATGCTAGTATGAATTCAATGACTGAGAATAGCATTGCACAACTACAGACTTTAAATGATAATACTAAGACATTCTTTGAGAAGGCTACATCAATATTAGATGAGCAAAAGTCTCTATTACAACAGATAGCAGATAATACTAAACCATCAGATGCTTTAAAGAAGAAGATAAATAATAAGAAACAAAAATTGTCTTATTCTGATATAGTAGGTGCTAATGGTACAGTAAATTTATCTGAATATTCAAAAATAGTTAAGAAAAATATAATGGGTCTCATGGGTTCTGCTAGTGGGGCTAAAGAAATGCTTAATGCTTTTGGTGATGATAACTCTAATGGTCTTATGACATTAGTATCATCTCCATTATCATTTATTCCGACTGCTATAGTAAATAATTTAATACCATCTATGGTTAGCAAAACCATCCATAATCTTAATAATTCATTCCAAGGATTCTTTGGATCATTAATGGCTAAGTTTAATAATATGGCTAATGAAAATAATGAAGATGAATCTATTATAAAGAAATACATAGGTAAGATATTCGGTACTAAAGAAAGAACTAAAGGTAGTATCGATACAAGTATGTATGAGAAAGGTAAAGTGGCATGGGACGGTAAATCTAAGAAAGCATTAGAAGAAGTTATCCCTACACAATTATCTACAATAATATCAATATTAACATCTAAACCTGCTCAGATGTATGACTATGAAGCTGGTAAGTTTGTTGATATGAAAAATGTAAGAGATAATTTTAAATTAAGAGAGAAAGGATATGCTAAAACTGCTTCTTCTGATATAAGAGAAAATATCAATGAGCAGATAGAAAAGTATCTTACTTTTAATTCTAAAGAAGATAAAAAGCATTTACAAGATAGCTTAGATAAAGTATTCCAATCTTTATTTGCTTCTGCTGAATTATTTGATTTTAGACAGAAAGATGCTAGATCTAAATTGTCATATAAATATGGTATAGATGAGAAGACAATGGGAGCTATTATAGCATTATATGCTAATGCACCTAGAGCATTACAACTTCAATTAAATGATAATATAATGAATGCTAGAAAGAGTCAAAGAGAAGCTATGACTCGTGATGAAGAAGGCACATCTATTAATAGATTATTATTTAATAATTCAGAGAGTCTAAGTCCACATAAATACGATGATAAGGGAAGACTTAAGAAAGATTCATCCATTCTAAATCAAAATAATATGCTAAATTTAAAAGATAAATTAGGGCATAATGTATTTTATTATCTACAAAATATGTATAAGGAATTATCATTCATAAGAATGAATGGTTCTGGTGTAGGTGGACCTCAGATATTACCAAGACAAGGTCATGTAATTACAGTAAGAAATAGAAATGGTAGTGCTTATAGTGGAAGAGTTTCTTATCAAGCTCCTTCTGTAGATGATATAGTTATAAAGGATGATTCTAAGAAAACATATGCTACTAAAGATAGAGAAGAAAGAGAAAGACAAGAAAGAACTTTCCTTAGAAATGAAGAGAATAGAAGAAAGAAGAGAAAGGAAGCTAAACTATCTTCTTATGTAAACTTCTCTGAATATGATGATGAAGGTGCTTTACAATCAGCTATTAAAACAGCAGGAATGATTGATCAAACACAGAGAGAAATTGAATACAATGCAAATAGAGCTAAAGAGCCTAAGACATTAATAGATAAACTTTTATATGCTGATAGTATTACTAAAAAAGCCGATGTAGTAATAAATAGACTAAGAGATTTCTCTAAGAAACCATTAGATTTCTTTACTAAGATTATAGATAAAGCAGATAAGAGATTATATGAAGTTATCTATGGTAAAGAAGGAGACGACAATAAGACAGCCAAAGGATTCCTAGATCATTTAATAAAAAAGATGCAAGATACTTTTAAAAGATTCAATGAATTCTTAGATGAGAAAGTATTAAAGCCTTTAAAAGAAGCTACAGGAATAGATAGTTTAAAGAAGAACATAAAAGACTTCTTTAAAGATACTATTATAAACCCATTAAAAGATAGGTTCAAAGGTTTAGGTACAGGTATAAAGGACTCTTTAAAATCTGCATGGGGAACAGTTAAGGATAGTGTCAAAGGAGCGTTTAGTGATACCTTCGGACCTCTGATTAATAAAATAAAGAGTAAGAAAAAACCAAATAAATTAAGTAGGAATGCTATCAAAGAAGATGAAACTGATGAATATGCATCTATGGATGAAAATGGTGTTGTACATGATAATTTCAGTATGACAGATGGAGAAAGAAAATCATCAGATTATTATTCTAATTTTAGCTTTGATCCATATAATGATGCAGCTGCTTCAGAATCAGTAAAATCTAAATATATGGAGTTCAATTATAATGATGCAAAGAAGCAAAATGCTGAGTTAAGACCTACAATATTAAAGCAAATCCAAAAAGGTAAGTGGCAAGCACAAAAAGATAAGAAAGAATTAGATAGATTATTATCTAAATATACTAATCCAAATAATAAGAAAAATATACCTGAAGCTGTAGTTAAAAAGATAAATGAATTACAGAGTAAATTAAGTAATAGAAAACAATACTACAATACAGATGAATACTTAACTTATCTCCAAAACAATAAGTACTTAAGACATTATAAAGATGTCATGCCTGGTATCAAAGCTAATGAAAGGGAACTTTTACGAAATGAATTTGGAGATAGATATGACAAGTTAGCTGATAAATTAGGATTAGACATAGCTGGTAAGAATGTATTAAAATCAATCTTAAGAAATCAGACTAATAATATTACTGATATAAATGATTATGATAAATTAGATAGTTATACACTAAATGATTTATATAATGATCTTTCTTCTGGTAATGATAAATATACTAAAATGATAGAATCTGCAAAGAAGAATGCTAAATCTCCAGAAGAAGTTAAAAAGATAGAAAATAAATTTGCATCTTATAAGAAGACTATGGATGTATTAAATAAATTTACATCTGATAATAAAATAGATAAAACTAAGATGTCAATACTAGATGTAATATCTAATGATAATCTAAAGATGGCACAAGATACTAGTGGTTCTGTTGATGAATTTGTAGAACAACATCCAGGACTTGTAGGTGGATTTAACGACCAAATAAATATTCAAACAGATACAACTTCTAAGATATTAGAATATGTAAAAGACATAAGAGATAAGTTATTAGGTAAATCAAGTAAACCTAAGAAGGCTACTAATTCTGGTATTGTATTACCTGGAGATATGGATTTAGGAACAGAGCCAGGTTATGAAGAAGAATCTAATGCAATGAAGGATAAACTTAAAGGCTTAATTAAAGCTATGTATGACTATATGTGGGGTTCTACACCACACTTTGCTAAAGGTACAGGTGCTAAAGGTGTAAATGAATCTACAGTAGCTACATTAAGTGAAGGCGAAATGGTAGTATCTGCTGATAGTGTACAAGAAATAAGTAAATCTAGTACAATGATTCAACAAGGATTAACTACATTATTTAAAGCTTTACAATCAGATAGTCAAAAAGAAAGAACTAATGCTTTCAATAAGTTTGCTACTGATATGCAAAACTTAAATGATGAAATGGGTGGTTTCGAAGATAGAAGTATAATAGAAGGCGAAGGTTTTAAAGATGCTAATGTAAGAAATGCATTTAGAAAATTAAAAGAATCTGGAAAAGCTGAATATGCTACTCAGGCAATAAAGAATACTTATAATAAGATAGCACTTCATAATAAACAAGACTTCGATGAAAACGGTATTCCATTAGATCCTCAATTAAGAGCATCATATGAACAAGCTAGACCATATGTAGAAAAAATGTATGAAACAGCAATAAATGGTGTAACTACATTCTCAGATTCATTATTTGGTAAGAGCTCTAAAAAGAACAAAGAGAACTTTAAGAAAGCTGCAGATAGTATTACTAAAGATATAAATAAATATGCACCAGAAGCTATAACAGGTGGCTTAATTGGTGGAGGAGTTTCATTATTAACTGGAGCTATAGGTGGTCCATTATTAGGAGCAGCTGTAGGAGCAGGTATAGCAATTACTAAGAAAAGCGATGCTATGCAAAATTGGTTATTTGGAGAAGTAGGAAAAGACGGAGAAAGAGAAGGCGGAGTCTTCTCTAAGAAAGCTACTAAGTTTATAAATAAAGCATTCCCAGATGCTAAAAGACTTGGTATAGTAGGTGGAGTAGCTGGATTATTACCATTTGGACCTTTAGGACCTGTAGGTGGTATGATATTAGGAGCTACAGCAGGATTTGTTAAGAATAGTAATACAGTGCAAGATTTACTATTTGGAGATTCAAAGAATTCTTTATTTGGAGATAAAGAAGAGTTTAAGAAGAAAGTAGATAAATATGCACCTCATGCTGGTATAGGAGCACTATTAGGAGCAGTAACAACTCCATTTGGACTTGGATTATTACCTAGTGTTGCTTTAGGAGCAGCAGCAGGACTAGCTACAACAAATAATAAATTTAGAGAATATGTACTTGGCGTTCAAGATGATAATGGAGAATATCAAGGAGGATTATTACCTACTATAAGAGATAACTTAATCAATCCATTAAAGAAATCTTTAGTTAAAACTAAAGATAAACTTAAATCAAAACTTAATGAAGTATTGTTTAATCCACTTAAGGAATTAATGTCTAATACAAAAGACATGGTTACTGGATTATTTAAAAGTGCGGCTCGTTCACTTAAAGATTTCTTAGATGAAAGATTTATGAAATCTAAAGGTGTTCCATTCAGAAAATGGCTAGAAGATAAATTGCTTAAACCTATATTATCACCATTTAGATTAGTAGGTAAAGCGGCTATAGGATTATTAGGTTTAGGACCTAAAGCTATAGGTGGTGTAGCTAAATTTATATCTAATAGAGAAAAGACATTCAATATTAATAGAGGATACTCTAGAAATACTACAGCTCAAGAAAGAATGGACGAAAGAAATAAGAATGTCTATAATAAATATATAAGATACGGAAATCTTGCTGGCGGTGCAATACAAGACTTAGCAAGAAGTTTTGGAGTACCAGAAGGAGTTATAAAGACATTAGATAATGATACAGCTACTAGAGCTAGAAAAGTCGATGAAGGTATAGTTCAATTAGATGATGAAGGCTTATCTAAATTAAGAGAAAACTTAATAGGATATAGACAAGTAAAAGATAAGAACTTTGATATGAGAAAAGAGCAAGTTAAAGACTTAGCTAATACTGTTAATCCATATTTCAAAGGTGGCAATGCTAAGAAAATACTTAATGCAGTTCATAATGGAGATATTGAAGGTGCTAAGATACTAGCAAGTACTCTTAAATTTGACTATGCTAATAGAAATGAACTTCAAGACGATGTAGATAGATTTATTATGGATGCTAGAAAGAATGGACGTTATAGTGATAAATCAGACGAAGAATTATCAAATATAGCTAAGAGAGAAATGGAAAGTGCTAAGAGAAAATCCATAATAGAAACTATGGAAAAGCAAGCCAAAGAATATGATAAGTTCATAAATGGTTCTTATAAGACTTCAGAAGAAGATATGAGTAAACTAGAACAAACTATGAAAGAAAAGTTTGGTGTAGATATTACTAAGAGTCTTGATAGTGGTAAGTTATTAGAATTATTAGGATCTGAAAAAGTAAATAGAGAAGCTAGAAAACAAGAAAAGTTAGCAGGAATGACAGAAACAGAAAAATTACAATATAAGCAAAATGAATTATTAAAAGCTCAAGAAGCACGTGATAGTAAATTCCAAACAGAATTATTATCAGTAGTACAAACAGTATCACTTCAATTAAAGATGGCTGCAGATCCAAATTATGTACCAACACCAGAAGAACAAGCATTAGCTAAAACTGGTAAATTACCAAGCTTACAAGATAAGATTAAAGAAAATGCTGAAGCACTTGAACAAGCTAAAGCTAATGAAAAACCAGAAGAAGATAATACTACAGAAACTAAAGATATAGATGTAGCTAATGACGCATTAGACTATTATAATGATAGACATGGCAAAAAGACAGAAGGGCAACAAGCAGTAGATAAAGCTACTCAAAATACTAATACTAGTGGTATAGATAAAGCTAAGAAACAACAAGAAGCAGATAATGGACCTTCTGGTGGTATACTTGATGATAATCCTAATGATCACAAGACAGATTTGCTTACTTCAGATATGCAAGTATATAGAGTAGAAAGAAATAAAGATGGTGACTTAGAACCAGATAAATCTGATCCAGAGACTAGAAAGACAATAAAAGATATACAATCAAATAAAGAACTAAGACAAAAGGCTTTAGAAAACCTTGGAAAGGTTGGAGCAGCAGTAGGACAAGCAGCAGTAATAAAAGGAGAAGAAGTAAAAGATAAAGCTAAATCTAAGATAAGTGAATTATTAGGTGGATTTAGTGGATTAGGCAAAATACTTAAATTAGTTCTTGGTGGTTCTATAATAGGATCTATATTTGGTGGAGACGGAACTATAGGAAATATAAGTAAAGCTATACTAAGTTTCCTTGGCAAATCAGCAAAGGGTATAGCTAATTGGGGGCTTAAGAAATTAGGTTTCCAAGATACTAGACAAACAATATATACAGATGCAGAAGGAAATCAAATAGATGCTAAAGATGTTCATTATGATGAAGATAGTCAAACATATGTGGACTCTGAAGGAAATCAAGTAAATGCAGAAGAAGTAGGTACTTCTTCTTTAGGAAATCTAGGCAAAAGATCTGTTAAAGCACTTGGTAAATATGCTCTTACAGGTGGTAGAGGATCTATATTTAAACCTATATTTAATTCAGCTACTAAATCACTTAAAGCCACATCTACTTTAGGAAAGGTAATGCATCCATTCAGAACAGTTAAACAAGGTGCAATGTCTGCAATAGATAAAATAGGTAACGGTAAATATAGTGTGCATAATGTACTAGATCGTAGTTTCGGTATAGGTAAAAATGCTGGACAAGAAGCAGTAGAGCAGACTATTAAAAATACTACTAAAGAAGCTACAGAAGAAGTAGCAAAAGAAGCATCTAAAGGCGGAGCAAAAGTAATAGACTTTGCTACAGCTAAAGCTAATAAACAACTAGCAAAGACTGGTACAAATATAGCAGCAGATACATTAGGTAAAGGGGCTACTAAAGTAGCAGAAGCAGGACAAAAAGGAGTAGAGAAGGTAGTAGAAACAGCTGCTAATTCAGCCGAACATAGTGCATTAAAAGGAAAATTCCTTGCTAAAGTAGGTTCTTTATTTAAGAAAATAGTAGGTAATTCAAAAGTACAAAAGCTATTAGGAGAAAATGTAGCTAAAGCTTTAGTAGAAAAAGGACTTCCAACTTTGCTTAAAGAATTAGCAGAAAAGCTTGTTGGTAAGACATTAGCAAAAGCTATAGGTAAGATAGCAGGATTTATAGGATCAGCAGGTTTGATAAATATAGCATTTGCAGTATATGACTTCATAACTGGTTATAGTGATGCAAAGAATATATTAGGAATAACAGAAGAACCATCTACTTCATCTAAGATTATAGCTGGTTTAGTAAATGCATTAAATGGGGTAGTTACTTTAGGATTATTCCCTACTAAGTGGTGGATATCATTATTTACAACTATAGTAGGAAATGTATGTGGTAAAACTGATATGGATTTATTAAAACAAAGAGAAAAAGCTCAAGCTAAACTAGCAGAGTTTAATGATAAATATGGTGTATCATATACATTAGAAGATTATAATAATGCAGTAGAAAACGGAGACATAGATGCAGATAAGAATGAAGATAAAGATGGAGATCCATCTAATAATAATACTAAAAAACAAGGAATAATGAGTAAAGTATGGTCTGGTATAAAGAAAGGAGCATTTATTGCAATGCCATGGCTATATGGTGTAAAAGCTGTAAAAGATAAAATTGCTTCAGCATTTGGATGGGGTGGAGTTCAAGATAGTAAATCTGATAAAGATATAGCAAAAGGAAAGAGATCTCCTATATTTGATCATGATTATAGAACTTTATCAAAAGACCAATTAAGATCAAGAACTTCTACAGAAAATAAATCTCAATTAGCATACAAAGTATTACAAGCAAATAAAGACTTTGCTAAAGGAAATAAAAAGAAATCAAATATAAGAATAGGCTCTGGAGCTAAACCTTATAACGATATAAATACAATAAATCGAATGGCTAAAGCTAGTGGAATAGTTACAGATAAGCAATTAGCCATGGCTCAAGGTGTAAATAAAAATATAGGAGGAGCAGAAGATTATCCAGGATTTGATAATTCTAATAGTTTAAGATATGCTAAACTTGATTCAAAAATAGGATATGATACTAATGCAGATTTGCTAAGAAACTATATGGATAAAATGCATAAAGATACTGGTATATCTCAATTATCAGATGCATTTATACAAGCTGGTCAAAAATCTGGATTGGATCCTAAATATATATTTGCACATTGTATGCTTGAAACTGGTTGGGGTAGTTCTACAATATGGAAAGATAAAAATAACCCATTTGGTATAGCAGCTTATAATGCAACTCCTTATAGTTCAGCTTATGATTTTGCTAGTCCAGAAGACGGTGTTGTTAAAGGTGCTCAATGGATTAAAGATAACTTTACTACTCCTGGTCAAGATACATTACAAAAGATGGAATATGCAGATAAGCATCATATGTATGCAGAAATGGATGATGGTTCCCCTAATGAAGAATGGATTAATAATATCAGTAGTATAATGTGGAATACACCTACAACAAGAAGCGGTGAAGCTGGACATACTGTAGATAATACTAATGGTTCATATGACCCTTCAAAAGCTGAAAATAATAATGCAAGTTATGATGGCAAGGCATCTAATTCTAAATCAAGTGAATCTGAACCAAGTGTAATGAACTTCTTTACAGATTTAGCTACATTGGCTTCTAAATCAATAAATTCATTATTTGGATATGGTGATAAGTCATCTAAGTCAAGTAGTTCTTCTTCAAATACAACAGGATATAAATCTGCTACAGGTAAATACGATTCAGATGCTTGGTATAATTCTACATTAGGTGGAGCAGTAGTTACAGGACCATATGAAGAGCAAAGAGGGGATCATAAACACACAGGAATAGATTATAGTAAATCAGATATAGAAGGAAAAGATATAATATCACCTATAGATGGTGTAGTTGTATCATCATTATCTCCAGAATCTAGTGGAGGATATGGAAACTTATTAAAAGTAGCTGAAACTAATTCTGATGATGCTCATAATGGTAATTATCATTACTTTGCTCATATGCAATCATTACCTAATAGAAACGGAATAACATTTAAATCTGGTGATAAGATAAGTATGGGTGATAAATTAGGACAGGTAGGTAGTACTGGTAACTCTAGTGGTCCTCATTTACATTATGAAGTAAGAGATAGTAAAGACCAAGCTAGATTTGATCCTAATGCATACTTAAGTGGTGATCAATCATTTACATCAAGATTCGGTAAAGGTGGAGTACAAAACTCTAAGTCTGATAAAGATATAGATAAAGGTAAGAAGAATTCACTATTAAATATAGGAGGAGTACAAAATAGTAAATCAGACAAACAAGTTAACCATAAAGGTATTGGAGTAGGATTCGGTAATGTAAAAGACTCTGATAAACAAAATGGTGCAGTATACTTCCAGCAATTTGATGAAAGATGGGCTAGTCACCCATACGGAAGTTCAACAGTTCAAAGATCAGGTTGTGGACCAACATCTATGGCTATGCTTATAGATTCAGTAACTAATAATTCAGTAACTCCAGATGAAACAGCTGATTGGTCTACAAATAATGGAGGATATATTAGTGGTGCAGGTACTTCATGGGATTACTTTGCTAAACAAGGTAAAGTATATGGTATAAACATGGTAGAAACAACAGACTATGATGGAACTTTATTGCCAGCTTTACAAGACAATAGACCAGCTATATTATCAGGACAAGGAAGTAGACCATTCTCAAGTGGTGGACATTTAGTATTTGCAGTAAATGCAGATAAAGATGGTAATGTAAGAATAAACAATCCTGGATATAGAGATCAACCATTAACCGTATCTATGACAGATTTAAAGAACGCTGGAATGATGCATGCTTGGATATCAGATAAGAAATTAGATGGTTCTAAAGCATCAGGTTCTAGTGATAGCAATTCATCATCTGATTCTTCATCTAGTAAATCTACTGAAAGTAAACCTTCATTATATGAATTCTTTAGTACACTTGGAACAAAAGCAACTAGAGCATTTAATAGCTTAATGGGATTCAAGAATACTGATGAAAATGCTAGCAGTGATAGTGAAAATAAGGATGCTGGTTCAGGACCAGATAATCCTATGGATTCTAAGATGAAAACCGATATATCTATGAATGATACAGATAATTTAGATGGATATATTAGTAAATTAGATGCTGGTTCAGGACCAGATAATCCTATGAATTCTAAGATTAAGAATAAGAGAACACCATACAATTCTAAGGGTATGGGATTCGGACCTACAGATAGTACTACTATAGAAAACAACAATACTACATTAAAAACTCAAGACTATAACAAGTTATTGAAAGTTATAATACAAACTCTATTAAAGATATCAGATAATACAAATCTATTAAATAAGATAGTAGAAATACTAGCTAATAGATCAGGTAATACAGCAGCTGATAATGCTAATACTGCTAATTCAATTATGACTGTAATGAGAGATGCTAATCAAGACCAAAATCCAGATAATGCATATCTAATGGAATTATTAAATAAATTGGCAGTAGAATAATATAATACTCCTAGTGGAATATTCCACTAGGAGTATTTAAGGAGGTAATAAATTATGGCAACACATACATTAGTAGATGGTAGTCAAGTTACAGATGAACAATTAGAAGCTGATGGTGATGTATTAATAACTATGATTAAAGTAAAAGATGAATGTAATATATTCTCTTCTTCTGCTAATAATGCTAGTTATATTGGTATATATCATCCAGATGGTAATTATTTAAATGCAATTGGTGGATTAACATATAGAGCTAATGGTTATCTATATGCTTGTACAACTAAAGGATGGTTACAGATTCCAGATGCCAGTAATCTAGATATAGCATATGCTAAAATGAATAAAGAAGCATATGATGCAGTAGTTAAAGATAATAAGCTTGATAAAGAAAATAAAGCATCTGGTGCAAATACTGTAGATGATCGTGATAAATCTAGAGGTAATCGTGATAGTGAAGGTATAGAATATGCATTAAGTACTGCATATGATGTAAACGACAGTATGACAGAAGATGATATTAGTGTAACTGCTAAAAGTATAGGAGATTTATCATTAAAAGATGCTACAGCATTCTTGAGAGATCCTAAAGGAGTATTTGGTATGCCTTATCAATACTTAGAATCTAATGATTATCCAATAGAAGGATCTACATTTGGTTCTATGTATACAGAAAAGATAATACAACACTTACCAGTATTACTATTATCCCCAGGTAGACCAAACTTTATGTCTGATTATTCTTCAGGTACTGCCAGAGGAATGCTTACCAGAATGCTTGATGGCAGCGGAGCAGATATGCCTTCATTAGAAGCTATATTAGGAGAAGAGACAGGTAAATTCTATAGTTTTGATTATAAGTACATAGAGTATTTTAACTATGTAAATCCTATATGTCATCTTATGGCACAATACTTAAGAATAGCTAGTGAAGATTCTCCTACAGCTAAAGGAATATTAGGTGCATCATTAGGAGATTATGATTGGAAGAAGTATGCTAGTGAATCATTTAAAACATATTATTCAGCAGCAGATACTGTAGCATTCTATATAGATTCAGAAACACAAATATCAGAATCTTTTGGTAATAGTACTACAGAAAGCCAACTTGCATCTGGTATTAACTCATTATCTTCTATGTCTAGAGAAATACAATTTCTTATAGGCGGTTCTTCTGGATTACAATTTGAAAAGCTAAAGCAAGAGAATGCAACAGAGTTTAGTAATGAGATAAATTCATTTGTAAAGAAATATTCATCTATGTTTACTAAGAAATTCCAAGCTAATTTATCTCAAGGAATATTAAATGTAGCATCTGGTGGTAAGATTATATTTCCAGAGATATGGGCAGATAGTTCTTTCTCTAGATCATATAGTTGTACTATAAAATTAAGAACACCAGATAGTGATAAACTTAGTATATATTATAATATATTAGTACCAATAGCACATTTATTAGGACTTATGATTCCATTACAAAATGGAGTGAATGGTATTATGTCTCCATTTATAGTAAGAGCTCATTATAAAGGATTCTTTACTACTGATATGGCTATAATAACAGATATGTCTATATCTAAAGGAGATAAATGTAAATGGACAATGGATGGTCTTCCAACAGAAGTAGATGTAACTATAAGTATTAAAGACTTATATCAAACATTATCTTTATCTAACGAGACTAATCCTAAAGACTTTGCTAGAAATAATCAAGAGTTAGATTATATAGCTAATATGTGTGGTTTGAATATTAATAAACCAGATGCAGTAAGATCTATAACATTATTCTATTATAGATATTTAAACTTCGTTAAGACTTCAGTTACTAATGTAGCTTGGTCAATTAATAAATCTGTAGTAGGATTACTTAAGAGTATATATTCTAAACCATGATATATTAAAATATACAATATATGTAACTTAATAATAAGAGTGTAGAGCATAACGCTCTACACTAAAATTTTATGATTCAAAAAAGGGGTAAAGAGAGTATGAAAAAAGATTTTAGTAAAATGAGAGATTTAGATTGGACAGACGAAGAATATTTTAATGACTACGAAGAAGAACGTATACAGAAAATAAAACCTAAGAAACCTAGTACAAAAGGAGAATACAATAATTATGACTCAAAGAAGAAAAAGAAAAAATAGAGCTCAAAAGGAATTAGAATATAAAGAGAAGTATTCACATATTCCAGTAGACTTTAATGAGAGATTATCTTGGATGTATGATCATTATCATGTAACAGAAGCCAAGCAAAGAGAAATACTTAATGCAAGATATATGATGCTTAGAGAATTACAATATACAGATATAACTATAGTATTATTTGAAGAACCAGAAGGTACTCCAAGACCAAGATTTAGATTAGTAAATAGAACTAATTTTGTTAATGAAGCATTAAGTAATGGACAATTTGTTCATGTATATAGTATTAATGCTAAAGAAGATAGTTTATATATGAGAAGATTAGTAGATGAAGAATTGATACAATTAAATAATCTAATCTATACTCCATGTATAATGCAATATAATATATATCAAAAGACACCTAGTACATATAATACAGTAAGTACATTTTTAGCCGAATTAGGATTAGATAGACCTATAAAGAAACCAGATTGGGATAATATAGGAAAGAAGTATTCAGATATGTTTAATCATAATGTATGGCTAGATGATACATTAGTAGTAAGCGGAACAGTTAATAAGTACTATTCTATACTACCAAGAGTAGAGATAAGACTTAGCTATTTGAATATGCTATATAATAAGTATCAGTATAATTCTATATCTAAGCAAACAGAACAACAAATACAATACTTTGATTATAAGGGAGGACCATATTAATATGAATATAGCAGAAACTACATCACAATTAAAATATAATTTCAATATGATATCTTCAGCAAGAATAGCATTGAATAGATGGTTTTATAATGAAGATATTATAAACAACCTAATACAATTAATACAAAATACATTTGAAACATTTACAGTTTTATATGATTGCAATACAAATGCAATTAATATAAAAATAAAGAAAACTAATTTAAAGAAGAACGATAGTTCATATGTACATTGTACACAATACTACTATCCGATAATAAATAGTATATTTAAAACACTATTTAATACTTATAAAAATGAACTTGTAGATATATTTGGAGTTGATGATATAACAGAATTCTTATCATCAGATAGCTTTATAAGTAATATGTATAGCTTAACTACTTTATTAGATAATATCATAATAATAAAATTATAAAAAAGAAATCCCTATAGGAATAAATCCTATAGGGAAATTTTACATCTCTTTTAAAGTCTTAATTATAAATGCTTCATTTACATTTTCTATCTTAGCCGTATTAAGAGTTTCTAAGAAAGCATATAATACAGTACAGTTTTCTACTATAGAATCCATATCTAATTTATTATCTTTACAATAAGCTTCTTTTAAAGCTTGATTAGTAAAAGACTTAGATGCTAGATTATATACCATAGTTTCTAATACTGATTTCTTCTTTTTCATCTTAGAAACGTACATCTTTCTCTTGCCAAGCATATTATATGATTCTTTCATATTTTCTGTTTTAGCTCCATCTATCTTCTCTTGAGTTTGAGTTAAGATATCTTCTAATTCAGATCTTTGATCTTTTCCATCTTGTATAAATTTATCTAAAGCATCTGATACTCTCATTTTAATAGCAGTAGCTACTTCATCTGCATCATTGGATTTAAGATTATTAAAGAATTCATCTCTATCTTCCATATCTATGCAGAATGTATCTGGCTTAGATTTATCACATTTCTCTAATATTCTTTGTGTAGATTCTTCTATTACTCTAGCAAATTCTGATAATACATAAGATTTACTTTCGAATTTCTTTAATAAAGTAGTAGTTCCTTGTTCTTTAATATAATTATTAACTACATTTCTTCCAATAAGTTCTGCTCTAGCTTTATTATGTTGATAGAAGAAAGCATCTTCCATAAGACCATAGATACATTCTGATAATAATGATTGTTTTACATCATTGCAGAAGTCACTCCATTTCTTATTTACTATAGTAGTATTTAATGCTGCCTCTCTTAATAATTTATTTTGGTCATGTATTTTTTTATCTCCTTCAAGATTTGCAGCTTCTGTAATAGAAGCTGGCTTAACTTGGTTAGCTTTTTGGATAGCAGCTAGATACTCTTTATCTGATATTTGTCTAATTTTCATATTCAATAAACCTCCTTAATCTTATTTAATCAGATGTTAAATTACCTTAATATCTATCTGTGGTTCTAATGTATCTGTAGATAAGTCTATATTAAGGAATTCTGGAACATCTTCTACATTTTCTACTTCATTTCTCTTAAGATACTGTGTAAGAGCATTATAGTTGTTTACTTTAACGAATTCTATAAATTCTATATCTTCTTTATATTCATTAGTAAGATATGTAGTAAGATTAGTCATATGGATACTAGTAAGCTTATTTAAATCTTCTACATATCCTTTTATAGATTGCTTCATCTTACTTATAGTTTCATCTACAGCATTAGTAGTAAGCTTAGTTCTAAATACTAATTTAATATTAACTCTATCTAATTCAGTAGTACCAGCATCATTACCATCAGCATCTACAACATCTATCTTAAATAACTTAGCTGGACCATAAGTATTGAAGAACTTAAAGTCTATAGATAAATTATTCTCTAGATATTCTAAGCATGTATCTATATAAGTCTTTCTGAATTTAATATAATCTATAAACTCTTTACACTTTATAGGATCATTTATATAAGAGTATCTTACACATGGTACACTCTTTATTATATAATCATATCCACCAGTTTTAGTATTCTCTTGTAATACTATAGTAGAATTCAATACATTAGAATAATTATAAAATAGATTAAGCTTTGTTCCTAAATCATATATATTACTTAATGTCCATGTAGAAGTATCAAAATCCTCATTAGGATTAGATTTTACTATATCATCTAAGCTACTTCCTGTTGTAGGATTATCGTAATCTATATCCATTAAAGTATATAGTGCTATAGTACATCCTATAGACTCTGGCATAAATACATTAGTAAGAGCAGTATCTCCTCCAAAATATATATCTGATATATGGATATTATTAGCCATATCTATAGTATTATCAGACTTCAATGTAAATTCTAATTCATATCCTATTTCATTTATACCTACTACTTTACCAAAAGTATAATATTTAAACTCCCCTCTATTTAATATTAATACAGGTTTTAGATAAGACTTAGTTATCTTTCCTTCAGAGTCCATTTCTACTACAGGGAATTCGCTATTTACTGTTCTAGTAGCTGTACAAGATATAGTATATACTCCTTCTTTATAAGGTTTAGTACATCTTACAGATGATATTATAAATTGCATTGGACTATCAGAATTATTATACTTGAATACTACTGGATAAGTATCGTCTATATAAGTAAGATAGTAAGATAATGATGGTTGTCTATTTACTACTATTTGATATGGACAACTATATATGAACTTACTTTCTTCTATAACTTCTGGTGTTATACCATGTTCTTCATCTATAAGATCATCTCTTATAGTCATTTCATTTGTAGTAGTATTTAATTCAAATAGATGTCCTGCATTAAGAGTATATCTATTATCTTTGCAAGAATCAAAGTCGTCTAGTGTAATCTTTAATCTTAAAGTATTTGTAGGTATTATATTACCATAACTATCTTTAGCTAATAGATATGCATAATATAATCTTTCAAATTGATTATCTCTCTTCTTAAAGAATTTTAATCTAGTATCATCATAAGTATCAAAGTAATTCTGTAAATCTGTAAGAGTAGATATACATCCTCTAGATAACATTTCTTTTGGAATTATTTGTTTTAATTCGTCTACACTCTTTTTATCTAATCCCATTTGAGCATCACCACTAGGTCTTAATACTATACCTATAGTAGAACCAGCATAAGCATTAGAAGGATTAATATTCATAGTAATATCTTCATTATATGAGAAATTACCTTTAGAGCCTAACGTAGTCTTGTAATTTACTATTATATTAGAATTCAATGTAGGTTGATATGAACTTCTATCGAATTTTAATCTTATAGAATTAGCTGTAGTATAAGTATAGAAACAGTAGTGCTCATAAGTATCACTTGGCATACCTTCATATATAGGCTCTAAGTCTATAGTAGTGCCATCTGGTTCTTTTACTGTAACTGTAAAATCTGCTAATTGCTCATCAAAAGTAAAGTCATAAGTAATATTATCTAATTCATTAGTAGATATTATCTTTCCTTCAGACACACAATGTTTAACTTGTCTTAAAGTAAGACTTATAAATAAGAAGTTATCTTCATTTACTGTAAGAACAATTGGTAATGGTAAATATGGTGTATCTACATCAGATATATTATTCTTCTTATCCATTATATATGAAGCATTATATATATTAGTATACTCATCTACTATAACACCATCATCATTCTTTATCTTATTACCAGTTTTAACCATTCTTCTAGTAATCATTAAGTCATAATCTAAATGGAATTCATAACTTTCTATATTAAATTTAGTATCTTTATCTATTATTATAGTATTAGCTTTATCTAAATCAGTAGATGTCATTAATTTAACCAATTCATGCTCTATAAATCCTATCATTACATCTATATGAGATGGAGTAGCCTTTAATACTTCTATTCCATAATTTATAGCTGTAGTTATTATACTTCTTTCAAACTTAGCTCTTAATGGGAATGACTCATTACCCCATTCTATTGAAGTCATAATAGAATTTTGAATTATATTAGAAAACATTTCATTTAAGTATCCATATAATGATACATACATTGTATCTTGATCTAAGCATTCCATATACTTCTTCTGTATAGTATCAACCATACTAGATATATCATATATATCGGTTTTTATTTCATTAGCCATTATGCTTTCCTCCATTTCAATTTATATATATTTCTACCTTCTAACTCATCTCTACTACTTATTATATAAGGACAACCAACCCAATCATAATTTACATGAGAATCTAAATCTGCATCGTCTTTAAAATTATTATGAATTGCTATATGAGATTCATTTCTAGGTATACTCTCTGTAAGTTTATTAAATTCAAATAAACTGAATGGATCTAAGTCTCTTGTAAATGTAGCATTGAAATTTACTGTAAAATTAAGAGTACCATCTTTAGGCATAGAAGAAAATGTATCTCTTGGTACATTTGTATTGTATACTCCCCATAGTTTAGCCCAATATATTATACTTTCTCCATCTTCTCCAACTACTATCTTATATGCACAGCATTGGTCATGAAGTCTTTTATGTATTATATAGTCTTGCTTAGTAGGAGTAACAGCTCCCATTTGTTTATAATTTCTATATAGGTCCCATGTCTTAAATAATCTATATACTTCTAAGTATTTAGTATCTTTAAAATCTAATGAGAAGTCTTTATTATATTCTTCAGTAAGAGAGTTACCAGAATATATAATACTATCACCATATACAGTTAATGGTCCATCTACATCAGTTACAGATATAGAACCCATATCTACTTCTGATTGAGCTGCTGAAGATAATAAATTCATAAATGGTCCTGTATTATAAGGTCCATTATGAGATGATTGTAATTGATTTAATACATCTGGGTAATCATCATACATATCTTTAAAGAATGCTATATCTGCTAATTCTGGATTAGGCTGTCCTTCTTGTACTTTATCTCCATTTAAATGGAAAGAATCTGCTACATCATATAAATGTAAATCTGGTTTAACAAAGAACACATATTCTCTTGTAGGACCAAATATATTAGAAGGAGTAAATCCTCCTCCAAATCTATGAAATTTAGTAAACCATTCATATTCAGATCTTGTATAGTACATAGCTTGCTTTCTAGCTTTATCTATAGCATCATCAAATTCTTTTTTCTTACCTTCACCATTATTAACAAGATACTTTTTATCAAATCCATATGAAGCCCAACGAATTCTTTCTTCTACTGGATCTATATGTTGATCTATTTTATCATCTTGTGCTTGTTTCACTCTATATATTTCTTTTTTATCAAATTTGGATTCATTAGCCATACTGTCGTCATCTCCTTTCATTAAATGTATTATAGTTATGTTGCTCTATGTAAATAATATTTTAATTGTATATTATTAATGAAATAAAATATAAGGAGAGTGGTTATTATGAGAATAGAAAGATCAACAAATTATTTTTGTAGAGGAGAAATTGAAGTCCATAAAGCAATGCAAAGACAAACAGAAAGAGAAATTAAACGTATGAGAAGATGGGCTAGGGAAGATGCAGAACAAAATGATATTGCTAATAATATAGACGGTCAGGCTATTGCTAGAGGGGTTCTTTCGGATATATTTGGAAATATAAATTGTAATACTGTTAATATTAACACTATTAATATTATTATGCATAAATAAAATATAAGGAGAGTGGTTATCATGAGAATAGAAAGACCATTAAATAATTTTTGCAGAGGAGGACAATTACTTCACGATGCAATGCAAAGACAAACTGAAAGAGAAATTAAACGTATGAGAAGATGGGCTGAAGAAGATGAAAGAAGTAGACAAAAATTAAAGTTAGAATATATAGAAAGTGTTATAGATATGATAAAGACAAAATATCCTGATGCCGAAATAGAGATAAATTTATAAGGTAAGTTTATCTATAGGTAATCACAATTATAATTATATATTATAATTGTGACCTATGGATATTCAATTAATTATTATCCGATCCCCACATAATAGGTATACACAATAGTGATATAATAAATAAACAAATTCGGAGGAGATAGTAATTATGAGAATAGAAAGACCAACAAATTATTTTTGTAGAGGAGAAATAGAAGTCCATAAAGCAATGCAAAGACAAACAGAAAGAGAGATTGAACGTATGAGAAGATGGGCTGAAGAAGATGAAAGAAGGCAACAAGAATTAGATTTAGAATATATAGGAAAAATTATAGATATGGTGGACAAAAAATTTCCAGACGTTGATCGTATTGTAATAGAAATATAATATCTATAATATCCATAGGTTTTATTTTTTGCCTAAACATTAATATTTACACTTAATTGAGTAATCTTTATTTTTTATAGTTTAACATAAAAATAAAATTTATAATAAGGAGGAATAATAATATGAATTCACATATGATTCACGAAACTGTAATACGAGACATAATAGATGTAATATCAGATGTAAAAGATTCTGATAATATAGCAGGTTTATTTGGTAGAAAAAAATCATTCAAATCTGTAGCTAGTGCTACATCAAATCTTACTTTAGTATTCCCTGTTATATGCAGTAATAATATTTCAATAGAAAATGCAAGTATGATAGCTAAAGCAACAGAAAGAAAAGCTGTAAGTTTATTACAGATTCTTTTTAGTGCAATGTCAGTAGATGCTGTAGAAGATGGTATAGACTATGTAAAGAAGTTCCATACTAATCTTAAAATGGATAGTGATATATCTGTAGATGCATTTGTAGATTTAGTAGATACTTATGTAGCTAAAAATGAATCAGCAGTTGTAAATAGAGGTATGTATGATGCCGTAATAAGAGATTTAAGAAATATAAACAATGTATTACCAGAGAGTATTTCAGAAAACTCTATTGCTGATTATTCAATATTACCAAATTTTATTTCTAATGGAGAACTTAGAGTAGTAAAAGAAGCTGGTAAAGATAATCAATCTAAAGAAGTGTATATTAAAACTGCACCAAAAAAACAAACCATAACTAAATATAATTATACTTATTCTGATGATTCTCAAAGGGCAAAGAATATGGCAGATGCAAGAGATAAAGCCAATAATTTATTAAGAAATCAATTAATATCATCAGATGTAAAGAAGGCTAATGAATTAGTTCCTACTATGATGATAGTAAACTTTGTTAATATGTATGAAGATAACCCAGTTGCACAAAACATGGTAATTGGTGTTAAAGCTAAATTATATCCAGTAGATTCTGTAGATGTACTAAATAGAATAGTAATAAAGAATAAAGATAAGAATAAACTATTCGGATTAGTAAGAGCTACTACAAGAGAAATATCTTTCTGTAGAGATTTCTTATTTGCTATCGATAAAGCTAAGGTAGATGCTTTATCACAATCAAAGAGAGGCTCTTCTTCTAAGCTATGGAAGATATTAGAAAGAAGATCATTAAAGAGTAAAGTAAGAAGATCTTTAGGTCAAGTTAATGATGCTTCTGCTATATCTACTTTAGTAATATCTCAAGAAGAAGTAGAATACTTAAAGAAAACAGAGAATATAGATTTAGAAAAACCAAATGTTATGAGACCTATAATGGAATCTTATAACTTAATGGGAGTATGTATAGTAGACGAAGCTGCTGAAACAGCTAAGTTTATGTATGATACTGGAGATGATATATATGAAGTATTATCATTTAATCATCTTGAAAGAGAAAATAATAATGGTCTAGACAGAAAAGTAGTTAATCTAATGACTAAGATGGCTAGATAATAAAGGAGGTGAATAAAGAATGTACAGTGCTGATTATAATCAAATATTAAAAGAATATTTTGATATTACAGATACTAAAACAAGAAAGATCATGCTTGCTATAAATGAAGCAGATCAAAATGCTGTATTATCTTCATTGACTGCTAAACTATATGACCATATAGTAGATAAAGTTGATGATATAGACTTTGGAGATATACCAAAGACTAAGGGAGATATTACTAAACTTGAAAGTTATGAGAAGTTAGTAGATTGTGTAAAAACTATACATGGTATATTAGACGAATATAAACAATCTGCTGATTCTATAATTACTATAGAGAAAGCTATAAACAATGTCTTAGTAAGAAAAGATATGTTTGAGAAAGCTTTTAGATATGAAATAGAATTACCAATAGTATTATATTCTACTATAGTATTAGCTATAGTAAGTGCTACTTCATTTATGATAGCTAGTTCTATAGAATATATAAAGACTCCTAGTGATGAAACATTTGATACAATGATTGATAAAGTTTCTCTAGTAAGAACTAAAGATCATTTATTATTTGATAATCTTAAGAAGTTTAATATTGCTTGTGATAAAGGACAAATAGATTCTTGTGTAAATGCTTTTATAAAAGCTAATGCTAAGAATTTTACTGGAACAACTATAGCAGTTGGTAGTATAGCTTTAGTTGGTTTATTATTAACAATAATACCAATTATAAGAGAACTTATATTCTTCTTCTATTATAGTAGAACTAGAATATCTGACTATTTTGATATGCAATCAGACTTATTAACAATGAATGCATATAACGTTAAGAATAATACTACTATGGATAAATATAAGAGAGATAAGATTGCTAAGAAGCAACTATCTATTGCTCAAAGATTTAGAACCATAGCAAATAAAGTTCAAGTAACATCTAAGAAGGCAGAAATTGATACTACAAAAGAAATTCAAAAGGAAACTAAGAAAGTTAAGACTGATGAATTAATAGATACAGTACCAGACTCTGCATCTTCAGTACTATTTTAACAATAATTATGGATGATTTTAATTCTATCCATAATCTTATTAATAAACATACAAGTAAATTGCAGTACTTATATTCTGCAAAATTAATTAAATAATGAAAGGAATGATAAATCTATGGGTTTATATGGAAGAAATTCAACATCTCTTGGTGGACATTACGATGTTGTAGCTAACGAAAATTATAGAGGCGTAGATGGTGCATTAGTAGCTTTAACTGAAGGCTATGTAAATGACCAAGCAATATTTGAAGCTGTTATAGGACAAGACTTTGCTGAAGCTTATGCTTTCTCAGAAGGTTGTGAATTAGAAATTGTTACAGAATCTGGATTAGGAGGAGCTTTTGATAAATTAAAAGCTTTCATAAAGAAGATTTGGGAAAAGATCAAAGGTCTTTTACATTCTTTTATTGTAAAATTAAACAAAGTTGTTATTACTGATAATAAGAAATTTGTTGAAAAATATAAGAATGATGTACTAAAGAAAAATCTTTCTAAGATGAAATATAAATGGTGCGAACCAGACAATTCAAAAATTTCTGGTCTTGCAAGTAGAATATCAAGTTCAAATATAGATACTGTATTATCAGGAGCATCAAATGTATTTAATATGGATGAAAAGCAATTACAAGAAATTAATGATAATATAGATGATGGAACTAAAGAAGATGAAGTATTGACATTATTAGCAGGTGTATCAACAGATTCATCATCATTTACAAAAGATGTACATGAAGAGTGTTTTGATAGTGAAACAGAAGAAGAAGGATTAGATAGTTCTAGATTAACTGATATTATGTCAACTCTTGTAGGTAGCAAGAAAGAAATAGAAAATATTAAGAAAGCTCAAGATAATATAGATAAGGTTTTTAAATCTCTTCTTAATTCTATCGATAAGGCTCAAAAAGATATAATGAAAAAAATACCTAAAAATGCAAATAGTACAGCAGATGCATATACTATATCATATACTCATAAAGATGATAATGAAACTAGAAACATTGAAGTTAAAGGTAAACCAACTAGTTTAGTTGATTCACACGGAAATCCATTTCCATCTGGTGTAGGAACAAATGCATTAAATAATCAAAGATTAAGTGTTGCACACAGAATGGCATCTTTATATAATACTTGTTTTACAAGAACTTGTTCTGCTTTAATGGCTGAAACTAAATTTAAAATAAAACAAGCTAGAACAGTATTTGCTAAAGCTGCTGCTTATAGAGCTACTAATGAAAGTATGTATAGTGATTATGTATATTTAGATGCTGTAGCAGAATCAGCAGGTTTTGAAATAGAATCAGCATTCGAAGATTACGAATATTAAGAAACATTATATTAGGTTCTATTAATTTAGAACCTAATAATATTATAAATTAAAAGGAGGAATAATACAATGGGTGTATATTCAATAGGAAGAAATTATTCAAGAGATTTCGATAATACTGGTATTGTTGAATGCCAATATGAACCAGGAATGGAAGCTGCTTTAAATATAGTTGCTGAAAGTGAATTAAATTTTAATAAATTAATGCAAGCTGTTGCTAAAGATGAACTAGGCTACTTACAAGAAAATGGAGTAGAAATGGTTTATGAATCAGGTACTGCATCTGGTTTTATAGAAAAACTTAAAGCATTTTTCTTAAAGATATGGGAAAAGATCAAAGGATTATTTAGAAAATTCTTTGCTAAGATAAATTCTTATCTTATAGATGATAAGAAATTTGCAGATAAGTATAAAGATAGAGTTATTAATGCTAATCTAAAAGATTTTAAATTTAAAGGATTTAAATTTACTAATTTAGATAGTAATAGTGCTCAAGCTAAAGATATGTTCAATGCAGCATTAGGAAAACTAGATGGTGGAAACACATTTGCAACTTATAATAAGGATTATGGTTCTATTGTAAATTCTGTTAATATGAACAATGATTCAAAAAAAGAAGAGATCAAAAGAGCTGTAGAAAAGTTTAATGAAGATGAACAAGATCTTTTAGAAGAGGCTAGAGGAGCAACTATCAATTGTGGTTCTTGTACTTCTACTGAATTTACAGAAGAACTATTTAAATATTTTAGAGATGATGAAACATCTAAAGAAGAAAAAGAATTATCAGATTTAGGAACTAATCCTTCTGATTTATTATCAATAATTTCTACTACTAAGAAAACAATAGATTTAACTAAGAAAGATTTATCTGATTTCGAAAGATCAATAAAAGATATAACTAAAGCTTTAGATAAAGCATCTAGAGACTTAACTAATGCTATACCAGATAAAGATAAAAATAAAGATGAGCAAGAAGCGATGTCAATTGCTGTTCAAGTTGTTAATATCTGGGCAAAAATACGTAAAGATGCATTAGCTATAGCTCAAGTAGTTAATGGAGCTAAATTAACAGCTATTAAAGATAGAAATAGACAAGCAAAAGCTATCTGTGTTGCTTTAGTAGGAAGAAAGTCTATTAAAGAATCATATGATGATTATTCTTATAATGAAGGAGCTAGCTTCTTATCAGAATTAAACTTTATTTAGTACAATTCAACTACTTAACGGTAGTTTAAGGAGATTACCATTAAGGTAATCTCCTATTTTTTATTTAAAAGGAGGTATTAAATATGTCATTATTTAATATGGAAAATCTATTAACTGAAACAGTTATGGATCATACTAGTATAACTAATACTACATTATCTATGACTAAATCATATAGATCTTTAGCTATGCAACACATATTAGAAATGCATGAAGAATTAAACCAAGCTAATAAGATCTTATATAGAAGTATATTAGAAAGTGAAAATGATATTGAAATAGTAAACGAAGGATTTTCTGATTTCTTTGAAAAGGTAAAAGATATTATAGTTAAATTCTTAAAATGGATTAAATCTTTATTTGAAAGATTTATTGCTCAACTACATAAGTTTGTAGGTTCTGAGAAGTATATCTTAAAGAAGAAAGATAAACTTAATAAATTTAATTCAGATCATGAATTTGATATAGACGGATATAATTATACATTTGTATCTAACGTACCTGCTATACATGCTTTAGCAGAATTTAATCAAAGCTTTGTTGGTTTAGATTTAAGTAGTTTAAATGATACTACTGGTAAGAATAAGGATATAACAGATAAAGTGTCTTCAGCATATGATGATTTATTAGAATCATTAGATAATGGTGAATGGTATGACCAATTCAGAGCTGATTGTATAGGACAAACAGATCCTATAGATGAAGAAGACTTTGCTGATGAATTATTTAGAGTATATAGAGATGGAGAGAATACAGAATCTACTATTACTGTAACAAATTCTATAGTAATGGATTCTTTGCATAATCTTGAAACTTATAAAAAGTTAGAAGAAGATGTAAAGAAGACAAAGAGCAAGATAGAAAAAGACTATGAAAGAATAAAGAAAGATATAGAAAAGATGATATCTAGAAATAAAGATAGAGATTTATCTAAAACTGCTATACCTATAACTGTAAGAGATGGATATACTCCAGCTCCTGGTGAATTAGTAGTATCTCAAGATACTTTAAATAAATTAGATTTATATATGAAAGCTAAAGCAGACCAAGTAGTTAAGATGTCTTCTATTCATTCTATGGCTTTCTCTTATAAATTAGATGCTATTACAGATAGAACTAAACAAGATAAGAAGATATTATATACAGCATTAAGTAAAGTAACTAAAGACTTAAAGTTAGAATCTATGATAGATAAGTATTCTGATGTAACAGATTACTCTTATATAGAAGAATCAACTTCTGAAGCTTTAGCTGTTAAGATATGCAATGCTATTGGAGTAGATGTAAGAGATTCTCAAACAGAAGCTGCTATAAAAGTAAATCAATTTATCAAAAAATCTCCATTAGCTATAATTAGAAAGACTATAGGTAATATAATTATACTAATAGGAATGGTATCTGGTGGATTAGTAATGGCTACTGGAGTATTAGGATTAGTAATATCTTTCTTACCAATATTAATTGGTGGAATGGTAATGGCTATTAGTTCTACTGTGGGTTCAACAGTTAAAGGTTCTGGTAGTGATATTAATGGATTAAAGAATGATTTAGAAAGAACTCTAAAGAAAGTAAACAAGATGCCTGATTCTAAAGAAAAGAAGATGATGAAGAGAGCATTAGAAAGATCTTTATCTGAATTAAAAGTTAAAACAGAAGCTGCTATAAATAGTGAAGATAATATTGATGTATTAGAAAGCTATTCTGATAGTGTATCTTCATTTATAGATTCTTATGCCGATACATTTGTATCTGGTGTAGAATTTAATTAGGAGGTGTAATTAATGAACTATTCACAACAATATGAATATTTAACATTCCTTGCTGAGAGAACAACTCAGCAAGTTCGTATGGAAAGAATAATAAATGAAGCTGTTCTTATTGGTGAAGGAGCAGATACTATAGAAAATATAGAACTTATACAAGAATCATTTAGTGAAAGTGTAAAGAAAGTTATACATAAACTTCTTACTTTCATAGGTAAATTATGGGGTAAATTTATAGAAGCTATGAATACTCTTATTAAGAACGATAAAGCTTATCTTGAAAGATATAAAGATATTATTCTTAAGAAGAAACCAGCAGACGATATCATTATATATGATTATTATAATGGAGGAATTCAATTACTTCTTAACAACTCTTGCCCACAATTAACCGATCAAGATATTAATGCTGAAGAAGGTAAGAGTGTTCTTGATGATAAGAATACATTTATAACACAAAGATTTAGAGATTTTACTAAATTCGGTAAAGGTCCTTTTGATTCTATTACTGATTTAGCTACTGCTGCATTTAGAGGTGGCGGAGACGAAGTTAGTAAAGTTGCTGCTAATGTAAATATGACTGATATGTATAATTATTGTATAAACTATGGTAGTTTAAAAGATAAGATACAAAGAGATATCAATGCATTCCAAGAAGCACAAAAGAAGTTTGATAGTAAACTAGCTTCTATGAATAATAATAATGAATTAAAACAACAGCAACAAGAACAACATGAAAGTGCTTTATCCATATTTGAAGATAGAAAGTATTATTCTGCTATATTTGAACAATATATAACAGAAGCCGATGATAAAGATAAAAATAATGAACCACCAGTAGATAATAATAATGCTATGGAACAAGCAGCTAAAGAAGGTAAAAAAGAACAAGAGCAACAAGACAAAGCTAATGCTGCTAAACAACAACAGCAAAACCAAAATAATAATAATAACAACGCTACTGTCAATAATGGTAATACAGCTGCTAATTATCAGCAAAATACAAAAGATAATGCTGATGCTAATGTAGAACAAAATAAGAATACTTATAATACACTACAAGAAAGAGCAAAAGTATACTTTGAAATTGGTGGACAATATTTTGCTGCTAAATTAACTGTAGCACAAGAAGCAGAAAAGAAATTCATGGAAGTTATAAAGAACCATGTAAGACATTATGTTGGTACAAACGATAAAGATGATGATCAAGCTGCTAAAGGTAACACTAATCTAAATCTACCTAACAATAACGAACAACCACAATAACAGAATGGTAATAAATAATATATTTCACAATAAATATCCTAGTAGAGATTTCTCTACTAGGATTTTATTTTGTTTAAACTTAGCATAGTACTTAAAGTAAATTTATTTCCATATGAAGTATATATTTCTCTTTTTCTTTTTAGCATATAATTACCAGTAAGATAATCTAATTTATAATAATTCATTATCTTATATTCCTTATTTATCGTAAATACAGAGCCATCTAAATCTGATTTAACGATATTTACACTATCGGTATTACCTTCTATATTACTTTTAGATATATCTACGTTATTTAATGTATCTGTAGTATATCTTACTATATTAAACTTCTCTTTATTATCAATTCTTTCATCTGATAAATCTACTTTCTTAAACTTACCATCACTATTTATTCCAATAAGAGAATTAAATTGTAATGTATTTACTTCATTAGTAAATACTGATACATCATCCATATCTATATTTATACTATAAGAACCATTTACTAATTCCATACCTTGTACTTTAGATTCTTCTTTATTAGTATCTTTTATACCTAGTATTATAGTATCAGCTTTATCAGATTTACTCTTTACTATATTACCAGATGAAGATATTAGATATGTCTTATCAAAGTCATAAAACAATCTATAATTAGTATTATACAATCCTATCTTATTATTGATATAAGATACAAATTCAGTAAAGGAAGATAATGGAGGTATTATAAACCTATTCTTCTTTTCATTATGTGCAGGTGGTTCTAATAATAGATTCATATTACTAGCATACTTACATATCATACCTGTTACATTAGTATCTACAAATATATCATTTATCAATTGTTTATTATTATTCATAATCTTTAAACTTATAAATCCCATAGTGATTGTTTTATTTACTACATCATTAGTATTAGTAGCATTATAATCTACATTTCTATCTGCATTTATACTCTTAGGTAAGAAATACATAAACTCATCATGTATATAATAGTCTCTTAAAGCAGTAGAAGATTCTCCTACATACTTCTTTACTGTAAGAACTACATACTTCTTAGTAGAGTTTATTACCATATCATCTAACACATTCTTATCTATTGTAACCGTAGCATACATTACTGGCATATTCTTATCATCATAATCATAATCTATTAATAAATTATGAAAGTTTTCTGCTTTAAAAGTAATAGGGGCATTATTGTATATATAAGTCATAGATATATCATATTTATATATAGTCATCTTATCACCTCAAAAAAATAAAAATAGTAGTAAGGAAACTAGTCCTTACTACTATGTTTTCCATTATAGTCTATTTAAGTCTAATGGAACCTTTTTAAAATACTTATTGTTTATAGCTTGTACAGCTTCTGGGTCTGTAAGATTAGTTATATTTATCTCATTATGTGTATAGTTATTATATATATTAGTCTGATAAGGTACATCTATAACTTCAAATCTTTTTATGAAATCATGATCACTTATCTTTAAATCTCTTCTCATATCAAATAGTCCTCTATAGAATAATGTATGAGGATCTGCATTATATTGATTAAGCATAAATCCTCCTTTAATAGACTGCTCTAATAGAGATACTGCTTGTCTAAGACTATATACTGAATATATATTTCTAGTAACACAAGAAGATAATGTATATACAGCACTAAGTAATTCACTGCTTAGACCAGTATCAAATATCTTATTGTTTCTTTCAGCAGCTAATATTTGATATACATTAAGACTATTTACATAATAAGATTTATCTAATCCATTAGACTTCTTAGGTCTAAGTATAATAGTCTCTGGATTATTTATTAATTGATAAGTATACATGTCTTTGGTTATAACCATACTAGCATTTTGATTTATTTCCATTAGATGATTCATAATAGTAGCTGTTTCATATTCATCATCATATATGAAATGTATATCTGGTAAGTATGGACATAATGTATCTAATAATAATACATTCTTCATTATAAGATCTCTTATAATAGTCTTATTCTTCATATAATCAACCATAGTCTTATTATAAGTCTTTATAATTCCAGTATACATATCAGAATAGTTATTACAATATACTAGATAAAATGTAGTATCTACATGATAAGGAGCTCTATTAAAGAAATCTCTATAATGAGCACATAGATTTATAAGACATGATGCTACAACAGCATAGTCTTCTATAAATACTTCATTCTCTCTATTATATAAAGACTTAGTTAAAGAATTAATATCTACATAAATATCTAAATGAGTAGCTGAGGATCCTACAAAAGCTTCATTTACTATAGCGTGAAGTTCATTATATCTAGTAAGAGATGAATTAATAATCTGAGATACTGATACTTTTTTAGAATGATTAAGCATCTATATCATCACCTATAAATGTATTAGGATCAAAGTATCCTTCAGATTTATTATCATTATTTGTTATAGCTTCTACTATATCATTATAATCATCTCTATTCTTTATAGCTTCAGCTATATCATCACTATGTCCATAACCTTCTTCTAATAAGATTTTAGTTAATTCATGCGGACCTTCATCAGTTAAGAATGACACTCCTTTACCAACTACTTCTTCCCCGTCTGCATTAGTATAATACTTTCTTATATCTAACTTTTCTTTTTCTTCATCTATTTCTGGACCCCATGTAATCTTTCTGAAAGATATATAAGTATTACCTTTCTCTTCTACTATTCTATCCAATTCTGGATTTACTGTATATTCAAAAGCCATTTCATTGTACCTCCTAAATAAAAAAATAAGACGTAGTCATATGACTACGTCTTTATGATTTTGATTATTGTTTTGATACGTATGGAACCATTCTAATACTTCCAGTATTAGGAGCCATACCATATTTTCTTGATAATGCTTCAACATCTTTTACATTTAATCTAGCTACATATAATAGTACATTACCTGGCATAGCATTGATTGGATTAATTTGATAAGCATAATTAGCACCATCATTGTTTTTAGCACCATATATTTTCTTTAGTACTTTTAAAATATCGATACCAATTACTCTAACTAATACTCTTTGTCCATAACCAGTTCTATCCAAGCATTCTGTAGCTAATTGTTTCCAGTTATAATTACCATTAGGAACTGTAATAAGTTCTTCTAGCATGTCCTTAGTTTCTTGATTAAGAACATAAGTATTTTCACTTCTTAATGCATTTACAGCATTGATTACAGCCATAGCAGAATTTTCTTTCTTAGCTTTATTTAAGTCTGCAGCAGATTGAAGTGATTTTATCCTTCCATCATTAGTTTCTTTTCTGTCTTCGAAGTAAGCTTCAATTTGGATTCCTCCAGTTTGATTAAAGCTAACATAAGAACCAGCAAAGTCACTAAATACACTACCTAGTAAATCATTCACTAAGTTGTTTATCTCACTCATATCAGTAAGATGTGATTCAATTGTTGAATCAAATTTAGCAGTTTCTGATACTACCATTCTTGCCTTCTTTCTTTGGTCTTTTTCATTTTTTGCACCACCGTTAACAAATTTTGCATAACGGCTATTTGGATTATATTGCATAATCTCTTCCTCCTTAATATTTTTTTGTAATTACTTTTTGATTATTATTAATACTAATCAAATATATAATATATAATTAAAATAGTATTTACTTGTTGTTAATGTAGTTTATTGCGGCTAGTGAATCACGCATATTCATTCTAGCTTCAAACTCTGCCTCACTTAAATAGTTACCTTCATCATAAACTAATACATACACTCTTTCTTCTTTGTCTCCTATTAGCATATATTTAATATCTTTAAACTCATCAGGATCAAATAGTTTAGTGTACTCAGCAATCATATTCTGTAACATAGGAATACCTGTTTGACTTTCTAAATATGATCTTTGTCTTGGCATAAGTTGTTTAGTATCTTTAGCTATTTGAACTTTAAAAGGAACTTGTATTATATTATATCCCTTATAAAAGTCATACATAAAGTTACATTGTTTTAATAGTTCTTCTAATGAAGAACAATATCCTTTGGCACATGGTAATACATGTTGTTTATTAGATTGTAATACTTGGTCGAATGGAGTAGTATCTATAAGACTAAGCATATCATCTAATGTATCATCTATATATACATCTATATTTACAGTTCTTTTAATATTTTCACACGCTAGCATTATTTCAAATGGAGTCCCATCTGGTATATTATCTCTATTTACACTCATACCTACATATATATCTTCTTTAGATTTCTTTGGTAGATTATTAGTAAATAGATCATATACATTCTGTCTACATACTGAATATGGAAGACTATCTCTTCTAACTAAGTCATCCATTAGATAATTCATAACTATTACATCTGTTCCTTGTTGTAAATCTACAATACAGAAAGCTATTAATCCATCAGGTATTAATTTAGTATATTTACCTTCTCTCAAATCAGATCTAGTAATAGATACTGTTTCATTTGTTTCCATATTAACACATGTAAATTTATTTTCATTCTTCATTTTAATTACACGTAGTAATTCTAGTTGATCTTCTTTATTATCTATAAATCTATAAAAACGATCACCCAATCTAATTGTTTCCATTATAAAACCTCCTATTTATATCTATATACATTTGTTAAGACTTACTTATATTTTTACGTTTAATCTTATATGGGTTTATCCATCTAACTGTGCCATTCTTATAATGTCTAAGATGTCCTTTTACTTCTATATACTCTTTATTATTCATATTGTATTCTTTTATATTGCTATCCTTTATATTATTATTACTTATATAAGAATAATACATAAGAATACTAACCACTACATTTATAAAAGCTCCTACAGCATCTTCTGATAATTTACTCATTATTATACGATACTTTAATTTATCATCTACACTTATGAAGTTTACTATTAGTATTTCTTTTAATGGGTTTATTCCATCCCAGGTATAATGATAAAGTGTTACTTCGTCTTTCTTATCTGCTTCTAATATCATATAATGTATTATATTACTATTAGATGAAAATTTAGATTTTATTACTATCTTAGTATAAGGAACTAAATATAATATATTATCTGTAACGTCTGGATCATTCTCCTTTACTATTGATATACTCTTTACTAGTGTATCTGTGTCTAATATCTCTATCGTTTTTAATTTCTTTATTTGTGAATACCTATATCTCATTTTATCCTCCTCTGTATATATTATTACTATATAATAATATACAATTAAAAATAGTATAGACCTTTACTGGTCTATACTATGTATTATTTTATTAGTATATGGTTAAACCATAATAAAGCTATTTCTTTAACTTCATCATTCTTAAACTTATGTATACACTTTATAGTAAGATCATCATCATCTATACCAGTATCTTCTACAGCTTTGCGATGAGCTCTACATATCATAAGCATTTTATCACTTACATCTGATTTAGCATTATATTTAGAAGCATGTATATTATCACACCATGCAGTAAAGAATTTATCTAACTTCTCATCTGCTGTAAGTCCTTCATTAAAATCTTCATATAATTTACTAGAACCTATTTCTGTATCTCCTTGATACTTTCCATCATATTGTATAGAAGTATCTCCTTCTGGAGTATGATAGTATATTTGACATATATCTACATTAGGATATATTCTTACTGGTTGTACGCATTGTATTTCTAATGTCCAATTACCATTAAATCCTATATCTCCAAATCCAGCTGTTACATGTATATATATTCCTAATCTACCTATAGAAGATCTTCCTTCTAACATAGGAACATATTTATCTGTAAAAGTTCTTTCATTAGTCTTTCCTAAATATAATGTGCCTGGTTGTAATACTAAGCCTTCTTCTGGAATAGTTATTTCTGTAGTATTATTTTGATGCTTCATGTCTAATATATTAGAAGTATATACTAATAGTTTATTATTCAATGTAAGATTATAGCTATTAGGATTAGCTTTATTTTCATCAAATCCTTCTATAAATATATTTCCTTCCTTTACTTGTTTTACTATTTCTTTTCCTGTTAAGATCATATGTAACCCCTCCATAATATATTATTTTAGTATAATACTAAAATGTTCACCAAAAAATAAAAAAGAAAGCTGTTCAAGCTTTCTTTATATATTCATTACACCAGTAATGATTAATAATATAATCTGAATTATCATAGCTGCAAAATCTATTTTAGCTATTCTTCCTAACCATCTAACTACTTTACCTTTATCCAATCTAATAAGTATTGTTCCTTTATTCTTATCCTTATATATACATATTGATCCTACAATAGTATAAATTAGTAGTAAAGCATTAAGTGTAAAGAATATCATATATACTATTAACATTCGTCATCCTCCTCATAACTTTTTCCATATATTTTATAATCTACTCCTTCTTGCACTTCTCCATATTTATCTACTATCCTATTATAAATATTTAGATCATATTCTTCTCCGAATGTCATAGCCCATTTTATTGCATCATTTATTTTTTCATTCTTATTTCTATATAAGAATATTTCTTGTAATACATAAAAAAGCTCATCTTCAGTAAGAACACTAAAGAATTTCTTTATATATACTTTAGTCATGTAAGTAGACTCTATATTATTAATACCTACTCCATGTTTTAAAGCTTCTAATACAGCATCTTTACATGGATTTTCTATAAAATGTATATTTTTTGGATCTTGTCTAATTGATAATAGTTGTATATCCTTAGAAGGATTCTTTATATACTTTATAGATGTAGATTTATTTCTAACAGCTTTTCTTTTTATCTCTTCTGAAGGATCTTTTATATACTTTATAGCATCTGCCTCATTATTTATAGCAGCTAATTGTATTTCCTCAGAAGGTTCGTTTATATATTGTATAGCATAGCCATTAGCACTAACTGCTACTAATTGTTCCTCTATAGTTGGGTTTTCTATAAGTTTTATATTATGCCCGTTCTTTCTTAATCTACCTAGTGTTACATAAATCATTTATATTTCCCCCTCTATTATATAATATGGATTTCTACAATGATAATCATTCATTTTTTCTTTACCTGCTTGAATAACATTATCAAACATAGGATCATACTCTTCTGTCCAACCTCTTATTTCATTATCTTCATCTTCTATGTATTGATTTATTCTTTCTACTTCACATGTATTATTATCATTGATTTTAATAATTTTATATATGCTAGCATTCATACCATATCTATCTTTAGTCATACTTATTGTATAGTCATTTTCTCTGATTGGTATTAAAGCATGATCACCACATGCTCTTGGACCATGTTTTGTTATATATACTGGTTTTTTAGGATTACCGTACATATTACATACCATAACACAGTTTGCTGTGTTTGTATAAGCACCTCCTGATTCCCATATACATGGGATATTTGATTTTGTTCTTTCAATAATTATTTCACTCATTTTAATTCCCTCCATTAATATTTATATTACTTCTATATAATATATAATTATATTACTTATTCATATCCAAATTTTCTACATAATCTATAACTTCTAAATACTGTTTTCTATGTGGGAACTTATCAGGATCACCTTCTCCATCATTATATATTCTATCAATAAATACATCTTTTGTTATATTATACTGACATCCTAAACTATAATACCATTGATTATCTTTATATTCACATACAACATCTCTTCCTGTTGTTTTAAAGACATACATATTATTAGTAATCTTATACATCTCTATAGGATTATTTATAAGATAATCAGTCGCTTTTTCACATAATTTTATTTTAATATTTTCTACTACATGTGGGTATCGTTGTTTAACTGCTTCTAATTGTACTTCTTCTGATGGATCGCTTATATATTCTATAGCACAGCAATTTTGTTTAACTGCTTCTAATTGTACTTCTTCTGATGGGTTTTCTATATATTCTATAACACATCCATTTCGTTTTACGGCAGCTAATTGTATCTCTTCTGAAGGTTCATTTATACATCGTATAATATAACTATCTCGTTTTATAGCAGCTAATTGTACTTCTTCTGATGGGTTTTCTATATATTCTATAACACATCCATTTCGTTTTACCGCTTCTAATTGTACTTCTTCTGATGGATCGCTTATATATTGTATAGCATAGCCATTTTGTTTAACTGCTTCTAATTGTACTTCTTTTGAAGGGTTTTTTATATATTTTATAGAAGAACCATTTTGTTTTACCGCTTCTAATTGTATCTCTTCTGATGGATCACTTATATATTCTATAGCATAGCCATCTTCCCTTACGGCTGCTAATTGTACTTCTTTTGAAGGTTTTTTTATATATTTTATAGAAGAACCATTTTGTTTTACCGCTTCTAATTTTACTTTTTCTGTAGGGTTTTTTATACCTTGTATATTATAACCAATTTTACGTACAAAATCTAACTGCATATCTTCTGTAGGGTTTTCTATATATCGTATAATATAAGTATTCCTCTTTGCCAATTCTGCTAATTTTTTCTCATCATTACTTATTAACTTAATCATTATTTTTTCTCCTTTAAATTATATTTTAAAAAAAATAGAGCCAGACATGTGGCTCTATATATATACGTTTTCATAATAAATTATTACTAGCGATTTAATGTATAACTATATCAGATAAATAGCTATACCTTTCAAGTAGTTTACGTCTTATAGATTTAGCAATCTCTTCATACATTTGTGTGATGTCGTTCATACATTCAAATTGTTCTTCAACTCCTCCGTTTTTAAACCATTCTAATCTTTTAACATTGATCATTTAGATCAACCTCCTTAAAATAAATTTTATGATTACATTGTAATCACATGTATAATATATAATTAAAAAATATATTAGAACATATGAAGTTCTATTATTCTTTTAACACTCGTAAGTTATATTTAACGTAAAAAAATAGACCTAGTGATTTCTCACTAGGTCTTTAAGATTATATTAATATAGATTTAATTAGTCTAACTCCATACTTTAGTGTATGTTTATCTATTTTAGTAGCTGCATCTGAGAATGGAGTATTATTATAATACTCTGTAAAATTAAAGTCTTTATCATGTTTACATACATATTTAAGATAATAATTGAAATCATTTAGTATCTTAGCTCTTGCTTTATGATATTTAGTCTTATCATCTTTCTTATTATTATATATCTTCTTTTCTAATAAAGTATTCATAAACCATAGTTTACATAACTCATACTTCATTCCTTCTATATTATTAGTCTTTTCATATGATACTAATAACTTATGACACTTAGAATACTCTGCTTCATAATCCAACTTCTTCATATTCTTTATAAGAAGATTACCATCTTCATCAAAAGTTATTGGAGTTGATTTTACATTCATAAATACTGCTTCATGTATGGATAAACTATTTTCTATCTTATGAATTATGCTATCTACTTTAGCTTTACTATATTTAGTTACTGGACCGTCATATACTTTATACATAAGTTTACCTGCATTATTATATATATCTGCAGGAGTAACTATACCAGATGGCTTATCTGTTACATTTATATTTATAGATTTTAATATAGTATCTACAAATTGAGAGCATATCATACTTTTTTCTCTTTCTATATTTACTCCAGCAGCTAATCCTAATATATTTAAAACACTATAACTTGTCTTATCTATATTCTTTACAAAATCGTTTATCTTAGCTTTTACTTGTTGGAATTTATATTTAGGTATAAAAGTAACAAATACTGCTATTTCGCTTTTATCATTTATCTTCCTATAAGAGTCTATTCCTTCTACAGAGAATCCTCTACTTCCATCATTTAGATTAAAAGAATATAATTGTTTTAAATCTGAAGATAACCCTAATGCAGCATGTGAATACTTAGAATGAGTATAAACTTTTATAAGATTACTAAAAGCATATCCACTATAACTTAATGCTACAAACAATGGTTCTCTATAAGAAGACTTTCCTTCTAATACTATATCATTATCAGATACATCTTTAAAACTTTCAGATATATCTATGCAACAATCATTACATCTAGCTTTTAATTTATTTCTTGTCCTTTCTGTAACCATCTGTCTAGTCTTTATAGTAAAAGGCAATTCTGGATTCCATCCTAATTTAAGTATATCTAGTCTTCTCTGTTCTATTTTATCATCATTACCACATTCTAATATCTTATCATAATCTGAATAAAGCTCTTTAAGTTTATTAACCCATAAAGAACTATATTCATTTACACTTCCTAATAAACATGTAGCTTTATATTTATTGTACCATTCTTTCAAAGATACATCATTACCTAAATCTAATCCATTGCTATCTATAGTTATATCCATATCTTCCATCTCTTCTGGTAAGAAGTATGGTAAATCATTTACATAATCAAATATACTATTTATATTACAATCAAACTTGGGTTTAGCATCTCTTATGGTTTTAGATATAACAGAATCTTCATATATAGAATTAGTCTTTATCTTAGATAATTTAGATAATTCTTCATATAATCCTAATATATTATTAGACTCTTTATACTTATTGATTAATGATATAGATTCATCTAATGGCTTAGCTAGTGTATTCATATTCATAGCTGATTCTAGTTGTATTTGAAATTCTTTTTCTGATAATATTTTTGTATCTTCTTTGATAGGAGTTTTCTTTATAATAGGCTCTTGTTTATTCTCCTTGTTTTCCAATTCTTTTTGGTTCTTCATATTGTATATTGCCACTATCTCCATCTCCTTTATTTAATTCTCTAAGCATACCTTCTGGTATATCATCCATATCATCATAATATGGACTTACTTTGTTATTCTTATTATTAATCACCATAAATCTACCTACACTATTTTGCACTATATCTAGATTATGATAGTCATGAAGTATATTATCTTTCTTCTTTAAAAGCTTAGCATCATATATAGGAAGATTAAAATCATTCTTAGTCAATACCTTTACATCTTCTTCTATCATATCTGGTCTATCTTTAGGTGGTTCATTTAAATCTGGTAGTATATTTCTTGGTATTTCATCTAAAGTATAATAAAAGTTACTACACTTTCCATCTAGCTTATTGATTACCATGAATCTACCAACGCCATCTTGTCTTATTGTAAGATTATCATAATCTTTCAATATTTCATCTGCTTTATCTTTTAATATATAATCTACTATGTCAAATTTAAAATCAGTCTTAGTTAATTCATGTATAAACTGATGAACTAAAGTAGCACATTCTATTTGAGACTTATATTTAGCTTCAGTAAATCCATCATTTACTTTTTCAAAGTCTTCATCATATTCTATTTGATCTGGCGTCATCATTATTCTTCCAGTAATAGCTTCATAAATATATGAAGGTTCTACTTCTATACCATTATTCATATCTTCATATATTTCTTTTACTATTTTATTTATATTTCTCTTACCTTTATATTTATATAGCTGTACATTATCATCTATAGATATCTTTGACTTCTTAAGCTTACCATCTTTATACTTTACTGTATTAGTACCATATTTATCAGTACATAATTCTAAAGCTTTAGTAAATACATTAGGAGCAGGATATCCAGCTACATATATATTAGGATTTAATGGTGGTATAGCAGCCATTACGGCAGCACATGCTTCATTATTAGTATCCTTAATAGTATAGTAATCCATAGTAGAAGTATGTCTATATTTCTCAAATCCTAAAGCTTTTACAAATTCAGCAAGAGCTTTATTACTTCTCCTTACAGTAATATTTCTAGCACCTAATTCTTTTACAGCTTGAGATATCATTTGTGGTATTATACCCATGCCTTCATATGGAGAATATACTTCTAGATTATCTATAAAGTGAGACTCCATAAATACATTTATAAATCCTACTAAAGAAAGTTTATCTACATATATAAATCCTTTATACTTATCTCCAGTCTTTAATTTCCTCTTAGGTATATGATAGTATATTCTATTCTCATCTGTAGCATCATATCTTGTAGCTTTATTTAGATCCATCCTAGGTTCTAATATATCTATACCAGTTTCATATTCATACTTCTTATTATTTTCATTAATAGTATCTTTTAATTGCATTTTTATCATCAATCCTGATGATGACACTTCTTTAAACCCGTATTTAGAATATATATTTAAAGCCACTTCATTATTTTTATTTACCCATAATGAATTTGCTTGTAAATCATTAGTAGCTATATCTAATAATTGCTTTGATAACCCATGACCTTTATATTTATTCATGATTTCTAATGCTTGTATCTCTTTCTTTTCTGTATCTACATTTAATAAAGCTACTAATTCATCTTTATCTATATATAAGTATCCTTTATAAGTCCCACCAATTCTTATATGTTTCAACTCTTTGTATTTTGGTTTATATTGTTTTATAATTTTATCAGATATATCTATCTTCTTATAAGATGATATACTATATTTAGATCCTTTCTTAAAATTAGGATCTAATTTAGAATTTACCGATGTCTCATTAATAGCGACTATCCTTTCTGTCTTATTATCTGAGTCATCTATCATTTGCTCTTTCAATTCAGCTAAAATCAATAATAACTGAGAGAAGTTATTATCTGTAAGTCTTATATAATTATATTGTTTTTGTTTTACTATAGCTTCTTCTTTAGCAGATTGTTTAGCTCTATATTCATCCATCTTTCTCTTATTAGGGTTGCTTCCACCATCTTTTATATCATGTACTAGATTAAAAGGTATATAATATATATCAGTTATCCACTTATGTTTCTCGCCTTCATAGTCATATATTACTGTAGGACCAGGTGTCATTATATCTTTAGATGGAACATTTAAAACCTTATCATAGAATTCTAATGTTTTCTTCTCATAAGAACCACAATAAGTTCTTTCTCCTCCATCTCTGAATTTGTATGTGCCTGATATTCTTCTATTAGCTAACATCTTCTTTTGTTGTTCTTCATCATTAAGAAGATTAATTTTACCATACTTCTTAATCATTCTTTCTTTAGCCATTTTTACATATGCATCTCTACACTTATCAGAACAAAATCTTTCGTATCTCCACGTATCTTCATTCCATTTAGTCTCATTTACTTTACATTGAACACAATGTCCAACCTCTTTATGATTTATGCTATTGAATACAACTCTGGCTGCTGTATATCCTTCTGGTATCATTTCTTTGTGATTATTCTCCACATGAGATACTAATCTTTCTCTTGTACCTTTATAATTACAATAAGGACACTTAAACTTTCTCTCTGAAGAAGATTCATTTATTATCATAATATATTACCTCCTTATATCAATTTAATTAGATGTTTTTGTTATTTTAACTTATGTAAATGAATTAAAGTATAAAAAAATACATTAAACAAAATAATAGTCGAATACAAAGGGGGTTAAATAGAATGAGAGAATATTTAATGAGTACAAATAACTTTAACGAACCTGCACATCTCGACGGATACGAAGCAGAATGCTTATTTTTAACCAGGCTTATATTATTAGAACCTGGCACTTATCCAAATCATCCTGATATGGGTGTGGGTATTAATACTAGATGGAGATATTCTGGAGACAATATGCTTATGGATCTAGAATCTACCATAGAACAACAGATAACAGACTATTATCCTGAATTCCTTTTAAGCTCAGTAAAATGTAAAATGGGAACTGATAGTCTAAATAACAAAGTTGTATTTATAACTATATCATCTACTACAATGGTTTATTCTTTTGTATCAGATGGTACTACATTAAAATTATCAGATTTATAAAGGAGGCAACTTAAATGTCAGATAATACAACAAATAATATTTCAATCAATGACTTAAAAAATGCAAAGTCTAATCAAAGTGAACCAAAAGAAGTAAGTATATCTTCAATAGTTCCACCAAGAAAAGAAGCTCCAAAGAAAGATCCATTAGATGCATATCACGCTGATGGTAATCCAATGGATGCTCTACAAGGACAACTAGCTAGAATTAAAATGGAAGAAGAACTAAATCAAAAATATTTAAGAGATAAAAAAGCTATGATGGATCTTGAAGCAGAAATAGATGGAGAAGATACTGATGATAATACAAATACAGAAGAAACACATAAGACTGTAGAAACAGTATCTAATGATGAATATGATGATGATATATCTATTCATACTAAAGAAGAAGTAATAGAAAAAACATCATTAGATTTAGATGATGAAGACTTTAAAGAATTAGAAGAAGATGAAGAAGAAGATGATTCAAGAGATAAATCTTTAAAGGATATGCAATTACAAATCAGAAGTAAGATTAAACCAATAGCTAAAGCTTTTGATATATCTTCTTTTACAATATCTAAGAAAGCAGTATCTATGTCTAGTGCATTATCTGCTCCAGAGAAGAAATCTACTATAGCAGAATGGGTACTATATCATTCAGGCAAGTCAGCTTGTTATTCAGAATTTGCTGGATATGAAATAGAAAAGTTAAATATAAGAACTTATAATACAAGCAGAAGACAAGCTCTAAAGCAAATATATAAGCTTATATATGATCATATTACAAGTGAAGATAAACCAGATGTGTTTGAAACTTGGCTTAGAACTACAAACTATTATGATTTAGATCATATATGGTTTGGAATATATATGTCTTGTTTCTCTGGTTCTAACTTTGTTCCTTATTCTTGTACAGATTCTAAGTGTGATAAAGTTACAATATCAGATGATATTCCATTTGAAAAGATGGTTAAATATAAGAATGATAAAGTAAAGCAAAGAGTTAAAGATATCCTTGACGGATCTAAAATATCTAAAGAAGATGCTACATTCAATGTAGAAATAGTTCCTTTAAGTGATAAATATGCTGTAGCATTAAGAGAACCTTCTCTATATAATATGCTATTTGAAAATAGTATCTTAGATGAGAAGTTTACTAATAAATATCAAGATATGCTAGCATTAATGGTATTTATAGATTCTCTATACGTTATAGATCAAAATGCTCAAACATTAGTGCCAATAGAAGCTAAGACATATCCAAATAATGAAGTTAAAACTTTAAAGAGTAAGATTGTTACATACTCTAAAATATTAAAGACATTAACTTCAGATCAATTTGGTCAATTACAAGCTTATATAAATAAATTAGATGATTCAGCATCATCAGACTTGACATATGTATTACCAGAAGCTACATGTGCTAAGTGTAAGAAAGTTATACCAGAAACTGCAATGTCACCACAAGAAATGCTTTTTACCAGACATCAGCTGGCAGTTTTGGCGACTACCTCTCAAGAATAGAAATGTTTACTGACTACTATAAGGGGAGGATTATGCTATATGATATAATGTATAAGATACCATATAGAGTATTCCACTTCTTATATGTAGAACTATTCAAGAAGCTAGAGTCAGATGATGGTAAAAAAGAAATAGCAGCCAAAAAATCAGCAGAACAAATAGAGGAGGCAATGTCTAGATGACAACAGAAGACTTTTTTAAAAAACACTATGGAAAAGAAATAGTGAACTGTTTTGTTGAAGGTATGGTTATGTATGATTTATTCGGGAATTATGAAGAAACCACTATTACAATGAATACGCCAATGAATTATTATGTAAGTTTTGAAACACCAGAAGCTATGTTTAAATACATAGAAGACTTTAGAAGAGTAGAAGATACGAGATATGGTATAACATTCTCAATACAATTTATACCAATAGTAGATAGTACTATGAATGTAATATTAAGTGAAAAATACAATACACTAGGATAGATAGCAAATGCTATCTATCCTAAACATTTTATTAAAAAGGAGGTTATAATATGGATAGATATTTAGAAATAGAACCTTTAGAACCAGATAAGTTGATAAAGGTTAATGATTTAAAGGAGATTACAAATTCTATATACTTCTCTTCTACTGGAATACCAACTGATGATGGTTTATTATCTAATGAAATATTTGGTATTACTAAAGAAGAGAGAGCTAATATATTTGCTTATATAGATTTATCAGATTGGTTCTTACATCCATTTGCATATAAGATATGGAATTCGATAGATGGAAGAGTAAGAGATATAGTTCATGGTAAAAGAATGGTGTCATTAGATGCTAAAGGAAATATAGTAGATGATGAGAACGGTAAAACAGGTATTAACTTCTTAAAGCAAAATATAGACAAGATTAAGTTTAAGACTACTACATCTATAAAGAATAATGATAAAGTTGCTTATCTAAATAAATTTAGAGATAAGCTATTTATTAAACAGATGATAGTAATCCCAGCATATTATAGAGATGTAAACAATAATGGACATTATGTTTCTCTAGGAGATGTAAATAAATTATATGATAATCTTATAATGGCTGTAAAGAGTAAAAAAGAAACACAAGACTTTGGTATATCTTTATCAGATGCTACTAATGGAAGAATACAAGAAACATTACTTGCTATATATCAATGGTTTGTAGATGGTTCAATGCCAGGAAATGCTGATTCGAATGGTACTGGTATGTCTAAGAAATATGGTATATTAAGAAGAGCTAATATGTCTAAGACAGCAGATTATGCATCTAGATTAGTACTATCTGCTCCAGATTTAAGAGTAGAGCATGTAGATGATATGATGGTTAACTTAGACTATTCTGCTGTACCATTGGCATCTTTATGTAGTAATGTATACCCATTTATTATATTCTATTTAAGACGTTTCTTTGAAAATGAATTTTCAGGTACTGCATCGTATCCAATGATAGATAAAGATGGAAGTATAAAGAATGTTCAAATAAAAGATCCATTAGAACAATTCTCAGATGCTAGATTGAAAAAAGAAATAGATAGATTTTGCCATGGCTATTCTAATAGATTTATTCCAGTAGAGGTTGAATCTGTAGAAGGGTATAAAATACATATGAGATTTGTTGGAAGACATATTAATGAAAGATTAAATGAATTAGATGTAAGTGATGCAGAAAAATTAGATAAAGAATTAACAGGTAAAAGCAGTATAGTAGATAGAGATTTAACTTGGTGTGATTTAATATTTAGGGCTGCTAAAGAAGCTGTAAAAGGCAAATATGTATTAATCACACGTTATCCTATGGATACATACTTTAACCAATTCCCTACATTAGTAGAAGTATCATCTACTGTAGAAACAGAACCTATGGTTATAGGTAATGAATATTATAAGTTTTATCCAAAGATAAGGCAAGAAGATATAAGAACTAATACAAGTAGTTCTTTTGTAGATACATTAAGAATATGTAATCTATATCTAGAAGGTATCGGAGGAGACTATGACGGAGACCAATGTACAGCTAAGATAGCATTTACTGATGAATCTAATGCTGAACTTAAAGAATATTCTAACTCTAAAGCACATTATGTATCTTTAGGAGGCATGAATATAAGAACATCTGCTAAAGAAGCTATAGAATCTGCATATGCATTAACTTTAGCATTACCAGAAACAGAGAAGCAATTAGGAGTACCAGAATTCTAAAAAATAAGAGAAGGATATTATCCTTCTCTTTTCTTATATGAAAAACTAAGATATTATAATTATATATTATAATAGTAGAATACATAAGAAGAAAGGAAGTGAAACATTTGATAAAAATATATCCGATTGGAGGTGACCAAAATGGGTGAAACAATCGGAGTGAGACATTAAAAATACATAGAAAAGAGAGATAGGATTTAACCTATCTCTCTTTATTTTTTTTATTGTTGTTATTTTGGTTATTATTTTGCTTAACTTCTTGCTTATTAGAAACTTGTGGTTTCTTTTCTTCCTTAGGTTGTTCTACCTTTGGTTCCTCTTCTGGCATTTCAAATTTTGGTTCTTCTTCTTTCTTAACAGGTGCTTTTATTTTTTCATTTACTTTATCATAGTTATCTAAAGTAAGTCTTACAGTAGATCCATCTGATAATACTTCATCTACTAAAGCTCTAGAGTATATTACTCTTCTAATATCACCTACTGTTAATTTTATACCTTCTACTGATTGAAGTATAGCAGGTCTTATTGTTCTAATTGGTCTTGTTGTTTTAATATTTACTATTTTATACATCTATAACTTCCTCCTCTCCAGCTATTACATCTATAATACCAAAATTCATATCCATAGCATATTCTACATCTTCTGCAACAAGATCTAAATATGCTATATCATCTAGTGTTTCAATCATGGCTTAAATTCCTCCTTTTTAATAAGAATTTTATCTATATGTTATTTCATTAATTCTGCGACTTTTAATCCTAATATGTATATTATTATCGGGATATTATAAAAAAATTCAATATCATTACTATACTGCATGGACTCTATATCTAATATATCATCTTTTCCAATTTTGCCATTGTTAAAGTAACGTATTATCACATTTTTATACCTATCTTTTTCTTCTAAATAATAAGTATTAGTATTACATCTTTCAAATAATTCTTCATTGAAATTATTTATTATTCCTCTACCTCTATCGAATACTTCATTACAATATTCTATCTTAAAATAAGGCTCCATTCTACAATCAAATACGGATAAAGGTTCTAATATAGGAAATCCTTGACTATATATCAAAGGATTACCCTTTCTATTTTTATCTTCTAAGAATGCAAATATAGTCTTATTATAGTCTAGAGGAAATGTAGCAAGTTTAGAACACTTATGATTTATGAATAGATAATCATCATCATAAGATAATACTTCATTTCTTATTAAGAATTCTATCATATAAGGATCATACATATTATATCCATTATGTCTAAATATAAATGTATCTACTCTAGGGGAATAGAATAGAGACTTATAATATTTACATAGATTTCTACATAAACCACCTAAATCATTTACTAAGTCATAGTCTACTTTCTTTATTATAGATTTATATTGAGTTTCATTATTATCTATAATCATAGTATACTCTTCTACTACTTGTCTGTCTATTTCTTCTTCTCCAACTCTATCTAGTTTATAACTAACTTTGAATTCTCTAGAACCATCATCTAGAGAATCAGCATCTACTTGTGTTACTTTAAATATTAACTTCTTTTGTTCTTTATGCTGTTGTACATGGTCTATAATAAAATAATCATTAGCTACAGGTATAATAGTATCAGGCATAACTATTAAATCCCCTTCTATAGGAGATGATTCTAATCCATATTCACCATTCTCTAATGCTGCAGATATTTTCTCCATTCCAAGCATACAAAAGTTATATATCTTATTAAATCTTAATGGGCTCTCACTACCAATGAATTGATTTTGTAATGCACTACCTTCATCTTGAGTAGACATATCTAAGTTTTGATTATAATAAGTAGCATATATGCATTGCTTGTCTTGGTGTTTATAATATGGAGCTCTATATTGATCTACTTGACTTTTTATAAGATTCTCTATAGTTTCTTGATGATTAGTATTTATAAATTTACCAGCCATATCTTTACCTCCTTTAGATAAAAAATAAAAATACAAAGGATTATATAATCCTTTGTATCGATTCGTTTATTCTTGATATTGGAACTCCAAAGTCTTTTTCATTTGGATACATATTCTTATGTATATATAATGGAAGCATAAATACTTCACATATATCTCTAAGTTCATATATTACTGAATTAGAAATATCTGTATCCATATATACATGTACTTCCATATTAATAAATCCCATACCATTAATAAAATGTTTAAGTATATTAACATACCCACTTCCAAGTATAGCTGTGTATACATTATTTATATCTTCTTTTCTAAGATTATAATATATAGACAATATATCAAAAGCACCTTCAGCCATATGAATTTTCAGAGGCTCTGGTCTTGATAAATCTACATTAGTTGGAAGTGTATAATATTTCAATAGATTATTAAATTTATTGAATATATTATAATTAATATAACGTCTTCTTATGGATTCATAAGAAATTTTATCTTCCCAAAGATTACGCATATTTACAAATGCATTATCTTGAGAGATAAACCCGATAAAATATCTATCGAGTTCTTCCATTATATTATCATATCTAGTATACTGTGTTATTCCATTACTCGATAGAAGATCTTTTAGACTTAGTATGATCTTCTTACTTAAAATATCTTCATAGGATAGATTAAGTCCTAATCTACCATTTATATATTTTAATTTAATCTCACTTAATTTATTCTTGGTTACATAATCATTACTTAATCTATACACTTTTTTATCTAAGTACTTCTTGTTCTTAGATAATGAAGATACTTTCTTATTATAAAGTGAAACATCTATTAAATCTTGTGGATCTATATTGTTACACCATTCTTGTATTCTTTCTGCTGTGACAATACCACATGTATGACATTTAACACAGTTAAATACCATAATGTCATTGTCTATTGGTAATTTTATATATAGATGAGCACTGCTTCTATTCTTCTTAGAATCTCCACAGTACATACATCTAATAACTACTTCTCTTCCTCCAGAAGCAATCCTAGCAGAAGGAATATGAAGTAATAGTTCTTTCATCTTTTGATATATTTCACTAGCCATATAACCATATTCCTCCTTTACTAATGGTTGCTAATCTGAGAATTCTATTACATCTACATTAATAGCTGGAACTTCTATTATTTCAGGTACTATTTTACCTTCCACATAGTGTTGTACCCAATAATGTACATTTACATATTTACCCTTCTCTTCAGGATTTTCCTTTTCTTCATAGTCGCATGCTACTATAGTTCCTACTATACCAGCATATTTGCAAGGATGTCCAATAACATCTATGCACTTTACTTTTGTCTCAGAGCCTAGTATGCTCTTTCTAGTTAATATAAAATCCATTATATTAATACCCCCTTTTTATATCATAAGAGTAAACCTCATAAGTTCTTCTTCAAGAATTTGTTGAACATTGTTTATACCCTTATTTATTAACTTTCCATTTATCTCTTTACGTTCTGAATCTATGACAGAGAAATCCGATGCCATGATTGTAGCCCATAAAGAATGCATATAATCTATTAAAGCACGGTTATTATCACCATACTTTTCTATAATGAGTTTATATTCTTCCGATTTAGACATTCTAGTAAATATTTGATCAGTTAAACCTTTCTTAGTAACCAACCTTAATATTCTACCTCCCACTATATATGGTAAGATAGTGAAGTTCTTCTTTAATAAATATCGTTTAGCACATATTACGAGATTAACATAATCCGTTCTATGTAGTGATCTTATACATGCAGGATCACTAAATTTATCAAGGAATGTATAGAATACTAATTCTTCTTGGAATGGATGAACTATTTCACTATTAGTAGCTTTAGCTAGTTCAGAATAGTAAAGATCATATTCCTTCTTACTTATAGGACCAAATTCCTTCATTATACAATCATATACATATTTACCATTTACTTTATTGAATAGATATGCAGATTCATTAAACTTAGTAAGATATGATTCAAATTTATCATATTCACTATTATTATCTTCATCTCTATTAGTAGATGATAAAGGTCTAAATTCATATTCATAACTGATATCAGTTATCTGATAACCAATATTCTTCTTTATAGAAGCGAAGTTCATATTGATTATATTCATATTGTATACATATTTAGGTATTATATTGACAATGATATTACGTACAGATGCTAGAGTATGAGTTGTAACATTTATACCTCTAATATCTTGATTTTGCCATATAGGATTTACCTTTTCATTATTAGATATATTACTATATGCTGTTTCGTATAGTTTACTATATATATCTACAGATGAGAACATCAATGATGCTTCATCAAATAATTTCAATACTAAGAAGTTTGTGTCTTTCTTATGAATATATGAATAATGGTTTACCAATGGTAATGCCATTAACATCATAAAACTAAGTTTCATTAGCATCTTAGCATGTCTATTAGTATATTGTAATGCTGCTTCTTTCTTATTTACATAAGTAAGATTTAAGCAATAGTTATCGTCATTTAAGAATCTTAATTTAAGCATTAATGACGGATTGAATAGATATCTTTTAATATCAAAGAATAACTGATCTTCTGAATATTTAACCTTTATATCCATGATATATTTTATCTGTGAATATACTGTTAAAAGTTCATGATCTTGATCATAGAATTTTTCAAAATAGTTTAAATAATGTGTCATGTGATTTCTTATCTTTATTGAATTATGTCCTTTCTTAGGCAACACAAAACTATCAAGAAAATCAGCTGTTCCTGGTTCTAAACCTAATACTTCTTGTATTGGCAATATGATTGCCCTTTTAACGTGTTTAAATACTTTGTCTTCTTCTTCTGGTTTCCAATCATCTATTTTTATGAATTCTTGTGTAGGTACATATTTCCATATCTTTTGCAATTCTATCCCCTCCATGTATAATAATATATAATTTAAAATTTCTTTGTTCTTTTTATTCTTCCTACAGTTTTAGACTTCTTACTGATATTGAAATTCTTAGTCATTTTAGATGTAGTTGTACTATTTGTTGTTTTCATTTCTTTGTCTCTTTCTTTATTTGCTTCTTTAGCTTTTGCTATTCTATTTTTCTTATTAAGCTCTATCTGTGCTTCTTGCCTATCTCTAATCTTCTTATCAGCAGGAGTTATCTTAGATAATAATTCTTTGATATTAAAAGATATCCCGTTTTCTTCATATAATAACTTGTCAAATAGATTATATTGTCTCATTAATAGATAAGCAAAGAATAATGATTTTACATATCCTACTTCTGATTTAGGATTCCTTTCTTTTGCTCTTTCTTTTAATGCTTCCTGACTCATTACTGGAGCTAGTTCATCTATGAATAATTTATTCTTTTCCATAGCATATGCAAACGTAAATACAAATGCTGGGTCATTAGAATAAAACTTTACATTATACTCTTTTAATGATTTAGTAAGTTTAACTGCATTAGACTTAGGTATAAACTTTATTACTACATCATAATAAAAATTTGATATAACTTCTGATGGTATTTTAAACCAAACGTAATAGTTATCTTTATCTTTATATAATTTATAATTAACCTTTCCTCCTTCTCTTACTAATATCTTATCTAACTTTTGTCTGTATAGTTCTCTATACATTTCTCTTTGTGAAAATACTGAATTCTTTATACCCATAGGGTTTACTATATAATTATCGAATGTCATCTCCATATATTCAAATACACCTCTCTTAAATAAATATGTCGATAGCATGCCAGCTATCGACATCAATTATTTGTTATTGTGATATTAAATATTTATTTTCATTAATATTTGAGCATAAGAATTGGTTACAAGTAAACATGATTGATACTATTTGACATACAGCTTCTAGTATAGTAGAATCTGTAGTTATAGAACAAAGTATCTTATCATCTTCTTTTTCACTCTTAATATTATAAGGAATACCATGTTCTCCTATAAGATTTATTATTTCATCACATTTAGTAGTATTGAACTTAGTAGAATATAATGATGATAATAAATTCTTATATGCAGATAGTATAGTAGTAAGCATATCTACTTCATCTGATTCTTTAAGTTTATCATTATATAATTTTAAAGTAGCTAGATATCCTTGAGTACTAGCTCCAAATCCAACACCATTTCTAGCAGCAGATCTACAGTTTAATACAGCATCTTCTACTAAATCTCTAAGACTATCTCTATCAGACATAGAGATACCACCAATAAGATATTCAACCATATTAGCTTTTAAAGAGTTTATTCTTCTCTTTAAAGTACCAATAACATGTGCATCTTCGCTATTTTCTTGTGCTTTAGCTAATTCTGATTCTAAGAATTCTATATGAGCTTTAAAGAATGTACTTCTAGTACCATCTTCATTATTCATCATCTTAGGATTTACAAATTTAGTAGCAGATAGATCAGAAACTACTTCATCAGCAGTACCACAGAAATCTAATATAGTATTTAAGTCTGGTGCTAGTCCAGCTTCTATATCTTTCTTTTGCATGTCTGGGTTAATATATTTCTTTATAGCTTTACATCCACACATTTTAGCAATATCGCTTAGTTGATCTAAATGATCAGCATTTGTTATTAATAGTATTGGTGGTTTAGAAGCTAATAAATCTCCAGTAAATCTACATAAGAAGTTATTAAGCTGATCCATATAAGATATACTATCTCTAGATATATGTGGAGCTATAATAACTGTAGGAACAGGAGCAGTTTTACTATCTTGAGAATAAGCTGCAAATATATTCTTATCTATTATAGTATTAAAGAAACTAAACATTTCTGGAGTATCTATAGGATCTTCAAAAGTATATATCTTTGGATTTCTTAAAGTACAAGTACCATTCTTAGCATCATTTATATATACACTATCACAGTATCCTTTTGGTAGAGTCATACCATCATATACTTTAATCATACTATCTGGTGTATTAGATATAGCTACATCTATAAATACATCTTTACCAAATTTATCATATATCATCTTCATAGTATTAGCTATTTCTTCATTACCATTAGTAGATATATAAGTAATATCATAAGCAGATTGAGAAGTAAATTCTTTAGCATTACTTAATATCTCTTTATTTATATCAGCAACAGTCTTCTTTAATAAAGCTATAATTTCATATGAAGTATACTTACCACCTTTTTCTATATCTATAAGAGAACTGAATATATCATAAGCAAGCATAGAAGCTGATGTAGTACCATCTCCTACTGTCTTTACTACATGTCTAGTAATGTCAGTTATATCTCTTTGTACAGATCTTTCTATTTCTCCTTTGAATTGTATACTCTCTAAGATAGAGTGACCATCTTTAGTATACTTATTTAAAGAATCAGGTCTAAATATTTCTGTATTAGAACCAATTGGACCATAGGAATTCTTTACAGAATCACTTAAGAATTTTAAAGTTTCTAATTGTACTTTTCTTAGTTGTTCTTTCTTAACAACGTTTGTTATTACCATTAATAATTCCTCCTTAAAATTAATCTTCAGTATATATCCAAATGAATTTGAATTCGTTAAATAAACAAATACATTCAGCTACATCCATACAGATTAAATCTCTATTAGTTGTATCATGATTAAAAGCATAGTCTGCTACATATATTCCTTTTCTATAAAGAGAATCTGTTGGAAAGTCTAATAGTTTGTAACAATCTTTTACAAATATTGAATCGTATTTATCTAAATCTATATCTTCATAATTAGAAATAACAGTAGCAAGGTTCTTATCTTTGCTTTCAATTAAGTGTTCTTCTTCTATATTTTTACATAATATAGTAGGTCTTATTTCTCCTAGTTGCTTCCATATATTACACAAATCAAACATGCTTGTCTTTATAGATAAGTCTATTATATCTTTATAATTAGTATCTATGAATTCATTATATAGCTTGTATCTCTGAGAATATATAGCTTCATTATCTTTTCTAAAGAATAGTGATAATGGATTAGCTTCATCCCTATTTTGTAATAACTTAATTAAATCTTTTTGTTCTTTATTCTTTACTTTTTTATTAAAGAAAGAATCATCACTATAACCATTCATAAGCATAAATCTTAATAGACCAATATCAGTATCTATTACCATATTGAAATCTATCAATACATTATTTAGTGTTGTTCCCATTGCAATACCACCTTTCAAGAAAAAATATAAGGTATGAACTTAATCATACCTTATTATAAATTAATAGTTTAATTCATTCTCTAAGTCTTCTAATGAAGTATTATTAGATTTTGGTTGTTTATTGTCAAATACTGATCTAGAATTCTTATTACTAGATTTATTATTACCACCTTTGAATTCAACACCAAGTTTTTCTGCTATTAAACCGATCTTAGTATTTATTGGTGAGAAGTCATACTTCAATTCATCTCTAACAGAATATGCATATGCTCCAGTCATAGCTAAATAATATTGATTTAATACATCAGCTAATTCTTGAAGTTCTAATAATTCATAAGTATTCTTATCAAAGTCTAAAGACTCAGTTACATTTCTCATTCCGTAATTGAAATTATTAAATTCATAACAGAATGTTGCATTTACTGTACCATCTTCTGATATATCTTTCATTACTAATACAGGATTAGTAGTTCCAAATTCAGTACCATTAGATACTAGTATGCATCCTTTCTTTAAAGGAATACCTACATTATTATACTTCTTAGGATCATTTAAGAATAACATTATTTCATTATAAAGTATTCTTGCTTTAGTATGTGGTATATATAATGTCATAGCATTAGCATAATCCCATTCATTATATCCATTATCTCCAGCTTTCTTAAGTGGAGCTATAGATAATTTAAGTAGTTTATTCCAATATCCGATAGATAATTTAGTAGCATCTACTTGAGATGATGGGTTAGTAAATGCATATGCTGAATAAGATTCTTGTTGATAATTTCCTTTTCCATTTCCGTTATTGTTTGTATTTTGACTTCCTAAAGCCATTTTAATCACTCCTTATATATTGAACTACATGTGTGTTAATACACACATAAAAAATAATTATTTTCTATATCTAAAATCTACAATATCAAACTTTGGTATCAATGAAATTAGCTTTAATATAGCTTTAATTAATACTTCAGTTCGATAAGATTTATAAACTGGTTCTCCTTCATAATTTTTATATAAAATTTCATATTTATATCCCATTATTATTAAAATCCTCCTAAATTAAGTTAGCTAGTAATATAATACCTTTATAAATTGCATAACCAATTCCTCCTAACACCGACAAAAATAATAAAATTACAACTATAGCCCCAATAATAAGCATTGATGTAAATATTATTTCATCTGATTTTCTCACATCAATCACCTCCTATATAAATGTCTGAAGTGACGTAAAAAAATAAGAGTAAGCACTTAGCTTACTCTTATTATTACATTTCGTATCTACTCTTTATAACTGGTGTTTGAACAAATAATCCATAGAATTTTTCTGAATATGTTGTTTTCTTAGCAAGTTCTTCTCTAAGCATTCTATACTTACTAGATAACTCATGCCATCTCTTAGATTCAGCATCAGATAATTTTTCTGTCATAAGATAATCATCTATCATACCTATTCTAGAGTTCATTTGTCTTATTATAGCAATAGCTTCTTCTTCATCATTTACATTCTTACATCTTAAGCTATATTCATATAAGTCATCTTCTAATGCTCTTATACCTTTAAACTTAAAGTCTTTATACTTATTAGATAGTAGTTTACCAATAGCAGATTCTGATATTAAATCTGCTGGATTGATAGTATTTATATATCTAATCATATTTTCCATTTCTCTCTTTTCTAATGAAGAGCCTGTACCTAATTTACCTCTCTTTAATGCATGTAATAATGCAATTCTTCTTGTCTTAAGACTTGAATATATCCTTAAAGTCCATTGAAGTAATACTAGTTTATTAGTAGTATCTTTATTTATCTTTCCACTCTTTCTTATGATCTTATCAAAAGCAGATTCAAGATATCTACCGTATCCACAAGCAACAGTAAATTCATCAGCTATTATTTCATCTTTACCCACATAGAATATAGAGGTAAGTTTTCTCATAGCATCTTTAATACCAAATGCTAATAAAGCATTAGCAGCATCTATCTTTTGTACTATGAAACTTCCATCTGTATTAGCTAAGAAATTATCTACTATATTTCTTACAGTAACAGCAGGTATAGAATCATTTACAAGATGTCCTACTTCATGCAATAATATAGCAGTTAATTCTTTAGTAGACATTCCTAGTTCTAATAACTTAGAATCTATTTCTACATAGTATTTTTCTATAATATACTTGTTTCTTTCATCTGGATCTCCCAATATAGCGACAGCATCATTAGGTTTTATTACTGGCATAACACACATACCGAAAAAGAACTTATCTGTATTCTGAGTATATATTACATCTTTACACTCAGAACCTTTAAAGAATTTGTTAAGCTGTCTTTTAAGTTCATTTAGTTTATAAGCAGATTGATCATTCTTAACTCCACTAACAGCACTTTCTAATTCAGCAAAGTTATAACTTATTCTATCCATAACTATATTTAACCTCCTTAAATAAAAAAAATCAGTCTACAGCCTTTCGACTGTAGACTGTATTATATTTGTGTTGTTTCAGTATAAATTTATATTTTAAACACCTGAGAAACCTAAGCTGTCGTAAGCTCCTTTTAATCCAGTTGGGTTTAAGATAGTAACTCTTCCTTGAACTGGTTGGTAACTCCATACTTTGTATCTTTGGAAAGCATGAACTGCTGGTAATGAAGGATTAGCAGCATTTCTGATTTCATTTGATACATACATTTGATAATCATAAATTCTGTATATAATTCTATCACTATTTCTTGGGCAAAGAATTATAATTAATTCATTTGAACCATTTAATTTAGTTGAAGACATGAATTGATATACTCTCTTATCAGAAGTCATTATAGTCTTGTTGAATTCAAGTTCAACAGGTCCTATACTATTTGGACTTTGATAGCTATATTCAGTAGGAGTAATCTTTCTTATGATATCTGGTCTACCAAATATAGTAACAGTCATGTTTGGATCATTTAATACTGTAAGCATATCTGTTACATAAGTATCTAATGCATCTAAGAAAGTCTTATGTCTCCATTCAACATGGTCTAGCATATAACCTTCTCTTGGAGCAAAGTCAAATACTCTGTGAATCTTATCAGTCTTTGGCATAGTATTAAAGTTTTGATCAAGATATCCTTTGATATCATCATCCTTAGTATTTTCCATAACTAATTTAATCATAGACATAATCTTAGTTAATTGGTTAACTTGATATAAAGCACCAATATCTTTAACTTCTTCAGGAGAGATTGGTACGTTTATTGGAATACCAGGTCCAACTTCAATTAAGTCAGTTCTAGCAGACCATTCTACTTTACAAGTATCAAGCATAGCATTTGAGCTATCTAATCTTGCTTTAATCTTAACAGCTAAAGCATTTCCTTGCATATCTACAACTTGGAATTTGTTATCCTTCATTGTAGCAGAAATACAAATAGTCTTAACTGTTCCTTTACCATCATCATAAGTTACATGGTCGATAACACTTCTATCATAATCCATATATGATGTAACGAATTGCATATCTACATCTATCCATGTACCTGCTTCTAAAGCAGCTTTCTTATCTTCTTCAGATGAAGCATCAGCTAATTTATGAGCTGGGTCTTCTGCAACCATTATAGCAGAAATTGAAGTTTCAATAGATAAATTATCTAAAGAACTACCACCAATAGCAGCTAATACATCTGTAGTTCCTGTTTCTGGTAAGATAACTGGAACTTCTACAAATGGGTTTGTGCTTTGAACAGCATCACTTATCTTTCTTTGATCTCTATAAAGATCTATCTTTTCTCCCTTTGGAGTAACTAACCATCTAGTTTCCATAGTAACTGTTTCTTTTGGAGATTTCATTACTACTTTAGGAATTGCACCTTTATCAAAGATACAGTTCATAAGTAAATTCTTATGTATTGGGAACATCATACCAATAACTGGGTTGAAAGTATTCATTGAAGCATATTCATTAAATGATGATAAACCATCACAATCATTTTCAAATTGTTCGCTCATCATTTCCATATGATCATCATATTCTTCTGGATCCATGCTAGATCTATCGCAAGAGTTTTTGCAGAAGAAATTCTTCATAGCGTCTCTACTTGCAGTACCTCTCATAAGAGCCATATCAGGATGTCTGAACATATCTACAGAATTTTCATTTACAATATCTTGGGCAACGTTTAAAAAAGATTCAGTTAATTTACACATTGGATCTTTTAAATAACCTTTGCCATTGTTTCTTTTATCACTTGGTCTTGTACCTATAACTGGCATAAACAACTACCACCTTTCATAAAAATTTTATTTTTTATTTTGTATTCAGCTTATAACGCTTATTATATTGTTATATTGCCTTTTCTGGGCTTCAACCTATATTTCTGGATTTTTAGGTGTTATTTCCCTCAAAAGACTATTAATAGTAGACATTGTAGCTAAGTATTGTTGATAATTTATAGTATTCTCTATATAGGTCTTAGTGTTGAATGTATAAGTAAGATAAGTTTGTACTAAATCTCTTAACTCTACTAACTTCAATCCAGTAAACTCTAATACTTTTATATTATAACTTCTCTTAGGAATCTTATTTACTCTTATGATTATATCATTTATTACAGTATATAATTCCAAGTATCTTTGTTTTAACTCCATATTTTTAATAGCTAATTGTTCTGGAGTTAAATCCTTAAACAAATCATCTTCTATTTGTTTAATCTTATCTTGATCTGCTCCAGTATCATCTGATACATCATCAGTATTATCATCTCCAGTATTAGTATCATCTGTATCACTGTTATCATCATCTGCAGACCCCATATTATAGCTATCATCATCTCCATTATCGGAATCAGTATTATCTGTATTCCCATCAGTATTGTCTTGGTCTTGGTTGTCTGGATCATCGGAACTACCCATAGTGTAATCATCACCATCTCCAGCATTATCATTACCATCTGCATTGTCATCTCCATTATTATCATTTGTATTATCATCAGGATCATCAGCAGATATCATATTATAACTATCTGCGTCATCTTGATTATTATCTGTATTATTGTCTCCAGTATCATTTGTATTATCATCAGGATCATCAGCAGATATCATATTATAACTATCTGTATCATTAGTTTGATTATTATCATCATTAGTATTATCTTGTGTATCTGTATTATTATTCTGATTATCATTTGTATCATCATCAGGATCATCAGCAGATATCATACTATATCCAGTATCGGTATTGTCATCTTGTGTATCATTAGTATTATTATCTACATTATTATCTTGGTTTGTATCGTCCTGATTATTGTCTCCAGTATCATTTGTATCATCATCAGGATCATCAGCACTACCCATAGTATAAGTATTTTCGTCATCATCATCTGCTTCAGATATATATCTTAGGAATCTATCTCTATTATATAATCCCATCTATTTCACCTCCATTTAATTTACACTAGCAGGATAATAGTTCTTTAATCTATACATTATTCTTTGTCTTTCTCTTTTTAGTTTTCTTTCTATTTTCATAAGTTCTTCTAAAGACTTCATATCATTATTAGATTCTGCAAGTTGTTGTTTCTTTTCTACTAATTTTAATTGTATATCTATCTCATCTAGTATATATTGTTTTTCTTTCTTAGTACCAGCAGCAGCAGCTCCTAGACCACCAAGAGCTGTAATAACTCCTAATACTGGATTTGCTAATCCAGCTATACCACTAGCTAATGCTAATTTAATTATTGCTGAAGCTGAAGGTAATAATCTACCTTTAATAACTGCCTCTCTATTCTTATTTGATAAGTCTTTCTGTATTGAATCTTGGAATTTATCTACCATATTATCTAATTGAGCTGATGCTTGTTTCTGTTTATCGTTTAATATATTAGCTTTATTCTTAACCTTCTGTGCTACTATCTTAACATTGGTCTTTAATGATGTTTCATTTACAGATTGATTATATTCATATATAGATTGTATTGCTTCATTAATATTCATTAAGTGTGCTACAGATTCAAATGATGTCTCTCGTATTTCTTCTTTAGGCTTAGTATCTTTGAGCATACTAATACATTCTGAAATAGTAGACGTTCTACTATACTTAGTACCAGCTGATTCATTTAATTTATAAACTCTATTCTTTTCTTTCTTTAAGATATCAATTAATTCTTCTGGGTTTATAATTGATGATTCGTTCATAGATATAATAGATATAGCATTTATTACGTCATTATCATACTTATCTATATTATTCTCTATCATACTCATTATCTCATTTGGATTATAAGTAGTAAATTGATTAATAGTGCCTTCTAATGCTAATACTAATGCAGCATTCTTTCTAGTATCTATATGCATAAAAGATTCGTACACTGAATCATCTTGCCATTCTATTGGTTTCATATATGATAGATATATATGATATATATCTTCATCATCACCTTCATATAATACATTAATAGAAGCATCACATACTTCTTCTAATATATCAGTAAGTCTATCTAATAAATAACGTATGGTTTCTTTATCTCTGTATTTTTCATCTGTTGCTTTTAATGGTAAGCAATGTCCTATACAGAAGAATATCTTATTGTCTCCTCCTATATAATCTTCTATTACAGTATTATTAGCTAAAGCAAATCTATTATATTCTTCTTCATCTATCATAGTGAAGTATCCTTGTCTAGCCAATTTATTAAATTGAGAGTTTACTATATAAGTTTCTCTAAGCTTTCTCATAGCTGCTTGTACATTTCTTAATACCTTCTTGTGTTCTGATTCTAGATATTCTTCTACATCGACAGAACTATTCTCTACGTCTAGATATATTTTTTGTGCATCAGTAAGATTCATGTCATCTACACTTATATCATTTAATATTCCTGCTATTTCTGGGTCTGTTGAATTATAATTCATACTTTCATCAATCTCCTTTTCACTCTTTAATGTATCATAGTATTCTTCTAGTTTTCTTATATTCTTTTTAAGTGTAGCAATATATGCTTCACAATTTGAATATGCTTTACTATCAGGGTCTAATCTATCTAATTTATTTTCAGCTTTAGATAATTCTTTATTATATTTATCTATAGCTTTCTTAGTATGATCTCTTTGAAGAGACATTTGTATAAATTTATCTACACCTAAAGATATAATACCTAGGTATGGACTTACAGAAAAAGTTGTTAGAACTAATGCTGTTCTGAACCATGATAAGAAGTTAGGAAGCTCATCTAATATTTGCTCTGGACTTCTTACATATAATTTATTTACTATAGCTTTTATCTTCTCTGGTTTCTTATCATATAATAATTTTAATTCATCAAAGATATTACTAGAAGCTATCTTCTTAGCAGTCTTCTTTACATTGTTTAATTTATCTTTAACAAGTTGTTTTACTTCTTCAGTATAGTAATCTTGTCTATATAGAATATCATCTAATTCATTCTTCTTATTGACATTCTCTATTACATATTGTACTCCTACTTTATCGTCATCATTATAGAAACTAGTTCTTTCTATTATATCAGCCATAGCTTCTATATTCTCTTTCTTATTATTCTTCATAAGGAAGTAATCTGTTACTGTTTCTAGTACAGTACTTCTACTACATTTTATATTATGATTACTTAGAGTATATAATATATTCTCTAATGCTACATTATATTTAACTTTAAATTTCATATTGAAACTGTCTACTTGTTCACACATGTTTTCAATACATTCTTTTAAAGATATCTTTCCCATATCATATCTCATTACTGTATTATCTAAGCTTACTTTCTTATTTAGAGCTTTTTGATTATTAATTACTCTATCACAAGCTATTACAGTATTTACTTCTTCTAATAGTGGTTTAGCTTCTTCTACATCACTATTACCAAATACTTCATTTACTAATTCCTTAGCATGTTTTGCATTACTAAATTGATATAATGCATTTTTACCTATATAAGATATAGCATGTTCCTTTATACTATTTCCTATATCATTTCTTAAACAGAATTCCTTTACTGTATTAAGCATATCTCTAAATGCTGTTCTTTCAGCATAATTATCTCTATAATCCCAACTACCAATATATCTTTCTACCAATACAGGATTAGTAGTTGTTTTCATACTATTTCTTAATATATTACAATTTTCTGACATTGTATATTTAGTTCCATTTTTTAAACCATCAGCTCTATGCTTAACTGTATTTATTGAAATCAACATTGTATATCATTCCTTTCAAAGTTTTATAGTTATTATATAGTTCAACGTATTTACCCTTATCTAGTATAGTAACGCACAAAAATGAAATAAGGTTAGACAACATCTTATTAATTTATATATAAAGGAGGAATAATAATGATAGATAGTAAAATTGGATTTGTAATATGCGAAACTGCTAGTTCTGAACCACAAGATCCAGTTATAGTAGGAGAAAAAAATAATAGGGTAACAATAGAAGCAGTATTACAAGATATGAATGTAAAGAATAGAAATGGAAGATTCTATTCAGATAAAGAATTAATGCCAGAATTGACATGTCCTAGAACTGTAGAATTAATAAAATCAGGAAACTTCTGTGGAGAAGCTGGACATCCTATGTGCAAGGATATAGCAAGACAACAAACTATAGATCCTAATAATGTATCACATAAGATACTTAAACTTTGGAAAGAAGGAAATAATATAAAAGCACATGTAAAAGGAACTCCTAATGATAGAGGGGAAAACTTCAATAACTTTATTTTAGATGATACTAAAGTATCATTTTCATTACGTGCTCTAGGTTCTGTTCAAAATACTAATAGAGGAGCAGAAGTAAAAAATATAAAAGTTATTACTTGGGACTGGGTTATATTCCCATCTCATAAAGCTGCATATATGACTGGTATAGTAGAAGAATCAGGAAATATATATGCTCAAAATGAAGGAAGTAAATTATACTTACCTGAAGACGATGCTGGTATAATAGAACCTATTACTAATAAACAAGTAATGGATTATATCAAAGAAGAATCTGCTAATATAAAGACTGTATTAAAATCATTTGATACTTTATATGAAACAGCATCTCTAGTAGATAATGGAAGAAGAGTTCAATTGGTTAGTAAAGAAGGAGATGTATTCAATATAAATCTTGAATCATATATAAGAAATGAAATATTAGATTATTGTAACAGATAGAAAAAATAAAGGAGTAAGCATAATGCTTACTCTTCTTTTTCCACTTGTACTACATTGAAGCCTAAACTCTTAGCATATTCTTCATCGAAGATTGAATCTATATGCATAATATATGTGCTACTTCTGTACCTCTCTGGTACCAGTCCGTACAATCTACAAATAGATGTATGTACTGGACATTCATACATGCATGCTTCATGGTATAACAATACGTGATCTGGTTTTACATTATTAATCAAATCAGATAATAAAAAATGCATAGTACTATCTGTATCACCACTATAGTATATGTAGTATCCATCTAGAAATTCTATAGCGTAGCTATATGCACTCATATTACCATGTACTACATCAGCCACAAGTAACCTTATGAATAGATCTTTAAATCTTTTATTAAATGCCATTCTAAAAGTTATGCGTTCGTAGTCCTCAGGCTGTACACCTTCCAATTTTAGAATTTCACCCAAGCCTGATGGACATGGGCATACTATAATAGGTCTCTTATGTAAGATGTACTTACAGTAATAAATTAATGTACTTAATGAACCAGCATGGTCATCATGCACATGAGTTATAAAAACAGTTATCCTATCTTTATTTTCTAGTAATCCTTTTTGTATTAGCTTACCAGCTACATCTCCGCCACAATCAAATATAAATAAATTATTTTTATATTCAAAGTATGCAGATGTATTCCCCTCCTTTGGGTTTAATCCTGAACCTCTTCCTAAGAATTTTAATTTTAACATATCTATCCTCTCCCTTAATATTTGATTACAGTATTATAATATATAATCAAAAAACGACTAATACAAATCTTTCATTTCATTTATAAAGTCATTAGATATATTACATAACTTTATAGATTCATGTAATAGATTATCTAATGTATTAGTACTTAATAATGTTTTCTTCTTATTAATATTGTATAATCCATATAAATTAGATATAACTTTAGAGCAATATGATACTATCTTACATAATGTATTTACAAACTCTTTATATTCTTCATTAGTATCAAAAGAATCTTTAATACTAATAATAGCATTGATTTTATCTATAAGAGAATTTATTATATAGCTATAAGGATATAAGAACTCTTTATTATCTCTATTCATTATATACAATTTAGAATAAAATTTATCATAGTAATCATATATAACTTCTTCTGGTAATCTTATATCTAATAGAGAAGGAAGTTTAACTTTTATAATCTTATGCTTACCAAATATATTAGTTTTAGGTTTACCATCATTACATTGTATCAATTCTATTTTATGTCTTTTAAATATTGTAAGTTTACTTTTAATCGTATTAGCAAATATTTTTTTCCCATTGTTTATGATATATATACTATCAAATGTCATATCGTATATATAATTAATATCTTTATACATTCTATACACTTTATCTTTTTCTAATCCTTTAAATAATACATTACACATTCCATATTGATATTTTGTCTTTTTATATATAATTTCTTCTTTATCCATATTAATCTCCCTTCAAACAAAAAAGAATAAGCTATATAGCTTATTCATTATATCCTGTTTCTTCTACATTACTTATATCTACTATTCTACTACTATTAGATATAACCATCATATCAACTTGAATATTATCTCTATCTATGCTATTCTTAGAGAATATATTATAGTATTTCTCACTACCTATATTATATTCAATATTAGTTTCATCATCTACTAATGTTACTATATAATTATCAGAATCCATATATGAGTAATTCTTCAATTCTGTATTATCTCTAACAATTCTCATAGTTTTAAAGCTCATACTTCTTCTTATAACTCTACATGCAGAGTTAGATACTAGCTCTTTACTAACTAATGGTTTAGCTTGTATAGTAGAACAAAGCTTATAAGATACTCCTCCACATATCATAAATACCATGCTAAGTATTATAACTAACTTTACTAATTTATTCATTTCCTATGTTCTCCTTTATATTTATTATCCTTTGATTAGATGAACCTTTATATTTATACTCTCCTGCTTTAGATTCATCAAATTTACCATCTACTATTACATCTACATAATCTAATATCTTAGACATATTTTCATCATTTTGTATCTCTTCTATAGTAAATCCAGTATAGCACCATATATTATAGCCATCTGCTTTTAATAATTTAGCTAACTCAGTAAATTCTTCTACTTGATATAATGGATCTCCTCCAGAGAATGTAACTTTTTTCATAAGACAATTTTCTTTAATTATCTTATATAAGTCTTCTACTTCATAATCTCTACCAATACCAAATTCATGTGTATGTGGATTAAAACATCCTTTACAATTATGCTTGCATCCTTGTGCAAATACCACTGTTCTTAATCCTTCTCCATTTACTAAAGAATCATATTTAATACTCGCAATATTCATCATTATTTATCTTCTCCCTCTTTTCTTCTCTCTTTGCTTTTATTATATACTGTACTATTCCTTTATTGTTATTCATAATCATCTCTCCTTATTAAATATATTTACAATAATATAATATATAATTATTGATTAGTTTAACTAATAATTAATATTTACACAAGGAGGTGTATAGCTATGGCTTTAACAAACAACATGACTAGATTAGTAAATAAGATAGATCGTAGACTAGGATGCTATGAACTTAATCTACCTAAATATCTTCAAAAAGACGAATGGGCAAAAGTCATTATAGAAGATTCTTTAACTACATTTTCTAGATATTTTCCTATGAAAATAAGATATACTGTAGATGTAAAGAAGGATAGACGTGGTGATTATTGTCTTATAGATGAAGATAAGATTCCAGGTAATATAGAAATATTAGGATTAAGAGATATAGCATGGGAAGAGTTTACTGAAAATGCAATGGCTGTAAATGCACAACCATTTGGTTCTTTTGATTTCTTTAACGTTGGATTTGATATGGGTGATTTAGCTATGGTACAAATGCAAGCTAACCATGTATCATTATTCAATTATGGTATATATCCAGAATGGGAACCACCTAATAAAATAAGATTAAAAGGTGCTACTAATATAGAGTATCTTACATGCCTACCTAATTTTAAGATAGACTTACTTATAAAGCATGCTGATAATTTAAATACTATTCCACCTACTAAAATGGAGATATTTGAACAATTAGCTATATGCGATGTAGCTATATTCTTATATAATCATTTGAAATATTTTGATGGTATGGAATCTGCATTTGGTAATATAGATATCAAATTAGGAGATTTAGAAAAGTATGTAGATAAAAGAGAAGATGTAGTAGCTGACTTGAAGGATGCTAGTGTATCTGCTGCTAATGACGCACAACCATTAATGTATACAGTATAATACAAAAAAATAAAAGAGTAAGCATTATGCTTACTCTTATTTTATTTCAAAAATACTGTCATGTATACCATCATTTGACAATAATTCATTGTCTAAGCTATCCTTAATATTTATATTACTATATTATTCTTATAGCAATGTAATAATATATAAATAAAAAATAGATTGAGCTATATAACTCAATCTATCTATTTTAATATTTCTACAAGTTTAATCATAAGTCTTCTTACTGTAGGCTTCTTTACTCCTAATTTATCATAGTAAGTATATTCATCTACAGCTTTTCTACTCTTCAATACGGCTTTAATCATATGTGATTCTATAGCCCCTTCAGTAGTATTCTTAATCTCCTTATTTATTATTGGATATACATCTTTAATTAATGATATCTCTAAAGGATCTATATCATTAGATATACAATAATCAACTGCTATAGTAAAATATCTAATAGTCAGTAAATCTAGTTTTAACCCTTTCAATAATGTTCTTACGTCTTTTCTTACTCCCATAAATTTATAACCCCCTTATATTAATAAGTACTAATATGTTTACATATGATAATTTTACATATCATCCATTTTATCGAAGAATGATCTTGATTGCTTCTTAGGTAATTGTCTTTTCTTTGATACTAATAACTCTTGTTGATTTCTCTCTTCTATATTATGATTTACTTTAGAAGATGATGATGTATCTCCTATAATATTTAGATTTGTTTCTAATTCTATATGTAATGATGATACAGCTATCTGAGCAGATTGAAACATGTTTAATGAATCCATAGTATATAATAAGCCAAATAAATCATTCATTGTACAATCAGTGTATGAATCCTCTGATATACTTATTCTCAATCCTAGTTCTTCTGTATCATCTCCAATATTTATAAAACAAAATTTAAATGATACATATCTACCCATGGGTAGATTATTTAATCTAAACACTTTAGATATTTTTGTAGATGACTTATCAAATAATATATCATACGAATTATCATTATAGAATTTATATATATCTTTCAATAGAAGTTTTAATCTAAATACATCTCCAGTTCTTAATATTACATTATCTTTAGTATCAAATATCTCTAAAGACAAAAAATAATCATAATCTTTCTTTATAGTTCTCATAGATGAAGCATCTACATATTTCTCTGTTCCATATTCGTATTCATTATAAAATGACTTCTTATACCCTTCTTGTGTCTTTCTCGTTAAGACAGTACACATTCTTAAACTTGCATTATTTCCTAATATCGTTATCTGCTCTGATATTTTATTGTAATTATTGATATCCATAATATTAAACTCCTTATATTTATTATTTAATAGTTATGGGTCAAGTCAAAAAATAAAAGAGAGCTATGAAGCTCTCTTTTTTACATTGAAAGGTATAGAAATGAATGAATTTGAATATTGTGTTATTCCCATAGTGCCAACTTCTATAACTTCCTTAAACACTTGTTCATTAAGCACTGAAATGTTACCAAGAGCTGGATTGCTTGGCATAGGTACTATTATAATAGCACCTTGTGTCATTTGATGTCTTATACCAATCTCGAAAGATTTCTTTCCGAAACTGATATAACACATATCGGTAAATCCGTTCTTTCTTGGCATTTCGATTTTGTAGATGTCTTCATCTACTCTACTTAGAATAATATTTTTAATATTATCTCTAAGTATCTTTTTAATAAAACTGTTGTCTTTAGTTTCAGGGTATTGGAAAGAATCAATAACAGCTTTATTTTTTTCTTCTATAGTAGTCTCAGGCTTCTTTATGTCTTCTACTGTTTCTGTAATGATCTTCTCTTTTATTTCTTCTTCTTTTATAGGATCAAAATCTTCAGCTTTATGAGAATAGGATCTAACAATTCTATTAATCCTATTCTTCTTTTGTTTTCTTGTTAAAGATTTATTTTTGACAATTCTGTTAATCTTGTCTTTAGCCTCTTCAAAGAATTTATCACCTACCTTTTCAAGCAATTTTTCATCAGTGATAAATCCTTCTGCAGCTTCAGAAGATGATGAAACTATTGTTTCTTCTTTCTTTTCTTCTTTTATTTCTGCATCATTCATAACTTCTTCATCTGGAATTTCTTCTGTATCTATAATTTCATCTGGAACTGGAAGCTCTCCTTCAGAAGCTTCTTTGTCAATTTCCTTATTGATGTCGATGGCATTTTCAACATCAATAACGTCTGGAGTTTCCTCTAAAAGTTTTTTCTTACTTTGACTTTTTAATGCTTCGTTTATAATTTTGTCTAATGCTGAAGCATCGAAAAGTACCTCTGCAATACAAGCATCACCTGTAAATTTATTAATGCAATCGGCAACTTCATCATCACTAAAGTTGTTGATTGCCCTAGTTGCAGAAGCAAGTTTTTGAGAATATTTCTCAAAAAAGTTTGCCATAAAATTGATAAACTCTCTATTGATATCATTGATATCCAAAGACTTTATCTTAAATGTAGTGCCTGCTAGATTACTATTTATGTAATCTATCTTATTGGTATACATTACCATTGGGTGCTCGTCAACACACCCGTTAAAGATATATCTTGTAGCTTTGAGACCTTTCATGATCTCATTTTTAACTTCTTCTGGGAAGAATACCAATCCTGTCTTTACTGCTTGGAAATCTACCTTTTTATTCATTGTCATAGTAATCATCTCCTTTTATATTTTTTTAATTTATTTGCTTAATTAATTTTCTATGACAAGATAATAATATATAATTGAAATATATTATAATGGCAAAAAAATAAGAGTAAGCAAATTACGCTTACTCTTATTTTAGATTTTTATTTTCATCGCACTTATGCCATATAACTTGTTTCTTTAGAGTATTTCTATATCTATCTCCAAAGTATGGATTATTTATATCAATTTCATCTTTAGGTAATCTCAACCATATCTTTCTTTTAAATGGATATTCTCTACTTCTATTAATAAGGTCTATTTGCTCATCTAATTGATTAGGAGATAGTTTTATATTAGAACATTCTGTAGCATACTTATTAAATATAGGTAACTTCTGATAATAGTATTTCTTAGTCTGATTAAATCCCATATCTACCATATCATAATAATAGGTATTAGGATCTCTAGTTCTACCTAGAGTTTGTCTTGCTAATACTTCTGATTTAAATGGTTCTGCAAATACTATAGTAGATTTCAATCCTTTAATATCTACAGCCGCACCACATGATTTAGTGGTAGATAATATTATCTTCTTTTCTAATTGTTGTTCTTTATTATCTTTTACTAGACTATTATATACTCCTATATGAGGTTCTAAATAAGGATATGTACTCACTATCCATTCTCTTACTACTTCTATAGCATCATTTACTCCTATATAGATTAATATCTTCCCAGGTTTATTAATAAGCATCTCTAATAATATCATCAATACTTTATATGGATTCTCTTTTCTTACTAGATAATTAGTATATCTATTTCTATCTAATCCATATTGATTTCTACATTTAGATATTTCTAATGGAGTAGGCTTTGATGTATATTGTATAGCTATATACTTAGTATGAGGGTCATTATTTTCATCAAATAGGTTTATAGAAGGTACATTCTTTAAATACATCTGATATATAAAGTTCTCTGCTTCATCACTCTTTAATGGAGTAGCTGTTATATAGTATGTCTTATAGGTATTAGTATGGAAATCTATTCTACATATATTATCAAAATCTCTATGTGCTTCATCATAATACTTTATACCAACTCTAAGATATTTGAATAACTCTGTTATCTTATCCCACCCTTGATTTTCTCCATATGATCTTAATGTAGCATGAGTAACCAATATAAATTTATATTGAGATATATCTCTCTTTAATAATCTATGTATAGAAGGAGATCCTTCTATAAAGTATATTTCTCTAGGTTTTACATCAGTATATTCTAATATACAATCTCTCCATTGTTCTAACCAACCGACAGTAGATGTAATTATAATACTTCTTAATGAATATGCCGCCGCATTAGCGATAGAACAATATGTCTTACCTTTACCTGTATTAAGATTTAAAGATAATTGAGAGTAATATCTATTGTTTCTATATTGAGCAGTACTACCAGACATAAAGTTTAATGACTCTCTTTGTACTTCATCCCTAGGTTTATATTTTATCTTTATTAAATCTACATTATCACATTCATCATACTTTCTATCTATATATGCTTTAGTATTAAATTCGTTCTCCAAAAAATAAACATCTAATCCTCTTGGTAATATTAATCGTTTATTTACTTCGTCATATTCTAATCCCTTATAAAAACATGAATGAGTCACAGGATTATATACAGAGAAATAGTTCTCTAGTTTTTTATTATCTCCCCATTCGTAATCATTAATAATTATTGATGTATGCTTAACCACAATTTTATAATTTTCCATAAGCTTTATCACTCCTTTATTAATGTGTTAAGGTACATACAAAAAAATAATAAGAGGGTGGCGAATCCCTCTTATTATTTTACTTACTGATGATTAACTTAGCAGCATTAATAACTGCTTCCTTAGTAGCACCAGCTACTAAGAACCTACCAGCATGACAGAAGGTCAAACCTTCTATACCACTAGCAGATACCAAGTCACCACCAGTAAGTCCAGCCCAAGATTCAGGGAAGGATACCTTGGCAGTAAATGAGCCAGGTTTAACTGGCACAACTTGAGCGTTGTATCCTCCTCTTAAACTTGGAAAGATTACTACTTCGGCAGTAGTATTTACTAGAACATCCTGCCATGGGCAGAACTTATCTAGTACTACAATTTTTCCGTCATCAGATTGGGCAAAGGCACTAAGAACAATTTCTTTAGCCTTTGCTCTAGACAATTGAGCCTTAATAGCAGAAGATAAAATCTTCTTAGCTATTTCCACAGCTTCTAAGAAATTATCATTGCTATTAGGTTCATCCCATTGACAGTTCATCATAGAGATGCTTACTGCCAACGGATTGACCACATCAGATTCGCCATTATCTGTGTGATCAATTGGAGCTACAATCGATTCGTCGATGATTTTAGCTCCAACTTCATCGACGATTTGACTACCTAAAGCCTTCCAAAGAAGACCGAAGGCAGCATACTTACTGCCATCTGGTCTTCTTTCAGCATCAGGTTGGTGGTGGTCAAACTCACCACCACCGATGTCAAATACTAATCCAGAAAAGCCATCAGGGACTTTAAATCCTCTGATGATGGCTTTTAAGTCTGGATTGATTAATAATAACAATGCAGATGAAAATACATCGTCTGCATGGAATACACCCCCATGTGTAAACACTTCGGTCATTTCCTTGATGTCGTTTATCTTTAAATTTGTCATAATAATCACCTCCATTATTTTATTTATGTATACTTCAGGATATATACATATATGTATTATGACAAGATAATAATATATAATTAAAATACTATACAATGGCATAGTGTAACATAGAAAAAATAAAGGGTGTTTTACCACCCTTTATTTTATTTCTTTATAATATAATCTACATCTTTAGATCTTACTAGTATAGAATTACCTATGCAAATATAATCATTAGAATTGATATCATCAACTATATCTTTAAGAACTAATTCTCCATCTGTTTTGACTTCCATTTCTTCACCATTTATAGAAATTACATAAGTTTCTAAAGAGTTTTCTTCTTTCTTTAATTCATTTAAATGATTATCAAATAAAGGTTCAATTTTAATTTCATTAGTTTCTTCTACTGGTACAAATGGATTTGCTTCTGGTATATTAGCAAAGAATTCATCTGTCTGCACAATATCTCCTCTTAATTCTTCTTTTGCTCTTTTTTGTTTCTGTGCTTCTATATTATATTCTATAATCGCATCTGTGATAATTTTATTTATATTAGCTCCTAATGATAATCTAGAATCATCATCTTTAAAGACACTACATATGCTAAGCATTGTATTTGCATTAATATACTTTGTTGAATATGGTAATTCCTCTATAGTAAATGCAGGTTTTATATTACGGAAATAATCTTTATATTCTTCTGATATAGTATCTATAAGATCATCTGCTATTACTACAGTAACACCATGTATATCATATATATTTATATCTGTAGTATTATTCAAAAGTTTATAATTTCTTATCTGTGTTACCATTGTTTCATCATTATTGATGTAAGAGTATAATATACATAATGCATAAGTTACTTTTCTAGCTAATATATTATTCCTTATGCAAGGGGAATATATAGTATTAAAATTTGGTATATTACGCATAGTGTCTATATCTTGTAAAAGATATTCCTTACGATTAAAGAACTCATTTGTTATATGTATTTCTTCTAAACACTTCTCTACAGATTCATTAAATGCCTTTACTGCTGCATCCCAAGAGCTTAAAACATCTTCAGTAAGTTCCATCTTTTTTCTGTAATGTCTCTCTATGACAGTTTTAATACTATCTACTTCTTTTGAAGCCTCTAAGAACTTTTCAAATGCTGTTAATTCTCCAGGTTCTTCTTTTTCTGTATCTTCTTCAGAATTTTCATTGAATATAGATATAGTACTCAAACTATTTATATTATTAAGAAAGCGTCTATTTATCATAAATTCTTTTGTAGAAGCATTATTTATAGTTACATCTATATTGTCATTTTCTTTTAGTCCCATCCAGTTTCTTACTAAATAAGATATATAGACTTTATTCTTTTCTTCATTATCCATGCTAGCATTAGATTTATATACAATATATAAATGGTTGCATTTATTTAAAGCAGATACATTTACGTCAAAACAAGTAAATCTGATATTCTTATTAAACTTCATCTCATCTGCTATTTCTGGATTAACAAAACTAAGTTTCTGGATTATTGTTAATATACGTTTAGATTGCATATCGACTTTATATATAATAGATGTTGCGTTAGATTGTAAAGATTTCATCATATCTCTAGCACTCTTAAGTGAACAGATTAAATCACTTATATATACACTATATGCACCATTTCCTGCTTCTTTTACAGCTTCATTCTTAAACTCTTCTAATGCTCCATCATACTCACTAGCAAGCATCATTGGAGTTATCTTCTCCTTTCTTATTCTTCTTACTACATTGCCAATTTTATTGTAGGCTTTTACGACTTTATTCATGGTTAAATTCCCTCCATAATATTTGTATTTGTCATATGACTCTTATGACACATATATAATATATAATTATATTGATTTTTGACAAGAAATAATATGGGGATGACCCCCATATATTTCTTACTCGAAAAAACCAAGATATACATTATAAGATAACTTAATATAATCTTATCTGCTGTTTAGTATAAATTCATTATGTCTTTTGATTAGTATTTAATTATCTTATGTATATCTTGGTCTTATCTCTAAGTAGTTAAAGCATGCTATATAGACTTATTATTATCTATACAGCAAATATATAATATATAATTGAAATATTTATCAATTACAAAAAAGAAAGAAGAAGATTATTCGTCTTCTTCTTTATTTTTATCAATCTTATTCCAGATCTTTCTTAATCCTTTTTCAGCATACTCTGGTTCTTTAGCAGGAACTATCTTACTATTAATATACTTCTGAGGATTTATCATATAGAATACATCCATAGCAGATGGTTTTTCGCATCTATAAGTAACAGGCGATCTTAATGCTTGTGCTGTTTTAGCATAACTTAATCTCTTAGTTACATAAGGTATGTTCTCTAATGATTGCATCAATGTTAAGATCTGATAATGAGGATTTTGATTTTCCCATTTAGGCATTCCTAAAATATCCTCATCATTACGCATCTGATTCATCAATATAACTTCAGCATGAACAGATTGAAGATTAATCTTACTATCTAATAATCCTTCATTAAACTTTTCTAATAATTCATGTCTAGATAGATTCTTTGTAATCTCTATCTTATTGATTATATCTTTAACTCTCTTTAGATTAGAAGATAAATCACTATTTAAGATATTCATTACAAATAATATTCCGTCTCTTTCTTGAATTAAATTTAGATTTATAATAATATCTTCTCCGTCAGAATATACTCCTTTAAGCTTTTTTGTTGATTTTTCGTATTCTTGCATAACTGAGCTTATAGAATTAGCTATATATAGATTATCTGCATTAGCTGTATTACATACTATTTCGTCTCCGTCTGGACAGATTAATTTAAATGAAGTTATATATTCATTATATTGACCTTCTGAAATTTCTTCTGTATCTCTTTCTAATGTAATATCTTCTAAATTGATCTTTATACTATATCCAGTATAGTCAAAATCATCTTTTAAAGTTATTATATTATACTCTACATCGAAATATTTCCAGAAGTCTTTGCTCCATATAATCTTTCTTATAGATGCTTCTAATAAATGCTTAGCAGATAACATCATTTGAGTAAATCTAGATGATAATTCTTCACTAGATAATCTTCCTGGATTTATATCTTTATTAGTATATGCTAAATCACCATAACATCTATAACATATTCCTTCTCCTCTAGCAGCGGAAGCACAAGTCATTGGACTTCTTAGAAGTATAGTTTTTCCTATAAGATCTTTCTTCATCTTCTTAGTAATCTTATATTCCAATCCATCTTTTCTAAATCTGAAATATCTATTTAAGAATAACTTAAAAGTTCTTTCAGTTATAGTTACTTCTTGGAAATGTTTAGTATCACATATATAATTAGGATCTTTGTGTAATGTAGTATCCATACAATTCAATCCTAATAATCTAGCAAAGTCACCTGCAGTACCAACATTGCCTTCTACTATAATCTGTGCTAATCTTCCTGTACTAGCTTCTATAGCATAATCCATTGGATCTTTAACCCCACCATTTATATAACTATGATTTATTATAGTAGGGAATACACCTCCTAATCCATTAGGTTTAGGACCTATATGTATAGCTAATTCTTTATATTGTTTTGGATTGATACCTTCACCTGCTAAAAAGTAATTAGACATACAATGATCAGAGTTCTTTATTATTTCAATAGAACGATTTGCTAGTTTAGTACCTTCTATCTTAACTTGATCTATTGGTAAATGAGATAAATCTGCATGCATTAGATCATAGAATTCTGGATTCTTATCCATTAATTCTACAAAGTCATCTAATGATACAGTATTTGCTATATAGAAACTAAAATCATCTATATGTCTAAATGTATACATACAATCATCTATTATATTATTCATTTGGACATTATCAATCATAGTTCTATAATTATCTATGAACTTATCATCCATAAATCTTTTTATAGTATTACCAGTAGTACCATCTTCTTCAAATACTATATCACATGGTCTAATTTCTTTATCTACTGCTACTAATACATACCATAGCATCATATTAAACCATACATCTGGTATAGCCATATCTACATCTATTACATCAAAATGTAATGTAATGATTGGATGTCTCATATACTCAGTTTCAATTCCATCTTTCATTATATTTAATAATGATTGATAATGCATCTGCCAAGTATTTCTATTGATAGTTTTCATATCAATAGTAATATGCTTGTTCTTTATTAACTCTGAATAATCGCCATAATTCTCTAAGTAAAACACTTTATATATCACTCCTTTATATTATACTAACTATTTGTTTCTTCTATAGTATTATTCTAATATATAATATATAATTGACGGAAAAATTAAGAGTATAGCATTTTGCTATACTCTTACATAATTATACATTGTCACCAACAGTTAAAGCTTTTTCTGTTTCCTTAATAGTATATACTTCAACTATAGCAGTCTTAGTTACACCATTAGGACACCAAGGTTTATCTGGAGTTAAAGATACTATCTTCTTTTTATCTTCAGATACTTTGTAATCTTTTCCTTCTTCAAGAAGAATACTATTAATAGAAACTAATACGATTTGCTTATCTTTTATAGCTTCTGTTAATTCTATTTCTGTTGTAGGTCTATATATATTTATATAACTTACGTCAGCTTTACCTATATCTCCTTTAAGAGATACTTTGTTTAATTCTTTATTAGTGTTTTGATTAAAGCCTTCTGGATATATTCTCATACATATCACACTCCTTTCATTTGTTCACTAAAATGTTAAACAGCATTTAAGCAATAGTATAATAACTATTGCTTACATTACTTATCTAGTATAATTACCACCTAAGATCTTATTATGTTTAAGATATTCTTTTTGACCCATTTTAGCAACTCTTTGAGCTTTAGCTCCATATTTAGTTGTAATCTTGCTCAATAAGTCTCTTTCTCTAACTCTGTTTACAGCAAGTTTATCCCATAATGGATCATTATGGTCTTTAGCTAATTGCATAGCTGCCATAGTTATTCTTCTTTCCATATCATCAGATTTAGAAAGTCTTACTAAAGTCTTTCTACCAATTAATCCAGCTTCAAGCATAGATTGGCATTGTTCTGATTCTAAGAATTCTTTTCTCTTGTCATCTGGTAATCTTGATAATTCATCATAGATATATGCTTCTTGTAATTCAGAAGCTCCTTGTAATTCTTGTTCGAAAACTACATTATCAGGCTTATTATTTTGTCCGAATATACTCATTCTTAATTCCTCCTTATATTTACAGTAACAAATATCAATAATTAATATTTTATTTAGATGTTACTTATATTCATTATTATACGTTGTCTTCAGGTACCAAAGTAGAATAATCTTCTAAGTATGATACCCTTTCTGTAAGAGTATTTATACGTTCCAGAAGATTAGTAACTACCATAGCAAAGCTCTTATAATCTATATATCCCATTACAGTATCATCTATTATACCATCTAGTATATTTACAGCAGATTCGCTAGATGTACCTACAACTTCTGTATATGGAGATAAATAATTGCACTTTATTGGTAATACATTAGAACTTATATCTATCTTTCTTAAATCAGAAGATAGTTCTAAAGCATTAATATTCATAGAAGTAGTTGGCATATACTTCTTATATACTATTATTAAGTCTGTACCTAGATTACTAATATCAGTATCTTCTTCTACTACCCATGTAATAGTATTAGCTATTATATATAAACCTGGTTTATACTCATTTACTACTTTAGGTAGGATTACTTTATTATTTACATTATCATACATTATGATATTTATAAGACCATTCTCCATAGCATATGATGGAGCATCATTTACTCTGATTTCATATACATCACAATTAGGATATTTATTAGTATCTTTCTTTTTTACTTCTATTCTAGATAGAGCTTCTTTATCTAAAATAGATACATTGCTTATAAGTTTACCATTACTAAATAATTCATCTCTTATACAACCAAGAGAGTTTAATTTAGCTACAGTTCTATAATCTTCTGTATCATCTTCTAATGTTTCTTTTTCATTAACTTGTATTTTAGGATTTATCTGCCACATTGTATCTCTATAATTATAGAATTCGGTAATTTGTGTACCTTCTTCTAATTGTATAGATGTACATAAGTCTTTTTCACCTTCTGAACCATCATACAATACTAGATATAATACAGGATTTACATAGTTAGCAGAAGAATAAAATGTAGCATATCCTGAATCGTTTATACCTATTTCTTTATATACTGCTAATCTAGTTTGTTTTGTTTCTTGTACTATTCTTAATATATTACTTTGTCTCCATTGTGGTAATCCTGATATAGTATAATACTTATCGGGTTCTAAGTCTACTCTTATAACTTGAGCATTCTTAGGAACAGAACCATCCATTTCAGTTATAGTATGATCTATTACTCTATATGCATTAGAATCAAAGTCATAATATTTATTATTAGGTAAAGTATTAGGATCTAGCATGTTCTTATAATGAGCATTTATAATATAATTAGACTTTATATTATTAGTAAATCTATTATCTACAATATTAGCAGTACAACTTGTCAAAGCATCATCATAATTTATATAAGAACCAACAAAATCAAATCTAGTGCATTTAGCATCATAAATGATATACATATCATCATCTATAGCTTGTACAGATATTGTAACTGTTTTAGGTTCTGTTGTAGGCTTGGCTAATCCATATACTGATAAATCTTTACCAGTTTTATCTATTATTCTTATAGTCTTACCATTAGCCATACTAGATTCTATATTGAATTTGAATGTATATTTCAAGTTTGCTATATGATCAAACTTACCAAACATCTTATAACCACTTATACTTGTATTAGCTTTAGATATATTTACATCTATAGATATTGGAGAAAAATTAGCTAATACTATAGACTTAAGTTTAGATGATTCATTTATTTGATCACTTGTTATATTACTATCATATGGTTTTATTGTATTACTATTACATATTCTAGATGTAGATACCATGAAGTTATTGTTTATATATTCAAGTATATTATCTGATATTGATTTAATACCATATCTATCTACAGTTTCTTTACCACTATCATAAGCTCTATTTATACCATTAATAGAATCAGATACTATTCTAGATATATCATCAGAAGGAATAGTACTATCTAGTATTTTATCTTTAAGATTACATACTGAGGTAGAAGAAGTCTTATCACCAGATTGTAATAGTATCTTATCATTATCATCAATACTACTAGAGATATCTATATCTTTTAAACTCATACCTTTTCTAGCCATTTATATTCACACTCCTTTATTAATAATTTTATTTAAATGTTGAACAATAAGAAAAGGCTATAGGATAACCCTATAGCCTTTATTTTTAATTATTATGCTTGTTCTGGTGCTGTAACAGTACCATCTTCGTTTATTGTATAACCTTCTTCTTCTAGTTTAGCTTTAACAGCATCATACCATCCGAATTTATTTGGAACTTTATTTAGATTCCATCTTCCTTCTTTAATCATTCTTACATATAAATTTACCATATGAATATTCCTCCTTCATAATTATTCTACACTAGATAGTTGAACTGATAATTCGGCAACAGCTTCTTCTAATGATTCTCTATATTGTTTTTCTTCTGCAAGTTTGCTCTCTAAATCTTTTCTAGTCTTTACTTCATTTTCAAATTGTTCTTTTAAAACTTGAAACTCAGTCTTTTCTTTTTCAGTAAAGAACTTAGAGAAATTATCATTAGTTAATTCTATTTCTAATGTAGGTAGTATTTTATTTAATATTATCTCATACCTTCTATTAATCTTTAAGTCTTCTATGCCCAAGATTATATCTCCACTACCTTGCTTTATAGTATTACCTTCTTCGTCTACTATTTCTGTATAAGAAGAATATACTGGTTCAGTAATTTCTGGTAATGGATTAGTCTTACAATACATTTCAAATGCCTTATCTTCTAATCTATGTTTTTCTTCATTGAAGAATGCCATATTAAGTACATAATTATCTGATTGTAATTTATTTACTATATCATCTGATTGAGTCTTTAATATACAGAAAGAATGTATATTATCTAAATCAACCTTTTGATTTATTACTGAATATTCTCCAAATGATCCATTACGAATGTATTTCATTTATATCCCTCCCTTATTAAAGTCTCTTTAATAATTTAATAACTATTGTTACAGCAGCAGTAGAAGGATTAGGTTCTAGTATATGTGTAGTATCTGATGTACTAGTGCATTTAATTATTGCTTTACCTGATAATTGATGATATGTAGTATCACTAGTATTTCCTACTGTAGCTAATATAATTCTTGAAGCAGAATTAAGACTAGAACCAACACTATATTCTACTACTTTAGGTGAAGTTTCACCAGCTGATGATGTTGACATTGATATTTCATATATACCAGCAACAGGTGGTTTAAATGTAAATGCATCTCCAGAGAAATCATTAGACTTAGTTAAGCAGTTATTAGCATTATAGCTATCTAATGTCAATCCTGATGAACCTGGATTATAAGTACCCGCAACATAAGTCACATCAGAATTTATGTAAGCAGCATAGTTATATTGAGTTAATATAGTTCCACTATTAACTCTCGCTGTTGTACAATCTAATTGAAGTTCTTTACTTGAAGCTCCAACATGTAATACTCCAGATCTATATTGTAATAGAGTTCCAGCTCCATCAATAGCAGTAGTAGAAATATAAGCATCTTCACCTAAAGCAATATGAGCATCATCACCAGTTATAGTTATTATATTAGAACTTCCTCCTGGTAAATTACTTAGTTGATCTTTAGTAACTAACTCTTTTCCAAGCATAGTAGCTCTACAATTAATATTAAGAGTATTGTATTGAGAGCTACCTAAAGTTATAACTCCATTGTTTGCTACTTCTAGTATTTTATATAATGGTACTATAGAAGAGCCGTCAGAACCAGTATTAGTTCCTCCATATATAGCTCCACCTAATTCATTAAGCCAAATTCCATTAATTCTTGTATTAGCAATATTTCCTTCTGTTAAGAATTTATATGTTTGCATCTTACTTGAATCATAGAATGTAGGTTCTTCCATTGAATATACGTTTAGTTTAGCATTAGCATCACCTAAATGTATTTCGTTCATTCTACCATTCTTTACATTAGATAAGAAGTTGAATTGATTGGCGAAGAAGTCTACACCTGTTATATTATTAGATCCATTAGTTTTACAGTTTAATTTAAGAGTACCACCACATACGTCTAAATTACCATCACATTTAACATTGCTAGATATATATGTATTATCTTTAGCATTTATATTAAGATCTAAATCCGTATTACCTATAGTCCAAAAGTTAGGATATCTAGCTGCTGTATAATTACTTTGATAATTATAATGTATATCTATTAATGTAGGAATATAAGCACTTTCTGTATTTTCTACTCTATTATTAGCATTATCATAAGCAGGAGCTATTAGCTTATATCCATTATCGATATAGAATGAACCACTCATAGGTTTACCATTAGCATTACCCAATGCTGATAATGCTCCTGAAGAAGTTATTAAATTTGAAGATAAAGTATCATCTTCAGCTAGCTTCTTTACTATTGTATCTGTAACTTGTTTAAAAGTACCTTTTCTAGTACCTGATTCTTGTTCTACAATAAGATAATCTTCATCTGTATAGTCTGATACACTAGGCAGATTGTTTATTCTTTTTCCTACCATATTTAATCATTCCTCCTTAAATTGATTTCTAATTAGATGTTGCGACGCAGAAAATATAAGAAAGCTTTTTAAACTTTCTTATAATAATTTATCGAGTATTTCAAATATTAGATAACTCTTAGCTTGTTTATATGACATCTTTATATCTGTCTTTAATCCTTTAAAAGCTTTTATATCATTTATAAATCTAGATACTGATTTAAATAGTCCATCTCTCTTAATCATTCTTTTAAGTCTTAATAATGCTGGACATGTAATTTCTACTGATAATACATTATATCTATCATACCATTCCGTAGTCTTAAAATATTCTATACCATCTTTATCTATTATATAAAACATTGCTTTATCTGTATCATCTACTGTAGCATAATAATAATTATCATGGAAATGTGTATATGCTAAAGCACTTCCTATTTCTTTACTAGCTGTAGTAAAATCTACAAATACATGTGTATCTTCTTCTGGATATCTTCTAGGTCTAGTTGTTCTTGATTTAACTTTTCTTAATCTTTTATATTCAGATTCATCTAGCATATATTGTTTAAGATGATCTATTATGATATTAGTTACATAATCTTTTCCCGAACCTGATTTTCCTGCTATTAAAACTAATAATGGTTTATTATTCTTTTTTTTCATTTAGTTCCCTCCCTTTTGATATATCATATATCTTGTTGTCATATATAAACTTCTTTGCATGTATGTATTTACTTATTAACTTTCTTAATTTCTTTTCTTCATCTAATCTTCCTAATTTATAACTCAACCCACAAGCAAATACACCTATAGCACATAGTATTTCTTCTTTAGAGAAGTATTGTAATAAAAAATCTAATATAGCATTCATAATACTTACCTCCTTTATATACTCTAAAGTTACTCTTTTATAAAAATACTCTATCTATAACAAATATATGTATCTATATATACGTAAATAGGTATGATTAAGAATATTAAAGGAGAGTGATTATTTAATATGGATAATAGTCAAATTATACTTAAGTATAAAGAAACTGTATTACCGATGCTTCATATGTCATTTCCAAATATGACGTATGAAGAAATTAATGATGCTGTAGATCATTCTATTATTAAGAGAATGAAGAATGGTCCAGCATATATTCATAATAATTATAAAGATAAGAGAATAGATACCACTCTATTAGATTTAGCTAATTATATTTTGTCTAGAGAACCTATCATAACTCCATATGGAGTTATGTTTAAGAAGCACGCTGAAGTGCCTAATCCTCTAGCACAAATGATTGGTGTATTTATGGATAATAGAAATATCCATAAGAAAGAAATGTTCAAATACCCTAAGGGTAGTGAGATGTTTGAAAAGTATAATTTATTGCAATTACTAGATAAGATAGATTGTAACGGAATATATGGTGCTTGCGGAAATTATGCTTGTTTATTATATAATTTATATGTAGCGGCTTCTGTTACTACACAAGGAAGATCTTTAATATCTTCTGCGGCTACACAGGTAGAAATGTTTATGTGTAATAATGTCAAATTTGGTTCTTTAGATGAGATTATTACTTTTATACACAATGTAATAGAAGAGAAGCCTAATAGAAAATATGATGATAGAAACGTATTAGATGAAGATATAGATAGAGCAGAATGTTTCTATAAAATAATGATTAATTGTGGTTGGAATGGATATATACCAAGTGAAGATGATTTATATATAGTATGGGAAATAATATGTGAATTACATCAAGAAGATATTAATAGATTATACTATAAAAATAACTTATATTCATTTGTAGATAATGCTATTCCTAATAATTTAGTCATTAAGATGCTTAAAGAACTAAATACTCCGTTCCTAAGTCCTAATGATGTAAATCCAGAAATTAAAGATGACTTAAATGAATTCTATTCTTTATTAAAAGAATATGTATATTATGGTCATCAGATAATAGATAGAATGGATAGATATAGTAATATGTATAGAGAAGCATGTATTGTAACTGATACTGATAGTCTTTTTGCTAGCTTTGATGGATGGTTTAGATACATGTATGATAGAGTTGCTAATATAGATATGCCTATAAAACATGGTAAAATAAAAGTATGGAAAGTATTAGCAAGAGATGAATTCGGAGATAGAATAGAGCCTAATATAGTAATGCGTAAAATAGAAGATGAATATGATTACGATTTCTATAATGATGAATTAGTTCAGGTAGAAAAAGGATTAGATGTTATGCATGTAATACCTCATGAAGGACTAAGATATTCTATAGTAAATATAATGGCATATTGTTTAGGCAATATTATAAATGACTATATGATTGATTATACTAAACATAGTTTCTCATATAGTGAAGAAAAACCTTGCTTTATATATATGAAGAATGAATTCCAATTTAAGAGATTATTACTTACTGATGCTCGTAAGAATTATGCTTCTAGACAAGAACTTCAAGAAGGTAATATAATAGAAGATAATATAGGAACAGCATTAGATATTAAAGGATTACCGCTACGTAAGAGTGGGACTAATAAGCGAACTCGTGAAAAATTAGAAGAGATACTTTATAATGACGTACTTAACTGTGATTACGTAGACCAGGTAAAGGTATTAAAAGAATTATCTAAGTTTGAGAAAGAAATATATCAATCTCTTCAAAAAGGAGAAAAGACATTCTACAAACCAACTAGAATTAAAAGCTATGGTGCTTATGAAGACCCAATGAGAATTCAAGGTATAAAAGGTGCTATAGTTTGGAATGAAATAAGAGGAGATTTAGAACCTATAGATTTAGAAGCAAGAAATGGATTAGATATATTAAAGATAGATATTAATAAGAATAATATAAATCAAATAGAAGATCCAGAAATAAGAGATAAGTGTATAAAACTTATGGAGAATAAACCATTTACTAGTAGTATAGATGTAGTAGCTGTACCTAGAAATGTAGAAATACCTAAGTGGTTAGTAAACTTCATAAATTATACTACTATAATAAATGATAATCTTAAATTATTCCCATTAGATTCTATAGGTTTATATACTATAAACAATAATAACAATTACTCTAATATAGTAAAACTATAAGAGAATAGCTTAATGCTATTCTCTTTCTTTATTTGGGTGAACATCTTAATAAAACTAAATTAAAAAAGGGGTGGTTATAATGCAAATCACAACAGATGCCGTAAGTACAATTTTATCTAAGATAAAATCGATAGATACAAAAGTAGAAAATATAGATGTCACAAGTGATACTGGAGTCCCATATGCTATAACTTCTGGTTCAGAATTAGCTTATACAGTATCATTACCTAATATTACAGAATACAAAGATGGTCTTATAATAATAATCAATCCACATAAAGACTGTGGATATAATCCTACGCTTAATATAAATAATTTAGGTAGTAGTAGTATTTTAATAAATGGTAAAGCAGCAAAAAGTGGCGACATAAAAGCTGGCATACCTATACAATTGGTGAGGATAGGTAACTCTTTTTTTATACTTAAATCTAATGCTACAGGTTTAAACGTATTTGCTTCAAATAGTTTACCAAGTACATTAGATGGTGTATGGATTAAGACTAATAGTAAAGTAGATCAAATTGTTAATGGTGTTCCATCTAGAGATAAATATATTAGAATACACGATTGTCCAATATCATATACTAATGGGGGAATATGTAATGTTGGAGATGGATTTATTTTATTTAAGAATGATTCTGATGATTGTATAACTAGTGCTTATTTATACAATACATCATCTGATAATTATAAAGCACTTACAAACTTTCCTTCAATGGCTACTTATAAAAGAATAATATATTATAATGGAACTACATATATATTTGGTACTAATGATACTAGTACATATGTATATGATTATAAATATTATAATGATACATATAATTTAAAAGTAGCATTTGATGATATAAGAATAGATACATCATCAGTACTATGCGTATATAATGACTATATCTATATATTCAATGCTACTTCTGGTGGCAAATCATATAGATATGATGTAAAGAATGAATCTATGACTAAGATAACATCTGCTCCTGGTGGATGTATGTATAATGGAGCTATTGCATGTAATGGTGTAATATATATAGTATCAAAGTCAGATGGTTCATCTGTCAATAATATATATGAATATGACATAGCTAATAACTCTTATACATTGGTAAAGGAAACTCCTATATGTTTTACTGGTACTTCTATAGTAGATGGCAATAATAATATATATCTATTAGGAAGTGATTCATTGCCATCATGTGTATATAAATATGATATTGAAGGTAATAACTTTTGTAGATTAAAGAATGTTCCATATAATTTCTATGATGGATTGGCAGTATATTCTGGAAGAAATATCTATATATTTAGTGGACCAGATGATAGTAAATATGCATATAAATTGGAATTAAATTCTTATACATTAGAGAGTCAACTTGGTGTTCCTTATGATATGTCTAAAGGCTCTGCAGCATATATAGATGGTTATATGTATATAATGGGAGGAAGTACTTCTGCAAATGTAAGTAAGAACTTCTATAAATATGATTATGATAATTATAAATATATTAAACTAGATGATTTACCAATGCATGTATTTAGAAGTGCAGTTACTACTATAAGAGACTGTATCTACATGTTTGGAAGCTTTAATTCTGATGATGGTGATGTAGCTTATAAATATAATACATCTACTAATAAATTTACTAAGCTAGCTACTATTCCACAGCAAATATCATTTGTATCTGCTTCAGCAGTAGGCTCCGATATCTATATATTCGGATGTACTGATCTAAATTCAGATGATAATGAAAACCATGTTGTTTATAAATATGATACTATATTAGATTCATATAGTAAAGTATCTAATATGCCTTTCTCTGGAACTGGATGTGCTACATGTACTTATGGCAAGTATATATACATATTTGGTTCTAATAGTGGTACTAAGAATTATGCATATAGATATAATACAGATAAAGATACTTATACTAATATAGGACAAATACCATATAATTTTTATTTTAGTGGAGTAGCAAGAATACATGATAGTATATATATAGTAGGAGGAAAAGAATCTACTAATAAAGTATGTGTATACGATATTAAAGATAATGTATTTACAGATATATCTGATATAGATATTAATACTTATAATGGAGCAGTAATATCAGATGGTATAAATATCCATATATTAGGAGGAGCTTCTAATAGAGATTATACTATATTACAATTCTTATATCCATATAAGAATACACTTTTCATTAATGATAATGGACAACATACCAATAATATTAAATTATACAATGTATTCAATGACACGATGGATTATAGATATATAACAGACTGTCATTATGTGAATAATAATAGTATGGAAATAAGTTCAGAGATATATTTAGGAAACTCTCATAACTGGAGGTTATTAAATAATACTTATGGAGATATAGTATCCCCATCTGATGATTCTAATCTTACTCCTAATGTAAATATAGTATCTACAAGAGTATATGCTCTACAAACTACTATAAACAATACTGCAAATTTGTATAGCTGTAATATATCTAGTATAAAAGATAGTACATCTAGAATAAATTTCTCATCTAATCTAGTAGAAATAGATGAAAATAATGGTATAGAGATTATAGCTAGCTCTATAGAAATAAATCAAGATAGTGTAATAACTTTAAATATCAGAGCTTTTAATAATAATCTATCTATGATTATTACACCAGATAATAATAGTAATACTTTTACTGGTTATAATGAATTCACTTACATTGTAAGAAAGAATGGAACTTATAAGTTCTTACTTATTACAAAGGATAATATTGTAATAGAGAAAGTAATAAAGGTAAATAATATATCATATAGTAATTTAAGAGATTTCTATGTAAATAACTTTATAAGAACTTCTGATGATTCATCTCTTACAGACAATGATAAATCTGTAATAGACGAAAGAAAGAAGATTATATCTGAGAAATTACCATTGAAATTAATAAATTACTTGTATACAGATAACTATATAATCACATTTGTACCATCATCTATAAAACTATCTACATTCGTAAAGAATAAAGTAGATAGTAGTACATCTATAACGGATGATATGGGAGGTATAACTTATTATGCTAGAAATGAAATATATCTAACTTGTAACAGTATTAAGCCTCAAACTACTATACACGAAATAGGGCATGCTATAGATAAATATTATGGAAGGTACTTAGGAGGAATGATATCAGAAAGAGATGATTATAAAGCAATATATAATGCTAAATCAGATTATTCTACTATATTCTCAGATGATACTTATTTCTTACAAAATATTACAGAATACTTCGCACAAAACTTTGCTTACTTCTTTACTCCAATGTCTCTAAATCCAATGGAGATGGATGGACCAAAGAATAAAGCATATTTTAATACACTTAATACCAATGAATGGTCTTAATATATTATAAAGGAGGTAATGCAATATGGCAAAAAGAGTTATATTAAGAAACGATCAAAAAGAAGAGATATACCCAAAGACATCAACAACTAATATTGTTAATGGAAATGAAACTTTAGATGTATCTTTAAAGAAATTAACTTCTAATGAAAATATACCTAGTATATCTAAGTCAGTTAAAATTGCAGATTGGACATCTAATACAGATAAAAGTATAGATGCATTATATCAATGCACAGTAGAACACAATATGGGAATACAAGATGTAGATGTAACTCTAATAGATTCTACTGGTGGTATTACAGGGGTAAAACAGATAATATATAAACAAAATTCATTTATTATGTATTTTAATAGTAAAGTAAATTTAGATATTTTGATATCTAATCCGAAATTTGTTATAACAACAGAGTATATAGATAAATTATGGAACAATCTATAATTTATCTATAAATAAACCTTAATTTATACATAAGATAAAAGGAGAGTGGTTTATATGATCATTACTGAAGATGCTTTAAAGAGCTTGTTAAGAAAGATTCAAGGGGCTGATAAAGTCAATTCTGATGCTATCGGTGCTCTACAAACTACAGTTAATGGTGTTGTAAATACTGTAGCACTAAGTGAAGATGGTAATAGTATAGTAGTTACACCTGTAGCAGGAGAAGCTACTAATATAGCATTACCATCTGTACCAACAGACTATGTAACTGGATTATCTATAGATGGTAAGACAGGTATAATTACTATCAATAAGAAAGATGGTAAGTCTGATACTATTGATACATTATTAGAAAAGGTAGTTACTAATTTTGATTACAATGCAGAATCAGAAAAATTAGTTCTTACTTTAGAAGATGGTACTACTAAAGAAGTATCTATGTCAGCATTCATTGATACTTATGTAGGAAGTACTGGAACTGAAATCAAAGTAGCTGTAGATGGCAGTACAAAAGCTATCTCTGCTGAATTAGTAGATGGTTCTATAGCAGAAAAGAAGTTAAATAAAGATTTAACTGATAAACTAGCTGGATTAAGAACTGATATCACTACATTACAAGGAACTTCTCATACTCATGATAATGCAGCTCAATTAGCTAAATTATCTGAAGATGAAACTGGAAATCCTACTTATGGTGGCACTAAGTTACTTAAAGTTGGAGATATAGATACAACTGAAATTACTTCATCTACTATAGATAGTCTATGGGCTGAAGTACAAAATGAAAATCAAGTTTAAGATAACTATATAAATAAAAAATGACTATAGATTCGTCTATAGTCATTTAAATTTTGTAAAACGAGGTGACAACAAATGATAATTTCTAAAGATGCAATAAAGAATATACTAAGTCGTATATTAAAATTAAATAAGAAATTAGATTCACATAAACACAATATATCAGACGTAAACAATCTTCAAACTACTTTAGATTCAAAAGCTAGTAGCACACATAACCATGATAGTGTTTATAGCAAATTAGGACATACGCATAATTATTTACCATTAAGCGGAGGAAACCTTACTGGTGATCTAGTATTAAATGCTGCATCAGAACAACATTTAACCTTTAATAATTGTGGTAAGTCTAAGTTACAAACTTATTTTTACAAAGGAAATTCTACAGACTCTCTTACTATAATAGGATTATGGGATCCTACTAACAAAGAACCTATTTGGAAAGTTAATAATGATTGGACTTTTGAAGTAGGTAAGCAAACAACATTTTCGAAAAAGGTAATATTTAATAATTCTGAATTAACATTTTCTAATGGAAAAGGGATATATGGTAAAGATTCTAATGGTGCAGAACAGAGAATAGCTGTAATATCTGATGCTTGTTATTTAGGAGGCACCAATATTCCTACTTGGATTAGAAGTTCAGTTACACCACAATATTTAGATACAAGCGGTAATAAACATGATATTTATCACACTGGAAACCTTAATATCGGTGGAAGAAATTACATTAACAATGGTAACTTTACAGATGGTAATGTAGCTACTCCTAGAGGATATTGGTGGTGGGGTGGTTGTAGCCATTATAACCTTGCTGTAACTGGTGGTACAGCTATTCAAAACTCTTCAACATCACCTGGAGGTTTATGGACATCTATGGCTCTATCTCCAAATACTCAATATACATTATCTTTAATATGTACTAAAGAAAATAATGTAAAAGGTGCAAGTTGGGTATTTGAATATATGAAAGATGGAAAGACTATAAGCAGTCAGCAGTTTGGTTTAACTTTTGATGGTGCTGTACATGGTTATACATTTACAACTCCTAATAATGGATTTACTTCAGCACAAGGCGGATTAAGACATGAAGGATCAAATAGTACAGCTGGAGGATATTTAGTTATAATACGTTATTTAAAATTAGAAAAAGGAAATAAAGTTACTGACTATACAGAATCACCATCAGATATTGATTATAAGATAAATAGTAAATTAAATACTACAAGCACACTAATGTTTGCTGGTTCTGTAACTAATGCTAATGGTATAAATACATCTAATTATAATTATAATTCTTGTTGTTCTACGGTTACAGCTAGTGCTAATTCATCTCAAAAAGTATTGAAATTTGTTGCTCCAGTTAAAGGTATATATTTATTTCTAGTGCGTTGTACTGGAGTTAATGGATCAAATACTGGTCATACAATACACGTAGGTGGATATTCTTATAGTTATGCTGTTATTGCAAGCTCACAAGATCAATCTGGATATACTGAACGTACAATGAATAAAGGAGAATCAACATATGTATGCTATTGGAATAGCTCATATTATTACGGTGTAACTGGAGAAGTAACAATATTAAGATTAAGTGTAAGTTAATATATTAAAGAGAATGGGGCTAAACTCCCATTCTCTTTATTTTCAACATTTTTATAATATATATACAAAAGGAGGGAATATAATGAGTAATTCTATAAATACTTTATTAAGAAATAAAGCTAATAATAAGATCTATTACCCTATAACTAAGGGTGAAAATATTATTCAAGATAAAGATCATAGATTAGTAACAGATGAACAAACTACTTCTTGGGATAAATTAAAGGAAACAAAGTATGATAAAACAGGAGGTCTTATATCTGGAGATGTATCTATATCTACTGGTAAATTATATCTAGCTAATAAAGATATTAATACTATATACGGTGCTAAATCAGATAATACTAATCTAATCTTATTACAATCTGATTCTACTAATAATACTATAAATTTAGGAGATACTTCTTCTAAATTATATTTATCTGCTAGTACTACTCCATTCTATAAAGATCCTAAGATGAATAAAGATTTTGTATTTCTTACAGAAGATAATATAAGAAATACTAAAATACAAAGAGTTATGCTATCTTATGGTGGAGATATAGTAGTAGGAGATAATCCTACATCGGTATATAATCTTATTACAGGAGATAATCAAAAGAATATAACTATAGGAGATAATAAGAGTAAGATTAATATAGCTTCAGATATATATTTTAATGCTAATACTGGTATTAAATCATCATCTAATAATGATATCTTAATAGAAAAAGATAAATACATCTATCTAGGTAATAATAGTAAACCATTACATTTATTAAATGATGTAGTTATGGAGAAATCTAAATTATACATGGCTGATGGAGATAATACTTATATGGCATTATCTCTTATAAATAGTACTGTAGAATTAGGTAATAGTTCTATAAATACATCTATATTGGGAAGTGGAGATCTAAAGTATAATGGATATAAGATATTAAATACTAATAACTATAATAGTACTTTAGATGATGTATATCTATCTAAGACAGCCAAAATACCTGCTAATAGAGTATATAGTGGAGCTGCTAATCCATTTAATGGTGCTTTATATATAACTAAGGATGCTGGTATTAGGAGTTCTAATTTAAATGATATACTATTAGAAGAAAAAGATAAATATATCCAATTAGGTAATACTCAAAAAGAAATTAATGTTTCAAGTGCTTTAAAAATAGATTCTAATTCTTATATTGCTTTAGATGAAGATGCTTATATATCTTCTAGTAGTAATGATGGAGCTGGAACTCTATTACAATATAGTTCTGGAGTATTACATGTTGGTGCATCAGGCAAAGAACTTCAATTAGATTGTACAGCAGCAAGAGTTAATAGTGGAACTATATTAACTCAATATAACTATGGTGGTTATATAGGCGATACTTATATAAAATCATCTGGTAATGCTAATGGTAAACCTATGAGTGGTTCATTCTATGTTGATAATGGATATAAGCTAATAGCTCCTTCTTATGATAATGCTAATAATAGAGTAGAAAATACAAATAATACGTTAATAGATGTACATTATAATTATAATAGTAGTAATACAGCATCTAGATATCCTAACTTTTGGACTATAGGTGATAGGAATTTAGATCTTAATATAAATGCTAAGTCAATAACTTTATCTGGAACAATAAATGGTGACGGTATAGGACCAGTAATACGTACACTATACCATGGATCTGGTAACCCTGGAGAAATAATTATAGGTAATTATGATTCTGCTACTGCTCCATCGCTAACTTTAACAGGTTCTTCTATAACTGCTAGATGTTTATCTGTAACTGGTTCTAAGAACTGTGTACAACATACAGAGTCTTATGGGGATATATTATTCTATAGTACAGAAGATGCAGAGTCTTTATTAACTTGGACTAACAAATTAAAATCATGTAATACAGGAAAGTCTAAGGAAATAAAAATAGAAATAGATCCAATGTTTAAAGAGAGTGTAGATTTAGAGAATGATTATATAGTAGACATATATAAGATATCATTCGGTGATTATAGAATCAAAGAAAAGTCTAAAGATTATTTCGTATTAGAATCATCAGTAGATAACTTCGAATTCCAATTCTCTATAAAAGCTCATAGAAAAGGATACGAAACAGCATATATGGATAAATTTAATAAGTCATCAAGCATAGAGTAAATCTCTATGCTTGTCTTTTTTTACCATGGCATAAACACATTAATATATTTAATAAAAGGAGGATATAAATTTATGAGTTCATTCATGTCAGATCCAACAATGTACAATATACAAACAGAAAACGAAATCAATATAATACTAGCACAATCAAATGAAGACTTGTTATATAGTCTAATAGAGGATAATATAAATACCATGTATACATATTATAATACAGATAAACCAAATATAATAGTATCATTTGAAGATTACTTTAAACAACTATCTGCTATATATTCAGATACAGAATCTATGGCAGCTATAAAAAATAAGAGAGATGAAGTATATAGTAAATGCATAGAGATAATATGTAGTAAATTTGATATATTCTATAACTTAGATGATATACAAGATAAGTATTCTGCTGCATATTACTTATATGATTTATTAATATCTTCATTCGATAAGAATGTAACTGCATTCTATACTAATTATATAATAAAAGAGAAGAATTCTTTATATGAAGCATTTAGATTAGAAGAACTTAGAAAAGAAAAAGATAGTCTAACTATCTATTCTAAGAAGCTATATAAGAATAATAAGATAGCTATTATATCTGCTAATATAGATTATGTAGTAAATCAAATGATGGCTTTAGATATATCATTTGACATAATACTTAATATAATATATGCCGATAAAAATATATCTAAATTCTTACAGAGTATATTTATGCCTAATAGAGATTTCTATAAAACAATAATAGTTCCAATTCTATCATCTCCAATAAGATCAATTATACTTTCTAATATACAATTAGAATTACAAAATTGCTCTATGGTAGAAGATATGAATATAGATAGTTTAATATAAAGGAGAGTACAGAAAATGGAAAATAATAATAATACTGCAGGACAAATTAATATTAATGATTTAACAGAAGCTCAAATGAATGAAATATTAAAAACTGCTTCTGAATGTCGTCCTAAAGAACCAGAAGTAAAACAAGAAGAAACTAAGAAAGAACTAGTAGAAGGAGAAGCATTAGTAACAGTAGATCCAGTAACAGGTGAAAAACAATTTAGACCTGTAGATGAAGCTGATGATTTTAAACAAGTACCATTAGAAGATTTAGTAGATGAACATAAGAGTCCGATGGAACAAGTTACAGATGATATGGAAATATCTGATGATGATAAAAAGTTATATGACTTATCAGATGAAGATGCTGCTTGTATTCTAAGTATAATAAAAAGATATAGAGACGGAGAAAAGTTTAGTATATATAATGCTATGCCAGAATCTCTACAACAAACAGTAAGAAACATGGCTCAATCTACAGATATGAGAGAATTAGGTGCTGCTGCTAAGATATTAATAGAACAATTTGCATCTAATCTATTAATGGATAAAGAATATATAGACTTCCAAGAATCATTGACTAATGAAATAGATAAACTTAACTTTGCTAATATGTATGGTGATGAATTAAAAGAAAGAATGACTGTTACATTAGAAAATGATGCTAAGAAATTAGATGAGAAGTTCCCTGATAAAGCTCAAAAGTTTAGAGAGATAAAAGCTAGTTTTATTGATTCTTATTCATATAGACTTCAAAAAGAAGCTTTAACTAATGGAGATAAAGTAGCAAGAAGACTAGATAAGGATTTAAAACACTTCGATAGAATGTGTACAAGCTTTAATTACAAATATAAAGATTCAAAGATGGTAATTAAAGATATAAATCTTGTTTCTAGAGTATTAGCTAAAGTATTACCTGTTGAAGAGTATACTGCAGATGAGATAAAAGAATTCTTTATCTTATTTATGAGAATTACATTAAACATGCATCCAGATAATTTAGTAGAGCATGCTTATATGTATTATACTCTATTACTAATAGCAGATTTAGAATTCATGACAGATAAGAGTGACTTTAGAAATGAAATATTAGATAATATAAAAGAAGTAATTAAGTTAATAAGAGAAAATGGAATAAAGAAACAGTAGTTTTAACTAGACCTTTACTATACTGATTCATGCATATAAACGTGAACAATATAGTAAAGGTCTTAAGATCTTATAAATATATTTATAAGGAGGTTAAAATTATGGATGAAGAAAATAAAAATACTCCAGTAGATGAGAACCCAACCGAGGAACAACCATCTACTGGAAATAATAACGAAGGATCTACAGATTTAACAATAGACCCTATTCCTAAAGAAGATATTATAGAGGACATAGAAATACCTGAAAGTGCTTATAAAGTAGAAACACCTTGCACTCCTATGAGACCATTAAGTCATAGAGAATATATGCATATATTACATAGAGATCATCATAGAAGATGTAAACCACCAAAGCCTAATGATCCTATATTTATGAAAGAATTCAAATTAGGACCAGACTGTAGCAAGTATGGTTGTAGTCATGATCACTATGCTTCAGAACCACCTCATAGATGTCCCTTAGATCATAATCCACCACCACCTAACGATTATAATGAACATAATCAATTCCATAGATATGATAAAGATGGAAATGATACATTGTTTGATCCTAATAATGTATATGGATGTGATTATGAAGAAGGTCATACTCATACACCAGAGTCTTATAATGGTTATGGAGAACAATATACAAGAACAGTATATCATAATGATGCACATGGATATGATAAATGCCATAGTCATCATCACCATAATCATTGTCATGATTATGATAGTAATTGTGGATATCATAATCCAAATACACCATTTGATAATAGACCTATGAATGATAATAATGAATCTTATAAGACAGCAGTTATGTTTGTAGAACAAGAAACAATCTTATCTGTAAGATTAAGATTTGTATATGCTTCTAATGAATGTAAAGAAATCATAATAAGAGAAGGAAACATAATAGAAATGTATTATGTAGATACAAGTCTATTAAAACTTCAACATGTTTATGGTAAGATAGTAAAGATAATAAGATCATCTGATAATAGTAAGCTATATAGTCTAGTAGTAGATTGCTCAGAACATTTTGAACATTCTATGATTAGAGTTCCTATAGCTAATATTAGAGATATCGTTATATTGACAACACCTTCTATATAAGACAAAAATATCCCAGTAAGCTTATAATAGCTTACTGGGTTTTTAAAATATTAAGGAAGGAGTTAAACATTTTATATTAATTACAATTTTATTTATATGTTTAAATATTTAACACACATTTATATAAGTAAATTAAAAGGAAGGTGAATATATATGAGCAAGATACCATCATTCTTAAAAAAAGATGGAGAGAGAATATTATTTAATCAAGAAGGAGAACTTATATACTATGTACCAGAAAGCTATTTTACTAAAGATATAGCTGAAATAAATGGTGAGTATGTAACTTTACTTGGTATATTAGATTATGCTATATTTGATACTAATGGTAAGACTAAAGGATTAAAAAGATTCAATTGTCCTACTATGTTTATGTGTAAGCCTAATAGTATAGAGAAATTAAAGAATGTAAAGCTTACAAAGTATATAGAAGCTAAGGACTATAGGATATTAAAGTTTAAAAAAGGTGATGAAGTTATATCTTCTATACATGTACCAGAGATGGTTTCTAATGCAGAAACATTTTTTAGATTATTATTGACTGGCGATTTACCTACTACTATACCATATGATAAACTACATGAATATTTCCCTAATAATGTCCGTATGAATGGAGGAGATTATGGATTAAATATGCAGATGTATGGTATTATAGTATCAGAAATGGCTAGAGATCCTAATAATGTAAAGAGACCATTTAGATATTCTAATATGAATAATATGAATGAATATATATGTATTAATATTAGACTTATACCTAAATATATAACTGCCTATACCTCTATTACTAGTGAAGTTTGGGATGAAGGCATCCTAAACGCATCTATGAACAAAAACACAAGATATGTTCCATTGGAGAACTTGCTAACTACTTAGTGTAAAATAACATAAGAATAAGATTTAATTAATAAAGTTGATTAATTCTATTAATTGAAATTAAAGGAGGTATAAACATGGCTAATATTTATAGATACCCTAATACTCAAATTGAATGGGTAGACCAATCTCAAATCGGTAATGTAAATACTACAAGTATTTATGAAGTTCCATTGTTCTTTACAGCTTTTACATCTGATAAAGGTCCAGAAGAAATGATGGTAAGTACAAGAAATACATTCTTCAATAGATACGGAAATAATATTTCTTTTGCTAAACATGGACAACCATTACTACAAGCTGCTTATATTGTAAACAATGGTGGAGTTGTTTTGGCAAAGAGAATAGTAGCAGATGATGCTGCACTAGCTAACAAAACTGTTGTTGCTAAAGTATCTCAAAAAGTTGAAAAGACTTATACAGATAAAGTAGATGCTGATGGTAAGAAACTATACAAAGATCCAGTAACAGGATTAGAAACAACAACACAACCAACTATAGGAGCAGATCCTATAAAAATAACTGTTGTTAATGAAGCTGGACAACCATTATATCTTGATCCTTCAACTGGATTACGAACACCAGTTAAACCATCTGAAGATGCAGTTCCTTTAGCTGTTACTAAGACAAATGAATCAGATAATGTATTATATCTAGATCCTAATACAGGATTAGAAACTACAGTACGACCAATGATTCCAGCAGATCCAATTCAAGTAGAATCAACTACTGTTACAGGAGTTAATATATCTTATATTACAGATTCTATTGAAAATATGAGAAATGTTGATGAAGTAGCTAATGCTATTAAAGCTAAATATTCTAAAGCTGAAAGTGAAACTGAAGAAGGCACATTCTTATATCCATTATTTACTATAACTGATAATGGTAGAGGTAAGAGTGCTAAGAAATTCAGAATTATTCCTGACTATATAAACAGTAAGTATTCTGATGAAATCAAATACTATATCTGGATAATGGAAGGAAATGATGTTCTTGAAAAGATAGACTTTACACTAGACTGTGCAGTTGTATCTGATACAGAAGGTATAAATAAATCTATTCAAAACGTTATTAAGAACTATTCAGAACAATCTCAAGCTAAAGAATATGAAGATAAAATAAACGCATTTACTACTAAGATTGCAGATTTAGTAGCTAATGTACCAAATGTATCTACTGATTATACTGCTGAATATTTCTTACATCAAGATATATTATTCGGTAATACAAAAAATGGAGATGCTATACCAGTTATTACTGTAGATACTGATGATTCAAAAGTTGGTACTGATACAGTAAACTTAAGTTATACTTATGGTTTAACTTTAGATAATGGTGATAATGGTGAATTAGGAGATGCACCATTCAGTTCTGAAGATGATACACCATATGAAAGAGCAATGACTAAATTCTTCAATGGAGATGTAACTGATGATATCTATGATTTAGATAATTATCCAATTGACCTTTGTGTTGATGCTAACTTCCCTAAGAATACTAAGAAAGCTATAGCTGACTTAGCAGATTATAGAGAAGATTTCGTATATCTTAGAGATATGGGATTAAATGTAAAGACAGTAGAAGCTATAAAGAGTATATCTGAAAACTACTCAAAGAGCAGATATATAGCTAACTATCATTTATCTTATGATATAGTAGATCCTTTCAGTAAGAGACAAATATCTGTTACTGTTGGATATAGCTTAACAAGAATCATGATAAATATATTTAGAAATGGTAGAATATTACCAGCTGCTGGTTCAAGAAATGGAGCTACAATTCCTGAAGCAATTAAAGGAACAGTTAATTTCATTCCTACTGTTACTCCTAAGAAGAATAATAAAGAAAAGTTATATGATATGAGAGTAAACTATGCTTCTTATATTAATAATACATTAACTTTAGAAACTATATTTACTTCTCAAGATGTAAATTCTCAACTTTCTTATATTAATAACGTTCTTGCTATACAAGAAGTTGTAAAAGCTATAAGAAAGTATTGTCCAAAGAATAGATATTCATTCTTAGACCAAACAGATTTACAAACTTATCAAAATGATGTAAATACATTACTTAATAGCTATATGACTAACTTTACTACTTTAGCTTTAACTTATATCCAAGATGAAACTATGGTAGCTAATAAGATATTCTATGCAGCATTAAAAGTACAATGTAGAGACTTCATTCAATCTGAATATATTAAAGTATATGTACTAGGAAATGAAAATTCTAGTTCAAATACAACAGTTTAATATGGAGGTGAAATACAATGGCATTATTTTCTAACTTAAAAAAATGTGACGATTTAAGGCAATATAACTTAATGTATGGTGTTACTGATTTCTCTGAATTAGAACAATTCAATATGTATGAATCTGGATACCAATTCTTAAAAGTAATTCAAATACCAAAGTTCATAGAAGAATTAGCTAAACATAATACTGCTGTATATGAACCTTTAGTATATAACTTCGTTCATATAATAGAACATGAATTTAAAGGTCTAGATGGATTAGATAACTTAACTTCTGATACACTAGAAATTAATGATGGTATCTCTACTATCAATGTAATTGGTAAAGTTACTGAGCAATCAGCTGCTACAGTTTCTATGAGATTCCAAGAAAAGAAAGGTTCTCCTATTACTAGATTTATAAGATTCTATCTTACTGGTATTAGAGATCCTAAGACTCAAGTTAAGACATATCATGGTATGTTAGACTATTATCCTAGTGGTGATAAGAGTGATACAAAGAATGCACTTATGTCAACAGCAGGATTTGAAAACGAAGTATTTACTTTCTTATACTTTGTAACTGATCCTACTATGAGAGAGCTTGAAGCTGCATATATGCTATTAGCAGCACAACCAACAGAAGCTGAAGAAAACATCTACAATGGAGAAAAAGGTTCAATTGAATTTAAGGAAGTTACAGTTTCTGTAAACTGTTTCCCTGTAAGAAATAACCAAGTAGATATAGCAGCAAAGAGTATACTAGACTGGATGATAGATACTCAAAACGCAGTTAGATTCGTTAAGAACTCTTCTAACTACAAATATGCTAAGCTTACTGAAATCACTGATAAGAGTGGAAACTATAATACATATGATGCACAATATCTTGGAAACGAAAGAGCACAATCTTCTGGAGACAAGAATGCTAAGTATGATGTTAACTTAAAGGATAACCAACAAGAAACACTTGATCTTGATTTTGGTACTGAAAATAACAGATAATAAAAAGACTATACCGTTTAGGTATAGTCTTCTTTTTTGTCTTTTATTGTTGTTCTTGAGATGCTTTAACTTTTTCTTTACTTTCTTGTGCTTCCATTCTAGCTTCATGTATTATATTAGATATATTTCTTAAATCTAAATATCCTTGTAAATAATGTCTCTTTAATTGTCTTGTAGCTATAGCTCTAATCATTTCATCTTGTTCGTCTGCTAACTCCATATTTACTATAGCATCAACGGTTTCGCTAGTTTGTTGTATAACACTATTTGTACTTAATAGATTTAAGAATGCTGGTGGTGGAAGTTGAACTTGCATTGTAGAGGTTTCTTCATACTCACAATTATAAAGTATAGTAAATATTCTACTAAAGAAATCTTCACATTGTGCTTGTCTCTTAAATACTTTTCTTAAGAATTTACCACTAGACATAGTAAGTCTTACTGCATAGTCTACATTCTTTCTAGATTGTACATATTCATATGGTACATCTGTTCCATTTACAGCTGCTTGTTCTAATAAATCAAGCATATCTGTCTGTAAGTTTATATCTTGTCCTTGCATAACTTCCATTTGTATTGGTGAATCTCCACTCTGTCCTACTGGAATTATATAGTCTTGATACTTACCTACTACATTTAAAAGATTCTTTACACTAGGTATTTCTCTAGCATTAAAGTTACCTTTCTTTATTTGATTTATAGTATTAAGTAATACTTGAGATATATTAGTATCTACAGTTTGTTTTACATAATATACTCTTTTATCTTGACTTCTAGTTAATATTCCTATCCAGTTAGTTATATATATTGAAGTATACAACTTAGCTGGTAATAATGATTTATCTAAATCAGATATACCTCTATGAGTATTATGGTCTAATTTAAAATTCATATGAATCATATCTGAAGGAGGAACAAATGATACTTTCATTTGTGCATTTATAGAGTTATTATATGTATCATTATACTTTAATAATGCATATATCTCTTCTCTTAAATCCTGATTAGCATTTATAAACTTATCATCTATTAAGTCAGATATTTTCTTAGCCATTCCTTTAAGAAGATTATCTCTTGTATTGTCTTCATTAAGTTGATTTGTAAGTTTATTAGATACATTAGAGAATATTGTAGTTCCATTGATAGTCTTCTCATTAAATATATCTTGATAATTATATTCTATTATATAATATCCTAGACATATTTCGTCTATATATATAGGAATAACATTTTCTCTTGGTATTTTCTTCATTATGCATCCTGGAATCTCGATTTTAGGTGCTTTTAGATCGGTAAACTTATCAGTATTAACAAATCCATCATTACTACTATCATCTAGTCCTTCAAAAGAAACATCATCTGTTTTAATAGTAGTCTTGTCTGTTTTTAACTTTTCTAGTCTATCTTTATTCTCTTTTATAATCCTATTAGCATTTCTCATCTCTTTTACAGATTCTATTAATACACCAGTCGTATTAAGCTTTAATTCTAATTTAGTTTCTTTATAACTTGGATTATTAACAGCATAATCTTTACTAGGTAGATCACTTACAGATTCAGTTATAATACCATAGTTATCATCTAATTGATCTATTGCTGATTCTGCTATAGTTATATTACCCATATTCTTATTCTGTAATAATTGGGCTAAAGCCTCTTTATATGGTTTTATATATAAGAAGTATTCACCATACTTAGCAGTATCATCATACATTTCATCAAATCTATTTATTAAGTCATATTTCTTCTTAATAAAGTCTGCTCTATCTATGAATGTCTCACTATTTCTTATATCTGAATCATTTACTACATTAATAAAGTCTTTAGAGAAATGGTCAGCAGATAATACATTATCCTTCTTAGCATCTAATGCATCATCTAGCATAGGCATATATTTCAATATAGCATCTATTTCATTATCAAAATCTACTATAGATTTATTTTGAGTGAATGTGCCTAGTAATGCATCGTTATTATTTTTATCATTAAATATATCATCTATGCTCTTTTCTTTATTCTCTTCTCTTAGTCTAGCATATAGATTAGATATATTAGGCTGACCAGTATCATTTATATTACTTGATATAATCTTATCTATAGTGTCATCCATATCATTCTTTATTTGCATTAAATCATTCTTATTTCGATTAGTATTGAAATAAGTATTCTTATATAGATTTCCCATATTACTTTTTATAGCATCTATAAACGAAGTGGTTCGTCTTTTATTTAATTTTTGTTCATCGTCTTTCATACTTTAAACCTCCTATAACTTTGTATTAATGTAATGTTTAGCTATTAGGTATTTAAGCGAAAAAATAAAGAGTAAGACTATTATATCTTACTCTTTAATATATTATTAATGCATTCTATATTCTTGCCATAGAAATCTGCTATAGCTTGTATACTATATCCATTATTATATAAGTATTTAGCATTCTTAACCATCTTCTTATATTGAAATTCTTCATTCTTAATTTCTGATAACATATAATGACTTATAGCACAACATACAGTTTTATAATTATATTTTGTTATTTTCATTATCTGTCTCTTAGAATAATGTTTCTCATACATATTTATTATAGCTACATATTGTTCTCCATAAGGTTCATCTATTGTTGAATAGTATCTTCTTATATTTAATAATAAACTATCTGAAGGTTTAATATTTCTATCCTTCATAGCTAATAGTAGTTCTCTTTCTGTATTATAAGTATATCTACGTCTTTTTATAGTAAGATGCTTATATTGTATAGCTTTCTTTACTCTATAATTAGCTACTTCTATACTTATACCCAATATACTTGACATTACTTTTCTTGTTATCCCTACATTATATAAATCTATAACATCTTTTTCACTAAGCAATATTATCCCACCTATTCTTACAAATATTAATTTTTGACAAGGAAGTTGAGAAGTAAGCATTTGCCTACTTCTCAATCAGCCTTATACATTTTGGAATCGAAAGAATTAAATTATAATATTTTATATGGAATATATATGTCCACATTTATATTTTTTTTCTTATGAATAATAAAATGGACTAATATTGTACCTACCCTATAGTTATATACGTTTAATTCTACAGTATCAGATTTTACTACTGGAAGCATATTACTATATATAGATAATAGATTATTTGCTATATTTAATATAGTCATTCCATCTGCACTCTTCTGTGCTAAAATATCATTAAATCTATCGATCTCTTTTAAATTATCTTCATGACATATACAGTTAAATATAGACTCATTTACAGAGTTCATCATCTCTCTAAATCTATATATCTTATCTATATTATTACAGTATACATAGTTATTAGAGTTAGAATATAGTACATTATCATCTAATGTTATAGTATCTCCTATATCTATTTCTTTTATAAAAGCAACAAAGTCTTTATATGATATGCATAATAGACTTATATTAGTAGTATTCTCTATAATTATTCTTCTTAAGAATATGAGTCCATCGTCTGAACCATATATACAATTATTATCTACCATTATATAATTAGCCTTTAATATCTTTGCAGAGTCTTGTAGATATAATAACTCTTCTTTATTAATAATCATTGAAAACAACTCCTGTTCTTGGTATTGTATTTAGTATAATGTCAAAGTTCTCTGGTTTCTTATAATAATGCCATACTTTAATCTTTTCACCCTCTCTAAGTTTAGACATTACTTTCTTCTTACTTCCTTTAGGAAGATATCTTAATACCTTAATCTTTCCATCTCTAGTAAAGTTTCTAGGCATCTTCATTGAAGGTTTAATATTATTTGCATAATCTAATACATCTTTATATAGATCTCCATATCCTGCTAAGTGTAACCATCTCTTACAGAATTCTAAATATACCCCGCATTGTAAATCTTCTAAGAATGCTCCACCTCTCACATAGTATGGATTATCAAAAGGATTTTCTTTATCATATACTTTTTGATCTATATACACTCTACCTATTTGAGTATTAGGAGCAGTATTAAATTCTCTCATTATACTAGGATAAAGTGATTTATAATCATAATCGTCTAGATTATTTAATAGATTAACTTTTACTCCATTAATACTCATCTTAGCATTATCTTTTAACTTTCTAGGATCTGCTACAAAAGCTCCAGGGAATTTTTCTGTAGGCTTATCATTAAATTTATTAGTATTATTACCTATAACTAAACCAGACTTATTAAATTCTTTAGTAGCTCTATTAACTAAGTATACTGTTTGCCTATGACATTTATCATATCTAGTATTATTAACCATACATTTACTAAATACATAGTCTATATCACCAGTCTTAACTTCTATACATTTTTGTACTATAGTATCCATTATATTATAGAATACGAATGTCTTATAATCTAAATATGGTAATTTAGCTAATTGAGTAGTAATATGAGAATAGTCTAGCTTTCTTACATGCGTTACTGTTTCTCCTATGTAATCTAATCCAAATGATTGAAATGCTGATTGACCTTTTCTTCTTGATGCAAAGTGTATCATTTGATCAAGATATACTGTATATGATGATATATAAGCTCTATCCCCTCTTTCAGCAAATTCATTCTTATGCCTTTCATCTATATAATATTCACACATCTTATTTTCAAAGTCTGGATGACATAAGAATTCTTTTGGATCTCCTCCAAGGTTTTCTATTCTTGCCATAAGATATGGAATATCGAATGCCATATTCCATGCTAATGCAAAATCTGGTTGTATTGTATTGATATAATAGAATAAATCATATAGAAGTTCTATTTCTAATTCTTCATCATAGAATTTAAACTCTACATGAAATTTATCTAATCCGAATCGGATAAATTGTTTGTATCCACCAACAGCATATTTAATAAACTCTATTAGTTCATTATACATTTCTTCAGTCTGTATGTCTTTCTCAAATTGATTTATCAATGGATTATTCTTATTTCTTAATAAGAATACTTTAATAGTCTTAGTACTATCATCTATAGTAGATACTGCATTTACTGGACACTCTCCTGGTTCTGGAAAGTCTCCAACCATATTTATAGTATCTGCTTCTATATCGAAATAGAATTTAGATATAGGAGTTATTTCATTCTCATATAATTTATCAAATCTAAATCTATAATGATCTTCTATATTCATATCTGAATTAAATACTGAGTGCACTAGATGTAGTTTCTTATTATCTCTTCTTTGTCCACTCTTTACATTATTATTATAGAAATTTTCATTATTAGTTAATTTAGCTATAGTCTTTTCTAATTCTCTAAATGGTGTCTTTATCATCTTCAAGTCTTTCTTATCATAGAAGAATTCATTATTTTCTAGATATTTAGTATCTTGTATATAAAATTCATAATCTGGATCTTCTATACATTCTGTATATTTCTTACCAGTAGTATTATCTTTATATATAAGTGTCATAGAACCTTTGTCCCATTTACCAGTTTCATCATCTCTTTTTGGATATGTGTATAATGTATTCATTAAAGTTACATCTGAACCTATTGGAAATCTTTTTAACATTTTGTGTGCTCCTTTCTTAATTTAATGTAATATCATATGATTAGATATCTATATAAATGTTGTTGGAGACATAAAAAATAAAGAAGAGCACAATTATTACTCTTCTTTAACTTTAAGTTTCAATTTAGTCCCAATAAACTTTTGTAACTCATCATCTAGTCCTTCTTCATATATGTCATTTGTATCATATATATCATCATATATACATATCTCTTTTATAATATCATTTTTATCTACTACTATTTTACCTCTAGTAGCTCCAGGGAATCTTATAACCCATTCTGTTATTCCATTATAAGTACCCCAATACATTATGTAATTTGCTAGATTTAGGTCTAGACTCTTACTTATACTTTTTGCTTTATCATTAAGATATTTATCGCATATATCAGTTATCTCACTATAATATTTAATATCACACATATATAATTACATCCCTTTCATTGCTAATAAGGCTGTTAATAATCCAAATATAAGTATAGTATCTATTATTAATACTATTCTATATTGTCTGCATTGATCTTTCAATCTACGCATATTTCTATCTACTGATACTTTATTCTTAAAATATATATTCTTAACACTATCTATCTTTATATCAGTATTCTCATATCTACATTTAAAATCTTCCATATCTGTATGCATATGTGCTAATAGATTTGTCATATTATTCATACGAGTATTGATATCATCTATATTAGATTGAGTCATTTCTTTAGTTTCATCTGCAATATCTTTTAGTTTCTTTATATCCTTAAAATACTTATTCTCTAGGTTTATATCACTCATTATTATTTATCTCCTTTTATAAAAAATTAAGAGTATGATATTTCTATCATACTCTATATATATTACTTTTCTACTATGTGTAATCTATCATCTAATGCAGAAATCTTAATTTCTTTATCTTCAAATTCTCTTCCATATATACTAAATCTTTCTGCATTATCTGGAATTATAGTTAGTTCTAAATTATAATTATCATTATTAAATGCTACTATAGTTCCAGGTTGATTCATAAAATATACTTTTCTATATTTTATATTCTTAGCATAATCATCATCAGCAAAGTTTAATGGTGAACTAGCTATCTTATCAAAGATTTGACTAGACATAGCTAACAAATTTAGATTAGCATCTTGTTGTCTATATAATAGATCGCCATTTCTAAATACTTCTACTATTACACATCCTGATATATCTTTATGATCTTCACTTAAAGCATTAACAAAAGCTACTTTCATTGAAAGCTCACAATTTATACCAGAAAATGCTATAAATTTATTATCATCTATATCTTTACTTCTAGCCCATAATGTAGATATTTTATCTGTTCCAGGAATTTCATGTGGATATTCCTTTATATTATATACTTCTAATCCCAAGTTATCAGCGTATTCACACTTTAATCTGTCTTCTTCTTTAACTTCTACATCATCAGGTACTTCTTCATATATAGAAATTTCCTCTTGTCCTTCTTCTTTAATACTTTCTTTTATTAATTCTTCTTCTTGATTATTAAATTCTTCACTCATTGTTTAAAGCCTCCTAAATATTTATTTACATTATTTTGTTATAGCTGTAGTTAAATAGTATAAGTAAAGTCTAAATCATCATAGTTCTTTATCTTACTATTTAATAGATAGCTATTCAATTTCTTATAAGCATCTGTTTTTGTCATACTCTTAAAATCTTCGCATAATACTAACTTATTATCCTTATAGAAATATGCATGCCAATCTGCTTTCATTTCTACTAAGAAATATGCTATGGTATCGAATGATATTCCTGTATCTTCATTTACTCTACCACCTGTTATTTGTGCTACTACTATACTATCTTCTGGTCTTAAATTAAGACCTACTCTGTTGTAAGGCACTTCTGTACCTAATTCACATGTCAAAAACTTTGTTAACTCTTCGTGTCCTATTGTTGATTTAACTGTACTACCATCAAATACAATATGCAATTTATCATCTACACGACTTCTTTTTGATTTTAGTATATTTATCGCTCTTTCCTTTGTAATCTTCTTAATTCGTATATCTGACATTTTATTACTACTTAGCATTTGAAGTGAGAATGCATTTGCCAAATACCTCATTACCATTTCTCCTTTCTTATATATTCTTATTATTTTTTCTAGCTTTAATCTTATCTAATTTCTTTTTATTCATTTTTTCTTATCACTCCTTCGTAATATGGTTTATAATTTATATTCATCATTCTATTAAATAATATATAATTAAAAACTAATTTAGAAAATTTTAATAGTACAACATACTATTATACTATATTAAGGGAGGTTATAATATGAAAAAAGTATTTAACAGAGAAGAATCTCCAGAACCTGAAGTTACTCTAGGAAACTCTGGTGGTTTTTTAAAACATGCAAAGTCTTTACAGAATGAAGATGTTGGTGTTGTAAGTACTGCAGGACCAATAGAAGAAAAGAAAAAAAGAGGTAGACCAAGAAAGAAGAAATTAGATAATGCGAATGATTTCTTAGAAGTAGAAAAGTCAGATAGAGAATTATCTATGGCTGAATCTAATAAGCCATATTTAGATACTTATGCTGAAACTAATAATATGCTTAAGGGATCTGTGAATCAAATAGATATGATGCAAAATGATTTACAAACAGATTTAACTACTATAAGATCATCTAAGACATTAAAAAAGAAGTATGATTATATATCAGAGATATCTTCTACAGCTAGTACTCTTATTAGTACAAAAGTATCAGCCATAAGAGAAATGAATAAAGTTATGACAGATTGTCATAATTTAGAAATGAAGAGATTAAAGGATCTTAGAATGTCAGCTGCTACATCTCAAGATGAAGATAAGAAAATTATGGATATGTATCAAGCATTTATTAATACTCCTATTGGTGGAGGAGGAAATCCTTTAGGTTTTAACACACAAGATATGACTCTTCAATCTGGTAGTATAAATATGCTTCCAGTAGGTATAGGAAATGATATACAAGAACCTTTAAATCCATCTCAAAATATGATGAGATTAGAGTCCAATCCTAATGTAAAAACAGTAGTAGTATATGATGCTAGTACAGGAAATAGATGGTTTGATGTAATAGATACTACTACAGGAGAAAGTATTCCTAATGTAGATAAACCAGACGCTATGTTCTTAGAGAATACTACAATAGATATAAGAAATCAAATAGCAAGAAATACAGACTTAGATACTACATATCAATTAGTAGTATTGAATAATAATAGTATGAATGAGTATTAAACAAAAAATAAAAGAGAATAGGAAATATCCTATTCGTCTTTTATTTCTTCCATTACTGATTTTATTGTATCAGTAATATCTTTTAACTGTCCGTTTTCGATATAACACTTGTATACAACATGTGCCATATCTCTTGCTGTCATCTGAGATAAAAGTGTTACTATAACACTTGTATTCATGTCACCATATGATGACATGTTTTTCATTATAGCTAATATTTGTTCTTTTGTAAATAACATAATAATCATCCTCCCTTTATATTATATGTATTATGTCAAGATAATAATATACAATTGTAATATAGGAGTTTTACAAATACTCATATATTACATTTCCGTCTATAGGTTCATTATCTACCTTTCTAAGTTGTATTACATCACACATAGAATAATCCATTTCTATATTATGACTTACTATGAATAACTGCTCTATATTCATTATTCCTATATAAGTATTTATAACAGACATAAACTGAGCTCTATTAGCTGTATCTAATCCTCCATCTATTTCATCTAGTTTTATTATATTATATCTTCCAGATGAATATTGTAATAAAGCAAATGATATAATCATACTTATCATGCATTTCTGACTAGTAGACATAGAAGATATATCATCATTCATTATACCATTATTTAGACATGGTATTCTAAATTCATTCTCATTTATAATAAACTTACCTAAAGTATATTCTCCTCTAAAGAAATATGATAATAGATTATTTGCTATGCCTAATATTTTATCCATATATAAGTCTATATATAAAGTCTGTATACCTTTTGTTGGTGAAGCATATTTTCTTATTATATCTACTTTAGTACTCTTACTTTTATACTCTTCTAATTCTTGAGTATATTCATATAATAAATGAAGATTATGATTATACATCTCTCTATCTTTCTCTAAAGGTTCTATCTGTTTATTAATATAATCTATATCATTATCTATCTTATCTAATACGTCTAAACTATCTTTTATTACTATCATATCAGATTTTATCTTATCAAATGAACTACCTAACTCTTGCTTAGATTTTCTTAGATCATTTATATCTCTAAATAGATTAATAACTACTTCACATTCTACTAAATTAGATTTGTGTCTAACTACTTCATCTTTAAGCTTATTTACTTCATTTCTTTTATCTTCTAAAGATTGATTTATACTATCTAATTTCTTATTAAGTTCATCTATATCTTTCAAGATCTCATCTATTATATCATTCTTAGCTTTATATATCTTATAATCAGCTTCAAGATTATTTAGCGTATTCTTATATCTCTTATACTCATCTATAGTATCTGCTAATTCTATATATCCATATAACCTATCTATCTCTTTAAAATCATAGTTATTTACTATAGCATGAATAAGTTTATCATTATCTAGAGCTATATCACTTACAGGTAGTTTTCTTAATATATTCATACTATTATTTATATTTCTTAAGAATGAATTCATAGAAGCTTTACAAGATAATAGATCACAAGCTTCATTATATTCTAAATTCTTATTAGCTATCTCATCCTCTAGATAAGATATCTCTTCTACCAAACTAGATATATTCTTATCTGGTTCAGACTTAGCAGCTTCTAAAGCATCTTTTATAAACCCGCATGTATCTATAGTGCACTTAGAATCTCTTAATTCTAATTTACTTGCTATCTTCTTTAGAGTTTCGTACTCTTGTAATTGAGAATTAGCTTTTAGTAATTGATTATTAAGCCTTTCTAATTCTATATTCATACTATCTACATCTGGTGTATCTTTATATAATGCATCTAATATTATTTGTGAGTCATAATTAGACTTAAATACAGATATAGCTTCTTTTACTTCTTTTAAAGTATTAAGTCCTAATACAAATTCGTCTTTAGATATATTATCTATATCTTGTATTCCTATCTCGTCTATAATACTCTTACACATACTTACCTTATTACGTGTATCTGTAATCATATCATCTAGATTTGATGCTATATTGTCTGATTGCAGTGCAACAAGTCTAGCTGACTTAGATTGTATTGATTTAGCTTCTTCTTCTCTAGATAATAATAGTTCATTTATCTTATTCTCTTCTATCATATATCTAGATTCCGATATAGATATACATTCTTTTATCTTATTATATAAAACAGTAATGGTATCTACTGTAGTATCTTTATCACATCCTAGATTTACAAGACTTGTATTAAGATATGATAGTTTATCTTTAAGCTTAGCATTAATATCTATTATATCTTTATATATATCATTATACTTATTTTGTATAGAACCATCTGGATCTAATATCTTTACTTTAGAAGTAGCTTCTGCTTTATCTTGTATAAGTTTGTCTTTATTCTCTTTTAACACTTTTAATCTATTCTCTATATCTACTAGATACATTCTAATAGATGATTCATCTCCAATAGAATTAAGTTTAGATACTATATTATTCAATAAAGTTCTATATGAAGCAGACTTCTTAGATAGTTTCTTATATATATTATTAAATACTTCTACTGTATTTATAATAGCACTTACAAACTTCTTTCTATCTGAAGGGGTCATATCTACTAATCCTCTATTCTCTGATCCTATATAAGACAAAGATAAAAAGTTTGGGTCTAATCCAAACTCATCAAATAATATCTCTTTATAAGAAGTCACATTACCATTAGGGTTTAATTGCGTTTCTTCTCCATTTACTATCTTAGATAAATAAGCTTTAGTTGTCTCTCTATCGCCATTCCTCTTTATACCACTTATTATCTTCATATTATATATTATATCTCCATCTATTATAGTGCCTTCTTTACCTGCAGGTAAACCTGGTAAATAACAGAAGTTATTATCTGGTAATAAACTTATCATATTCTCTAATGTAGACTTACCAGAACCATTTTCTCCTCTAATAATTATTATTCTATTTTTACATTTAGTAAAATCTATTTCTATTTCATTTAGTCCTAAACCATTGTATATTCCAATATAGTTGGTTGCTTTAAACCATAAGAATCTCATATAATCACCTCTATAGATTAGTTAAGGAACATATAAAAAATAAAGGATTAGCCTATAACTAATCCTTTATATTATATGAAGGTTTTAATTCTATCTTAGTAGCATGCGATATATTAAATGGTTTTCTGAATATATTTCCTATCTTTAATACTATATCTGATATTCTTATATAATCAAGAGTAGGATATTCAGATGTATTAACTATTGAGATACTAGATATATAAGAATCTTTAATAAACCTTTTTGTTTCTTTATTATTACCTATTTCGAAATCTAATGTAGTCATATTAACCACTTCTCTACTAGATACAGAATTAAAGAATCCATACTTATCTGTCATTCCCGCATTAAGTTTAAATGATAGACATAATGAATCTTCTCCATTACTAAATGTAATACTTCTAATCCAATATTTGTCTAAGAATCCTTTATAGGATGTGTATAATTTCATATTAATCTCTCCCTTATCAATTCATATTACACTATTATAGTATATAATCATTTTATTTTTTACGGAAAAATAAAGACTAGGATCTCTCCTAGTCTTTTCTTAATTATAGTTGAACGAATTCTATATCTTTTAAAATTATACCTAATTTATTATCATCTATATATCTAATTGCTGCTCTATGAGTTAATAATACTAAATCATTGCCATTCTTAATTAAGAAGAATGTAAGACCAGATGTCATAGTAAGTTTACCTACAGCTATTTTCTCATCTTTATCAATAGATACTAAATCAATCCCATAAGTTCTTGTTTCAGTTCTATTCTTATATTTGATTTCACTTTCTTTAGTAAACTTATCTTTATCATTAGCAGCTACTTCAAATCTACCATTACATTTAAAGCACTTATATTCTAAAGAGTCTAATACCATAGTAATCTTGTTATTCTTAGTACTTACTAAAGCACCATCTTTAATATCAAGATATTTATGTACAACTCCATCTTTTACATAAGTAACTTTTTCATTTACAGAATCATCTACTGGTAGAGTATTGTTATGACCATATACATTAACCATTTCAACTACTCTTTCTTGTTCTAATTTTATTACTTCCAAAGTTTTATTTGTGAATAACATTGTGTATTCTCCCCTTTTTGATTATATTTTTTTACAATATATTGTTATTATTATAATAGTTTAACAGGAACCAATCTAACTTCATTGGATTAGTTAATGGTCTAGGAAAGTCACCAGTCCAATCTATACAATAAACTTTTCCACATTTACAACACTTCATAATGGTAAATACTCTAGAGTTTATTATTTCTGATATATCTTTCCCTTTAAGATACTTATCTAATAAGATACTATATCTTATAGGTTCATCATATTCATCATAGCATTCTATAGCTCTAGGTTCATTACAATTGTGACATGTATCATATCTTTGAACTTTCCATATCTTTAGCATCTTTAACACCTTCTCTATTAGGATAAGCATCTGTAACTACTATCATATTCAATAATGTAAATATTTGCATCCAGTTTTTCAATACTGTTATTTCTGTATTAGACTCTAATAGTTTAGATAATACTATCTTATTTAAAGAATCTATATCTTTAACATCTTCATTTATTCTAGTATCTACATATTGTACTATATTATAATGCTTTATAGCTTCTTTTATATTATCAGTATCTACTAGTTTATATGAATCTGTATTAATACCTAAATCACGTATAGCTTGTTTTACTTCTTTAATACTCTTATCTTTATCAGTAACCAATACAAATAATTTACAATTATCATATTGAGAGGTAAAGTTAAAAGTATTCTTTATAAAACTCTTATCCTCTTCTGCTATATTAAATAATAATCTAGAATTAAATCCTATATTAATCATTGTCTTTGTCTCCTCGCTCTTTTGTATATTTCATAATTATACCAAATATTTTACCATATTTAAATAGCTCATCTCTATCTTCATTTAAAGCTTCTTTAACAATCTTCTTATCAATATCATCTTCATCATCTATACATTCATCTAAATCAAATTCAGAACCATATATAGATTCTACAAAGATAACAGCTAATAGCATACAAATTGTGTGTACTCTTTCTTTATCTCCAAAAGATATTATTAATTCTTTATTAGCAGAAAGTAATTGTGATATAACAGTCTTGATATTAGTATAAAAATCTTTCATATTGTATTCTAATATACTTTCATCTAAAAATAATATAGGTCTGGCTTTACCAGCCATGAATCCTTTCTCTATCATTACTGATTTATCATTATAGTAATCACCATAACTTTCATTAATATTTTTCATTGTATCATTATTAACTCTAAATATTAGCATATCTGCTTTGCCATAATAAATATAATTAGCTTCTGATATATCTACATTAGTTATATTATATATGGTCCTGGATATTTCATTTGATGGTCTAGAATATTTAGATTGTGGTGATACAAATATTTTATAAAGTATATCAAGTATGTCTTTAAATCCATTATTGTTAAAGTCAATCATTTCAATCTCTCCCTTTAAATATTATTTACCGAATGGATTATCTGTATCTTTATATGGAATAGATACAGCATTTCTATAGAATATTCTTCCATTTAATGCTATAAAAAATGCAGATACATCTCCACATCTTTGGCATCTTACATTTTCTTTACTTACAGAACAATCTGGAGTATCTGAAAGTATTCCAGAATTATCTGCTTTAGTTGCTGTCATATTAGATTTAGTATAATAAAGATGTCCTTTACATATAGGACATCTTATATCATTATAATCTATAGGAGTCATTACTTTAATCATAAGTATTACCTCCTTAAAGTACTCTAGCATTATCTGATATTAAAACTACTTTAGCATCAGAATAACGCTTAAGATAATTATCTACATTTGATTCTGTTATTCTAGCAGTATAGTACTGCCAATTCCCATTGACAAGTACTTTATCTGTTACTGCTATATTCTTATTAATTTTATTCATTTGTGTCTTCTCTTTGCATTGTCTATCAGAAAACATATAATAATATTTAACACTCATCTTTCTTTACCTCCTGATGTTTCAAATATTCATTATTCTGTTTTCTTATTTGCTCAATATAGTCTTCTTCTTCCCAGTATCTATTAGTATTTTCTGTTCTCTTGAAAACAACTTTTCTTTCTACTGGTTTTAGTAATTCTAAATCTCTATTATGCCTTTCAAGAACTTCTTTAAATCCAAATAATTGTTTTTCATTATAATGGAATATACGCTTCATTGGATGATGATCTTGTTCATACATAGCTAATAAATTAGCATAATTAGCCTCCCATTCATTTGGTTCTTTAAAATTACTAAAATGACCATTATAAGTTTCTACTAATGGGCATAATACACCACTCATACCTGGATCAGATTTAGTTGATGAATCTGGATCAACTCTTCCTATATGAGAAGGATGTACATGTCTATATTGAATTTGTGGAGTTGTTATTCCACCTTCACCTTTATAAGTATATTTCAATGCTGTTATAGCATCTAAATCATTTACAAGGTTTCTATAACTAGATAGATTACATTTGCATATAGCTTCTATTAGATAAGTAGGTCTTGTTCTTATAAACTTCTCTATCTTATCTACAGTAACTTTACTTCCTAAATCTGATAGCATATATATAGATTTATTTAGTTTCAAAGTATATAATGAAGCTATAACTTCTTCTAGTCTTATTCTCTTATACTTCAAATCTAATCCATCTCTATTCTTTAATGTATCAAATTCTCTTATAATCCATCTTAGAATACAATATATATCATATTTATATTCTAAAGGTATACCTAATTCATTTACTGTATTGATATCTCTTATAGCTTCTAATGAATTAAGAATAGATATACCTTTTTCAGGTACTGGGCTACCAAATTCTTTTCCTAGTTTCTTTAACCAGAATTCTCTTCTAGCTATATCATCTATGTCATAAGAACCTGCAGTCTCTGTAACCATAGTATATATGAATGATTGAGTTACTTTATCATTATCAAATAGTATCTTAGGAACTGTTATAAATATACTACCTAATTTGAATGTATATAAACTATCATCTTTTACATCAGTATAGCTATAATTTATATACTTTAGTCCTAAGAAATATAATACATCATATATACCATACTTAGCAAGGAAGTACTTCATTATACCAAAGTTCTTTCTAAATACTAATACTTCATAATTATTTACTTCTAAAATACTTCCATCCATAGTATTTAATTTATACTTAGTTCTCTTTATATTAACAGGATGTGACAATGTTTTCATTATCACAGCTGGATATTTCCTATTTGCTTTTAAAGAATTATTATAAACAGAACCATCTACTATTTGATATATTGAAGAATACATATTCCCAAATATCTTATAGTAATACTTCTCTACAACTATAGGTACTAAGATATATGAAGTTAATGTCTTCCATTGATCTTTAGCTCCTATAAGATAAGTAACTACTAGAAGTATAACATCAGAATCTTTAAGATCTACATAATCATATTGATTGACCTTTCTTTTTCTTCTATTACGTCCATGCTTATCTTCATAATACTTCATAATACCCATTATTGCTGAGTATTCTTTTATTACTGTGAAGCTTTGCACCTTTATAGTAAAATTCTGTTCTCTTTGGCAAGATAATATAGCTGTTTCTAAAGCTTCTATTAACTTGTCATCACTACGTTCAAACAATTTAGGATTAAATTGTTCTCGGTTTTCATCATTGTATCTTTTGATTAATTCAGATTGAGTTACCCTCATTTGGATCTTTCCCCTTTCCTGTAATATTAACAGTTATTTCAGTGCCCATAGGATTCTCTACATCAGGAGATATATCGCATAAAGTTAATTTAGCTTGAATGTCTAATGCATTACACATCTCTCTTAACTTTCTTAAAGTGATTTTATGACCATTAAATATTCTTATATCATTCTCATAAGTAGGTCCAAACCTTCTCTCATAAGCTTTTATATTTATATTCTTATCACTAACTGCTTGTTTTAAAGCCATCATTTCTGGAGAATCTTGTTTAGAAACAGGTGGCTTAAAGTTATCTTCTGGGTCTGTCATTATTCTTCTTTCTATAGCAGAATATTCTTCATTTAATTTATATATATCTGCTAAGTCTTTAGCTGCTCCAAAATCTAGTATATTATTTGTAGAATATTTATCTTTCTCTTCTTCTGGTGGATCTCTAAATTCCAACCATACAGTTTTATCTACTGCACCAGGTTCTTTAGAATATTTAGGTATAATAGGATATACTATACCATCCTTTTCTATAGCTACATTGGATTTTTCATAGTACTTTTTATTACTGTAATAAGCCTCTGGCTCTACTACATCATAGACTTCATCGTTTATAAAGATCTTTTTCATAATATTTCTCACCTCTATAAAAAATTAAACTCGTATGCTTACACATACGAGTTGTTTACATTTATTATTCTGCTTTAATTATATGAGTCAATTTTTCTAATGGAATAATACTAATTACTTTTCTAAAGTTTTCTTTAGAATCACCTTCTACTGTAACTGTAGCTTTAAATACATTTGGAAGTATAACTGATACTTCTTCTTTCTTAGTTGCATTTTCATCTAGCCAATTTAGTAGAACTCTACAAGCTGATTCGCATAGAACTTCTGTCCAATGTGGACCTTCTAAAGATACTGAATAGTCATTCATTGCAGTTAAGCTAAATGCACTTTGGAATTGTAAATCAGTAGATAAGATATTTGTGATCTTATCAAAGTCTTTTTCATTTGTTGAGAATTCTAATTCCCAAGTTCCTTGAGTTGGTTCATCATCTTTAGGAGTGAATTTTAATATTGCTCCTAATAATAATTCACCTTCTAATGTTGCTATCTTTACACACTTTAATGGGATTTCTGGAGTCTTATTAGATACTAAGACATTAACCATAGTTGTGAATACTATATCGTATACTACCTGTGTATCCTTTTTATCCCAATCTATATTTTTTGTGTTTAGCAACTGCAAATAATTTATTGGTATTGCAGTGTCGTTTAAATTAATTTCCATATTAATTTTCCTCCCTTTATTTTTTGGATATTTATTTATCTTAATTATAATATATAATTATAACCTTATTTAAATGTGAGAAGCGTAATATTTTTTTACGCTTCACTATTACTTTAAGTATGAATCCATATTCTCTATGAACTCTTGTAATGGTACAATTTGAATTCCATATTGTACTGCTTTCTTAGTCTTTGAACTTACATGATTTACATCTGGTACTATAAGAATATCTGTATCTTTAGTTATAGCACCTTCCCCTGCAGAATGTCCTCTGTCTAATAATACTTTTACTAATTCTGAATCTCTAACACCAGTAAATCTTATCTTCTTCCCAAGTTTCATTCCTTTAGATATTATTATATTATTCATTTGTAATATATATTGTATATCCTTCATAAAGAATTCCATCTCAGATACTATTGTCTCTGATATCTTAGGGCCAATACCTTTTATCTTAGTAAGGTCTAACTTTAGTTGTTCTGGATTAGATAGATACATATTATATAAATCCAATAAGCTATATTGATGTAAGATAAGTTTCCACTTCTCCACAGCTATATCTTCAAAACCCAAAGCTCCTATAAGATTATAATCATATATTGGAGCTGTCTTTATATAATTCATTCTTTCTATGAATTTATCACTAGTTATATCTCCTAAGAACTCTACATCTTCTTTAGTACAACTAAGCATCTCAGATAAACTATATTTTCCTATCTTAGCTATTTGAGCTTCAGAGAAGTCCTTAAGATTAAGTTTAGCCATAAGAGAAGCTATTCTCTTAATATTCCTAGCAGGGCATTCTTTATTAATACATAAGACTTCCTTACCAGAATCAGATATAACTAATTTACTTCCACAAGATGGACATGTATCTATAAATGGTATTGGTGGATTTACTGCATTCTGTTGATTTTCGCTATTCATTGGTTTAGATACATAAGGCATAACATCATTTACATATTCTACTTCTATTATATCTCCATATCTTAAATCCAATTCCTTGAATCTCTTATAAGAATGACCAGTTGACTTATCATGTATTGTACCATAAAACTCTACTGGATCATAGTGAATCATTGGAGTAACCTTACCATTTTGTCCTATAGTATAATCATACCCTCTAAAGATTGTAAGTCTCTTTAAAGGATTAAACTTTACTGCCATCTGATATTGATTTACATTAGACACTCTACCTAGTCTTTCTATAACATCTTCATCCATAAATGATACAACAATACCATCATACATAAATGGCATATAAGGTCTTAAATATTCTGCATCTTTAGAAAATATATAGATAGAATACAATAATTGAGATAATGTACCTTTGATAAATACATGTCTTAGATACTCTCCATTATTATAATACTTATTTATAAACTCTACCTCTTCTTGTCTACCTATACCTAAACTAGTTCTTATTGGTACTAGAGTTATTAAATCTCTATACTTTAGAGCATCTGTAGATGAGAATAATGCAGATATAGCAGTTCTACAGTTCTTATACTGTATCCCTTTCATTTCATTGAATACTTGTAAATTGAAATAAGACATTACAGCTTCAAACTGCATTCCGAATACATCATTATCATCTACTTTACCTTCAGCATTTCTAAATCTGTATCCTTCTAAAAGAGGAGTTAAATCTGTAGCTATTCCTTTATTAGCATCTCCTCTACTTCTTGCTGATATTATACGATTAGATACATCTGCTTCTACAGATACACCATCATATTTTAATTCTAAGTCCATATTATATACTCTATTAGGATCTAGTATCCCATTCATAATATTTGCTCCAAAGAAATCTCTTTCTAATACTTTTACATTACTATCTTCAAAGACTCCTTTTTCTACTGCATCTTTATTTAATACAAACTTACACTTATCCAAAGTACCAGCTAATTCTGGATAAGGATGAACAGCATCTCCTACTCTTCTTACAGGTATCTCGTGATATTTATTCCATATCTTTTTTAGCATATTAGGCTTTGGAGCTTGAGATAGCTCTTCATAAAACATCATACCTTCAGTATTTATAGGCTCTTTTTGAACCCATACTTTCTTAAGGTTGAATCTTTCTTGCTCTGATGGTTCGAAGTATACATTAGGAGCTCCTACTTGAACTTCACAGAATTTTTTAGTCTTCTCTAATAATATATCATATACCCCATCATCTAGAGGCAATCTAGATTTATCTGTGTTATTATATAATATATTAGATATCAATATAATCTCTCTTACTACTTCTGCTAGATTGTCTTCTCCATTAAGAAATCTCATACTAATATCATTTATATCTTTAATAGATTCTGATGTAATACAAGATAGATCGCCTTTCAGCAATCTATCTCTTATATTACATACAAAACTCATTTCATCCATATTTTTTCACCTACCTCTTATGTTTAAATACAGATTTCTTCCAAATATGAAGCTTCCCGTCTCCCTTAACAAGACTCATATCTGGTTTTTCCCAAGCATTTAGTTTATGCCATACTTTCTTCTTCTTACCAATATTCTCTGGTGATTTATGGAAAGTAAGTATTTTTCTCTTCCATATCTTTTTCTTTATCTTAGGAACTTTCTCAAAATCTAACTTTAATCCTATAGTAGTAAGATATGCATTAAGAATCTCTACTGATCTATTTCTAGATCTATCATCTAATTTAACGTCTACATCAAATGGGTCTCCTGTTATAAGTTCTTCAGTTAAACGTCTTCCCCAAGGTGATGCAGAATACAGCATCAAACCAGTTATTACATTCTCTACACCCATATGAGATAAGTCTCCTGACTCCATTTCTCCAAACTTTATAGGTGTTTTAGCATATATAGATTTAAAGTTCTTCTTAGAAGTTCTGCTATTCTCATTCTTATTATTAGTAGCAGATAAACTAACAGCAGAGAATTTCTCTTCTGCATATTGCTTCATTCTATACATATATATTCTACCACAGGTTATTGGTCTTCTAGCTTCGATATATCTTATATTACCATTAGAATCTCTTTGTGGTACAGTAATAGTATAAGGCTTAGCAAATGGGAACTTATGAATTAAAGATGCTAATTTATCTAAAGACATATTATCTGTAATAGGTCTTAAAGATACAGCTATTCCATTATCATCTAAAACAGAATTTAATAAATATTGCTTATCATCTTCTGTTAAATCTGATTCAGATAAATACTTTACTATCTCTATATATTGCTGTGGAGATACCTCTTTAAGATATTCTAGATATAGCTCTAGACATTCATCTTGATGTAATATGGCTTCTCCTATATAATCAATTATTCTAGAACCAACTTGATTTATAGTTTGCTCAAATAACTGACCTGGATTTTCTCTATTTGGACAACCCTCTGGATTTTGTATACATTCTAGCCTTTCTCCATTAGATAACATAGGCATCATTTCATCTGGAAGTACTACAGATATAACACCTTTACCTCCATATCTATTTGCTATTTTATCTCCTTGTTTAGCATCTATTACATCCTTTACATATAATGTAAGTGATACAAAAGAAGGTGGTTTAGCATCTCTTATAAACTGTCCTCCATTTAATATCTTTTCATTATTATAATATATCTTTTGTAGTCTATAACTACACTTTCTTTCTAAGATATAAGGTCTTACTTTAGAATTGAATTCTCTTCTAAACCTCATATCATCATCATAATAATATCTTAGTTGATCATTGTATTCATAAGTTGCTAATAACTCTGGGTTATTACAATATATATCAATATCAACTACTTGTCCTTGTGCTAAGAATTGATCATCTGAGATGAATGTTCCTCTTAGTCTTTCTCTACTCTGACTGAATAAGGCTTCATCTTTCTTATTTCTTCTTAACGCTAGTAATACTCCATTTTGAATATACTCACCTACATTCGGCATACATTTATAACAACTGTCATCCCCATATAGGTTTATTGGTATATCATTATCATTAATAATGATATTTACCATTTTCATTGTAGGAGCTGCTAATTTCTTAGAAGCTGTTTCAGATATTATGACTCCATCTTCTTTATTAAGCTCGCAAGATATATATCCAGTAAGAAGATTAACACCATCCTGCCTATTATTATTTTCATCAAACGCAGTACTCTTCTGATATACATCTCCTTTCTGTATAACATCTCCTACAGATTTCTTATCTAAATAAGAATTGTTATAACTATAGGTATAAGACTCTCCGATGTACTTATAAGACTTTCTCTCAATAACATCATATTCTCCTGTCCTATGGTTTTGAATAATTAGAAAATAATGATTACCATGTGCAAAACTAAACTTCTCTATTCTATGCAGTATAGCAAAATCATCTTCAGCTATATTATAAGATGAAGAATGTTCGCCAAATCTAAATTCATAACCTGTACCAATTAATGGTGGCTCTGGATTTTCTAATGATAATAGATGTTCTACAAAGGTTGATTGCATTATTTTTCTTGGACCAGAATTTGATGGATTAAATGGCATCATCAATCCTTTTCCAGCCATTTGCTCTAAACTTGTTATTCTTTTTGCTTCTTCTTCCATGTCTTGAACAAAGTTCATATTTCCTTCTGCCATAAAAATTTATATCCTCCTTTTTACAAAATTATATACAAGTACTTGCATACTTGTATATAATATATAATTTAATTATTCATTGGTAATTTTATTGTATATTGCTTTTATTACCTTAGCATCATGTAGAGAGTTATGCTTATTATCATCATCTACTTCTATTATTCTCTCTCTATTTATATCAAATGCAGTATTAGCATCCATGCTATAATGCTCCATTAACATTTGATTTATATCTATACATACTGGTGCAATATTCTTAGGTAAATCTAACGCATTAAATGATATTAAATCTATAAGTAATACAAAGTCATAATGACATACATCAGATACAAATTCTATTGTATCGTATACTTCTAGCCAGTCTAATAACATCTTTCTTATATACTCTTTATTACCTTTACAATTAGTAATCATAGTATCTTGACTTTCTCTAAAGAACTTTACTTGATCTTCAAATAGAAGATTAGATATTACATTATCTTCTATCCAATCTTCTATTTGATTTTTATCATAATCATTGAATTCAGCATAAAAAGTTCTACCTACTTCATCTACCATTCCTATACTTATTAACTCTGTCCCTTTATGAAGTCCTGTGAATTCTGTATCGAAGAATATCTTCATACTTTAATCCCCCTCTATACTGTAACATTATTCATCTCATTTAATATAGTAGAACTCATAGCCGCACACATTTGTTGTTGTTGAGCTTGTTCTTGAGATGTATCTGGTATTATTAATCTTAATACATCCATAACTTCTTGTTGTACTACTCTCATAAATTCTGGATCTGTAGCTAGTTTCTCTTTAAACTTCTTTTGAGAGAACTTCATGTCTGAATGGTCCCCTATATATAAATAAGCACCTGCACCATTTACTCTACCATTATCTTTTAATAATTGTAGTAAAGATAACTCTTGGTCAAATCCCATGTCTTGATTGAATACTAAAGATGCGGCTTGTCCTGCTTTATTAGTTCTAGATTTAACTAAACCTAAATCTACTATAGAACCATCTACACCAAAGCCATCTTTTTCTTTTAACTTAGTTACATCATCAAATCTAATTAAGTTATTAGCAAGATATACTGGAGTATTACCACCTGGTAGTGCTTCGTCTTGTTTAAGATATGATACTTGTGCTTTCTTCTTCTGCATAGGGTTAATATCTACCTTCTGAGTGATATGATTTATTACCATGAATATTATATTAACAGATTTAAGCATTGGAACTATCTTTCTAAATACCATAGCTGTAGCTTTAGCTGTAGCAGTTGTACTCATTTGACCACTTAGTTCATCTTCTTGAGCAAATTTCTCTGGTGTTAATAATGCTAATGAATCTAGTATATATACTGTAGGTTCTAGTTTCATTATTCTATTACCTCTAGTATCATACAAACCTGTATCATATAAGAAATCTTCTCTATGATCATTCTTATTATCATATATTATCTTTATTCTTTGATATAAGTTTTCTGTAGTTATACCTACATTTCTTATAATATATCTTCCTTTCAACTCTTCTCCAACAAAACCTGTTAATTGTTCAAGTCTAGAGTCATTAATACCACCTTCTATGTCATCATGAAATATGCAAGAAGTTCTAAAAGGTCTTACTATATTAGCCGCTGCTTGTATTGTCCAAGTTGTTTTACCACAACCTGACCTTCCTATAATCATTACCATTGAACCATCTGTAATTCCTACAGAATAATAAGTCAATGGTATTCCTGCTTCATTCTTTGCATGTACTATTGTACCATTTCTAAAATCAAATGATAGAAATCCAGTTGAATACCCAACAGAGAAATCTGACTCTACTTTCATATTATAATCTTTTAGTTTAGATACTTGTTCTCTAAATCTTTCTGCTAGTAAACTCATTACTATACATACCTCCTTATATATTTAATACTTATAAGTTCTATTTGAAATAAAAAAATAAAAAGAGAAGGATATCTCTATCCTTCCTATTTAAATGAGTATCCGTCATATTCTAAAGCAGTTAAAGCTTTAAAACAGTTTGGTGTGGATTCCTCATTCATTATAATGTCTATATCTATAAATGTTCTTATCTTAGCAACTATTCCATTAATCTTTAAATATTCAGCATATGGTAATATTATATTCTTTGTAACGTATGTTGGTAAGTCTTCCATTACTGATATAATATATCTAAGTACAGCAAGTTGAGATTCATATTTATTATAATTAGTACTTCTATATGATGATTGTGTCATTAAATATAAGAATATCTCATCATAATAATCTAATGTAAACAAAGCTTGTATGATATTCTTTTCTGTTTGTCTATTTTGCCATGGGCATTTATTTATAATGTAATCCATTGTAACTTGTACGCATTCTCTTTTATTAAAGCTAGAATATCTAGTTAATAATAAACCTGTTGTTGTTTTATCGCTAAATATTATATTATATGCATTCATATACTCTATATTATCAAATCTCTTTAATATATCTATAATATTGATATAATAGATATTATCATATAATAAAGAATCATTGAATGGTCGTAATAGTAAACTATATATTTCATATTTAGAATGGGCATATATACCAGATACATCATATTTCTCTGGGTTATATATTATCTCTCTGAAACATTTCAAAAAATAATTACTAGAGAATACATTTTTATATATATTGCCTACATCTGATATATATGCTTTAGATATAATGTAATCCATTCTTTTTGATAATAAATCACATGCCTCATCTAACTTCATTTTATTAAACTTGTATTCTTGTATAAGATTATCAAATTCAATATCATTTACTAATGGATCATTAGCAAATGGTTGTTTAGGTGTAACTACACTATCTGTAGTTACACCATCTCCATGTATAATATTATTATTAAACACCTTAAATCAACTCCTTATGGTTTTATTATTGTTGTTATATTATCAATCCAAGATTGACTTGGTTGACCTGCATCTGTTTGACAATAAGCAGAACCTCCCCATATCATAGATACTAGATTAGTCTTACCTTTGTCTACAAAGTTATTTTTAATCCATATAGCACCATTTACTATTCCATCTTCCATTGAGCTAAATGACTTAGCACTATTATATGGATCATTATTATAAGCTGTTATTCCAAAATAGTTATTCTTCTCTCTAGCTATAGTTGATCTTCCCCAAGAAGACTCTAATCCTGCAATAGCAACAATATATTTTGGATCTAATCCGGATTGTTTAGCAGCTTCTAAGAATATTTCACCATTATTTCTAAATGGAGAATTCTCAGGTGCTCTTCTATTTATAAAATCATTCATCTCTTCAACACTCAATATTTCATAATCTTTAAGAGATTTCTCAGATACATCACCTCTTGATAGATTATCTGTAGAGTATTTCTTGGATGCTGATATTGTTTTCTTGGCTGTTTCTAATTCAGATTTAGCTGATGCTAATGCATCTTCTAAATTGTCTTTGTCCATCTTCATTGTCTTTATAGTAGATTCATTATCATTATATAAATCCATATAAGCTTGATTTTCTGTATCTTTAAAATCAACTTCTTCTTGAAGATTTTGCACTTGTTCTTCTAATTCTGCTATTTTATTATCTTTAGCATGTACTAAGTCTTTAAGACTCATTACACCATTATAGCTTAATATAAGTGCTCCAGTTAATATCATTACTGATATTATGCTTCTTCTTTTCATTATTCCTTTTATTATAGTTTCTTTTATCTTTACCGATTTTACTTTTGCTTTTGACTTCATGTCGTTAACATCTCCCTTTTTATTATTAATCTCTGCTTTAGACTTTGATTATTTTATTATAGGTGTATAATATAATTAAATAATCTTTGGTATAGGGTAAAGAGGTTTATTCCTCTTTACCGTTGTCTTTTTCTTTTAACATTTCTTTTTCTGATTCAGTTAAAGGTGTATAGCCTAATCCTAAATCACCAACTTCATTGATAACACCTATTTCATTTTCATTGTACATTAATATTCACCTCCTTTAAAAGTATTACATATGTGTTATCAAATAGGTTATTTTATACTTATGCATAATAATATTTTATACTTTTACATAATAAAATAGATTCATAAAATGACCAATCAGATTCACAAATATCTTCTTGTATATTTAACTTTAGCATCATTTGTTTAAAATTAACTCCATAATCATTAGTATTTCTAAGCATCATTGAATTTTCTTCTATGTCTGATATAATAGTATTCACTTCGCTAGATTCTATGTATTTGCTTATATTTTCATATGTTACATATTTACTTATTATTTCATTTTTCTCTAATCTAAATAAATAATGATCTTGCACTTTATTTTCTGAATATGTTTCTGTAAAGAATTTTTCTAATATAAATTTATTTCCTCTTTGATAATTATACTTTTGTGATTTGCTCTTAATGGTTCTATTAAGAAGAAATATGTAATCATAAAATATTCTTATTAAATCACTCATTGCTAGTATTAATAAAGTGTCGTTATAATGATATGGTAATAATCGTTTATGTGGTTGAATATGATATTCATTACATAAGAAATATGTATTATTATATTTTTCACCAAATAGGTATTCATGCAATGCATCTTTATATTTATTAAATGCATCAATATGTGTATTATCAAAATAATCATTAAGTATATTTTTTGATTCCATTATAAATGTATAATCAAAGTATTTGCTAGTATAGCAGTTATCTATTAAATATCTTAATAGCATTGCTGCAGAATCTGTTAAGTTACGCATTTTATCTGATTTTGTATAATCACCTGATTTATGTATTTCTTTAATCACCTCCATTACTGTTATAATATCTTCTTTAAGTGGTATTATAGTTAGTTTCATACTATCTATAATACGTCTTAATTTTGATGTCTTCATATCGACCATCTCCTAATATAAAAAACTGTGTCACTATCTCGACACACAAGATAATAATATATAATTGTATAAAATGTTATAAAGACAAAAAAGAAAGAGACTTAAGCCTCTTTCTTTACAGATGAGATTACGGCATTGGCATAATCCAATACATCGTAATACTCATCAGCAGTTGCAGTAGAGGTTAAATTAATGGTAGCTTCCACCTCCTCTACTGTAGATTGACCAGCAGCAAGACGACAAGTGGCGTCGTATAACTTCGCACACTCGTCTGAAAGCCAGGCTGCTTTACTGGCTTTATCCTTAAGTGACATAATAATCATCCTCCTTTATATATTATTTGATTATGTCAAGATAATAATATACAATTGAAATATAGAAGTTTTACAAATACTATAATATATTACAGTATCATAGAAAAATAAGAGTAAGTATAATACTTACTCTTTAATTACTTTCTTCTCTAATTCATATATAGCTTCTCTAGCATAATAATATGCATCCATTAATGCATTGTCATAATCTCTTATATCAGAACGTTGTAATTCTTGTTTATATGAATTTAATTGAAATATTGTAACTTCTTCTTGCTTATAGATAGTATCTGCTAATGTAAGAAGTCTAATAAATTCAGATGAATTACAATCATGTCTATGTGCTCTTTCTCTATAAATTCTCAATGTTGTCTGCATATATATTACTTCCTTTCAATCTTCTTCTGCTTGTTCTTTATAGTATATGGTAAGTAATAACCCTGATTGATTAAATTAGAATTGAATCCAGATCCAATAAGATAAGTATTTAATAAATTCTTAGATAAAGAATCATCTATATCTACTGGTACTTCTTTCTGAGTAACAGTACCATTTATATTTATTAAATTATATAGTTCATTCTTAGCATTCATAGAATCTGCTCTATATTTAGAGAATTCATTTATAGTAGCATCTAATCCAGCAACAGCTAATGATTCCATTTCTCTATCTGATGTTTTACCATTCTTATCTACACCAGTTAATAAACCAGTCTTCATATCTCTTGTAGATATATCTATAGACATAGAGTTCTTCTTAGTTAAAAACTGTTTAACTTTCTTTAATGGTATCCATACTACTAATGTTTCTCTAGTATTTACTGGTACACCATCTTTATTAGTATACAGATAAGGTAAGTTTACTTTACAATATAAAGGTTCTTTTCCTATCTTTTCTAAAGCTACTCTACATTCATGCATAGATGGTTCTGTGACAAATGGTTTCTCATGAAATCTATATGGGAATTTAGCAGATATAAATTTATAGAATTGATCATCTGTCATCTTAGCAAATAGTTTCTTATAATGATCTGTATTAGTATTTGATTTATCTATAGTATAAAACACTTCTAATATTAAAGCTTCTATATCTTGTCTTTGTTTCTTAGTAAGTTTTGCCATAATATAATTCCTCCTTTCTTTATAATATTAATATGTTTAAGTGGTAAAAATCCAGTATATCTATACGATATACTGGAATACATTATGCTGATATTTTAGTCCATTCAGTACCATTACCTATATATACTTCTACGTTAGCATTATTGCCGTTTTCATCTGTCATAATAACATCTTCAAAATGTTGATAATTTAATACTCCATAAGGGGTGTTAAACATTTTTGTTCTATATTTATAAGGCATGTCAGAATTCAAAAATACTATAGAGTTCTTATCTAATATAGTAAAATCTATTCTATAATTAAACTTTGGAGATGAGTAACTTCCTAATAGATATACTTTATTATCTATAATAACAGCATCACCATTATAGAAATCATATGGTATATCAGTCATTTTAGTATAAGTATTAGTAGTGGTATTATATTTATAATTATTTCTATAACAATCGCCATTATAGCTTCCTAATAAATATATATCATTACCTATAGCTACAGCAGAACCATTATGGTAATTATATGGTATATTAGCCATTTTAGTATAGGTATTAGTAGTAGTATCATATTTATAATTATTGGTTTTACTGTTATCCCCACCTAATAAATATATATCATTACCTATAGCTATAGCAGAACCATAATAAAATCCATATGGCATACCTGTCATTTGTGTATAAGTATTAGTAGTAGTATTATATTTATAATTATTATAATTACTATCAGCTCCACCTAATAAATATATATCATTACCTATAGCTATAGCAGAACCATAATAAAATCCATATGGTATACCTGTCATTTGTGTATAAGTATTAGTAGTG